GGAACTCCAGTAACCAAGACGAAATTACGTTCATATACCAAAATGATAGGTAAGAATCACACTATTTTATCTCCTATCGATTATATCCAAATAGAAGTAGATTTTGAAGAAAATAAAAGCACTTTTGCCTGTATAATTCGCCTGAATAAACATAATATTGACTATTGTTTGAAAACTTTTTGTCACCCAAGTAACACTCTTATTTTTTGTTCAGAACAAATTATTTTTCACCAAGATACTATTTTGAGTTTTGTAAAAAATGGTCTTTATCAAGACAACTATTGGACAATTAATTATGAAAAAATGATTCCTCTATTGTGCGAAAAAGGGACTTTTATGCTCCAATCTTTAGCAGATGGAGGAAACCGTATTTTTTGGCGTATTTTTGCTCATCAAAGTGACAAAGAACGAATTTCACAAAATTTTAAACTTTAACCAATTAATTAATAAATAAAATTATGATAAAATATAAAAAAAGTAATTTACTTGATGCTTTTATTGCAAAAGAAGTAAACATCATAGGGCATCAGTGCAATTTTTGTTGCGGTCTTGGTGCTGGCGTAGCTAAAAAAATAGCTGAATTATTTCCTAAGATTGCTTCAGAAGATTATTTATTTAGAAATAATGTTGAGAATTCTATTGGAAAAATATTATTTGTAGAAGTAAAAGAAAATATGTACATATATAACCTATACGCTCAAATTAATACATATTATACTCAACAAGATACATTTGAAAAAAGACTTTCTTGGTTAAAAACTTGTTTAAAAGAAATGAAAAAAACACTTTCTTTTGATGATCGTATAGGATTTCCTTTAATGGCTTCTGGATTAGCAGCTAATCAAGAATTAAAAGGAAGTATGTCTGATTTGGATTATTTTAAATTATATATTCATTCTATTGTTGATGAAGTATTGGGTCAATATAATGTAACTATCTATTATTTATAATTTTTATTTATAATAACACAAGAAAAATACTTAAATGCATAATTTATAATTTATCAATACATAGAACAAGAGTCCAAGAATAGTATAATTGATTATAAAGGTTTTCTTCATTCTATAAAAGAAAGAGATGAAATATGTCAAGAACTCATAGAAAATGCAGGGTATATTTTTTATGACATGACTCTTATTGGACTTGGAGGCAGAAAAGATATGTATAATAGCATTAAAAAAGAATCTTTAGCACAAATAATAAAAATCAACAATAAGTTAAAAAAGATAATAAAATCACTTTATGAACAATAAACATATTTTATTGTGACACAAAAAAATTTGAATTACTAATAAACAAGTTAATTAATAAAGAAGTAGAATCTGTTGAGATTCCTTCAATGATTATAGACGAATACGATAAATTATTTGATAAAGCTGGATTTAAATATACTCCTGAGCTAAGTGAATTTTATGGCTGGGACTTTTCATTTTATTATGAAAGAAATGAAGTAACTTATTGTTTTAGTGGAAGTACTTATTATGAAGGATATAATTTGTCTGTTAAATAATTTTTACTAAATCAAATGTCTCAACTAATTGAATCAACTGAATTACAAGAAGTGAGATCTATTTGGATTTTTATTAAACCTTTTTTAGGTAAAGATTTTGATGATATACTGCAACAATACTACAATTATCATCATTATGACGAATATAAGCTAATGTAATATAAATTAAAATTATGCAAAAATACTTGTTAGAAATTACAGGATTTGATTATGTAGAATAAGTACAAGAATTGTTAGAATATATTAAAGAAAATTATGATTTACTCAAACAATACAAAAAAATATCAAATGTAAATATTTTAAATAACAACCCTACAAAAGTTAAATTAATAAAATCTAAACCACACTAACTTAAATTCTTTCTAAATGATATTGAATCAAAAATATTTGAGTATAACAAAAGAACTTACGATAGTTATGAACATCTTATTCAAGAAATCGAGCAAGATAGGATAGAGTAAATACTTACTAATGTTGAATCAGGTTATACAAAAATTAAATAATAAATTAAACCGTAAATAATTTGATTATGGGATTTAAAGAATGGGCAAAAAATAAAGTATTTTATAGTACACATGCTGATCTAATAAAAAAAATTTGTCAAGACTGTTCTGTTACAGAAATAAATTCTTTATTTAATGAAAATCTTTCTACTATAAATAGAGTAAAATTAGAATACGAAAAATACGAAGATTGGAACTGTGGTTATAACCAACCTGTAGAGACTAGAATAGAAAAACAATTAGAAGGTTGGTTATATAAAGAAGACTATAAAAAAGACATCGATAAATATCAAGATCCTAGTCTTTGGAATGAAATTCCTTTAAGATTTAAAGGTATTAAATTAAAACAAAAATAATTGTGACAAAAGAAGAAGCAAATAAATTACAACAAGAATGTATTGATTATATTGAAAATCTTCGAATAAATGTTAAATGGAGACATCAAAGGTTTATTAGATATTGGTTAATGAGTTATACAAAAAAAGGTGAGTTAGATTCAGATAATTTAGTTCCTTCTTGGGAAGAAGAAGATGGTAGAAATATGCATTTAACTATTGGTTTTATGGTGGACGATACAAATTATGATTCCAATAAAAGACAAAACTACAATGGGCTGTATGTAACTATACAAAGGTATTCATTTAGAAGCTATGTTTGGGACAGAAAACTGGGATTTCTTATCAAATCATTAGAACAATTTAAACATATTATTACAGCTATTATTAAAATATAAATAAAAAATATATGTATTTTACTTTATCAGAAAAACAAAAAAATATCGTTGATGCTTTTATATCAACTACAGAAAAGAAGTTTTTTAGTGAATCATTAAATTGGTTGTTTAATAGAGATAAAAAAGAAATGATTGTTTCATTAGAAGATAAAAGTTTAATAGATCTTTATCAATATACGATTGATTACGATAAAAGAGGAATTTTTATTTGTGTAGAACACGGAAGTAAATTAAAGACAGGATTTAGTTTTGATGTTACAATATTTGGTAAAATTGAGACAATGTCTTTTAGAGGATTTAAAAATAAAAAAGAAGTTTTAATTGCAGGAATTAAATATGTTATAGCAAATGATAACAAATGAAAATTTAGATAAAGGTTATAAAGAATTTATAGAAATATTCAATACTTGGAAAAAAGTTGGTAAAACTGTTGCTCATATAAATAATGATGTAGATTCTTTATTAAAATCTTGTGTAATTAAATATTCTGGTTTAAGTTGGAAAGATAAAAATATTTTAAAAAATACCTTAAAATTTGATGTGTATTTAGATTATGAATCACTTTCTATAAGAGAAATTTCTGTAATATACTTAAATCGTCACACTTCTTTAATTTCTTTATATGAAGAAGTTAAAAACTATTTTAGTAAAATAAGTTTAATTCAATATAATAAAGAAGAGGTTGTTTTAGATACTACAACAAGTAATTCAAGTTGCTTAGAAATAAGTTTTGATTCAATAGAGTGTATTAAATTTGAGTAAGTAATTAAAGTGAATTAATTTTTAACCATTAAATAAATAATAATTATGGAAAATGTAAATGTAAATGAAGTAGCAGCAAACAATAATGAGCAAAATCAAAATGGAGGAGAATTAGTAAAACAAACTAAGAAATTTGATACTAATATTCAAAAACTAATAGCTGTAATGGGAGGAAAAACTCTGGATAAGAAAGTATCTAATTCAGAAGTAGATGAACTTGTTACAGAACTTTTAGCAGAAAAAAGACAGCAAAATAAAAAAGTATTAAAAGAAGGGTTAAATAATTTATTAGATCAAAAATCTAATTTAGATATTGAAATTACAAAGAAAAGAGCTGAATTTGATAAGCTAGTTGCTCAAAAATATAAAGAGTTTAACGAGTCTGCTGAGAAGTTGTTTAAATTAGTAGAAGATATGAATGCAATAGAACAAAGTTATAAAAATAATTTATCAGGTTTAAATAATAAAATTTAATAAATTTTAACTTAAAGACTGTAGAAATACAGTCTTTTTTTATTTTATATACAATGCTACCACAAGATATTGAAAAGAATTACGATAAAGATAGATTAAAATTAAGAGAAGAAAATACTAGAAAGAAGTTAAAGGCTTTATCTATGGGTTATGAATATGTATTAAATGAGGGTTGGTATAATAATAAAGGAGAATTTCTTTGTAGAAATGGTAGTAAATTAAACTTTAATATAACAGAATCAAATTATGCAAATTGGAGAAAACATAAAGAAGATAATATATTTAAAAGTCAAAACTAGTTTATTAATAATCTTTTTATTGGTAAGCTTTTATGGTATTTATAGAGTTGTAGTGAATATTTTGCAACCAAATCAAACAGTAGTTAATTTCAATAATATATTAAATAAATTACAAAATACTCAACAAATAACTGTTTATGAGAAAATGGTGTTTTGTGATTCAATACATAAAAATAATGCTTTATTAAAAAGTTATAAACAATATTGTGAGTCAGGAAGTGAATTTATACAATTTGATTCAGTTTATAAAACCATACACAATAATAATCAATGGACAGATAGTTTAACTGTCCAAAAAACTAGTTATCAATCAACAATTAATTTTAAACAGGCTTATCAAAAAGAAAATATTTATTTAAATGGTTTATTAGTTTGGAAAGAATTTAAAATTTTAAGCGAAAATTACATAATTAATTCTTTTCAAGATTCTTTTAAAACTATTATTAATAAAAAAGATTTATTTCATATTTATTTTGGTCATCTATATTTTAATGATGCCTCTGAAACTTTCATCAAAAAACTAAACTCGACTCAATTTATTGAAACTGATTTTAATTATGAGTTAAAAAACATTCTCTTTGATTTAGATATGTTATTTAAAAGAATTAACAATCAAAATTTATTGTATTTTACAAGTAATGTAGGAAAAGATTCAACTAATTTTAGACTATATTTTAAAATAGATTTAAAACACTATTTATTATTCTTTGATTACAAATCTATTATAAAACAACTTCAAATTAAATCATTTCTTGAAATAAAACAAAGTAAAATAAATACATTTATACATCAGAATAATGTTGATAGCTGTTTATTAAAACACAATGTAAAATTATACTATAAAAAATAAACCAAATTTGAAATGTTTTCTACAAAAATATATACAGAAATATCTTTGATTTCAAGTCAAACAGCAAAATATTTGTATTCTAGTTATAATATTCCAGTAACTTATGAAGAAGATTGTCCGTATATTGTAATACTAGAAATAGATATAAAAACAAAAGAGTACAGATTTTTATCAAAAAAAGAAAATAATGGTAATTATTTAAGATACACCTTAAAACAAATTAAATTTCTATTAGAAACACCTAATATAGAAGTATGTTCTTCAATAGAAGCTCTAGCAGATATTTTCTTTAAATACGATAATAAATTATATAGTTTTAACTCTTATGACATACAAAGACAAAGAATGTCTAATAAATTATTACATTATAGAGATAGAGCTAAACCTTTATGGAATTTATTTAATGAAGGCGAATATTATTTATTTGATTTCGTATTATCACCAGAAACTATCGAGAATCTTGTACTTGATAACAGAACTAAATTAATCAATGAAAAGTATTCTTTATCTCAGCAATATAAATCAATAGCTATTCCTGATTACATTGTTTCTCAAAAGCAATATGATTTTGTAATTGATTTATACAATAAAAACGGCTGGATTATTCAATATATTGATATAATGAATAATAGTGAAAATTGTTATATATCAAGTAATTTTTTAGATAAGTATTGTTTAGTTAAAGGTACAGACAAAATAATTAAAATTAAATAAACTTAGTATAACTATAAAAAAAATTTATGTTAGATACAATAAAAAAAGCAAATTCAAATAAAGTAAAGTTAGGTTTCGATAATAAATTATATAAAGTAAGTTCTCTATTAATAGTTATAACTATTTTATTAGCTTTAATATATTCTTATTTTATTATTAAATCTGAAATTCCAGTTACACCCAAATACGAAGAGCAATTACTTCACAAACTTCAAAGTAAAGACGGAAATCTATCAAAAGAAGAAGTTCAAGTGTTATTAAATACTTATGGAAAATACAAGATACTTCAGATGCTTTTCACACAAGAGTTTATCGAAGAAAGTTATACTTATGAAGAATTTTTATTAGATTACAAAGAATTAAAAGATAAACCTATATTTAAAATAGCTTTGTTGTATGAAAAAATTAATTTAAATAAAAGTAGTAATAAAATTATTTTAAATCAATTATACAATGAAAATAAAAGAAGAATAAATAAATCAAAACAAAAAAAGGAGTTAATAATTATAACTACTTGTTTAAAATATGTTTTATACAAAGAAATAATAAAAAATTTTAGGTCTGAACACATTTTTTACATAAAAGATATAAAAATAACTTTAAGTTTATTAAACTTCTTTCATATTTGGATTGGTCACGGTATAGATTATAAAAAAGATTTTAATATAATTATAGAAGAGCAAACTCTTACAAAAGTACCTGAGTTTAATTACTCTTCTCACAATTTAATATTAGATTTAGATTTTTTATTTTCTAAAGTAAATAGTTTAGATTTAGATATAAATAACGATTTAAATAAACATAATAAACTATATTTTAAATTTTGTAATTTAGATTATGTTATATCTTTACATAAAAATAAAGAAAAAGATTTTAATATTACTACAATGTATATAGAAAGCAATGATTATTTAATCAAGAATTTTAATGCATTTATCAGTGTAAACCATCAAACAATATATTTTTATGGAAAAAAATAATAATTTTTATTTCTATTTTAAAGATTTTTTAAATAGAAATAAAATTTTAAATCTTTTAAAAGAAGAGAAAGTATTATTAGAAGAAGATGAAGTTATCACAAATTGTAAAATAGAGAGTCTTGTTTTTTCTTTTAACACCATTAAAGAAAATAATACAAAATTTGGTAATGATATACTAATAGAACAAGAAAATACAATAATAAATGTTGTAAAAGTATTAAAAAATATAAAAAATTTTACATATTTTAAGGATAGAATTGACATTTATCAACTACCCAATGTGTTAAAATTTATTTCCAAATTTATCCTTACTAGCAAAGAATTAATAATAATAAAAAATCTTGATACTGAAGAAGAGTATTTAATAACTGAAACAACAATTATAAATTGCCATAAATATTTATAAAATGATAGACTTAAAAAATAGTTCTTTTTATTTTTCTTTTGTAGATATTATAGATAGAAATAGAATATTAAACATAGTAAAAAAGAATAATATTTTTATTTACTCTGACTACTTAATATTAAATCGCAACATACCTTATTTAATTTATTCAAATAATTATATTTCAGATAAAACTACATTTTACGATAAAAAATATTATGTATTTGAAAATGAGTCTACTTTTTTTAATACAATTAAAATAATAAAAACATTAAAATCTTTCACTTATTTACAAATACCTGACAATTTTTTTGAATGTTTTGATTTAAGTAGACTTTTAACTAAATTTGTTTTTAATAGCAAAGAATTGATAGTAATTAAAGATCTTGACACGAATGCAGAATATATTGTAACAGAAAAAACAACTATAAATTGTACTAGTTTTTTTATAAAATGTTAGACTTAAAAAATAACTATTTTTATTTTTGTATAAGAGATATAGAAAAAAATCAAGAACTTATAGAAAAAATAATGCTTAGACATAATTACACAGAACATTGGTTTTCTATTAATACAGAAGTATTTAAGATAAATAACAAAACTAAAACAATCTCTGGTAATGGAAGTTCAACTTACTGTAATTATATATTAATAGAAAATCCTGCTGTATTAGACAATATATTAGATGTTTTAAATAAAGTAAATACTTTTGAATATCTTAAAGAAACTTATCCAAGAGAAGAACGTTATATACATAATAGTTTAACTACAGTTAATATGTTAGCTAGGTTTTTAATTAATTCAAAAGAATTAATCATTATTAAAGACCTAAAAACATTGAATGAATACATAGTAACAGAAAATAGAGTAATAGATTGCAATAAATATTTAACCACATTATCTAATTAAATAAAATGATAGACTATCCCACAAACAATAAATTAAATTTTGTATTAAGCACTTCTATTGATTTAGAAGAATTAGTTAATTTATTTGAATTAAATAAAGTAAAAATTCATTATAGACTTAAACACAACACTATATACAGATTAGTATTACTGAAAGAAGAAATTATATTAGATGTACCTAACAGTAATATTTATTATACTATTACCAATATTAACACTTTTGTAAATTACTTTTCTGCAATAAAAGATACTGATACAACAACACCTATGTATATTATGAATGGTGATGACGGTACAGGTGATTCAGAAATAGGTAAATTTCATTTTGATAAAGAACCAGAAGAAGAGGATTTTCCACAAACAAAAGCTTATATTAGTAAGTTTCTTTATGATGCAGTAGAGTTAATTATATTATCTGATGAACGGTTTAATTGGACATTGATAACAGAAAAAAGCATTGAAAATATAACTCTTACAGATGTAGAATAATTAAACATTTAAATTTTACAATTATGATAAAAACAAAAGAAAAAGTTGATAAGGTTGATAAGAAGAACAATTATAACCTAGGTTTTGATAACAAATTCTATAAAGCAAGTTCATTAGTAATAATTATTTCGATTTTATTAACAATAGTTTTTTCTATTTACCCAATAAAATCTGAAATTCCAATTACGCCTAGTTATGAAGAACAATTATTACAAAAATTACAGACTAAAGAGGGAAATTTATCAAAAGAAGAAGTTGAAATATTGTTGAATATTTATGGAAAATATAAAATTCTTCAAATGTTGTTTACTCAAGAGTTTATTGAGGAAGAATATACTTATGAAGAATTTTTATTAGATTACAAAGAGTTGAAAGATAAATTAATTTTTAAAATTGCTTTGTTATATGATGAAAAAAATTTAATTGGCAAAAATGCTGTAACTAAAAACAAAGTTATTTTAAATATATTGGGTTCAGATAATAAAGCTAAATTAGAATATACAAAAGCAATTTATAAAGATTCTTTAAAAGCTGTATTAAATTGTTTAAAATATGTTGTTTATGGAGAAATTAGAAAAAAGTATGAACCTTTATATATTTTTAAACTAAAAGATATAGAAATAAAATTTTATATAACCTATTTATACCATATTTGGACAGGACATTGTATAGACTATCAAAAAGATTTTAATATTATGTTGAATAAAACAAATATTGTAGATACATTTTCAGAATTTAGAAGAATTAATATATTTTTAGATATTGGTTTTTACGTTCAAAAATTAAATGACTTGGATTTAGATTATAAGAAGATTTTAACTAACAATGAAAATTTATATTTTAAATTAGGAGAAGTTATATATTGTTTAAGAATTATTGTAAAAAACAATGAATATATAATAGAAACTTATTATCCAAAGAATGAAATAGATCTTTCAAGTAAAAAAACAATTATTGAAATTAAACTTAACTATAAAACATATTTTTATTATGAACACAAAAAATAAATTTTATTTTTACATATACGATACAAAAGAAGACAAAACTCAAGTTGAAAATCTTTGTGTAAAGTATAATTTTATTTGTGACAATACTCATCCTTGGTTTTCTGGAGATACAGAATTATATATTATTGATACAATAGAAAAAAATGTTTGGGGAGATAACATTTGTAGTTATGCTAATCGTATTAGTATAGAAGATATCAATTTTTTAGAAAACATTTTTATTGTATTGAGTAGTTTAACTCAGTTTGAATACTCTAAGAACACTTTTCACAGAGACGAAGATTATCGTTACATAAATGGAAAAAAACTTTTAACTACTAGAGAAATGTTAGCTCAGTTTTTATTTAAAAGTAAAGAATTAGTTATTATAAAAGATTTAATAACAAAAAAAGAGTATTTAATAACAGAGAATAAAATAATTAAATGCTAAATTAATGAAAGATTACAATATACTTTCTTTTATAATATCCTATGAAATAAATAGAGAAAAATTACTAGCTTTATTAAAACAATCTAATGCAAATCTTCAAAATTTTTTTAACTTCGATGAACAGGAGCCTGGATATGTAATATACAATAATAAAACTAATACTTTTTATAGTGATTTTAGTTATATTGTTACAAATACAATTAAAATAGAAAATGAAAATCTATTATTAAATGTATTGAAAGTATTAAAAACTCTAAATACATTTAATTATTTTATAGAAACAACTAGAATTTTAGAATTGCCTGATAAAAGTAAATTTATTTCTAGTCTTTTATTTAAAAGTAAACATTTAATCATTATTAAAGATTTAGAAAATAATAAAGAATATTTAATAACAGAAGACAATATTGTTGATTGTAATGATTTTTTGTCTAAAAAAGTTTTAAACTAATTATGGGTACAAAAAATAAATTTTATTTTTATATAGATTATAGAAAAGAAACAGAGGTTACTGAAATATGTAAAAAATATAAATTTTCTTATGACTATGATCCTCTTTGGTTTTCTTGTAATACAGAAATATATACTATTGATACAGAAAAAAAATACGTTTGGGGAGATACTGTTTATAATTACAATACTTCCATTGCGATAGATAATCTAAATCTACTAGAAAATGTTTTTATTGTATTAAGCAATTTAATTGAATTTGAATACTCTAAAACTACTTTTCAAAGAGATGAAAAAGATTATAGTTATTTTAAAAATTCAACAACAAAAGAATTGATACCAAGAATCTTATTTAAAGATAAATATTTAATAATAATCAAGAATTTAATTACATTAGAGGAGTATCTAATTACTGAAAACAGAATTATAAATTGTATCGAATATTTAACTCAAAATAAATAAAAATGGAAAATAACATTAATGAATTATTAGACGAAAATACATTAAAGAAAGTATATCAAGATACAGTATATCCTTTTAATGTGTATAGATATATGTATGCAAAGTATCCTGGAGTTTATGGATATTTTTATTATGATTATTTAGATAAAGAAATAATAGACATAGAAAAAATGTTAAATATTATTAAAAGTATTAAAGGAACAAAAATAAAAACTTTATATAATCTATGTTTGAAATATAATAAAAATCACAAAAAACCTAGCAACTATCATTCTTACGATATTGTTAAATATAACAATATTTTTAATATTTCTTATATAGGGAAAATTAAAAGATTTTATTCAAATTATATATTAGATATTAATGATGTAGCTAATTTTCCTAGCACACTTGAATCTAGTGTCAATGGAGATCAAAATATAAATGGAATAAATTTGTTAGAAATAAATGAGATTCTCAGCCCTTTACATAATGATGACAGCACTGAAATAAACGGTATTAAAATGCTTTTTGATGGTTGGAGTTTTATTGAAGTAGAAATTGAAGATTGTCAAGTTGGTTTTATATTTAATGGTACTTTATCTGGAGTATATAGAATTGATGATTTACGTTCTCAAGAGTTAGCTTATACAATTATAGAAGAGATGCACAAACTAAAAGACGATTACGATAAACTAAACAAACAAAAGAAATCTAAAATTAATTTTATTACTCAAACCACACAAGGAATGAATTTACAAGAAGTTGATTTCTTTCTTAAAAATCCAATTAAAGATTTGAGTTTATATTATAACGACAACTTTATTTCTATTGATGCACAAATCAAAAAATTAGTTGATAATAAAGATAAAGGATTTGTATTACTTCACGGTAAACCAGGCACAGGAAAGTCTAATTACATTGAATATATTACTAAATATTGTATTGATAAAGAAGTTAATTGTGTGTATTTACCTAACTCTTGTTTATCTATTTTATCTTCACCTAATTTTATCTCTTTTGCATTAGAGCAATTAAAGAATTGTGTGTTGATTATTGAAGATGCAGAAGAAATACTATTAAATAGAGATGTTAATAGAAATTCAGCTGTAAGTAATTTATTAAATCTTACTGATGGATTGTTGTCTTCTACTATTCAATGTAAAGTTATTGCAACATTTAATACTAAATTAAAAAATATTGATCCAGCTTTATTAAGAAATGGAAGGTTGACTATTCTGTATGAATTTGATGAATTATCTATTGATAAAACTAATAATTTAAGAAAATCTCTTGGATTAGAAGAAGGCGTTAAAAAAGAAGTATTGGCTGATATTTTTAATAATGCTACAATAGAGAAGAATGTTAAAGAAGGAGTAAAGATTGGATTTTAATCTAAAATAAATTAAAATAAATTAAAATGGAGATAAAAAAAATTGAAGATTGTGAAATAGAATTAAACAAAAGAATTTATCTACCTTTTGTTTTAAGTATTATTTGTGAGTGTAGTAATATACTAGAAAATAATTTATCAACTACTTGTTTAAATTATCCTATTATTGGAAAACCAGAAGAAATTTCTTTTTATTGTAATGAATGTGAAAGAGAATATATAAAAAAGATAAAAGTATTAATAAACATAGAAGAAGTATTATGAAAATTATTACAGGTATGCAATTAAGTTGTAAAAGATGATCTTCATGTAATTAATTAATTAATTGAAAGCCGTTATGGATAAAACAGAAATATTTTTAAAAAAATGTGTTAAAATACACGGAGTAAATAAATACGATTTTAGTAAAGTAAAATTTGTAAACAGTAAAACAAAAATAAATCTAACTTGTCTTATATGTAACTATAACTTTGAAGCATTGCCAGAAAACATATTTAAAATGAAAAATTGTAAAATTTTTACTTATAAAAATTTGAAACAAAATCAAAAAAAATCTAACGACTGGTTTTTAGAAAAAGTAAAACTAGTTCATAAAGATAAATATTCTTATTTAAATGATTATTTAGGAGCTAAGTCTGTTATTACTATAAAATGCAATATTTGTAATAATATTTTTAATCAAAGAGCAAGTAGTCATTTGGAAGGGTTTGGTTGTAAAAAATGTGCTGATAATTTATCTACTAAGACACAACGAACACATTTTTTAGAATTTGAAAAAAAATGTGATGAATTACACAATAATAAATATATTTATTTTAATGATTTTGTAAATAACAAGTCAAGATTAAAAATACAATGTAAAACTTGTTTGAATATATTTGAACAATCTGTATGCGGACATTACAATAAAAAACAAGGTTGTCCTATTTGTAAGTTTTCAAAAGGAGAAGTTGTAGTACAGAAATATTTAGATATTAATAATATAAATTATGAAACTCAAAAAAAATTTAAAGATTGTAGAAACAAATTACCTTTAAGGTTTGATTTTTATTTGCCTGATTACAACACTTGTGTTGAATTTGATGGTCTTCAACATTTTGTGAACGTATCTATATTTAAAAACAGTTTTGAGTATGTTGCAAATAATGATAAAATAAAACAAGATTATTGCAATAGTAAAAATATTAAATTATTAAGAATTTCTTATAAAGAAATAAAAAATGTTTGCAAAATACTAGATAATTTTATACTTAATTTTAAAAATTAAAATAGTGTCTGGTTTTAATACAGGAGCAGATTTTGCAGCAATTAAAGCTGCAAAAGATAATGGAATGGAAACAAGTGGTTATATGCCGAAAGGTTATAGAACTGAGAAAGGAACTAAACCTGAGTATGCTGAATTATATGGAGCAGTAGAACATAGTAATTAGGATTATTTAAGCAGAACTTTACAAAATGTACTAGATAGTAATTGTACCATTATATTTGAATATATTTTGTCGTCAGGTAGTTCTAATACAGTTTATTATTGTAATAAATATAATAAACCTTATATGAGATTATATGATTATGAAATAGATGATAAGCATATTGTAAATAAAATTCTTACTTTTATAATAATAAAAAACCCAAAAATATTAAACATTGCAGGTAATAGAGAATCAGTATGTAATGGAATTGGAGATAAAGTTTACAAGATTATGAATGAAGTATTTAAACAATTAAATAATTTAAAATAACTTAAATAATATGGCAGGAATATTTACAGGAACGGTAAGTAAAAGCATTACAGTTAGAAGAAACATTGTTATAACAGATATTTACAATATTATAAAATATCTTAATGTAAAAAGAAGAACTAAAAGTTAGTTTAATTAATAAAAGTAATTGGTTCAATTTAAATAGATAATAATTAAAAAAAAAATTAAACTCTAATGGATTTAATTCATATAAAATATTTGATGTTGGTAGTAATATTTGTATTTGCACAACTATACTAAATACAAAAGAAACAAAAGAAATTTTAAAACAGAAAAAAGCTTTATATTATGAATGTTTTCATAGATTAAATTTTTGGAATGGAGAGTATAGTGGTATTAAAGAATCAATCGAATTAAAAAAGACTATAAAAAAATAGATAAAGAATATTATGATTCTATTGTTCTAGGTGAAATTTCTATTAAAAGTGGGATAATTGGAGCATTTTTATTAAGAGATATTTTAGAAATTATTCCTCATTTTAAAGAAGAGTTAGATAAAACTGATAATATAACTATTATTAAGGATTTTCAAGACAAAATTTATATAAAAGCTGCCAACTATCCAAAAACAGAAATTTCTATTACAGGAAAAGAAAATATCAATTTTTATACGTTACAAACAAAAATTTAAGATACTTATGAAACCATTTGTAAATAACACAGTATTAAATAGTTTTGATGATTTAAAAGGTTTTGTTCTTTGTAGTAATTTCCCTAATACAGATTTATATTTATTTAATAAAGAAGATTTAGAACAGGGAGCTACACCTTTTTATGGAATAAACGATTTACCAGAAGAGATTTTAAAACAATATAAAGAAGACAAAATTAACACGGTCAGTACATTTGAATTTGTTAAAGAATATGATCACAGTAAAGAAAAATCATTTTCCTTATTAAAAATCAATAAAGTATTAAAAGAAACAAATCATAAAAAACTATTAAATGAATCTGAAATCAATTTTATACTTGAATACAACAGATTTAATGAGCCTAGTGGAAACACCGAACAAGGTATTTATTATGGTGTAGTTGTTATAAATAAAACTGATTGTTTTATTATTAGCGTTTCTGATTGTGAATTAGATTGTTGTGGAAATTATGATTTAGCCTACAAGAAATATGATATTAAAGGATTTGATTTAAATAAAATCTTAAAAGAAACTAAATAAATTAAATTAGATATATTTTATATGACTGTAGGAGATATTTTATGGTTGCAATTGTAAAGTTACAAATAATTTAAAACAAATATTAAAATTATATGGATTTGTCTTATAAAGAATATAAAATATTTTTTGTTTCTAAATTACCAGAACAAATAAAAGACTATTTTAAAAAATATAACGATTCAAAAACTAAATACATTGGATTATTTTTTGATATAGGAAAAAAAGACTCTGACAATAGTATTTCTGTATATGGAGAACTTTTAACAAAATCAGAAGAGTTGTATAGTATTCATAATTACTTTATAAGATTTGAAGAAGAAACAATTATGATTTATTATGATGAAGTTTAAATCTTCTAAATAAAAATTAAACATTTTAAACACTTTAATAATTAAACTATGAGAACTATAAAATTTAATGTTTATGATAATTACTTAAAACAATTTATTTGTAAAGGAATACATATCTTAGGAGAAACTCTATTATTTGGTATGATAGAAAACTATTGTGATAAAAATCCTAATACTAACTATAAATATTCTATTCAAAGATTTGATGATATTGTATTTATACAATTTATAGGCTTGTTTGATAAAAATGGAGTAGAGATATATGAAGGAGATATTGTTAAAGACACAAGAAACTTTAAAAAAGAGATAAATATAAGACAAGTTGTATTTAAAATAGAATGTGGAGGATATGTTCTTTGTGAAAAAGATTTGTATTATAACTTTTCAATAAGTGCTGCAAATACAGGAGAGTGTAATCATTTAGAAGTAATTGGAAATATTTATGAAAATTTTGAATTAATTTAATCAAACAATTGTATGATAAACAAAATCACTATACACTTAATTACAATCTATTTTTTACATAAAATTTATTTACCAATAATTAAATTCTTAATTGTGTCTTATTTAAACATCTTTCACAATATAAAAATTGGTAGTAAATTCATTTATATTAAATTTGAAAACCATAAAACAGCTAATATTCAAGTTAGTCAAATTAAAGAATTTAATATTGATTGGGACGGAAAAATTTTATTTGATGTAACTTTAATATTTTCTGTTCATTATAATGAATCTTATAGTAAAGGTTATTATAGTCTATCAGATATATTAGCAATAAAAGATAGTCAAAAATGGATCAATATTAAATTGAAAGATTACGATTATACATTACCAGAACATTTAAATTGAGTTGTAAGCCTTTCTAATGTATTTTAGAAAGGTTTTTTTATTTTTTAATTTAAATCAAATACTATTATGACTGTACTAATATTAAAAATTAATAAAAAAAAAGTTATTAGAAAACAACCAAAGAATAAATTAACTATTAAATTATTATTTATTGTTAGTACAATCCTTTCAATAGGAATTTATTTTGTTTATAAAGAATATAAAGAAAGTTATTACAATGATTTAGAAATAAGACTAATAAATAAACTTCCATTATCTCAAAAAGAAAAAAACGATTTATGTAAATATTTTTTAGGTACTGATAAAGAAAAATATAAAAAATATTGTTTAAATCAAGATACTTCTATTAATAATTTATTAGAGAAATACCTATACAATAGAACAAATATTTCTTATACAGATAGTATAAAAATAGATTCAATTTATCTAGATTTCTTTAAAAAATTAGACAAAGCTAGATCAATAGAAAATAAAACTGGTAAAAATTTACTAACAGAATCTAAAAAAGTGGTAAATAGTTACAAAGAATATATAAGAAGAATTAAACATAAAATAAAATACAATGTATCTACAAAAGATATTTATTTATTGACTTTATATGTATATACTCAAATAACAAATGAGAAAATTTTAAATAATTATGAGTTTTTTGTTTCTTATAAAAAACATAAGATTATAGTAAATAAATTTTCTTTATTACATATAATAGTTAGACATTATTTTATAAGCAATTATTACATAAATAACAATTCTACTTTATATAAATATACTACTTATAATGAATTAATCATAGAACTACAAAAATTTTTAAAAGCTATTTCTTTTTCTGAACAAATTGATAAAACTGTATTATTTGAAAGTAGTCAATCTAAAGATATACAGAATTATAGTGTTTATATGTTTAATGATTCTGTAAAATTAGATTTACATCTAATTAAACTTAAAAATACTTTTTTTGTTGAAACATTTTTTGTTCACGATAGTAGTGCAGTATCTAATTTATCTGACAATAGAAAAATAAAAACAACCAATTGTAATTATTATAATCTAATTAATAACGTAAAAATATTTTATAAAGATGATAAATAATAACATAAAAGTAATTTGTAAACATTCACAAGATTTTGAATATTTAATTTTAGAGAATAAATTACCAATAGCAACTAAATATGTAGAAGAATCTAAAATTTTAAAAGAATTGTTAAATTATAAAGACTTTCTACCTTCTAGTTTTTATCTAAATTTACTTGATTTATTTATTGAACCTTGTGAAACAATAGAAAATTGTGAAGTAAATCCATATTATTTTTATTATTTTGATGAAGAAAGTTTGTACTCAATTAATGAATTTAAAAATTTATTGTTTAATAAAGAGTATATAACTAAAATAATTGTTAATTATAATTCAATAGAGATAGTATACAATATTTATAAAAATTGACACAATGAAAAATACAAAGATTAAAGTTTTTTGTTTTAATAAATCTGAAACAAACTATGCAGAATTTTCTAATTTAATTCCAATATATTTAAGTGAATATGTAGAAGAGTTTAAAAATATTTTTGGATTTGAAAACATTACTTCAAATAAAGTATTGCTAAATATAGACTTGTTATCAATAAAGAATATTTCTTACGAAAACTATACTGAGATGTTTTGTTTTAATCCAAATAATTTTTTACAAATAAGATTATTAAGAGAACTGTTTGATTTTAGTAGACATATTTCTTCAATACAAATAAAGAAAAATTCAATAGCTATTACTAAAACCAGTAAAGAAAACTATATCTACAAAAAAAAAGAATATATTCCTTTAAATTTAAATGAAAATAAAGATTGTAGAGTAAGATATTGGTTTAGTAAAGGTTATGTTGATGGAAGCTTTTACTATGAACAAGTAAATAAAGTAAATATTAATTTAGGAATATATTTAAAAGAATTTGAAGAACTGTTTGGATTTAAAGACATATCAACTTCGAATATAATTTTAGATATTGAAAATAATACAATAGAGCCTAATACTTTTATTGAATATCTTAAAAAAGACGGTACACCAGAAATAGAATTTAATCCTCACATTATTTTTATTGTAGGTATTTTGAAAGAGTTGATTTCCAGTGATAAAATAAAAGCAGTTGATATCTATTCAGATAAAATAAAAATCGAAAAACATTCTAATACAAATATTTGTAATTATTATTAATGCTTTATGAAAATAATTTGTAAACAGTTTATTGACAATTCTTATAAAGCATATATAAATAAAATACCAATTTTAGCAAGACATAAAAAAGATTGTTATAATATATTAGATAACGATTTTTTATTAGAAAAAGAATATATAACTAAAACTTTTTATTACTTAGATTTAACAGATTTATCTATACAAATTGCTTCTGAAATTTCAATTGAATATAATTATTATTTATTAGATCAAGAAAATCAACAATCGGTCGATTTTTTAAGTAATATTTTAATTGATTTATCTAGTATTTCTCAAATTATTATAGAAGAAAATAATATACAAATAACTTATAAATATAAATAATATGGATCAAGATAGAATAGAAGTAATTTGTTGGAATAACGAATTGAATACTTCTGAAAAATTTTATAATGAGATTCCTATCTATATTGGTGAATATAAAAAAGAGTTTAAAGATTTATTTGCTGTTTCTAGTATAATAGAAGATTATGTTTTTATAGATTTAGTAAATTTAAAAGTAAGTAATCTTAAAATATCAGAAGAGAATAAAAAATATTGGAAACAATGGATTCAATTTCATCCTGATAACAGTTTCTTAATTAAGAAACTAAAAGAGATTCTTAAATACTCTGAAAATGTTGATAAAATAGAAATAAAGCAAAATGAATTAATTATTCAGTATAAAATAAATAATAATTAATTATGATACAAGTAATATGCGAACACAGAAATAATGAAGAACCTTTGATTTTAATTGATAAGTTACCTATATCAGGACCATTTCAAGAAGACATAAATAAATTAACTTCTTTTCTTAATATTTCTAAGATAAACCACACAGACTTTTATTTAAATTTAATTGACTTTACTGCAATAGAGACAGAGGAATTCTTTTTTGATGATAATAATTTATATTGCTATTTTTATTTAGATACAGATTATCAAGATTCATTAAATCAATTGAAACATATTGTAAATAATGTATCTAATATAAAAAGTATAACAATAAAGTTTGAGTCTATTTTAATAGAATATTATAGTCATACTAATTTTGTAGACGTACATAAATTAATGTAAATTTTACACTGAATTTTTAACCTCAAATCTTAATTTTAAATTTTATGCTAAGAAAACTAAAAAGTAAGTCATTAGACGTTTATTATAATTTCAAATACGGTATTTCAAATCTTTTCACTTGGTTTAAAATCATTTGGAGTAATAGAGATTACGACCAATGGTATATCTATGAAATACTTAAATTCAAACTTGAAAGACAATCTAAATATATTAGAAATCACGATACAATAGAAAGTAATAAAGAAATATCTGATAAAATTAATTTAATTGTAAAATTAATTAAATTAGAACAAGAAGATTATTATTCTAATGAATATTCTGAATATTGTAAAGTCGAGTATAATTTAGACTTCTTTAACAGAAATATAGTAGAAGAAAGATTTGAAGATTACTTTAAAAAATATAAACGACAATACAAAATATTGTTGAAAACTTATCCAGAATTAAAAGAAGAATCAAAAGAATGTATTGCAATTAATCTAGGACAACAAAACCAGAATCGTTGTAAAGAATTGATTTTTAAATTACTTTCTAGAAATATTAATACATTCTGGGATTAGTTTTAAAGTGATTTTATTCGATTTGAGAGATTTTAAATGTTTTTTAGTACAAACACTAAGATAAAAAGTAAAATCTTTCAAATCGAATAAAATTGATTGATTTAACATTTAATAAAATTGTTAACTTTACTTCAAATTAATTATGAATGACTATTGGATTAAAGCAATTGATTACTTTAATAGTATAGAAGAAGACACTAAATTAGAACTAAAATTTTATCTTACATTTTATCCAGAAGAAAGATATTATACAAAATATTTTAATTGTAAGTCAAATTGTATAAATCATATTAATAAAATAGTGTACAGACAAATTCGTATTGAAGGTTTGTCACCGGATATTATGGATTGTATTTTTGCAACAGAAGAAGAAGATGAAGATTGTTCAGATACATTCAAAATGGAAAGAAAATATTATTTACAAACTATTTTTAAAGAATTTGTTAAAATAGTAAAAGAATAAAATATTAAATTAATTAATTTAAGACATTTTTATACTCACTTGAAGTTTGATATTACTTTCGAAATTAAGTGTCTTAAATCGATTAAAAATTATGTAAATCAGGTTTAATTTATTATTTATTTTAAAATTTCATCATAAAATTATGAATAATTACTATAAAAAATCAATAGAATATTTTAATTCAATTCAAGAAGTTGAACCATTAGTATTAGATATTTATCTTACTTATTATCCATTAGATATTCATCACATTAAAGAATTTGAAACTAAACAAGAATGTATCGAATATATTAATAAAATAGTGTTTGGTGAAATTGTTATTGAAGGAATGGCACCAACAATAGAAGATTGTATTGGTATTATGACATATCCAGAAAATGAATTAGATGAACACGATATTTTATTAAAACAATATTATTTAGAAATAATTTTTAAAGGCTATGTCAAAAGAAAGAAAAATTAATTTAGAAGAACTAAAAGATTTAGTAGATACAGGTATACATCCTATTATACATTACAACAGTAAATTATCTGAATGTGATTTTTGTTGTGGAATTTCTGGGGATTTATTAACTCAATGTGACCATTATGTAATAGTTGAAAATTATTTAAGTGTTAAGAATTTAGTAGAAGTGAGAATGATTACTAATAGTAATAAATATAATAACATAAGAGCAAATTCTAAACAATTTTCTTTATTAAAAAATATTGGTATAGGATATTACACAGAAAGAACTTTTGTTATCAGCTTTGATTGTTTAGGTACAACAACTTATTTTGGATATTTTAAATTTCTTTAACTTTAAATCAAATTAAAATTTTGGCAATTGATTACAGATTTAATAAATCAATTCTTTTAGAAGAGGTTGAAAAACAAACCAGTATTAAAGTAATATATATTAACAATGGATATTATTTAACATTAGAAGATAATTATGGGCACATTTCTGAAATAGAAACTGATTTAGATAAGAGATTATCGATGATAGAAATAAGTGAATATGGTGGAAATATTCTTTATGATATTCTCACAATATTAGTCGATACTTTTAAAGTTAAATTCATTACTGATGATGATTTAGAGAGAGCTTGTAGAGAACAGTTATCAAAAGAAAAAACTGAAAAGTTGTATAGAGTTAAATAATTTAAACAAGCTTACCAATGAAAATTCGATTATTTAAATTAATAAATGACGGTAAATTGAATATATTTACTTTAAGTGTGTTTGATTATATTTTAGAAATAAATTATTTTATTACTGACTATTATTCAAATAATATTTCACCGTATAGTAGATTAATATTTACTCTTTGGAAAGAAAATAAACCATTAAGAAAGAAAGTGTTTTATCCATTTAGATATCAATATAAAGTAGGTATAGATACATTGAATAAGATGAAAGAAGAAGATAAGTTTAGGAAATATTGATAATGAAGATATTTTTAGTAACTTTGTAGGTATAAAATAAAAGTTAAATCATAACATTAAAAATATGAAAATAAACATTCCAAAAGAAATTAATTACTTAGGCGAATTTATAACTGATTTACCTAAAAATTGTATATTTGATAAAGGTAAGGTTGGTTGTGGCGGTACAACTGTAGCAATAAATAATCCAGAAAATTACATTATTTGTGTTCCTTTTGTATCTCTTATTAAAAATAAGTTAGCTCAACACAATAACTTATTTGGTTTTTATGAAAAAGTTTCTATAAAAGAATTAAAAGCATTTATTAAAAATGGTGGAAATAAGATAATGGTTACTTATGATAGTCTTGAAAAGCTGATATCTTATATAAATCCTTTAGAATATAATTTATTAATTGATGAATTACATATTCTATTCTTACAATATTCTTTTAGAAGAAATGCAGTTCAAAAAGTGTTACCAAACTATACAAAATTCAAGTCATTTTGTTTTATGACAGCTACTCCTGTTGAAAATGATTTTATGTTAGAAGAATTGAAAAATTTACCTATTATAGAAGCTGTTTGGACAGATGTTAAAGAAGTAACAGTAAATTCTGTAAAATGTGAAAAAGATGTTAAAGGAACTGTAATTAATATAGTAGAAAAGTTTCTTTCAGGTAAATACGAAGGAAATGGATACTTTTTTGTTAATTCAGTAGAATTTATAAGAGAAGTAGCTGAATTTTGTGGTTTAACTGATGATACAACTAGAGTTATTTATTCAGATAACAATAAAACTCAATTACTTGTAAAAAGAGGTTATACAACAGATCCGACTAAGAAAATTAATTTTGTTACTTCTACTGCATTTGAAGGAGCAGATATCTATGATGAGCAAGGTAGAATTTATATTATATCTGATAATAAAAAACCACATACTTTAACAGACATATCAACGCAATTTCAACAGATAGCTGGTAGAATTAGAAATACAAAATATTGGAATACTATAACTCACATATTTACAGAAACTAGATATTATAATAATCTTACTTATGAAGAATTTAAAACTATTTGTGGTAAACAAGTAGATAGAGTAGAAAGTAAATTAGTTCAGTTAGGTAATTTAGATCAAGATTTAAGAAAAGATGTAATGATGCCATTAGAGTCTTATGTTGTAAAAGAAGATGATTTATTTTCATTTGACCCTAATTTAGTCAAAATAGATTTGTATAATTTTAAAATCACTAAATGTTTATATAAACTTAGAGTTAATGTTGTTAAAGCTTTAAGAACAGAAAATTTTACTGTAAAAGAATTTGATTCTAGTATTAAAAATCCTATTATAGATGTATCAAAAGTAGAAATGTCTTTTAAAGATGTTGTAGAAGAACTAGAAAAAACTGAAGATGAAGAATTTAAGTTAGCTGCTTATGAGAAATATCCATTTTTAGAAAATGCAATTGAAAAAATTGGTTTTGATGGTATTAAAAAGAATGGTTATGTTATCACAAATATTAAAAGAGCTTTAATAAAATTTTTAGATGTTATGACTACTACTAAGATAGCTAAGCTATTAAAACTTTCTGGAAAACTTAATAATGGTGTATATATCTCAGCTAAAGATGCAAAAGAATTAGTTGCAAAATATTATAAAGAATATAATGTAGAAAAATCACCAAATATAAAAGATTTTTATGAAGTTAAAGAAAAAACTAAGTATCTAAATAATACTTATATAAAAGGTTATATAATCATAATACCTAAAATTTTATTGGAAGAAGATTACTAAATAACTAGCCTGTGACTTTATATAATTAAGGGTCTTAAAAATAAAATAAAAGTCAAAAACAGTTGTATAAAGACTACTTTGTTTCTTCTTTAATTTAAAGTAAATTTTGTTCAGTATTTTTTATTTCTATTATCGTATATCAAGAAATTGGTGTACGATTTTTTTATTTTACGTTAATTCGTTTCAATTATGACAAAAAGATACACTCAAATATCCTGTTTTTTAAGAATACCTTATGTAAAAACTTTTACAGAATCAGATTCATACACTTGTAGTAAAGATTCTACTCACAATATAAATAAAAAACATTCATTTTGCTCTATTTGTGGTTCTACTATTGTTTGTAATAAAATTAAAAAAGAAAGCATAACTTCTCCAGAGGATCTTTATTTCTTAGCTTGTTTAAAAGTAGTTGATACGTATTCATTTGAAGAAATAGAAGAATTAGAACTAGATTTTATAGATGAATATATCTTAGAATATTACAATGAAATTAAAGAATCAGGTTTAGATTTTGTTAAAGAATCAAACTATTCTGATGGAATTAATCATTGGTTTACTAATAATGAAAAGAATCAAGAATATTATTTAGATTTATTTGCTGATGACAGTAAATTATTACCAGATGAATTTAAGAATCAGTATTATGAAGGATTATTTACAATTACACCAGAAGTAATAGAAAAATGTATAAAATTAATACCAGAAGATAAATTAAAATTAATAAAATTACTTTCTTGGTATTTAAATATTGAATTGAAACCAGAGTTTGGTATTAAATTCTATTGTAATTAAACAAATTATATTTAAGTATTACTATGAATAATTATTCGATATTTAAAACATTTGTATTTGATAAATTACGAAAATCAATTCAAAATGATATAAAAGAGTCTTTACAAGATAAATTTATAAATAACACTTTTACTATTCAAAGAATTGGAGAACAATTAAATAATATTATAGTGTTATATGGAGAAGAATTAACAAAAGATAGTAGTAGTGTATATGAATTTCAAGAATGGTTTATTTCACAAGGTTGTAAGAATGAAGATATATTAATATTAATAACTAATTTAACAGATAAATAACTAAATAAATTATGAATTACAAAGAATTAGAAATAGAATGGAAATTTCCAAAAGAATCAACAGATGAAGAAGAATTGCTAGATTGTGGAAGTTTATTTTTAAATGATTTTACTAAAATAGCAGAATACAATAATTGTTTTGAATTGATTGTAGAAAATAAAGTCTATAAAGGAAGTGATACTCAATTTGAACAAATATTATTAATGTTTCCTAATCATAAATTTGAAATATTTGATTCAAGTGAAAAACTTATAGAATATTATGAAGGATATTTAGAATCTTCTTTTGACAATTATTTTATTATTAAATATCAAGGAAGTTATATAAGTAAATTTGATTTGACTATTATTGAATTAAAAGGAAGTAAAGAAGCTTTTGAATTGATTAAAGAAAAGTATAATTTAAAATAACTCTTAAAATAAATAATTTATATGGGAATGGAAATAAGTTTTAAGAAAGGAATTAAATTAAGTGAAGTAGAAGTAAAAACAAATATTAAAGTAAAATATAATAAAAGTTGTTTGTTATTGATTGATGGAGAGAATGAAGCTCATATATCTGAAATAGTTGTACAAAATTCTGAAGATCTTTACATTAATACAATTTCTGTCCGTGGTTCAGGATTAAGTATAGCTTTTAAATTAATACTTGCTTTTCAAGTAGAAGTAATAACAGACGAAGATTATGAAACTATAGCAAGAGGCGAAATAACTGATTATGAAACATTGTTTAAAAATAGAACAATTGAATTTGGATTTGAGATAAATGATAGATTTATTAGCTTAAGTAAACCTTTTTTAAATGATATACAATAAAAGAGTAGAAGAATTTTTAAGTGCTCATTCTAATGAAGAGTATAGAAAATCTTCTTCAGTAAATTATATATTTGATAGTCAAATAGAAACAGCAAAAGAAGTCCTTTTAAATTTTACAAGTAGCAAAGGTGGAAAAAGTGAATATGAGACAAACAATAGACATATTATATTATATGCTCAAATGCAATCTGGAAAAACAGGAATTTGTTCAGCAATCATTAATATATTAAAAACAACTACATTAGAAAACTATTTTGGTATTAAACAATATATGTTTATTACTGGTATGAATGATAAAGGGTTACAAAAACAATCTAAAGATAGATTAATAGATCAAGTTTTTGATATGACTGCTTCTACAGTTAATGATGAAATAAAATATGAACACCCTTATTATTCTATTTATGTTTATAAAAACAGTGAATTAAGATTTTCAAACTTAATTTTGAAAGACACTTTAATTTTAATAGATGAATCTCATTACGGAACAGACCAAGCAAGAAATATATTAAACCAATTTTTAGATAAAAGTAAAATAGATTGGAAAAATGAAGGAAGTTTAAAAATAAATAATAATTATTTAGTTAGTATTTCTGCTACACCATTTAATGAAATGTATTCTGATATAGCTGATACAAAACCTAAAGTATTTTTAACTGTTTCTGAATCTTACTATGGTATAAAAGAATTTGATAGTTTAGGATTATTAAAATCTGCAAATAATACAGAAAAAGAAATGGAATCTGTTATAGATGATGCTTATATAAGAATGAAACAAAATAAAATAAATGGAGCTGTTTTTGTTAGAACAAGAAAATTATTAAAAAATGTTAGTTCTTGTTGGGATATTCTATATCTTGATTCAAATAACGAACCTATCAGTTATTTATATGTTAATAGTAAAATAGAGAATTTGATTTACAGTCCTAATTCTAAACCTTTACTGATTATTATTAAAGGAGCTTATAGAGCAGGAATAACTATAGAATCAAAACATAAAGATTATATTTATGCTATCTATGATATATCAAATAAAAGAGAAGCAACTTTACAAGGATTAATTGGTAGAATGTGTGGATATAGATCAAATGAAAATTTAGTTTCTAATACTTTGTTTTATGTTAATAAAAATCATTGTGAAGATTACATACAATTTATAAATGGTGTAAAAGAATATGAAAGAGCTGGAAAAGGAGATCCTAGTAGACTATTTTTTAAAGAAGATATAGTAATACCAATAGATTTTAAACTTGTTTATGATAAAGAAAATAAAATAATTATTGATAAAAACTTTTTAAATGATTTTATTAAAAAAACAGACTTAGAATTTGATCCCGAAACTGTTTTAGAGTATAATATTTCTGGCAGAAATTCTTATTCGGAAGGTATGTTAAGAAGAAAATTTGATGGAAAAACTTTATCTTTTAATAAAAAAATTAAAGTTTATGAAGAAAATAAAGACAACATAGGGAAAAGATTATGTTCAATAATCTTAAATGATTTAGAAAGTAATCCTTCAATTATAGTAAGATATGGAGAAATAAAAGAAAATGTGAAAACAGTTTCAATAGGAAAATTGACAGAAATAAAAAAAAACAATTTAACTTTTAAACAACATAAAAATTAAAAAATTTGATGTTTTAAGAAAGCAGTTAGCTGATTCATTAAGAGAAAATGTTTATAAGTTTGGATTTTTGTATAGATAATTGAATTGAAAACTATAAATTTTAAGTTTAAAAACAGATACATTAACAGAAAATATTTAAAAATCTGTTAATGTATTTTTTAATGAACATCAGTTCTTTAATATTTTATAGAATTTGCAATAAGTTTGAAATTTTCTATTTTAAGTAGTCTTTATAATTTTTAATAAAAATATTTAATTATAAAATAACTTTATATTAGTTAGTTTATAAGCATTTAAAGTCAAATAATACTTTTTATTAAAAATAATGCACTACCCCTACAAAAATATAACTTGACAAGTTAGAAATAAATAACTAATTTTGAATCCTAATTAAAATTTATAGCTATGGATTTAAAAGATATAAAAAAAGTAAATTTAGAGCACAATATGTATATTTTAAGATGTTATGGATTAAATGGACAAACTTTAGTAAAAGTTGGATATTCTTCTAAAATTAGAAATAGGCTTTGTACATATAATCGTGCAAACCCTTTAATTGAATTTGTAACAAGTTTTTATGCAAACTTAGGACAAAAGTTTGAATTAATTTTACATTCTTCATTTCCAGGTTATAAAACAAATAAGGAATGGTATGAAGAAAAATATTTAGATTTAATATTGAATTTTATTGATAAACATAACAATACAACAGATATTAAAAAACTATTAAAAGAAGCTGGAAAAATAAAAATAATCAAAGAATCTCCAAAACAATATGCTATGTATGTTAAAGAAATAAGAAATTGTAATGATTTAAAAGAAAAACTAGAAGTGTTGGAAACTATTGATACTCAAACTTGGAAAAAGTATTTACAGTATGGAATTGAAACAAATAATTTACAACTAAATATAACAGCAGCTAAAAAGCATTACGAAACTAAATTTAGTTATAATATACTTAAAGAAGTTATTTATGATAATTTCAAATTAAATACATTTTATGTTGCAACAGAAATTAAAGAAATTTTAAATAAAATCTATAAAAATATGAAATTAAATAAATCTCCAAAATCAACTGATTTATATGAATTTTTTGAGATGAAAGTTACTCAGAAAATGAAAGAAGGTAAAAATTTAAAAGGATTTACATTAACTTTAAAAAAGTAAATAATAAATAATTTAAAATATGTATCTACACGAAAAAGTTAAATATCCAAGTACACCTCACTTAAATATAAGTCAAACAATAAATAATGACGATAAAATCATTAAAGACTATTCTCAACTTGAAGGCAAAGAAGTAGTAATTCTTATTAAAATGGACGGTGAAAATACAAGTTTTACTAATTCTTATATACACGCAAGAAGTCTTGATTCTAGTCATCATTCAAGTAGGAATTGGGTAAAAGGATTATGGGGTAATATTAAACATACAATACCTGATAATATTAGAATTTGTGGTGAAAATATGTTTGCTGTACATAGTTTAGAGTATTCAGACTTACTTAGTTATTTTTATGTATTCAATATATGGAAAGATAACTATACTTGTCTTAGTTATGATGATGCTATAAATACTTGTAAAGAATTAGGTTTACTTCACGTACCAGAAGTATATAGAGGAACTTTTGATTTAAATAAGATAAAGGAGGTATATAATTCTTTAGATAAAATTAAACACGAAGGTATAGTGGTTAGAAATACTAATTCTTTTATGTTTCAAGATTTTAAATATAATGTTTGTAAAGTAGTAAGACCTAATCACGTGCAAACTGATGAAGATTGGTTAAATAACCCTATAATTAAAAATAGATTAAAACAGTGAAAAAGGTAAGAAACATTAAATAATTTAATCTAATTTAACTTTTAAACAATATAAATTTATGGCATTTAATGTCACAGCATACAATAACGATAGTAGTAGTGATTTATTTGGTCTTTATAATAATTATATAAAAGAAAATTCTAAGATTGAGTTTATGGAATTTGTAAAGATTAGAGTATATAAACTTAATATACATTCATTCAATTAATAGAAGATAAATGGACAATAGTAGGTTGTGTTATAATAGCTTTAAGAGAAGGTTTGCCAGTAGATAAAGAATCTATTTTAAAAGCAATAGAATATACAAAAGAAACAATTAAAAATTTTAATGAAAATACTACAATAGATTGGATTAAGGATAAAATAGAAGAAAAAGATTTTATTAAAACATTGAATTTTTTAAATCATTTTATATAAATGTTTATAACTGAACAAGACATTCTTCGATTTGATTATTTATTAGAAAATACAAAATTCATATTAAGAAAATCACTAACAAACAAATTCAATATTAAAAATTTTTTATCAAAAACACAATACATTAATCACATCAGTTCATCTTTACTTGATATTAATTTTATATCAAGTAAATTTCTTCATACAATTAAACTTTGTGAAAAAGATCAATCTAAAATTGTATATTATGTGTTTAAATATTTGACTATTATTGATTTTTATTATAAAGAAAAAGAATATTATAAATCAATAGGCAATAATCCAATTACATTAAATATTCCATTAAAAAATTCTAATTATTGTAGCAAAGAATACCAAAATTTAGATGAATTTTTTTATTTAGATTTTAAAAAAATATTAAAAAATAAGGAATTATTAAATTCATTTGATACAGATGTATTTAATAATATTAATAAATATAAAATTAATAAAACTAGGCTCACTCTTGTTAGAATTAAACAATTTATTGAAAATATAAAATATATTATTACTTATAAATTTATTAAAGAAGTTTATTTAAAAAAAGAAATCTAGTATTATAATTCTATTAAAAAAGATACTAAATTAAAATTAAACTTTTATTTAGGTTGTTATGAACAAGAACAATATTTTACAAAATATTTCAATTCTAAATCAGATTGTGTAAGATTTATTGATAAAATAATAAACAAAGAAGTTGTTATAAATGGCTTAGACCCTAGTTTAGTTCAGATAATACATTTTGTACACAATATCAATTACACTTTAACAGAAAAACAAGAGTTTTATAAAAATCGTTATAGAGAAATCTTTTTTTATTGTACTAATGAAGAGAACTCAAATTAATATTTCAAATTATTATTTCAAAGATTATTACTTAATTTAACTTAAATTCATAGTAAAATGAAACCAAAAACAATTCTCAAACAATTAACATTACTATTATTGGTAATAATAATCATTTTTATTGGCAATATAATAACTACTTTTCTTATTATATACACCAGAGACCCTATAATTACTTTTCAAAGAGCTATAAATTTAACTTTAATAGTGGTCAATAAAATATTAGGATTAGAATAGAATTTAAGCTTAAACTATTCTTATGAATAATTTAAGCTTTTTTTATTGTCATTAATAACAAATTAATTTAAATAATTAAAAAATTTAAAATTATGAATTGGTTAGAAGATAGAAAATTATCAGCACCTATTTTAGAAGAAAATGTGCATTACTATAGAAATTTAATTCCTTCATTTCAAGATTTAACTATATATGAAGAGCAAACTCAATATGCTTGGAAAAAAGATTATGGAGATATTGAATTTCTTAAAAATTATTTTAAAGGAATGTTTACAGAAGAAGAATTTTTTGAAAAATGTCAAGATTGTTATAATAAAGAATTTAGGCTATACTTAGATTTAGATAAAAAATGTTTTACTTATAGAGATAGTGCAATTGATCATTATAATTTTGTTGAGTATACTACACCAAATAAAACAATAGAAGAGTTAATTAAAATGTACGAAGAAACAAAAGAATTAATAATATTTAATCCTGTATATAGTAGACATTTGTTTCAAGAAACTGATATTTTATCAGCTTATAATAAACCTTTTATAATAAAAAAATTTAATATTTATTTTTAATCCTTAAATTAACTATATAATGTTTAAACTTAATCATTTCCCAGAAAGTAAATTAAAATTTGATAAAAAGAATAGGAATAATAACACTAAGTACAATAAAATAAAATATTTATTAATTGGTACAGTTATTTTACTAAGCTCTATTGGTATTTATTTTTCTATTTTAGAAACACCTTCAAAAGAAAAACAATTACTTCAGAAATATATTAATAAAGAACCTCTTACTATCAATGAAAAACTGGAATTGTGTACGTGGCTTGATGGTAATGAAAGTTACAAAAAAGAGTTTGAAGAAATTTGTGGCGATAAAGCTGAAAGACCTGAATATACCAAAGTAAAAAAATATGTTGAAGATAATTCAGGAGGAGATTCTAAATTACAAAAAGATTCTGTTGTTTTAGCTTTTAAAGAAAATTTAAAAGATATTCTAGCAAGTAGAACACCTTATCAAAAAGAATACATATATTTAACTGCCTATAATTATTATAAACATTTAAAAAAACTATATCCAGATCAAATACTTTATAGAGATACTAAAAATGGTTATAGAGTTTATTTTAGCTTAGAAAGATTCTTTCATATTGTAATTAAACACGATTTATATAAAAAGAAATTTGATTTCACCAATAGAAAAAATATTAGTCAGTTTAAAGACGGTGATTTTATTAGAACAGAACAACACGTTTTTGAAGATGTTTATAGAATATTTGATCATATTAATCAAAATAATGAAAGTAAATTTCTAGAACGTAAAGTACCAAATTCTGAAATACAAAATAATGAATTATATTATCAGTATTTAAATAACAACAAAATTTTACAAAATTATGTGTTAAATTATAAAATAAAGAATAAGATTATTTATGTTCAAACATACTACGAAATAGAAGATTCGGTTATTAACAATGCAATAAATAGATATAAATTAATTAAAGAAATTTTAGATTCTACACAAATTTCAAATAAACATTTTATCTATAGACTAGATAAATAAGTCATTAAATGTAAAACAATTTAATAAATTATGGATATTTTAGAAAAAATAAAAGAAAAACATAATACTTGTGTAAATATATTAGAAATAGATCCAAACAATCTTTTAGATTTACCAGAAGAGTATAGAAATTTTAGTAATTGTAAAGGCGTGGAAGACTCTTACGAAGCTTTAGATTATGCTAGTAGAATTGGTTATATTACAATAGTAGATTTGGAAAAAAATGAAATTTATATTGACAATGCATTAAAAAAATTCCCTAATTGTATAGATGTTGGATTTGAAAATACCTTATTTTTAAAACATTTTTTAGATGAGTTTAATAAAACAAAATCTGTATTTTATTTTAAACATTGTCCAAAAGAAAGTCATTGGAGATACACTCTTATAATAGCGACATTTGATGAAGGAATATCTTGGAAATTATACCCTTATGAATCAACGTTATCAGAAATAGAAAAATACATTTCTGGAAAACAAATTATTAAAACAGTTTACGATCTTAAAGATATTATTAATTAAAAATCAATCAGATATGTTTAAAATAAATACAGTTCCAAATAAAGTAAGACATTTTAGTTCTGAAATTAAATGAAACTTCACATTAAACTATTTTATCTATATAAAACCATAAAAAATATGAACAATTTATATTACACAAATAAAATTACTATAAAATCTGAATCTCTTTTATATATATATATCAAAAATAAATAAAAAATTTTTAAACCTTGAAAATATAGAAGATATTAAAACAGACATAGTTGAATTAGATTTAATCAAAAAAACAATTAAAAATATTGATTCTAATGAAAATTTTGAAGATTTGATAGAATTTAAATCTAGTTTAGAATTTGATAAATTTTTAAATGAATTTAGAAAAACTAATTATGTAGCAATTCTAAAAGATTCAACATTTAAAGATTGCTTTAAAGATGTAAATAAAATTATCTGCACTTTTAATGAAAAAGATTAGATCAGTTTTGAGAGTAAAAAAGAAACAATTTATACGAAAAGAGAACATAAAATTTATATTAATAAACTATATCTAACTGGTCAACAAGTATTATTATTTGACTATAAATATAAAAACTTTTCTAATTACCAAGATATAAAACAATTAAATATAGATTTATATCATTTTTATATGAATGATTGCGGAAATGTTACAATAAATTTAGAAACAAATGAATTAATAATTCATTCAGAAACAGACGAAATAAATCCAAGAATAGATTTTTTGAGATTTAATCAAATAGGTGATATTTATGAAATCATTGATAACTATAAAAAATTTGGTTATGTAATTGTATCACATAATTTTTTATCTGAATATACTTATAAAGATGGATTTAATATACTGTGTTCATTTGATAACGGCAATTTACATTGGAATAAATATTCTGCAAGCTAAATAAGCACTAATAAATTAAATTACTTATTATGTTTAAAATAAATCAAGAACCAGTAATAAAGAGAGAAAACTCTTCTAATAAATTATTAAATAATAAACACTTAATATTCATTGGAATAATTTTAATCTCTATTGGAGTTTCTCAATGTTTAGGTTTAGTAGAATTTCATTCAAAAGAAAAGGAGTTATTACAACGTTATAAGAACAAGGAACCTTTAACTGAATTAGAGAAATTTGAATTATGTGAATGGTTAAGTGAAAATAAAAGTTATGAAAAGGAGTTTAAAGAGATTTGTGAGAGTAAGTTAGATACTACTGTAAAAGGTGGGGCAGAGTATGATAAAGAATTTATTCAGTTTATAAATAAAAATAATAAATATCTTCTTACAAACAAAGAAATAAAGAAATTATATAAAAATCTAAGTCCTATGGTAAAAAAAAGAAATAAGTATGAAAGATCTTTTGTTTATAAAACAAGTCTTGATCTATGGTTTCAATTAAATAAAGAGGTTCCTAACGGGTTTATTTATTCTACTATGAGTAATGATTATAAAATTAAAATATCTATTGATGATTTTTTACATATTGTATTAAGACATCAAGTATTTGAAAATTATTTAAATTTTACATTAAATAAAAAAGAAACTCAATTTGAAACAGAAGACCAAAAATTTTATTTAAAAGATGTTTTATGGAGTATAGAAACTATTTTTAGATCTCTGACACCTCAGAGTTTATATAGGTTTGTAAGTAGGTTAAATATAAATTCTAGGCCTACAACTTATCAACTAATTATTTGTTATCTTAACACAACCAAAGAAGAAGAATTTTATAACATACATTTTAGTATACAAACAGATACTCTTTATATTAAAACTTTTCATAGAAATAAAAACTATACAGAAAAAATCTTACTAGATTCAGGAAATATTAAAGAACAACTAAGTAAATTTCAACCTAACTACTTTATTTATATTAAACCGTAAAAAAATATTATGCTAAATAAAAAAATACCTTTTATAGAAAATAAATTATTTGTCATAACAGAACAAATAAATCAACTTTCAGACAAGTATAAAAATTTTAATAATTTTAGTTCTGTTAAAGATGCTAATACTTATCTAAATTATTTAGAAATGGATGGAGAATTTGTTATAGTAGATTTTAATAAAAATATATTATATAATGAAAGAGAAATTTTAGAAGAAAATTATTATAATTATTGTGAATTTTTTAGATTATCTGATTTAAAAGAAATATTTGATTTATTTAATTTACATAAATCTGTTTTTTTTATAAAAACTGATTGGAGTTGTGATGTTTTAGGATGCTGTAGATTAATATGTCGATTTGGAGATAACGTATGGAAAAGTTACCCTATTAATGTAATTTAACTTTTAATTTATAAACAAATATTATGTTAGATATTCCTTACACAGTAAATAAATTATATTTATCATCTGATATGATGAATATGTTAAAAGTAGAGAATTACAAAGAATTTAAAAACTTTAATTCTTTAAAAGAAGTTCATCAATTTATTACCTATCTTAGTAAAACACCTGATTATGCTATATTTGAATTAGATACTGGTAAAATCTATGAAAGCAGATTAGGTACATTTGAAGAAAAATATAAGACTGGTTATAGATTTCTTAAACTTGAAGATTACAATGCTTTTATGGAAATGTATAATCAGTATAAAGATGTTACTATTTTAGATATAGATTGGCTTTATGAAGTTATAGGATTTTATAGATTAATTTGTTGTTTTGGTGAAGATACTTGGGTAGGTTACAATATAATGAAGTAGTAATATATTAAATAGTGTAATAAATAAATAAGTAACAATTTAAATTTAGACTGATATGGAAAATAAAAAAGTAAAATTAATAGAGAAATTAACAAGTTTAAACAAAACTCTTTATGAATTTAATGATAAATTTGTTTTTAAACTTAATTTTAATGAATTATCAAATGGAGATCATACAAAAATTGGAGATAATTTAGAAGAAAGAATAGATTTTATTATTGAACTATTTAACAATAAAATCTTAGTAGAAGGTTTTTACGAGAAATTATTATTATTTTTAATAAATAATTATAAATCCTATTTTTATACTATGATAAAATTAGAAAAAAATACAAAAAACATAGAGTCTTTTGAAGATTTTATAGACTATGAGATATTTTACAATACTTTTTATTTAAAAATAGATTTCAATAAAATAATATACGAAAGAGACCATTGTTTTTTAGGAAATACTATTGAGGAAAGATTATAAAAAATAGTTGGTTGGTTTAAAAATGGAATTTTAGTAGAAGGATTTTATGAAAGAAAATAAATTTTAAAACAAACTGTTATGAAAAAACAATCTGTAGAAGGAAATATTTATCAACACAAACTTACCAATATAAAGTATATTTATATTGGTAAAGTATTATTTGAAAAGCAAAACATAATTAAAAAAGCTTATATTAAATTAGCTTCAAACAAAAAAATTTATTTTAATGTTAAAGGACTAAAACTAGTTAAAGAAAATCAAAAACATTTAATACCAAATAATTACATTTCTAAAATAGAAGAATTAGGTTTAATTCCTTTATATTATAATTATATTATTGATAAAGAAGATTTATTTAAAAGACTTGATTTATATTTTAGCAAGAACTTGGAATGCGTAGGTTTTAGAGCATTTAATCCTTTTTGGGCAAAAGATTATATAAATAATGTGTTTAAACCAGACTATTATGAAATAAACTCAGATGTAAAATATTATCATATTTCTGATGAATTTAGTAAAGAATGTAGTAAACGTTCTTATTATTTTTATTTAACAGGCGAAGTATATAGTATTGAGTATAGAGAAAAAGCTATTTAATTAAATTTTTAAATATCTAAAAGTTAAATTTTATATTGTGTTTAGATTAAATCAACTACCAAAAGAAGTAAACACTAAAAAATCAAATTTAGCTACTAAAATACTAATTCTAGTTTCTATTATAGTATCTATTTATTATTGGGAAGATCTATTAAAGTTGCTCACTGATTTGTTTAGTAGTAACAATATTGAAAAACAATACATTAAAAAACTAGAAAACAATGAACGACTAAATGATTCAGAAAGACAATATATTTGTAACTATTTCTTAAATATTGGAGATACAAGTAGTTACAATAAATACTGTTTAAATGTTGTAGATGATAAATTTCAAGTTTTGTTTGAAAGATATGTTCAAGATGAAAATTCTATTTCACAAGAAGAATTTGAATATATATTTAACACAGCAGAAACCTTTAAATACTTATGTGAACAAGTAAGTGGAGACACTATAAAAGGCGATAAATTACAGAGAGAATGTCAAAAAACAATGAAAAGTATAACAAAAAATAAAGATGTAAAACATTTAAAAAAACATCTTTTAAAGTGGTATTATATGTTTTATATTTATAACGAGATTGTAAAAGAAGCTAATTTAAATGGTCTCAATCTAAAATATAAGGTGTATAAAACAGATTCTACTTATATTTATGTTAAACTATTAAATACTTCTTTATTACATATTAAATATAAACACTATGAACTAAAAAGTTTTACAGAATCTGAAATTTCTTTATTTAAAAATTATACTTATTACGATGAATTAATAAGAGATTTAAATGAAATCTTTAAATATATTACACTAAATAGATTGAAATTAAATAAAATTAATTTTAATACACTTGATCTAGACCTTTATTTAATTTATTTAATTATTAATGATTTGCCGATGACTCTATACATTGATAAAGCAACTAATGTTATTACTACTTTTTATATAGAAGAAAAAGATTTTGATAATAAACTGTTGAAAATACAAAATAGTGACACTTTAAAATTAAATAAGTATATTAAAATTCTAATTAAAAAATGAGACATATTCCAGTAAAATATTATTTTGGTAATACACCAGACACAGAATATAAAGTATACGATGAAATTATATTGTATGATACACTTTGTTTACATACTTTTAATGGTGAAGAATGGGTAGAATATGTTTTAAATTTAAATACATTTAAATTAATATGCACACCTTTTTTTCTATCTGTTTATCTATTTAATAATCACCGTACTTACGAATCAGTAATTTTTTATATTAAACAACACATTTCTAAAATTAGTTCTATGGAAATTAATCGAGAAAGTGACTTAATTATTAATTTTAATGATGGTAGAATTAAAACATTCGAAGCTTATTACCAATATTATATATAATTAAATATTCTATGAGAAATATACCTGTTACTTATCCTACATCATTAGCAGAAACTTTTATTATTAAATATCAAACAAGACTTCCTGTTAATATTACAACATTAACTTTATCAAATACTTTATTTTACACATATAAACATAAAGATTACATATTAAATTTAAATACCTTGGAATCAATACAAATTTCTTTTTATTTAGATATACAATACTACGAAAATGAGATATATTGTAAATATAGTTTAGATTGTATAAAAAAAGAAATACACAAGATAAAATCAATTAAAGTAATTACACATTTACAAGATTGCAATAAAGAAATAATAAAATTATTAGTAACGTATAAAGATAATTCAACAAAAATTTATGTTTAGAACTTGTTTACATGAAATACAATATAATTCAATATGGTGTTTACATCACACAGATTATAATAAATTAAATAGAATTTATGACGAAGAAAATGTATCATTAGGTAATACAATTTGTATGTATTTTCAAGGTCGTCAACAAATATTTGATACAGAATTACTAGAAATTAAAGAAATCCCTTTTGATTTTGGTGTTTATTATTTTAATAATCTAGAAAAAGAAGAAGAAGTTGTAAATACTGTTTTAGAACATTATTTAAATATTGATTCTGTTGAAATAACAAAAGAGTCTATGATTATTACATTAAAAGATAAAACAGCATTTACTTTTGAATCTAAATTTTAATCATTTAAATATTAAATCAAACTTTAAAATTCTATAACTATGAAAAAATCACACGAATACAATAAATTGTCTATTAATGTTACTTGTAACTCTTGTAGTAGACCATTAAAAGAAAGACACTCTCATACACATAATTTGTGTTATTATTGTTATCTATTAAAAAGTGGTAAAACAATGTTCAAAGGAAATCATCTTGATATTATAGTAAAAAAACAACACTTACAGTACTCTAATAGATAATTAGCAAAATTAATTAATTAGAAGCCTTTTAAAGAATTTTTTTATTAAGTTGGTACTTTGTATTACTTTTTAAATTGATTTCGTTAGAAAGCTTTATTTATGTATAAAATAACTTAAGTCATTTATTAAAATGGAAAAACCAGAACGACTAGTTAAAGATTTAGCAAATAAAATTTCTTTTAAAGAAATATCAAATTCTTTTGTAGCAGGATTAGCAGCAAGAATGAATAGCAATAAAGTTGAATTTGGAGGTAAGTATGGACAAATGAGTTTTATAGATTCAAATCCAATAGATTTAATTGATGCAATTAAAAGACATCTTCAAGATTTAGAAGAACAGTTAAATAATAAACCAGAAATTCATTCAAAAGGAGAGAATAAAGATACCATTAAAGATAATATTTTAGCTATTGGAGTTAATGCTAATATGTTATTTGAAGTGTGTAAAAAATTAAATAAATTTTATTTTTAAATCTTAAACATTATTAAACTATGCAAAATAAAACAAGTTCTATTATAGAAGCTATTATAAATACATTCATAGGATTATTATTAAGTATTACAATTACTACATTTTATTATTGGTTAAATGATATTCAAATATCTGCACAACAAAACATTTCATTAACTATAATTATGACTACTGCTTCTATTTTAAGAGGTTATTGGATTAGAAGATATTGCAATAATTATCTTGAAATAGTGAAACATAAAATAGAGTTAATTTGGATTAAAGTAATTAATTTAAAATTTTAATAGTTTTATTTATATTATGAAAAAAAAAAGTTTATTTCAATCTTATAAAATCTATAAAACATTTATAAATCTAAAAGAAGTTATTACAGAATTTAATTTACTTATTAATCATAAAATACTTTAACTATGTATAAACACAAATTAATTAAAGAACTACCTAATCATAAAATAGGTGAAGTAGTTCAATTTTTTGGTTTTTGTGAAAAAGAGCCTTATAAATCAATATTAAAAGAAAGTCAGATTATTCCAGAAATAGGTTGGTATTGGAAAGATGATATTGAAAGAAAAGGTTGTATAACTAATTATAGTGAATATTGTAAATGTAAGTATAATGTAGATACATTACCTGATTGGTTTGCACCTTATTTATTTACAACAGAAGATGGTATTGAATATTACGATTGTTATAATGACTTTGATAAAAAGTATTTTTACATACATAGATTAGATAATAAATTAAATTGGTCAAGAAGTTTTGATACAATTAAACTTAAACATCAATCTTATAATGAATGGAGAGAACAATATAAAATATTTTCAACTAAAAAATCAGCTGAACAATATTTACAATCATTGAAATTTAAATTTAAAGTAGGAAATATTGTTGTTGTTGATTGTTTTACTTATGAAATATTTGGAAAAGTAAATAAAATAAAAGAAAATCAATTACTTGTAGATAAAATTTGGGTTAATGATGAACATATTAAATTAGCCAATTCTAAACAAATTATCAAATATTATACACAACAAGGTTGGCAAGAAGGAGCTTTACTTAATACACCTGAAGGAAATAGAAAGTTGTATTACCTTTTTATTGAAAACAATCAAACAATTTGTTGTTTTATAAAAGGTTTAGGTATTCAATCGTACGAACTATCTTTATGTACATTAATTAAATATAAAATTGGAGATTTTATTATTGTCAATAATATTTTTAAAGATATTTGTAAAATTACAAGTGTTTCTGATAGTTATTATTATAGCGTAGAAATGTATGATAAAGAAAAAGCTTCAGTAAATATAAAAAAAGTTCTTAGAAAAGCTACTGAAAAAGAAATTGTACAATACTATGAAAATCAAGGTTGGATTAAAGGAGCTGAGTTTATTTGGAAAAATACATATCTAGAAAAAACCTATTATAATCATACTGTAGACCATTTAGAATTTATTAATAATGTTTTACACATTGTTTTTGACAAAAATTTTAAATATAAACTTGTTGAAGAGTGTGAATTATCTAAACCTATTATTAAGAATGTGAAATATGGTTCTAAAGTTTGTTATACATCAAATTTTGATTTAATTTTAAGTTATCCAATAAATATAGAAAAGGTTCAATTAAATACATTATCTAATTGTTATTCAGAAAATAATCGAGAAATGGTGACAGGAACACAATCACAATATAAAAATATAAAAGCTTTTATGAAATTAAGTATTCTTAACAAAGAAATAATTTCAATTTATAATAAATTAAATAATTATGATTGGAAACCTAATTGGAATAACCATTTTGGAAAAAATTATGTAATTAAAAGATTTCACAATAAATTAATTATTATAAAAGATAATGAAATGTATTTTTCTTTGAGTTTTCCTAGTAAAGAATTGGCAGAATTTTCTTTGTTACATCATAAAGAACTATGGGAACAATATTATGAATTAAAATAATTAAAATATTTCAATAGAGAGAACTCTAAAATAATCAACCCATCAAATTTTAGAGTTTTTTTAAGTAACTTCTATTAACTATTAAATATATGGTAACAAAAGAAATTGTAGATAATCAATTATTTGTTTATATGAATGGTGTATTAATATATAAAAGATGGTTGAAACAGAATTGTGGTATGATATTTTGTAAATTTGGTAATTTTAAACCTACTGATAGAGATGGAAAATAGAGATTTTGCTGATTTTGAATTAACTAAATTATTACCTGATAAAAACAATGTCTATAAAAGAGATAAACGATTTAAGTGTGTTCATATAAATTCTAATAATACATTGATTTATTGTGCTTATAATGAACTTATTGCTTGGTCTTGGGAAGATATTAGACTTTTTTTAAAAAATAAGAATATAGAATATTGTATCTCAGTTAATAACTTTAAACACGATGAATGTAAAGTAACTTATAAAGCTGTGATTGATTTATATGGAGATTTAGTAAAATCTAATAATTACACAGATGTTATTGTTTTAGATGAAAAAGAGTATGAATTTTATGAAGAAGCTCGTGTAGCTGCTATAAAATATTGTTTAGAATTAATTAAATCTAATAAATAAATTTTAATCAAAACTTTTAATCAAAATAATTATGTGGAATTACAAAATTGGTACTAGATTAAATAAAACATTATTAAAAGGTTGTAGTGAAGAATTATCAAGACAGTTCTTTATTTTTGAGTGTTATTACGATGAAAAAGGTATTCCTGATGGACATTTTGAAGAAGTAGAAACTGATATAATCCACCTAATCCTTTTGATGGTTGTGATAGCTTAAAAGACTTGAAAGATACTTATGAATTACTTGCTAAAGCTTTTAATAAACCAGTAATAGATATTGATAATTTTCCTAATGATTATTTAACTTAATTAAATAATATAAATATTGAAAACAGATAATTTACATAAAGCCAAAAAAGTAAAAAATGACGAATTTTATACTTTTTATGAAGACATTGAAAAAGAATTACAACATTATAAAGAAGAATTAAAGAATAAAATTATTTATTGTAATTGTGATGATTATAAAATATCTAATTTTTATAACTATTTTCTTAATAATTTCAAAGAATTAGAGATCGCTAAACTGATTACAACTCATTATAACAATAATAATTCAATTGCTTATAAAACAGAAACCACATTTGAAAATGATGAAGTCGTTATAACAATACAGGCATTAAAAGAAGACGGAGATTTTGCTAGTCAAGAATGTGTTGATATATTAATCAATTCAGATGTTATTGTTACTAATCCACCTTTTAGTTTATTTAATAAATACATTTCTTTATTAGAAGACCACAATAAAAAATATCTTGTAGTTGGTAATTTTGGAGCTGTTTCTTATAAAAAGATATTTAAGTTAATAAAGTCAAATAATCTTTATATAGGAGTAAATAAAATTAAAACTTTTCTTCAACCTGATAATACAATTAAAAAATTTGGAAATATTTGTTGGTTTACTAACATTAAAAATAAAACAAACGATTTTATTAAATTGACTAAACTTTATAGTCCAACAAATTATATAAAATATGAAAATTTTGATGCTATTGACGTTGATAAACTAAAAAATATTCCAAAAGATTTTACAGGTGTTCTTGGAGTCCCTATTACTATTTTAGAACAATTTAATTCTTTACAATTTACTATTATAGGTTTAGGTAGTGGAAAATCTTTACAAGAAATTGCTCCTAATTGTACCTACCCTAAACAATTTTTAATTGATTATTTTAATTCAGGTAAGAAAGGACATTTATCAGAAGGTATGTTTGGTTTAGCTTTATATAAGAATGGAATACCTATTGCACCTTATAGTAGAATATTAATCAAAATAAATTAATTTATTTAAAATTATGAAATTACCAACTAAAAAAGGGAAGTATTTAATTAAATATTATACTTCTATACCACCTAGTACAGGATTTAGATTTTCATATAAAATTTATCATACATTCTTTTCATATTTTGACGGAAAAAAGTTTGATAAAGAGAATGTAGTAGAATATCAAGAAGTAAATTGGGAAGTCTATACTTAAATAATTTAAATTATGTTAAAATGAACATTTTAATAAAAAATGATTTAATATTCTCTGATGGAGAACAAGTAGTTTGTGAACAATGTAGTGTTATATTAAAATGTGGATTGTATAAATACTCTGATAAAAGAATTGGAGTAGTATATGTAGAAGATAAACCAGAATATGTAATACACAATGATTTTCCTGTATGGCTACACGGTTGGTATTTAGAATGGAATAATGGCGGTATAGAAACACTAGAACATCATTTATATTTAAGTTTAGAAAAATTATCTGAATATGATAACATTTAAAGAGTTACAAGAATATAAAGAAGACCACAAACATCTTTTGTATGATTATTTACAATGTAAAAAGAATCAAAAGAATTTTAATTACAAAGAAGAATTATGGAAAGGAAGATATGGAGAATCTGATACACGATATGACGGTTCTTGGAGTGATCCACAACTACAAGGTGTACTCACTAAATTTCAACAGTTGTGCGTATTAAAAGAGTTAGTCAAAATATCTCAAAAAAGATTAATTCAATTGAATAAAGAATATAAACAACAAAATATTTTAAAATCTAAAAATGTCAAGAACACTTAAAATAAATACAATAACTTTTACCAAAGAAGATGAAAAGTATAGACGTACAAGAGATTTTTTAGAAGGTAGAAGATTAAAAGCTTATACTGAAAATGGTAAAAGAGGTAAACGACTAACACCAAGTGGAGCTCGCAGTATATTGTTAAAGAATAATATCAATAGAGCTGCTAAAAAACAATTAAGAAGTCTTATTAAAAATGAATTAAGAAATTATGATAAAACAGATTAGTATTTCATTCACAATAGAAACTGAAGAAGAAGCCTTTAAAAATAATATTACTTATAAAAAGTTTGTAGCACAATTTGAAAGTTTTATTAATAATTTTGATTATTTTACTATTAATGATTTAAAAATAGAAATAAATGAAACATAATTTTGCTGATTGGGAAATTACTCAAAAACTAACTAAAAAAAATCCTTACATAAATAGAGAAAAATCTAATTTAACTTGGGCTTATTGGTTTGTAAAAGATAAACCAGAGATAATTACAGTTGATTATTTTATTGATGAATCTACATCAAGAGATGTTTGGACTTTTGAAGATATTAGATTGTATTTAGATAGTAATAGATGTTATATTAATGTTTGGTATCACTTGTATCCGCATAATAGATATTTTACTCAGTCTATACATAGAAACGATGTTCAAGTTGTTCAAAATATGGACATTCAAGAGAAGTTAAGTTTAAAAAAAGGTAACTTATATTTTACTTACGAAGAAGCTCGAAAAGAAGCAATTATTTATTGTTTAAATTTAATCAACAATGATACACTGGAAACAAATAAAATTACAGAATAATGAATCAATTATAGAAACTTCTGAAAAAGGAAATTATATGATTCCTTTGATTAAATCAGGTCAGAGACACAATTTAGAACCTATTAAATTAGAAGATATTAAAGTTGGTGATATACTCTTTTGTAAGTGTAAAGGAAGTTATTATACTTACTTAGTGTTAACTTTACACGAAACAAAAGGTTGTCAAATTAGTAATAAAAGATAGAATTAATAGTTAGATTAAACAAGTATTTGGTAAAGTAATTAAAATATATTAAAAAATATTTATCCGTTATACAATAAAAAGTAATTTAAATTTAATTTTAAATGTTACTCACAATGGTTCGTAAAGCAAATTTAGTAAATTCAGAAATAAAATCAGCTTCAGTAGCACAAGAGTCAGTAGTTTGTACATTAGCAAAAATAGTAGATATTTTTAAAAAATTATATAGTTAAGATTGTGATTAAGCAAAAAATTATATAAAAAGTATATTATTAGAATCAAATTCACCAACAACTTTTTTAAGCTACTCAAATAACAAAAGAGTTTTTATTAGAATATAATGATGATGAAGAACTTATTAAACGTATAAACAAAGTAAATTAACTATGAAAGATTTTAATGAAAATGTGCTCAATATTTAGGTTGGATTAGAACAAAACAAACAAAAAATGGCGTACAATTAATTTGGTGGACTGATAATACTAATAATAATTACTTTGATTTAAAATTTGATTCTGATTGGAACTGGACCATTATTTTATTAGAAGCTATTTTACAACAGTGTGTAAATAATGATGACTTAGAATCTTATTCTGTTATACTAGATTGTATTCCTTATTTAAATTCAGTTAAAAAAAATTTATAAATATATAACAAAAACCAATGAATAAATATAAAATAATACCTTCTAGTAATTATGCAGCTTTTACAAATTTTATTTACAATAAAATAAAAACAAGTGATTTATATGATTATACGATACAACATAAAAGTTGTAATATAGCTAATGAAATTTTAGAAGAATCAGAAGAAGTTTCTCAAGAGAATAATAATATTTCATTAATTGCTGTAGAACAAATTTCTAATGAATATTTAAAAGAATTTACAGAACTGTTGAATTTAAAAGAAAATTATTACATTATATTTACGGACTAACAATGAATAAACTATATAAATATTTACCATTTGATATTAAAGTCTGTATTAAGTCTATTTCAGATAGAACTTCTTATTTAGGTACACTAATTAGCTTAGATCAAGATTGTTGTTATATTATAGATGAAAACGGTATTAAAAGAGACAGTAAATTATCTCAAACTATTCCTTTATTAAAACCTTTTAAAAATGTTTTTAAACCCTTAATTATTAATAAATTCCAAGCTAGTTTAATTAAAAAGAAAAATAAAAGTACAATAAATGTATTAGTAGAGTTTTTTACTATTCTTCTTAATATACCTAAACACTGTTCTACTATTAATGAAGAATATATTTTCTATAATGAAAAACAGACTTATTTTAGTTATTGTACAAATAACATCTGTATTACTTTTTATAAAGATTGGAATTATATAATTGAAAATTGTGTAAATCATTCGTTTAATTTTGAAAAAGCATTTGATTTTTTAAGAGCTATGAAATTTGCAGTAGATTTTAAAGAAGATAGATATATTAAATTTGAAGATTAATGAAAACTAAATTAAGAATAGCTTTTGAGATATCTTATAATATAGAAGGCAATTATGAGTATATTTTAAATTATATTTATGAAAACAAATATAGATTAATTGATAAAGTTCCTACTAAAATATTTTTTCTAGGTCTTTTAAATAGATTTAATTACAAAACACTAGAAGAAGCTAATAGATTATTAAAGTTAATAAAAGAAGTTGTTGTTGAATGTTTAGAAATCTCAGGAATAGAATTATCTTTTGTAGATATTGAATGGAGTAATTTACAAATAGTTTATAATCGATATAATCGTATTGATATATCTGACATTGAAAATAAACCTTACTTAATGAATTTTTACGAATTTTAATTTACACTTTAAACCAAAACTACTAGAAGAAGACTATTTAACAGTAAAACAATTAAGAAATTTTCTTAATACTTGTAATTTACCAGATAATACAAAGGTATTTACTCAAAGATTAAAAGATATATATGTTGAAAGAGATGATTCTTGAGTAATTAAAAAAAAGTGAACAATATCATAATGCTAAAAACTAGAATGAGTATATTGATAATTATAACAATTTTCTAGAAGATGAAAAATTAGATAATAAACTCAACGAAAAATATACAGAACAACAGCTTGATAAGCTTAAGACTGAGTATGTTCTGGTATGGAGAATGATTCAATATCTAGAAAAAAATCGATTATTTTTAAATATACACTATTAAACTTTAAAAGTAATGAAAATAAAAAATAAACTAATTAAAAATCCAGATACTTGAATTGTAAATGAGTTTGATGATTGGGGAAGAGGTATTGGTATAGAAATTGTTGTAGTGCCGCCTTTTGATTTAGATATTGATACAGTTGATGTAAGATGGGAAGATGGTAAATATTTTGAATTTATTAAACAATTAACTAAACTTGAGAAACAATGAAAAAGAAAATTGGTTTTATTTTATTATTAATTACTATGTTCTTATATCTCTTGATGATTTAAGAATAGAATTTACAGGAAATATTAATAATAAAACCAAAGATAAAAAGATTTATCAAGAAGCTATTTTAAGAACAATAGTAGCTTTAAAACAAAATAAAAATGTGATATTTGATTCTACAAATTTAACAAAAGAGAGAAGATTGCCTTTTATAGAATCTGTTAAAAAAAGTTGCCAAATAGTATAATTAAGTATAAATTATTTGATATAGGTTCTTCAACAGCTAAACAAAGAATACAAAATGATATTCAAAGTGGAATTAGTAGAGCTTCTGTACCAGATTCTTCAATAGATAGACATTTTGAATCTTATAAACAAATGCTTGAAGACATTAAAAATGAAAATATAATTATTATGAATTAATAACTTGAACTAGAATTTTTTTATTTTATATTTGTGTAACAATTTAATTTAAACTTAAATTAAAATGGAAAAACGTAATGAAGTAGTAAATGATGTTATTTTCAATTTTTTAGGTAAAGTGGCAGAAGATTTTCAAAAGAAATATCGTTCAAAAGGCTATTTAACAGTTATTGGTACATTTGAGAGAGATGTTAATAACAATAGACTTTCAAGTAGTATTATTGGACACAAAACACCTAATTTAAATGAAAACAAGCCAAGCGATTATACTAGACTTATTGAATTTAAAACAACGTAAGAAGATTATTAAATCAATTAATCCTTTTAGAGAAATCTAAAAGGATTTTTTTATGTAAAATTTTAATCATTATTTACTATGAACATTGATATAAAACAAACTCTTATTCAAAAGAATGAAAAAATAATTACTAAAATAGAATTATTAAAAGAAGAAATATATAATCTTAAACAACAATCACATTATTTATGGAAACACCTATTAAAAAAAAGTAGTTGATTTTACTAAAACATATCAAAATTATATTGGTAAATATTATGAATATGATGAAAGTAGAATTAAAATTATTAGAGTGTGTACTGAATTTGAATGTACTAGGATTCGTTGTATTAATGGAGTGTATTGTGTTCAATACAATATTGAAGGAATTGATCGGTATAAATATTTTAAAATCTACTATGAAAGTAACTTTTTAAATTTGATAAAAAATGGAGTAGAGTTAAGTGAAGAAGAGTTTTATAAATTTAACGAAAAATATGAAAAACATTAAAGAATTATACAAACAACATTGTCTTGAATATAACATTGAATTTCAAGACCAAGAATTAACGGTAAAACCATATAATGATTCTACATTATTTTGTCCAGCAGGTATTCAGCAATTTAATCATTTAATTAATACTGGTTTTAAAGGTACATTTGCTAATATACAACCTTGTATTAGATTAAATGATTTAGAAGAGATTGGAGATGGTTCTCATTTATTATATTTTAATATGATTGGTCTATTTTCTTTTAGAGAATTGACATTACAACAAGCTATTGATTTTTGGATGAGTTTTATATCAAATAAATTAGAATTGAAGTTAAGTAAAATTACTATTCATCCTGATAAACCTGAATAGAGAGAATTATATAATGACTATAAAGAAAAAGAGTTAATTCAATTTGATGAAGGTTGTATTTGGAAAGATGGGGTTAGTGAAGGATATTGTACTGAATTTTATGTTGAATATTTAAGTGAAGATTTAGAAATTGAAAATATTGTAAATCCTAATGGAAATTCGATAGATGTGGGATTTAGTTGAGAAAAGAGTGATATAGCTGTCAAATACCAAGAATTAGAAAAAGAAACAGTAAAATTTTTGATTGAAAAAAGAGAATAGAAAAAGTTATTACAATACAAACTTAAGGATCAAAAAAATAACTTAATCAACTACAATAGTATTATAAAACAAATTAACCCTGCAGTAAGTCCAAATACTATTTATTATTGGTATTCTACAACTGATAAACAACGTCAAATAGACCGCCAAAATAAACTACAAAAATGGTTAGAAGTTAATCAACGTGAAGGAGTTGAATATGATCTTCCAGGTTTATCACATACATTTGAAAAATATTTATTAAATAGTGTTCTAAGTAAATATTTAGTAATAACAAAAAATAATGTGAGCTTATTTATTCAATATTTTGATAATTTATATAAAAAATTACAATAAATAAACGTCAGTAAAAAACAAACTCTTATTAATATTATTAATGAATTATTAGATTCTGAATATTTACCTTCTAATAAACTACAAGGTTATGTTACAAGAAAATTAATTAGATTGTAGTATAAAGAATATAGTAAAAATGATAAAAAATATATTGAATCTAAATTTTTATCAATTTCTTTATATAATAGTATTAAATTAGAACAATTAGCAATGTTTAAATCTTCAATATATAATGTGTTACCTGTACAAAAAGAAGTTGAAATCTATGAAAAAGCAAAAGAAACTTATTTAAGAAATAAAGATAAAGCTAAATTTAAAGATAAATCAAGTGACTGGTGGCAAGATTCGTTTGGAGTACGTCCAGAAGATTTTGAATAATTAAAACTATGCTTATTAACTTATATAATTAACTATAAATAACATACAACAAGAAATACTCGATAAAAATTCTCGCAGAAAAGAACAAGTAAAATTATTAATTCAAACTTATAATTAATACGAAACAAATACAAGAAAAAACATCAAAATATATTATATTTCTTGATACAGAAGAATTTAAATATTATAAACAATTAAAATCTAATCCAGAACAATTAATAGAAGTTAAACAATTTCCTAAGATATTTTATGTTTGGGAAGAAGTTAATACAAAAGAATATCTTGTTAATACTGAATATAGAGATATTTGTTATAACATAGCGGAAGAAGTGCACGAAAATATGGATTACGATGATATTGAAATTGGTAACATTAATAGTTTATATTTAGATTATTTTAACTATGAACCAGAAGAGTTAGTAGAAAATATTAAACATTGGAATTTACCAATAGAATTAATAGAAAGATTAGAAAAATTAACTTAATTCCTAACAAGATGGAGCTATATAAACATCAAATAACAGTAACAATATTAACTGATAAACCTATTGAGAATTTAGACGAGTTGCCTTTAACAGAAATAGAAGAGACTTATACAACAGGTCATTGGTTAGGTTTAAGTAAAATAAAATTTATTAATCAAGAAATAAAAGGAAAACAAAATCAATTAAAAGAATGTAAAAAATTAAATAATGGCGGTGAATTTTTTGATTTATAGATTGTAATTATAGAAAAACTAAATAGTTTTATTGATAAACTAATTTTAGAATATCAAAAACATTTATTAAAAAGTAATAAAACACTAAGAAGTTTACCTAATGACTGAAAAATAGAATTACAAGAAATAGTTGAAGAATTAATTGAAAATACTAAATAAATATGAATAATCCTTCACAAATATTAAAAGAATAGTTATTTAAATTTTGTTTGATAGAACTTAAAAAATTTGAAGAATTTAAAGAAGAAGAGATTAAACCTAATAATTTTGATGAGTTTACTTCTTTTATTGATAAATCTTTTAAAGAAGAAAAATGTAGATTATTTATAGACATTTTACACGAAGTAATTGAAAATAAAATAATTTCTCACTTATTTATAGGAGAATATAGTATTAAATATACTTTTAAAATAAAAAAAGATTGTATACAAATCTATAACTCAATAAATGACGAAACTATTATAAATAGTATTGAAAAAACATATTTTGTGAAACCTATTAAAATTACTACTTATGTAAGAATATACTAATTTATTTGTACTATAAAGTAATAATTAAAACTACTAAAAATTAAAAATAACTAGTAATTTGACTGGTATTAAACAATTAATAATTTAAATTTATGATAAACAAAATAAACGATTTAGAATTTAAGTATATTACAATAGAAGAATTAGAAACATTTAAACAATTTATTGAAAATAAAATTGAATCTGTAAAAATGATAAAGAAGTTATAAAAAAAGTATTAATATATTTTGCTAATGTAGGCATAATGTATGGTGATACAGATGGGTATTCAATATTTACGGAGGAAATTAATAGAGACGATTATATTAAACTACAACTGTTTAATTTTTTAGATATTACATTTAGTCACGAACAAATGGGCGATACAGAAGGGCAAATAAGTGACTTCATTGATGTTGAAAAATTTTATTTTGATTTAAAAACAAGGTCTAGTATAAAACCTCGTTATTTGGAAGTTGAAAAAGCTTTAGATAGTATTTCTGACTATATTGAAGAACATTATTCTGATGATTTAAATTATGAAAATTTGTATAAATTATATTTAAATAACGATAATTTTGATATAGAAAACTACAAATTAAATTCGGAAGAATCTTAAAGATAAAAATCAAATTAAATGATTCACATAGTTAATAAATACAAACACACACCTAGCTCTACTGACTATTATTGCGGTAGAGGTTCTTTATTTGGTAATCCTTACACTCATATTAGAGATAAGCAAACATTAGCTCAATTTATTGTTGATACAAGAGAAGAAGCAATAAATAAATATGCAGAATATTTTAATAGTGTTATATTAAATAATGAATCAGCAAGAATTAAATTAAATAGTATGAAAGAAGTAGCTAAACATAATGATATTTATTTGTTATGTTTTTGCGTTCCAAAGAAGTGTCATTGTGAGGTAATTAAACAATATTTAGAACAATGAAACCAATAAAAATATTTGAAATTTATTAAAACAAAATAATTTAAGTTTTGATTCTGATATATCAGAATTGCTTGAATTCATAGAATTGAAATCGGTATCTGTAAAAATTATTGATATTAATTTAATTAAATCTTATTATATAAAAGAGTATTTATTTTATATTGGTGGAAATGAACCAAATATAAAATTAAATTTGCTATTTAATGCTGATAATATTATTAAAGAACAGTTAAATAATTCTGATAACTGTGAGAAAATTAAATTAAAAGAAGAGTTAGTAACAACATTTACTTATGAAAGATTATGATAACAAAAGAATTTTATGATAAGTTATTTAATAAAATAAATATAGAAATTAAAAAAGAGTTAAAAGATATAGAGGAAAAAGATCAATTTAGAAATGATTTACTAGTTGATTCTACTTTATGTTATATAGAGAATAATTGTATATAAGAAGGAACAGAAAATATTGATTTGCAGCATTCTGCTGAAGATAGGTATTATATATTTAAATGTGAAGATGAATATTTTAAATTGATTTTACCTTATTGTGAATATAAAAGTTTATTGGAAGAAATTGAAAGATTAAATGTACATTCTATAAAAAAAGTAACACCTAAACAAATAACTAAAATAATATGGGAATTGTTATAACAAAACTAGATGAAATAGTAAACAAATACAGAGAATATAAAAAAGTAGATAATTATTGTAAAGGTTCTAATACCTTCTTTAATTTCTCAGATAAAGGATTTTTACTTGATTCAATAATTATTGGTTCATTTGTACTTATTCAAATATACTTACATCACAGCAATTGGAGAGAATCTGCTTTATTAAGTAAACCTTTATTATGTATTTATTTAGGTAGAACTGTATGGCAACAAAGTATAGTTGCAAAATTATTTGAAATACCTAGAAGGTATCATTATGAAAATTGCGTAGATTTACAAGACGAAAGTTTAAATTCTCATTTATTTTACTCTAAAGAAAAAATTGCTTATATTCCTGAATGGTATGGAGACGATGTGGTATTATTAGAACAGTGGCAAAGTAAACCTAGTTTTAAAGAATTATTAAACGCTTGTAGAAAAAAGATATAACTATGATAAAAGAAATCAATAAATTAAGTTTTAAATACTTCGATAAAGAAGAGTTATTAACTTTTAAAGAAATTATTAATAATACTAAGCTTGAAAAAATTAAATCAGGATTAGAAATAAAGAAAAGACTTTTAAAATATTTTGCTGAAGTAGATATATTGTATGAAGATGCTAGCCAACATTCTCTATACTATTAAAATAAGCAGAAGAAATTATATTTTACTTTAAGTATTTTCTAAAGAATACATTTCTTTTTCTAGTGTATATAAAGATAAAGATGAAATAGTTAGTGCTTTTATTGGTGTTATAATTTCTTATGTAGATATTAGTACAAGTGAACTTGAAAGTGAATTAGACAATTGTTTATACTCATTAATTGATATTATTGAAACACACTATTTAAAAAAAAATCAAATTATTTTAGATTTTGTTTATGAATATTACTATAAGTTACTTAAAAAAAATAAAAATTTTAATTTAGCTGAATATAGAATAAACTCTACTAAACCTGAAAACTATAGTATATTTTTTAAAAGTTTTATTATTCGTTCATATTATATTTATGATACTGATGAATATTTATTACTTAAATATAATTCTTTTATTGTAACTAATTTAAGTAAAATATTAAATTTTAGTATTACTAAAAAGCATCTTTTATTAGATTGTCGTAAATTAAATGATAATATATTAAGTATATACGAATCGGATAGCGATAATAATATAATGAAACCAGAACGTTATTATATTGTTCCTACACCTGATTTAATTAAAGAATATGATTTAAATGATTTAATTATTAAATTAAAATAATTATGGAAATACTAGCTAAATTTAGAATGGGAATAGATTCAAGACCTGATTAGTTTTGTGATAAAGCTAGTAGAAATGAAATAACACCTCATTATGTCAATGAAAAGGAACAACATCAAAAAAATACTAATCCTTTTGAATTTAAAGAAACTTATGTTAAAATTAGAGAAGTAATAATAAATTGTGGAGAATGGGTAGGTTTAACAGAAGCTAATAAAATTATTAAATTATGAAAATAAACTATAAATTTAATAAAAGTATTGAAAGTAGAGATTGTGTTGTAGAAAGTGTAGAGTTAGAAATTCTAGTGTATACACTATATAAAAAATTAACTTTACAAACATTTACAGAAGCATTAAACAATGCTAAGGAATCAAAAGATAATTTTTTAATTGGTGGTAATAAAGGAGAAGGAATTTGTAAACAGTTGGAATCTTTATATAAACAAGAAACTAAGCAATTTACATCTTAACAAGACCTAAAATACTACATCAACACAATACAAGAACCAATAGAGTTTATAGCTGAATCTGATATAGATCAAGTGTTAATGAAAGAATGGGTTGGTGAATGGGAATATAAAACTATACCCTTATCTACTAAACATTTGAGTATAGTTAAAACAGGTTCACCAAAACTTAATTCAAATTGGACACTTAAAATTAAATAATTATGGAAATTAAAGAATCGAGCAATAAAACTAAAATAGGTTTTAATAAATTAACTATTAAGTATTCAAAATATGTGATTATAGTAGCTATACTTTTATCTAGTATAGTCGCTATTTTTTACAATCAAGAAAATAATGAAATTACTTATATTAAAAGTTTAGAATTAAAATTAGATAGGAAAGAAGATTTAACTAATGAAGAACATCATTATTTATGTAGACATTACTTAAATTATAACTTAGATAAATATTATCTACACTGTCTAAATCAAACAGAACAAGAATCTAAGTTTGTTTCATTATTTGAAATGTTTCTAAATGATTCTAATAGTATTTCAGATGTAGAAAAGAAATTTTTAGATAGTTTAACTCAAGATTTTATTGTTAAGTGTACAAAAGAAACTTCTTATAATAAGAAAAATTTATATGTAGAAGCAACAAAAATATATAAAAGTTTTACATCTGTTGAACAAGATAAATTAAAGAAAAATGTAAATTATGTACCAAAAACCAAACTAAATATCTATAAAATACTTTATTATGTGTTCATTAAATTATCAAGAGAAAAAAGCTTATTGACATTAAATTATGTGTATAATATAAATGATATTGTAATTACAATAGACACAACAAGTTTATATCATATAATTTCTAGACATTATCAATATAAGTATTTAAATGATAACAAATCAAGTTTATATAAATATGAAAACTACGATGAATTGATTTTAGATTTAAATAGAATTTTGTTTGCTTTACAATTAAATAAAGAAATATTTAAAGATGTATTTTATCTTAATGGAAACAATGGAACAATATATTTGTTTACACAAGAGTATCAATTAGATATACATTTTAATAGAATTAATAATTTTCACTATAAAGTAATTACTTTTTATATCTATGATCCAAGTGAAGTAATAAGAAAAGATCATAGACCTAATAGAATTTTAAATAAAAAAGAAATAAAATTATTTAACGATTGTAAAATATATAAAGTAAATGAAAATTAATTATTGCGGTTCTTACTACTACAATTCTAAAATAGTAGAAGAAAATAAATTATTTGTTTGTTTTATTACAGAAGATGAAAAACCTTTTGAAGAATTTGAACATTTTGAAGAATATTGGTTTGATTTTAGTACAAACACAAAAATTAAAGAGCTTACTCAAATAGAGCTTAATCCTTTATATGTAGATTGTTCAATACCAATTGAAAAAGAGATATATACTACAATTAAGAAACACAATAAAAACATATCTGAAATAGATATTCAGCAGAATAAAGTTAAAATAACTTATAAGTATTAATTATAATGGAAAGTAATTATTCTGAATACAATGGAAAAAATCTAAATGTTTATTATGAAAAACATTGTAATACATTCTACAATGACAGCATTTTTGTACACTTTATTAATTGTTTAGATGATTCTATTAATAATAGATCTTTTTGGATAAATTTAAATACATTAGAAAGAGTAGAAGAACTTAAACAAGTAAATATTATTCCTTTTTATGTAGATTTTAATTCTGAATTAGTTAAAGATATTTATTATTTATTACTAAATTATTACAAATCAATAGAAAAAGTAAGTTTTAATGAATTTGAAATAGAAGTAACTTATAATTATTATAATGTACAAGATTTTTAAAATAAAAACTAAATTTTACATTAAATTACGTTAAATAGTTTATTACATTGTTATTAAATTTTAATTAATCATTTAACTCTTTTAACAATTATTATTATGAAAAAATATACAATTACTTATGAAATTTCAGCATTTCCAGTACCAGTAGTAAAAACAACAACAGTTAAAGCAAGTTCTGATAAAGAAGCAAAAAGTAAATATGAATCTGAAAACCCTTCTACAAAAGTTGTGGGTGTACATCAACAATAATTAATATAATTAAAAAGACTAGATTAATCATTTTAGTTTAGTCTTTTTATTAAAACTTTCAATTAACCTTAGACAAACTATGAAAATATTATTTATAACAATATTATTGAGTTTTTTATTAGGTTTAATTACTGAATTAACTGAACCTGTTAGTCAAATAATTATTGAATACAATAAAGAATCGTTGAAATTAAAAGTAGATAGTTTAATTGCTAGTAATGAAAACTTATTAGATAAATATCAAGAAATTAAACAACTAAATCAAAAATTAAATTTTGAAAAAGATTCTTTGATTCAAATTAATCTAGAACTAAAAGAAAAATTAAATGAACAATCTACCAATGTCTCTGTACTACAAACTATTATTTACACTGTTTTGGTGATTATAGTAGGTGTAATATTTTATAAAAACTTTAAACTAAATTAATTTAAAATAAACTATAAAAAATATGTCTGCATCAGAAAAAATCAACAATTTATCTAAAAACTTTTCAAGATTAGTAACTCTTATTGGAGGTATTCCTTTTATTATATTAGTATCAGTTCCTTCATTGGTATTTATTGGATTCAATTTATATTTTACTTCTGGTATTACTTCTCTTATTATTACTTCTCTTGGTATAGCTTCTTTATTTGGTAAAATGTTAAAAGGATTTCTTATTCTTTCTACTGCATTGTTAATTATGATGCCTTTATTAAGAATGATGTTTACTAAAACAGGAGGAGAATTGACTAAACAAGAGAGTTCTGATTTAAATATGTTTAATATTGTAGCAGGAAGTATTTTGTTATCAATGTTATTTCTTTTTATTATTTGTGCAATGGGTTATATAGGGAAAGGAATTACTGTTGATATTATGTCACCTAAAAAAACTTTAACAAACTTTGAGACTTTTATAAATATTTTTTCAACAGTAGAAGAAAAAGTGGGAGAGCGTCCAATATTTTTTGTAGAAGGGTTATTAGCAGCAGCTTGTTTTGCATTAATTTTCTTTACTGATAAAGCAGCAGGTATTTGTTTAATTACTATGAAAGATATTCTTTTTCCTGATTTATTGAATAATAGCAAAGAAGAGTCAGGAGAAGAAAATTTACAAGAGTTACGTAAAAAATTTGACGAAACTGAAAGTAATGCATTAAAAATAACTTCTTTATCTAAACCTAATCCTACTCAAATAGAAGAGTTAAAAGATTTATTAGTTAATTTAGATAAATATTCTGGAAAAATTGGACATTTTGGAAGTTCTAAAGAAGAAACTGAACTTAAAATAAGAATTAAACCAATAAAAAATAAATTGAAAGATTTTACTACAGCAAAGTAACAGAGGAGAAGAGTTCAGAAACTACTTCTTCTCCTTTTAATAATATTTCAACAGAAGAAAACAACCTTACAGGAGCTTTTAGTGAATTTACTACATTTAATTTTAAATCGATGGGAGTTGTATATAGAAAATTAAAGATGTGGTTTCCATTAAATTTTGATATACATCTGGCTCCTCAAAAAATAATAACTATTGCTGATAGAGAATATATTGCAACTCTATGTAATCAATTTTATGATACAACATATTGTAATTATAATTCAAATGCTTTTGAAGCTATAAGAGAACAAATAGCAGATTTTCTAACTCAAAAATCTTGTTGGAATGCTATAAAACACACAGAGTCTTGGGAACAATCTTGCTTTATGGAATTAAAATCTATTTATGCTAAAAAACTACCTTTTAGTAATACAGCTCAATTAAAAGATTCCATCAATTATAGTGAATTACAACATTTAATAGGGCTTATTCATAATATGAATATTACAAATGACAAAGAAACTTCAAGAAATACTATTAAGTTCTTTTGTAAAGCTGCAAAAATAGTTAGTGATTACGTTGATATGTATATCTAATTATGAATAAAACAATTATATTTCTTGATTTTGATGGAGCAATTAACTTTAATTCTGGTATACTATCATTCAATAAAGATTGTTTAAATAATATACTAGAATTATGTTATTATCTTAATGCTAAAATAGTAATTTCAAGTAATTAGAAACATTTTAAATCAATAAAAGAATGAAATAAAATATTTTTTAATTATGTAATTGATATTACTGAGTTTTTTAATGAATTACCTGCTACAGAAGCTCGATATGAAGAAATAAATAGTTATATAATAAAGTATTCAATTAAAGAATATCTTATAATAGACGATATGAAAGAATTGGAAAAATATTTTAAAAAGAATTTAGTTTTATGTAATTTAAATACAGGGTTTACCAAAGAATTATTAACACAAACTTTAAATGAGTATTTATGATAAGTAATTTAAATAAACCAACCAATGGAATATACTAACATATTTACACTTGAACAACAAAAAGCCTTAGATTTGCTTGATAAATATTTTTCTACTACACCAAAAAAAATAATTCAAGTTGAAATTAATGAAATATTTTCTCAATCTTTTGAAGGTGTTACAATAGACGAGTATTTTAAATTATTTGGAAATACTATTCAAACTAATTCAATAGAATAGATTTAAGAAATTATCTCAATAAAGTAATATCATTAATTAACTTATTACAAAACTCTCTTAAATCTAATAAAAATTGCAAATTAACAAATTAGTTATTTTATTAAAATTATGAACATTAAAATAGAATTTTTAGATAAATTATTTAATAGAGTAGAATTAGAAATTAATTTTGATAAATATTTTTCTATTTCAGGACAATATCAAAATTCTTGTGGTCAAGTATTAGATTCTATTACACCAGCAAATATATTTCAAGCACAATTAATTAGTTTACACAGTAAATATCATTTAAAATCAATAGAAGAAATAGAATTAGATTTCAATAGTTTTGAACAACAAGTAAAAGAATTGTTATTAAAAATTGAAGAGTACGAACAAATTTTACAAGACAAGTCTTTAACAGAAGAGGATTTAAATAATGAAAATATTCAATTTATTATAGAAGAAGAGTTTTCTTTTATAGATTATGATAGAATGTGTGCAATTTGTTTAATGTTTAATTTAAGTTTACAGACTTTATTAAGAGTTGAAATAGAAGGAAGAACAAATTATATTACAGTTGAAGGAGTAGAGTATATCTTTGGAACAGAATCAGAAGTAGACGAATTAGAAAGAGAATCAGTAAAAAATATAATAGAAGATTGTTATTTACCTAATATTGACAAAGATCACCCTATATTAAATTATATTGATATGGAAAAATGGTTAGATGATTGGTGTGGTAATCGTGGAGATAATCTTAATAGATATGATGGTACAGAAGATTACATTGAATATAAAGGAGTTTGGTATTTTGCTTATAAACAATAAATAAAAGTTATAAGACTAAATTTATGGAAAAAGATTTACACAAAACAAAAGTAATATTTAGAATTGATATTAAAGGCGATTTTACAAGACCTGTTGATGTATTTGCAATGTTTCCTGAACATAAAGAAAATAATGATTGTGTTTCAGGTTATACTCACATAGGACAACATAGTGCTTATCATTATGAAGGTTGTATTAAAGATTCTAGATTTGCAACAGAAGAAGAATATTTATCATTAAAACAAGAATTAGAATCATTAGGTTATAACTTACAAATTATTAAATCTCTTAAAAATTATTATAGTAATTATTCAAATCTCTCACTTTAAATATTATAAATATAACTATGTTCTCATTAAACACTTTAGATTGGCATTTAGAATTTAATGTTTACCCACCTTTAAATTCAGAGGCTATTAATTGGATTAAAACTTTAATTGAAAATTATAATAACAATAAATTAGATTACGATACTATTATTACAAATGAATCAGAAGAAAAAAATAATATAACTTTTGGAGAGTTAATTGAAGATTTAAAATTAGAAAGTTATTTATTTGATTTAGAAGACAATCTTGAAATTGAATTAGAGTAATTTCATTAAAAATTAAAATTGATTTTAAACTAAACTAAACTTAAAATAATGAAAATCTTAGCTGAAAAATATAGTATAGATAAAAACTATAATTCTAATTATATTTTAAAATTAATTAAACAAAATAAATTTCAACTATCTTTTATAATAGATAAAAATAGAGAATACTTAGAATTTACTTTATTATTGTTTTTTGGTATTCAGTTTATCTATTATATTAGAAATAAATACTTTTGGAAAATATTAAATTATTTCTCTATTACTAAATTATATAGACTTGTCACTGAAATTTCTATTGTTGATTTTAAATTATTTTGGTATTGGTTTATTAATGAATATAATATAAAAAAAGAGTATTCTAATAAAAGGTATTATTTTATTAATCTTTTATATAAATTTTGTACTAAAATAGTTGAAGATTCTTCTATTGTAAGAGAAAAACTGTTTGTATTTCATACTAATAAAGAATATTCAATATTTATTCAACAACAAAATATTTATATTGATTACTATTTTTATTGGTTTAAATTATCTAAACTAGAAAAAAGATTTAATTGTATTAGTGGCTATGTTTCTATAACAGAAAATTCTAATAGTTTTCGTAATTTGGGTGAATTGGAGTTTCATTCTATGGAAGAAAACTTAAAATTAAATACTGTTATAGAATATTTTATTGAAACAATTATTGAGCAATATGAAACAACAAAACCTTTTTATAAAGTGTATAAAAATTATGATTCTATTGAAACTGTATTAGAAGATTTAAAAAATATATTTTATATAGAAGAATCAAAAAAAGATTTGAACGAAGAATTTGTATACTTAGAAAATTTAAATGATTTACTTGATACAAACAATTCAAATCTGTCATTATTACCTAATATGTAATTTAATACAATTTGGCATATTATTTGTTTACTAATTTTTAATTAATTTTAAAAATCACTTTTAACTTTATTTTAATATTTATGAAAAATTTATGTTATTCAAGTTATCCAGAACACTACATTAATAATTCAAAAATAAATTATTTAGTAGAAGATTTATTTTACACAGAAAGGAAAAGAGTTTTTCCAAAAGTTCAATTAAAAACAGAAGACGGTTTTACTACAATTTCAATTGAATTAGTTAAGGCGGATAAAACTAAAATTAAAATTGCAATTGAAGATTCTTTATTAAGGATTATTTATGATAATTCAAAAGACAATAGAAATAAATATTTAGATTATTCATTAAAAATTTTAGCTAAATTTGATATTTCAAAAATTTCTTCTAAGTATGAAGACGGAGAATTATTGGTTACAATTCCTCACAAAGAAAAAGAAATTAAATATATTACGATAGAATAAAGTAACAATAAAACTCTAACGATTTAATTATTGTTAGAGTTTTTTATTTATTAAGAATACTAGTATTAATCAAATTAAAAATAATTTACTTATATTTATGGAAAATCAATTAGCTATTTGGAATGAAGAATCAAGAAAATCTTTTACTGATGTAGAAAAAAGTGAAGAATATTTTAATTTGAGTCCAAGAGAAGATGAAGGAAATATTGGAACAATGTATTGTATTAGTAATAAATACAATTTAGGAGACTCTCATACATTAAATCAAGAAGAGATTATCGAATTAACTAAATCTGTTCCTCATCTACCTTTATTTATTTATGCTCATAGTGGAATATCTATGAATACTTACAAACAATGTCAATGGGATAGTAGTATGGTAGGATTTATTATCTATGATCAAAAGAAAGCTACTGCTCTTGATTTACATTTATCAGAAGAACAGATTTATAAAAATTTACAGCAAGAAATTGATGAGTATTCTAATTATTTATCTTATTAGAATAAAAAAACCTGTTAGAATTATTTAACAGGTTCGTTTGGTTTATTTAAATCATCTTCTTTTTGTTTCTCTTTGCCTGAAAAATAAAAATTAACTAAATTGCTTTGTGTAGTAATTATAGCACCTATTAACATACCTATTGCAGCATTAGTTTCAGGTTTTAAAGAATTAGGATTAGTTACTAATGTAAGTAATATAATACCCATAAATAATGTATTTAATCCTAGAAGAAAAGCCCTACTATAAAAGTAATGATTGACTCTTAATTTATTGTAAGCGTTTTTTATTAGCTCTCCCATAATTGATATGTTTTAAATTGTAATAAGTAAAATAAAATACACTTATTGGTATAATAAATAATTCTATAACAAATAATCTGTTGTTTAACATAATAGAAGTATTTTAATTGTTTTTAAACATATCTATTTTTAATAATTTGTAATCAAAATTAATTTTAATTATTTTAAATTATTTTAAAAATGTTTTATACGTATAGAAATTCAATAACAAATGAAGTAGTAGAGATAAGTCATTCAATGAATTATTGTATTGATTTAAATAATGAAGAGTTGTTTAATAAATTGCCAGAAAATTTAAAAGAGAGATTGATTATTAACGGAGTAAAATTAAAAAGAATTATAGCTTACGCTCCAGCTGTTTTAAGTATGAATAGATTTGGTTCAAGTGAACTTAAAAAGTAATTTTATATTTTAAATTATATGACAATATTAGAAGAATTGAATAAGTATAAAAAAGAGAATTTATTTAGTCAAGAGATAATTGAACCAATTTTAAGTAGAACCAACAATGAAATATATCTTAATATCTGTTCTATATTTTCTGTTGTGTTTGGTTTATCTATTATCACAGTCATTACTGAAAATCAAGAAATAGGGTTTACTGTTGTAGGAATATTTATATTTTTATTATTTATTTTAATTATAAATGAAAAAGTAAAAGTAAATTATCTTAAAGAATATGGTAAAAATCAATTAACAAAAGATTTAATTGTATCTTTAATTTCTATTGGAATTTCTTTAATTAGTTTGTTTGGTATTTACGTTAATGTAAATAATTATAATAAGTCTTTAGGTTCTGTAAATCAATTAACACTCAAAGAAGATTCTATGCTAATAAATAAAGTTAATGAAGTAGAATTAAATAGAAAAACTGTTTTAGAGCGTGTTAATAAAAATAATGAAAGTTATCTAAAAATTAGAAAAGATTACGAAGATCGTAAAAAACAGAATAAATTTGAACTTACAGAAGATGATAAAAACATATATAATAAAGCAAATGAAAAATTGCAAGAAGCAATAGATAAAGAAATTAAAAAAATTGATGATAAAATTATTGAGTTAAAAAAATCAAATGAATTAAAAAAACAACAGTTAATTCAAAATATTTCAAATAGTTCTAGTAGAACTTTATATGTAGCATTAATCTTTATGGGTTTGAGTTTTATTATTGAATTAGCTATTATTCTGTTGTCTTATTTTGAAGGTAGAAATTTAAGAGAGTATGAAATAAAACTGAATAACTATAAAAAACTTAAAAAGCAACAAGAAGAGGAAAGAAAGGTTGCTATTGAAAATAGTGAAGAAGTTAAATTAATGAAAAAATGCTTAGAAATAATTAAACGTTTATTTTTATTATCAGAAACTAATGTTACAAAACAAACTCTTTTAGAAATGTCTATTGGTAATAAAAAAGATGTTGATATTATTTATACATTATTTAAAAAACTTGAAATTATATCTTTTGGAAATAGAAACATTACTTTAATTCCTAAAAAAGAAATTGAAGCAATAAAAATTATTGATAATTATTTTACTAATTTAATAAATGTTTAATTAATATGAAACCAGTATACGTAATTCCAAAATACGGAGTAAGACTAGTAAAAAGTGAAAAAACAAATAAATTCTATGATTTAATAGAATTAACTTCAGCAAATGAATTTAAAAGAGAAAAATTTACAGACTCTCAAATTCATTATAGTACAAGAACTCTTGCAGATAATAAAATAGAGCAAACTATTACATTTTTAGATTTAGAAGCAAATCAGGAAAGATTTTTAACTAAACACAGTGGTAAAAATCTTTTATTTATATTTGAAGAAAATACTACTTTGACTGATTTTGTTTATGTTATTATAGGTAATGAGGGACCAGACGGAGCTTTTATGCAACCTAGAAAAGGACCTTCTATTACTTTTAGACATATTTGTACAGAAATTCAATTGTTTGATACAAATAAATTAAATACAATTTTAAGTTAATTAAATTTTAAAATTATTTTATTTATTAAACTAAAACCAATTTAATTAAAATGGAAAACTTCAATTTAGATTTTATAACAGGACTAGGGGAATTATTTTCTTCTAGTTCTGTTATTTATTTAGTAGAAAAGAATCAAAATATTCCTGTATTAACTATTAATAATAATACTTTAAAAAAAGTATTTTATGATAAATTTTCTCAAGAATTAATTTTTAAAGAAAATTTTATTATTAATAATGTTTCTAAATTATCTAGTTTAAAGTTTTCATTGTTTAATGAAACAGAATTATTACTTTATTTAAAATTTGATAACAAATGAAAGAACAATATTTTATAGCCGTAGTTAGTTTATATCATCAATATTTTAGAAATAAATTAGAAAAGTACACTAAAATTGAAGCTCTTGAAGAATCTCTTACTAATAATTTTGAGTTATTTACAGAAGTATTTGTAAAAATATTGTTTAATTTAGGTCACGCACCTGAAATAGTTGGAGGAATTAGGTTTAAATCTCTTGATAAGGAAGATAAATATGTTACATTAGAATATTTACCTTGCAAAGCATTAACAGATTTATTTTTAAGTAGCACTATTTCAAAAGCATACTATATTTCAAATATTAAGAAACTAAATACTATTATAAATAATGAATAAATTGGAGTTATTTAACTTGTCTTTAGAGAATTCTTGGGAAAATATTTGTATTGCATTAAATCATTTATTTGATAATTATTACAATGAATTACCTATTTTAGAAGAAAATGAAAGAAAAAAGCTAATTAACCAAGTAGAATTTTATGGTAAATTTTTATTAGATAAAGAAAATTTACCTAACTATTATACAATAGATTTATTAAAACACACTTCATTAATTTCTCATTATATTTTAAAAGAATATTTTAAACCTGAAACAGAATTAAGTAGACAAAAGAGAGCAAATAAAAAAGCTAAGTTAATTTTTAACAGTTTAAAATTAGAAGGTATCTCAATTAAATCAAATAAGAAATTTTCTAAAAAAATTAATAAAGAATTTAAATATAAAACTTACGAAGACTAATGTTTCAAATAACTGTATTAAATTCTTGGGGTTCTCAAGATATCTTATGTAAAAATTTAAAGTTGTTAAAATTTAAAATAAATCAATCTCTTATACTAAACAATAAAATTTTACACACTAAATATATAAAAAAATGAAAATACAAGAACTAGAAAAATTGTTTTCTAACCTATACAATATTTTTGAAGGTAAATTAATCAGTTTACAAAAATTAAATGAATTAAAACTTGATATACAAAATATAGATGAAACATTAAAAAAATTTCCTGGAAATAAAATAAATTGTTCTTTACTTTCTTATAGAAAAACAGAAGAATTATATTTAGTTAAATATTCTTTATTATTAATAAACAAAGAATTAATTGAATTATCTATTTCAGATAACAAAGTAAACAAAAAATATTTTGATTCTACTTATAATTTTATTAATAGTAGAAAACAAGAATTAATTTTAAATGGTAAAATTAAAGAAGAGAGATTTCCTTTATTTACTTATGAGTATTTGAAATCAATTGATAAATTTATTAGAAAAGAAACAATTATTTATTTAGATAGAATAATTAATATTTTAAGTTTATCTTCTTCTCAAAATTGGATTAATTTTAGAAAAAAAAAATTATCTAAACAAGAGACTATTGAAAAAACTATTAAATTATTAGAAGATAAAAAACAAACTATAACAGAAAAACATATTAAATCTATTGCTTTATTAGACACACAAATAAGTTACTTTAAAAGTCTTACAAAAGAGGTTCAAACTAAGTCTAAGTAATAAGTAATAAGTAATAAGTAATAAGTACTAACTAAATTGATTTATTAGATTCATTATTATTAATTATTAATAAAAACTTTCACTTTTAAACTACTTTAAATTTATGGTAAACGTTGCAAATAAAATTGAAACTTCTATTGAACAAAAAAATACTTTTGCATATTCTTTAAAAGAACAAGATTTAGTAACATCATTAGAAAATAATTTACCAAATACACTATTAAATAATATTTCTAGTCCAATCAAAAACTCTTTTACAACTACATTTAATCCATTTAACAAGATGTCTTTCAGTTTAAAAGAAATTTATCATCAATTAAATGAAACTCAAAGTTCAACAGAGTTACTTGAAATTGTAAAAGAGTTTGTAACTGCTGCAACAAAAGAATATAAAATATTTAAAGATTCTGAAAATTATATCAAACAAGATAAACTAGAAGAATTTGAATATTCTTTGACTAATCAAAATTACTTTGATAATTTTATTCTTGAATTGAGTAATTATTACGAATTTTCAATAAAGGAATTGAATTTAGAAACTCGTTCAATTACTTACATTAAAACAATTATTTCAAAACACCATAAAAAACAAATTAGGCAAAAATTCAACGATTTAAATTTTTTAATTAATGAAATTTACAACCAATTTCAATTTATTTTAAGTGAAGTTGATTTTATATTAGTATTAAGTAGAATTCCTTTTTATATTTAATACAATACTCAATACTTAATATTCAATATTAATATTTATAATTTTAAAACAATATATGAGCAATATTACATACAGACCTAATATAACTACAATGATTCCTTCTTTTAATAAAAACAAAGAAGGGATTTTGTTATTAAATTTAAGTTGCATAAAAGAACAAAAAAATTCTATTGTTAAAGAAGTATTTTTACACTTTCCTAAAATAAAAGACTTGCACGAAGATTATTATAATAATGCAACTTTATTAGATAATACATTAGAACAACTACTTTTATTGTATCCTAAAATAAATAAAAATTATATAAAATTATTAGAAAGTTCTATTACAAATTATTCTTTGTTAGGTACTACAATTAAATTGCAGATATTTGATAATAAATGGATTATTTGTTGTTATACTACTCTTTCTGAGAATGTAGATTTTGAATATGAATTAAATTCTTTTGATTTTAAATATAAATTTTTATGTAATTGTTTTAATAGTTTACTTTCTAGCACAGATTCTGAATTTACATCACAATTAAAAAACGACAGTAAAATATTTACTTATCCTTTATTATTTGATAACGGAGAATTATTGTTTTATAATAAACAAAAAAACAAAAACTTGATTTTTTTATTAAATAATTTTAATAAACGTATATTTTATTTTTATACTTAAATTTTTAATTAGTGTTTATTTAATATTTAATTAATGTCTAAATCATTATATGAAACATATCAAATAACTGAACAAACTTTAAAGTATCTCAATAAAGATTTATTAGAATGTTCTATTATTATTGCTTTTGAAGGAATTACAGAAAATATTGTAAAATATGTAGATTTATTAGAAGTGTTTTTAGAAGATAATAAATTAGTTTATTGTTCATGTGTAGATTTTGAAGATAAATTTACTTTGAATACTTTGATGTATAATTTTAAAATACTAGATATTCAATTTTCATTAGATTATTTAATTGAGTTAGGGTTAATTAATTTATTAAGTTTATTTCCTTATGATTTTGTTGAATTTGCTTTAGCTTACAAGCTTGAAAAAATCAATTTATCTAAAAAAATGTTTCACCATATTAAATTTGTAATAAAATATGAGTAATAAAAAAGGATTTATTTATAATGGTAAAATATCAAAAATTTTACATTTTTTAAGACTAAATTATACAGAACAATTTATTTATGAGGCTTTAATTGGAACTAAGTACGCAACTACATTAAAATACATTAAACAAGTAAAAAACGAATACCATGAAAATTAATTTAAGCAAGTTTAAAAATTATGTGCTGCCTCCAACTGAAACAACAGATTGGACAGTAAATATTAAAGAAATAGAAGATTATGTAAATTCTTTTGATATTAATATTAATAACACAATTAATACAAAATTTAGCCAAAAGAATTTAGTTGATTTGCATCAAGTTAATAGTATACTAACTTCAAATAATTATAATTCTATTAAATATATTGAAACTTTTTCTAATCAAAATCTAGCTATGTTAGTAAATAAACTTAAAAATTATTTTATTATTACAACACAAAACAAAGGTCTTGTAAATATCTATTTCTGTGATTATGCAAGAAACATACAATACTTTCTTACTACTATTGATTTATTAAAGTCAATAGAAAATAAAGAAAAAGCTGTAGAAGTATATATAGAACAATTAAATATTTTAGACTTGATAGAAAAATATAAGATTGAATAAATTTATCAAAATAAAATAAAGTTTGAGTACAATTAACCATAATATTATTATGAATGACCACAATTAAAAATGTGTCTGGAGTTACTAAACCACAGCTTCAGGTACTAGGTTTATATATTACAAAACTTTTACATAGATATCTATATAAAGGTCACAGCAAAGAGTTTTTAGAAGAAATATTTTTAACAATGATGGAAAGTGATATTGAACCCAGTATATGTGCAAAGAATATGAAATATGTACATAATATCACAAATAAAGACAGATTTAATACCTTTGAAATTTTAGCAGGTTTAAAAAATGATGAAGAATTGCCTGCTATTTATTTTCAAATGTGGCATTATCTACAAGTTTTGCCTCAAGCTATAAGTGTTACAATAGAACAAATAAAACTCTTTATTTTATCTAAAGCAACAACAGAACCAAATGAAGATATTTCAGAATTAAAAAAGTATATTAACAATATCTTAACTTAATTGTATTTAAGTATTCTTAAATTAAATTATTTAGTTTCAATATTACATTTTATTACAGTTTTCTTATTTTCCACTTTTAATTTTTTATATTTATGATTAGTAATTATCATTTTACAGCAAATTATTTTAGAAATAAACACAGATTTAATTTTTCTTCTAATTACAATGGTCAAGGTAACGGATTACCAGAATTTAAAAATGAGTCAGAACAAAAACAAAATCTAATTGATTTAATCCTTGCATTAGAAAAAAATAACATTCAAAATAATTATTACTATAAAAAATTAGCTAGACATAGTGCTGTATCATTACAAAATAATATAGATTATAATTATCTTATTGCAAAAGGTTATGAAGTTTTAATGGAACATATTAAAGCCGAATATAAATATAAATCTTTAGCAGTAAAAGAAAAACGAGATTATCAACAAAAAATTTACGTTGGAGATATCCCTAATTGTAAATCAGATTACAATTATTTTATTATGAAATCCTTAGAATATAAAAATAAAGCAAAATCAATTATTCAAGAAGTAGAAAATACTATTCAAGATAAATCTATTTTTACAACTACTTGGAATAAAACTCAACACGATAAATATTTTAATTCTTATTTTAATTATAGTAAACATTATAGAAACTAGTTTTTTTTATAAAGACAATTAAACATTAAACAATTAAAACTTACAATTATATATTCATTTATTAATCAAGCTTGTTATTCATTAATTCAATTATTTAACAATTTTTAATTTAAAATATCTTATGACATATATCGTAAAATTAGCAACTATTACAAAAAAATATACAGTAAAAGCAAATACTACAGCAGATTCAACAGTTACACCATCTTCAGAAAACACAGAATCAAAAATTGTAAGTAAAGATTTTGATGGCGTTAATGGATATAAAAAAGTATACAATAAAAAATTAAATAAAACTAATTATATGCCAATAGAAGGAATTTTATCTTTTAATAATAAAAAATTTTCTTTAAATAAACCAGTAGAAGTAAAAATTAATGACAATTTATATAAAGGCTTTATCCCAAAAGATGCAAAAATAGATGACAATAATTATAAAGTAAGATATAAAACCAATGAAGGAAAAGAATTAGAACAAATTTTTAATATTTCTGATATTGTAGATAACACATTTGTTCCTAAATTAGATGTATATTATAATGCAGTTAAAGATGAAACTTTTATGTTTAGTCCTTATAGATTGACTACAAATAAAGGAGAAGATAAAGATTTAATTCCTGAAGAAATTTCTAGTTTATATAATAGATTTTTTAAAGAAGATAGAAATTATTATTTAAGTTCTGTTCCAGCAGAAGTAAGAGAATTATTTGAAAAATATTACAAACCAACTGGTTCTTATTACAGAGATAGGTCTATGAGTAAATATCCAAATGAATTTGTATTAAAAACAAAAGAATATGGTAAAAAAGTATTCTTTACTGTTCCAAAAGAGTATCTAGAACGTATTAGTGTGTTTTATAGAATTATGTCTGAAACAGACGAAAGAGAAGTTAATTTTCTAAAAAAATTTCTTTATAAATAAACCGCTTTATTAAATTATACTATTATACTATTAAATTATTAAACTATCAATTTCAAGAACCTTTAAATTTTGATTAATTCATTATTTAAAGGTTTTTTATTGTTTTAAACTTAAAATTTAAACTTTTTAAATCACTATTAAATTACTGTAAATAAAAAAATTAATGAATATACTAGATAATATTAAACCAATTTCAATTAAAGAATTAGTAAATTTTTATATTACATTTCCAGAACTAGCTTGTCAAATAGGTTATATTGTCAATGATTGTAAGTTATCAACTAGAGATGAATTATTATTTTCAAATAAAACACTTGTAAGTACAGTTATAGGACAATTAGAAGAAATTATTAAAGGTTCAAGCGAAATTAGAATACAAAAAAGCAAAACTGATTTAATTTCAGAGATCAAAAATTCTTATGAAGAAACTAAATTAAATAAAACAAGTTTAAATAATATTCTATTAGGTAAATATATTGAAAAAGATTTTAATACAAAGCAACTATTCTCTATTGTTTGTTTAGAAGATGCTTTTAATACTTCTATTATAAAAGAAATTACAGAAGAATATAAAACAGCTGTTGGTATTTATTATTGTTTAATAAAGGATATTTATAATGATGAATTAGATCCTACAATTAGTAACTTTGAATTTAAACATTTAAATAGAAATTTTACTTTTAAGGTGGAAGATTGTAAAGATTGTATAAATTATTTAGAAGAAAATATTATAAAATAAAATAATCAACATAACTTAAAAATGATTGAAACAGCTATTATTGATTCATACTCTTCTAGTAAAGGGTATGAATTATTATTACAAAGTGAAAAAGGGTTTAAGTATGTTTTATTTTCATTTCCAACTATTACAGATAAAACTACAATAGATTATGAAAATTTAATGGTACATTTAGAACAAATACAAACTACTGTATATTTTAAATGTAAATCTATATTTGAAGTTCAAGATAAAATTATTAATAATAAATTTGATTTAGTTTATAATACAAAAAGAACTGCAAATTTAAAAGCACCTAATAATGAAGAAGTAGAATATGAATATCCAATAAATAAATCAATGGAATTTTATCATATTCAAAGAAATATTAGTTTTAGTCCTTTTGTACTTGATCAAGAAGGTCTATTTCATAAAGGATACAATAAAAATGTTTATTACAGTAATAGATTGATAGTCGATTATCATCCAGATATTGAACCAAATCCTTGGAAGAAATATAATATAGGTGTAAATTTTTTACAAAAACAATATACAAAGATTTATCAAGATAACATAAAACAATTTACATTTGAAGAAAATGAAATATATATCTAAAAAGATCACAGGATTTGAAAATATTCTAGGTACAATAAAAGAATTAAAGTTAGACTTAGATAGTTGTGAATATGGTGAACTAGTAGCTTTAGATACTGAAACTAATGGTTTAGATGCATACAAAAATAAAGTTTTATTATTAATATTAACTTTTAAAGGTTCTACTTGGCTTATAGATACCACAACTATTGATGTTAGTTTCTTACAATATTATTTCGATAAATATTCTTTTATTTTTATTACTCACAATGGTAAATTTGATTCAAAAATGTTGAGAATCAATTGTGGTCTGGATTTAAAATATATCTATGATACAATGATTGTAGATCAAAGAATTTATCAAGGGTATTTTACTGATGTAAAGAATACTATAACTATAACAAATGAAGAAACTGGAAGAGAGACTAAGAAAAAAGTAAGTTATTTTAGTTTGAATGCAGTTAGAAAAAGATATTTAAAAAATTATGTTGAAATTAATAAAGAAATTAGAAATGCTTTTATTAATAGAGATTTTGATAGTTTTATACCTTCTTTAGACGAATTAGATTATGCTGCAGCTGATACTCTTGATTTAGAAACTATTTTAAAAGCACAAATAAATAAATTATTTGAAGTAGATGAAAGATTGTATAGATTTATTTTTGATATAGAATTTCCTTTAATTAATGTATTAGTTGATTGTGAACTAGAAGGCTATACCATTAATACTGAAACAGCTAAAATTAATTCCGACATTCTTGAACAATTATTAAAAGATTGTAAAATAGATTTAAATGATTATATTTCTAGTGAATATTCTCATATAGATTTTTCTAACGTAGAGAAAAAATCTGTTGTTAGAAGAGAAATGCTATCAAAACAACTACATAATTTCTTTGTTAGAATATCTACTCAATATCTTATAAAAGAAGAACTAGAACAAAAGAATAAGACTACTTTAAAAAAGTATCAAAATTGTTTAGATTCAATAACAAATTGTGAAAATAATATAATTAGAATAAAACAAGAACTAGAAAATCTTGATGTAACAAAAATTAATTGGAGTTCAAGTAAACAAGTATTAAAAGTATTTGATTTGGTTGGTATGAAAGATAAAGAGATGCCGATTTCAAAAGATGCAAAAACTAGACAATACAAGCCTGGAGTAGGAAAAGTAGCTTTAAGTAAATGGTTTGTAGATAATAAAACTAGTAGCTATCTACCTTTAATGAATAAGTTTCAAACTTTTACTGGAGTAGCTCATACATTTCGTTCTTTTTGTCAGCCTTGGTTAGATAAATATTTAAGAGAAAATAATAAAGTTTATACTATTTTTAGACAATGTAATACAGAAACAGGAAGGTTTCAATCAGGAGATAAAAAATCTGAAGCAAGTAATTTTCAACAAATACCTAATACTAAAAAATATGGTAAGAATAAAACACTTGTTTCTTTAAGAAAGATGTTTGTTGCTAAACAAAATCATAAAATACTTATTGCTGATTGGTCTTCTGCCGAATTAAGATATATTATTGATAAAGCTAGTGATAAAGAACTAAAACTTATATCTGAAACAGGTGATTTACATTCTTACTTTGCTCAAAGAGCTTGGAGAGCTATTTATAATTATAGATATCTTAAAACAGGAGATCCAAAAGATAAAGAATTAGCAGAAACTTTGATTGTAAGTCAAAATGAAAATACTCATCTTAGAGGAGGCTTTAAACCATTTACGTTTAAATTAGTTTAATTTTTTTAATAGAAAAAAAAGAAAAACTCAGACGCTATATACAGTAATGTATAATAGAAAATTCCGTGAATTGCTGGAAATCCTTCAAAATTACAGGACAATCAGCAGCGAAGTAATTTAGAAATAAATTAAACGTTCAGAGACTAGATTTTGATTCTTAACAAGTAAAGTTGCAGAAGATAACAAATCCAAGAGCGCGGGATAACCATTTTATCGTGTATTTAATGGTTAATGATATAGTCCGAGCTTATACAATGATAAAGTATAAGAATTATAGGATAAAGAGCCTATAAGATAACAAAATGTGGGTTAATTTACGGAATGCATAGCAAGAAAGCAGCTACTACTGCAAATATTAGCATAGAAGAAGCTGAAATTATGATTAAATCAATGAAAGAAGTTATTCCTGTAACTTTTGAAAAAATGTTGTTACACGAAGAAGAAGCTCTTGCTAATGGATATATTATAATAAATGAAGTAACTGGTACTAGAAGATGGTTTAAACCTGTAATTGATTTATTTGAAGAAAGACCAGAATTAAAAACTATTGTAAATAAAATAGATAGAGCTAAAGCTGTTTATGAAGCACTAAAAAAGAAAAGATTTATGTCTGCAATTAATGTTTCTAGTAAAGCAAGAAATACACCAATTCAAGGTTCTCAAGCAGATGGCTTACATTATACCTTATTAAAAAACTATGAATGGATTAAAAAACATGACTTAGATATTAAATTAATTAATACTGTTCACGATGAATTTCATTATGAATTTCCTGATTGGTATGAAAGTTTTATACCTGAATTATTAACTGAACAGATAGGTAAGAATGGTTCTGTATATCTTAATCCTGAATTAATTAAAATGGAATCAGATTATAAAGTAGCAGATTATTGGATTAAATAATTTTAATTTATTTAAAATGAAAAAGTTTAAAACAAAAGATGAAGTAGTAGATTTTTTAATTAAATTAGGTTATGTAACTATAAAAGACAATACTTTAATTATAACTGACAAATTAAAAGAAAATTATAACTATTTTGAATTAGAAAATAAATACAATCTATTAAAAGAAGAATATAAGACTTTAAGTTTATCTTCTAATTTAAAAATCAATGAATTATCTAAAACAAGAAGTTCTGTAACAGGAAAAGACTTGAAATTTGTATTTGAAAATATGGGATTTAAAGATTGGATTAAAACTTGGGTTAAGTTGTTTCCTACTTCTAAAAGAAATACAGTTACAGGTAAAACAGGACTAGAACAAAGAATGTTAAAATTTGTATTAGATAACCTAGAAACTTTGTTAGGATTATTAAAATATGATTATAAAGGAGTATTAACTAAAAATCAGCTATTGAATGATCCTTCTTTTAGAACTGATTTATATCTTACAATAGATAAAGCTACTAAGAAATATTTGAGTGAAGTATCTAATAAAAATTATATGTATTGTAAAGAAGCTCAATACTTTATATTAAAAGCAGGAGAATCAAGTAAACTTCTTTCTTATTGTGAACAAGTATTAGATAATTCACAAGTTAAAACTAATTCAGATTCTTGGATAACGTTTATTTAAGATTTATTTAAGACTTATTTAAAATTATTACATCAATTATGTTAAAAAGAAAACCACTAGATGTTACTAAATTAACAAATGAAGTTGAATCAGAAGATGAATATGAAACAGATTTTGAGAATGAAGAAAATCCTGAAGTAATTAATTCTACTAAACCTATTCAAGAAATTAATACACAAAGTGCCTCACAAATTAAATTAACTGATTTAGAATTAGAAAAACTAATTGTACAAATTCCTTTTGTTAATTCTTTGTCTGATAATGCTTTAAAAGAATCTGATTTAAAAGGAATTGATTTAAAAGGAACTGAAGGAGAATATTCTAAAAAATATAACAAATATGGATTACATTATCATTCTAAGAAAGCAAAACAAAGAACTATTGACGGTATTTTAGGTAAAAATAAAGGTTTGGCTACATTTCCTAAATTAGATAGGCTTATTTATGGATTAAATAAAGAACATCAATACGTTATTGTAGGAGAATCTAAATCAGGTAAGACTGCTTTATTGATGAATATTATATTCAATGCTTTGTTCGATAATTATAGTCTCAAAGAAAACAAATATAATATAGTTATTAATTGGTTTTCATTAGAGATTACAGGACCTTCTTTATTTCAGAGATTTGTTTCAATGTATCTTTATAGAAAGTATAAACTAGATTATTCTAAATCAGACTTAGAAGGTCGAACTAATAATAAATTAGGAGATAAGATTCAATTGGAAGGAGCTTCAAAAGAAGATTTATTGTCAAATCAATTGAATTTAGTTCACACTTATTATGATGAAGCAGAAAAAATTGTAAGAAATTTGGGTATTATTAATGTATTTGACTTTCCTAGTAATTCTGATAAGATTAAAAATGTTATAAGAGAATGTCATGAAGAATATGGAAACTATACAGCAGAAGGAGACTATATATTAAATAATGAAAGAACTTTTGTTATAAATATTGTAGACCACACTAGATTAATTGCTCAATTAGCAAAAGAAGATGAAATTCAAAGAGTTATTAATGTTTCATCTTCTTTATTCCAAGCTAGAAATAAGTATCGTTGTACTAATATATTGGTTTCACAGTGTAATAAAACAATGAATGATGAAGAAAATGAACGTTATCAGTATGTACCACAAGTAGATGATATGTTTGGTTCTAGTGCATTAGTAAATGATGCAGATGTTGTAATGTCTATTGCTACACCTATATTGCACAGATTATCTAATTTTAGAGGTTATGATATTGATAAAATGAAAAATTTTTTTAGAGGTTTAGTTATTATAGCAGCTAGAGATTATGAATTAGGTACAGGAGTTGCTTTTGAGTCTAATTTTAGAAATAATATTTTTACAGAATTACCTTTACCAGAAGAAATGAATTACAGTAAATATGAAAAGACAATAGAATCAATAATGTAGTTTTATTGATTGTTTTTAATTAATTAGCTTAGTTTTTATTTTTATTTTTATTATTTTTAATACTTTAATATTTACTATTATGGCAGAATACAAATTTTTACCATTAACAGCAGCAGGAGAAGTCATTGAGCAAGATACTTTATTTGATAGTCCTTCTTCATTAGTTATGATTGCATTACCAAAACAAGGTAAAAGTAATTTATTGGCAGGGAATAAAAAATGTTTAATTGTCGATTTAGAAGGTTCCACTAATTATATAAAAGGTGCAATCGTATCAAAAGTTGTTATAGATGTATTAGAAGATTTAGATAAATTAACTATTGAAATTCCAGACAAAAATAATGAAAATCCAAAGGATCCAGCTAAATCTAAATTTATGTTGCGACCTATTTTTAATGTAGTTGCTGAACTTATTCAAGCAAATAATATGATACAGTACAGAAAATTAGTTAAACAATGGAATCTTAAACAGTCTCCAGAATTAAAAAACCAGATTCATACTCTAGTAAAAAAAATGCCTTTTCCTGTTGTTGCTATTGATACTTTAACTTCTTTAAGCGAGGCAGCAAAATTATTAGCTTATAAATATTATATTATTAATAATCCTAAAACAACTAAATCTAATATTAAACTTGTAGATAATTATGGAGGACAACAATTTGTAAGAGAAGCTATGTTTGATATTAAAAATTTTATTGAAACTTTTGCAGCTCCTTTTATTATTTGGACAGGGCATACAAAAGATAAAGTAATTAAAAAAGACGCTACAGATATTACTATCGCTGATTTAGATTTAGATGGAAAACTCCCTAATATTTTTACAACAACTTGTGACGCTATTTGCACTGTTTCAAGAGATGATGAAGGTGTTTACATGGATTTTTCTAATATACAAGGAAGTAGTGCTAGTAGAAGTACTTACATACCAAATGAAAAATTGTTGATGAGTACACTATTTAAAACAGACGAAAAAGGAACGATTTCTACAAAACCAGAAACTTATTGGAACAAAATTTATCCAGAATTATTTAATTAAATCAATATTAAATTATCGATAATACATTATGACAAAAGAAAAATTATTAGAACAAGAGAAAATAAAAGCATTAATACCAAAAAATGATTTAATTATAAGAGTATATAAAGAAAGAAATCAATTTAAATTTTTTCCTTCAATTGAATTAAAGACTACTTACGATTTAAATTATGGAGGTATTATAACAGAGAATAAAAAAACTGATAAGAAAGAGATTAAACAAAAGACTTTAGAAGGAAATGGGATAGATTTTTATTTAGTAGAAAATATCTTAAATACTAATTTTAATTTATCTTATAAAGAATACAAAGAACGAACTATGTTAGAAAGTCTTTCTCAATTACCAGCTAAGACTTTGTTAGTGTCTATCACACCAAGAACAGAATCTAATATTGATTTATTTGGTTCTTATAAACAAGGAGAAGAATTAACTTTTACAAAATCTGATACATCTGATCCTTTGATAGAAACTTTAATGGACGATCAAAAATTAGTTGATTTGGGACTGGACTTCAGAAAATTAATTAGTTTTGATTTGTTTATTTCTATTGAAAGTAGTGTGTATGAATTTGAATTACAAGATTTAACTGTTCAAACAATTGTAAACACTAATAGAAAAAGAAAATCTTTAACATTGATTAAACCAGAGATTATTAATATTGTATTGAATACCACAGCAGAAAATTAGTCTCAAAAAAATCTAAGAAAACTTTTATTAAAATTTTATTAAAAACAACAATTAAACATATTTATTAGTAACTTTACATATTAAAATTTAAGTTTTTAATTATTCATCTTAATTTATTGTATTATGGCATTAAATAAAAAAGGTTTTTCAGCAATAGAAATAGCAAATAAAGTAGAAGAAAAATTCAATAATGTAGTTGGTTTTTTATTAGCAGAAATTGAAAAAATTAACCCTACTCAAGAATGGTTATTAGAAAATAAATATCAAGTTCCACAAAATTTTGATTCTAAATATTTTTATAAAGAAAGAGAAGACCGTAGTGATGCAAATTCACCTGAACATATTGTTGGAAAGAATATTACTTTTTGTTTAAAGAGAGATAGAGGTCAATTGCTACCAGATGAAGTATTGATTGAAAATGATTTATTAAAACGTAAACAAAAACAGGGTGGTGTACTGACTTCTGCAAATGATATTTATTTAGAGAATTATTTAAATTTAGTTAAAACAACAGGATTTAAAAAACTACTTTCATTTCCTATTAAACCTTCTTTTAGAACTACAACGGACAATCCAAATAAATCTCAAAAAATCGATGCTTTTGGAAATACAAAATGGATAGAAGACAGTAAAATGGAGGACCCTAATAATTATAATGAATATTTTTCATCTACAAAAGCAAGAAAAGCTCTTTTTGGTGAAGAAGATTTAGTTAATTTCTTAATGAAAGTACTGGAATCTAAAAAAACTGATGAATGTTATATTGATCCTATTGAAGAGATAGTTAAAAAAAGTGCAACTAAACAATTGGTAGTAAGTGATTTAGATATTATTGTAACTTGGTTATCAAAAAATCTTATTGAAGCTGATAAAACTAGAAAACCTTGTGTAGGTGTATTGACATATAGAAATAAAACTAATTCAGATTTCTTGGATGTATTTACAAAAGGATTTGTTGCTCCTTCTTGTATTTTTAATCCTTATTTGATGGATAGTAAATCTAACGGTAGATACGGTTTCAATGCTTTTATTAGAAAAGCTACATTAGGGTATAAAGAATATACAGCTATTCCTAATATGGCAGGATTTAAACAATCAGAGAAATTTGTTTATTATATTACAGCAAAAGAACAAAAGATTGAAGTAACTGCTAAAAAACCAGCACCAGCAGGAACTTATCCAATTAATGCAGAAAAACCTACTTTTGAAGAGTTGTTGTTGAACACTTTTAATCCTGCTGAAAAAGTGAATCAAATTATTGCTGATCCTAATAAAGTTGTCCAAGAAATGAAACCTAACAAATTTGAAGGCCTTGATGATAACGAAACATCTAATTGGGGAACTATGCTTGTAGCTGACTAGTTTGTAGTTTATTTAGTAATTGAAGAATCCTTATTGATAATTTTTCAGTAAGGATTTTTTATATTATTATACCTACTAATTCTTTAAATTTTAAATTAACTCACTTAAATTAAATGTTTAATTATTATGTTGGTAAAAAATAAAACTATTATTAATTCAATTTCTACACAAGAAAAAGTTTCTAAAATATTAGATATAGGACAATACAATATATTACAATATTACTTAAAACAAGATATAACTAATCCAAATAAATTATTTAATCCTTATAGAGATATTTTATGTTGTGGAATAGATAATAAACCTAGTTGTTATATATCATCTAAAAAGATAAATGATACAGATTGGTTAATATTTAACGATAGAGCTATCGGATATAGTGCAAATATTTTTGGTCTAGCAGCGACTAAATATGGTTTATCTTTAACCGGATTTGTAAATAAAGAACTTTTTAGTAAAACTGTTGATTTATTATACAATGAAATAACTAATTCAGAAGATCTTTTTGATATAGATGAAGATAAGATAATTGAAAAAAAACTTTTAAAGAAATCTACTTCTACAATAGAAGTATTTCCTAAAATATACTCTGAAAAAGAATTAAATTACTGGAAACAATACAACATAGAATTAAATGATTTAATTGATTTTAAAGTGTTTGCTTGTAGCAAAGTAGTAATCAATGGAAAAACATTTTTACGTTCTTCTACTGAAGATATATGTTTTGCATATAAATTTCAAGAAGGTAAATATAAAATCTATCGTCCTGAATCTTTAAAAGAGTATAAATGGAGAACTAATACATCAGAAATAGATAATATAAACTTTATTGAAAATGATTTAGTAATACTTACTAAAAGTAGAAAAGATCGTATTGTATTGAAGAAAATGGGGTTTGAATCTTATTCTTATTCAAGTGAAACTTTAATTCCTGATAAACTAGCTTATAAAACTAAATACATTTTATATGATAATGACAATAAAGATTTTAACACAGGACAAGAATTTGCTAAACAAATAGCACAAAAATTCAATTTACTTAATTTAGAAATTCCTTCTAAATATAAATGTAGCGATATATCAGATTTAGTAAAGAAAGTTGGATTTGAGAAAAGTAAAGAAATTTTACTCGGCTTAATTTAATAATTTAATAATTTAATAATTTAATGAAAAATACTATGTCAAATATTTCAATTTTAGATAATGAAGAAACAAAATCTATTCTATATGGAGTAGAATTAAACAACACTATTAACAATATAGTAAATGATGTACAAAATAATAAACTAGACTTAGAAGAAACTTTAGAACAACATTTAGTAAAATTTTTTAAAGTTTATACAGATAAAATAGATTTACTAGAAAGAAAAATAAAAGAAGTAGTTATTTTAGTAATTATTACTAAACAAAAATTAAATGAAACTAAGTCTATTTTTAATGAAAGCACAGACACATTTAAAATGTTGGACAGTTCTTATAAAAATGTAAGTAAATTATTTAATTTAACAACTAAAACTATTGACACTAACAAAATTCAAGATTGGATAGATGAAGTTGAAAATAAATCTAGTGTACTTAAAAGTATAGACGATATTTTATAACATAGATTTTACTAAACTATTAGAGAATATCTTTTAAATATTCTCTAATAATTATTTATTAGCTAATCCAAACAATTTATTGCCATTTTTAACCCTTTAATAATCAAATATATGCAATTTCAAATTGACCCAATGTTATTACATTTTTTACCAGAAGATCGTTCTTATATTATCAATAATTGGGAACAAGTAATTTACAATTACAATCAAATAGTTATTAAAATTAGAGCTTTTCAAGCATATTCAGAAATAAAAACAGAAGTAAGACCAGAAACAAATATTATAACTGAAAGTAACGATACAGAAAATGTAACTGAACAATCAGAAGTAATTAATACGGAAACCCCTGTTACAGAATCAACTTATAGAAAAAGAAAATAGTTTTTATTATAATTTATTAGAATTATTTACCATTAAACTCAATATTAAACTTAAAAATTAAATTATGAAATACCAAGAAGAAGAAATTAATAGCATTTTAATAAGTAATTCTCAACCAATTTCACTTTATTTTAGTGAAGACGATAAAAATAAACTAATTAAATCAAAAGTAGATTCTGTTTATAGTAATCCTTATAGATGGTTAATAGAACTTGTAACTAATGGAATTGATGCTTGTAAAGAAGCTAACAAACCCATTAAAGTTGATTTAATTTATGATAATACAGATATATTAACTTTAAACGGAAACGGAAAAATTATTATTAGAGATTATGGTACAGGTATGTCTTTAGACAGAATGTTAAATAATTATACTGCTATAGGAAACTCTACAAAAGAAGATAATGAAGGAGCTATTGGTTTCTTTGGTATTGGTAGACTATCTGTATTAAAATATACTAAACTGTATGAAATAAACTCTTATTATCAAGGAACAAAATATTCTTTTTTAATGGGTTTACAAGATGTAGAGAGAGAACGTAGAGGAGAAAAATATATCAATAAAGAATACACTCTTTGTAATATCTTTAACACAACTACAACAGAAGAAGATGGATTAGAAGTAATTGTAGAATTAAACAATTCAAAAGATATTAATAATATTACTTCATTTATTAATAAAGAATATCTTATTCTTCAAGAATTTGTAAATATCGTTAATATTAAAACTGATTTAAAATATAAAGAAGTATGGAAATCAGAAAATTGTAAAATACTAGAAAATCATACTCACGGAGGTTATATGTCTATCTCTTTAGGAGGAGTTTTATATGATTTAGATGACCATAAAGAAGAGTTGTTAACTTTATGCGAAAAAGACAAAGATTTAAGAGCTTTTTTAGAGATTTGTTTTTCTATTAGTTCAAATATAATATTTTTTGTTCCACTAAATAAAGTAAAACCAACAGAATCAAGAGAATCTATTGATATTGGTTATACTAAAACACTACCAAATATTTTAGAAGTTGTAAACAAAGTAAAAAATGAAATATGTGATTATTTACTTACTGAAATTGAAAAGATAACTAATTTCTTTGAAATATTGCACATAATCAATTCTGGTTCTTTTAAAAATTCTTATATTTTAGCTAAATCTTTACAATTTATTACAATCAATAAAAAGTTTGGAGACACTATTATAAAAGATTTAGAAGATTTGCTTAAAGTAAATTATAGATTATATAAAATATCAAATACATCTCAAATTCTTAGAAGAAATAGAAATCTATTTGAAAATTCTTGGAATAATACAGAACAAGGAAAACAATTAACTGGTATTGATGAAACTATTTATAAAGTTTCAGTTGAAAAATATAGTGATTGGGATATTCAAAAACCTTTAATTTATCAAGAGTTTTCTAAAAATGATTCTGGTAATATTTATAGTCAAATATTAACTAAATATAATGTAAATACAGCCTATATTTTAAAAGAATCTTCTCCTATTATAACAACAACAATAGCTGATTTTTTTATTCCTTATACAATAGATGATTGTAATAATTACAGTATTACTATTGACAATTCTAATAATATACCAAAACCTAAATCAGATAAAAATTATAATGTTGGTCATTATTGTTTCTATAATTCAGATGTAAATTATACTCTTGATGTAATAACAGAACAACAATTTATTGATAATTATATCAACTTCTATTATATTTCATATAAAGAAAAAGATTCTTTAAATAAATTCTATATTTCTACCGTTTTAAAATTAAATCCTTCTATTAAAATTTGTGTTATTTCAATGGATTTAATAGAGAAATTAAAAAGAAAAAATTTAATCAGTGATACAAATCATCTAAATACTGTCAGTATTTCAACACAACAAAATAAAGCTTATACAGCTTATATGGCTATTAAACCTATTATTGATAATATTTATATTTTATTACAAAGCAACAAAATAAATTTTGGTAAATATACTGTTCCAGAGATTAATGAAATTAAATTTAAAGTAAATCATATAACTGAAAAATTAAATATAAGTTCTTCTGAATTATCTTTAGTAGACGCTTTTATTAAAATGAAAATTGTTGAATTAGATACTTCTTTGGTATTTAAATATAAAAAAGAATTCAATTATTATTTACAACAATTAAGAACACTAAGCAAAAAAGATTTTAATTTCTTAGATTCTTTACATAATTCACTTATACTGATAGAAAGTAATAATCAAATTAATTTATTCTAGTAAATATTCTAGTAAATATTTTAGTATCTCAATTCTTATTAATTCATTCATTTTAAACAAAATAATTCTATGGTACAAATTTTTTCAGCAAATTTCAGCATTGGTTCAACAGTAAAAGTGATTACAGCAGCACAAAATTATAATCTTAATATTAGAACAGAAGAAGATTTAACAACTAGTATTGAAATTAAATTTAGAATAGAGAAAGCAAATAAACATTATAAAAATAATAAAGGAGAGAAATATAAAAAACAATTAAATAAAATTATTGCTCTTTGTGATAAATTTAATACATTTAAACAAATTCACTATTTAGATGAAAATTATTATATCAATAATAATTGTATCTATTATAAAGGGCTAGAAGAGTTCCCTATTACTGGTAAAGCATTAACTTATTTAAAAACTATTATTGATTCTAAAAATGTTGAACAAGTAAATAAATTTACAGCTTTTCATAAAAGATGCTCATTAAATAAAGGCGAAATTAAAAATGATGTGATTATTAAAACTGGTAAAGAAGTAGTTCAAGAACTGTATGAATTTATCTTGACTCACAATACACCAGTAACAAATGATGGATTTTTATTGTTTAAAAGAACTCTTAAATTTAAAGAAGGTTTTAAATATTTTATGCCAAATGAAGCAATTGATGTAATCGGAAATCATTTTGTATTTAATAGTGGTCAATTGGTAGATTGTAAAATTAATTGTCTAACGAATTTACCTTCTTCTTACAATGTACTTAAAGTATTCCAAGACTTAAACACTAATTTAGTTTCAGCTCATAAACATACAGACGGAACTGATTGTGAGTGGTCTTTTGGTCAATATACTTATCCAGATAAATTAGACTACAATTCTTCTAATACTTGTTCTTCTGGATTACATTTTGGTACAGAACAAACTTTTGTAGGAGGTGATGGATATTTTATTGGTTTAGTAGATCCTGCTGATGTAATTAGTGTTCCAAAAGAATCAGGCACAGCTAAAATTAGAGTTAAAAGAGCTATGTTAGTTGGAATTACTACAAAAGATTCATTTGAAACTATTACTTTTGATCAAAGCTTTTCTAATTAATCTTCTTTAAAGAATTAAAATTTACTCAATCATATTAATAACCTGTCAAGAGTTTCTTTTCAGGTTATTTTTTTTATTAATGTTTTATTATTATTATTTTGAATAAGATTTGTAAGAAATGTAAACAAGAACAACCTTTATGTGAGTATTCTTTTGATTTTGAAGCTGCTAAATTTAAAGAAACTTGTAATACTTGTACAGCAAATAAAATCAAAGAGAAGAAAAAAGAACTTACCAAAGAAGAGAATCAACGATTAGCAAATTATTGTTATAATTACAATATAACAACAGAAGAATATTATAAATTAGAAGAATCTCAACATTTTTTATGTTCTATATGCAAAAAACCTACACCAAATAAATTTTTTTGTGTAGATCACGACCATAAAACTTCTAATGTTAGAGGGCTTCTTTGTAAAAATTGTAATTTAGGTTTAGGTCATTTTAAAGATGATATTTCAGTAATGAGTAGTGCAATAGAGTATATAAGTAAAAGTAAAGAATATCAAGTAAACGGTATTAATTTAAAACGAAAATAATTTAAAATACTTCAATTATGTCAAATAATTCAATTAAAATATCTGATGAAGTGTATTATTTAGATCCTTATACAAAAGAAAATACATCAGAATATTTAGGCAGAGTAACTAAAATAGTAGGAGATTCAGTAACAACTAGAATAGGAGATGGTTATACAATAACAAACATTAATTATTTAACAACAAATAAACCAAGTATTTCTAATAATTCTACTAACAATAAACCTAATAAAAATGCTAAATAATTCAAGTAATTCCAATAATTCAAGTAAATTAAATAATTCTTTACAAAAAGCATACGAAACATTAATTAAAGAAGGAGATTCTAGTCTCCTCTCTTTTTATAAAGTATTTTATACAGGAAAATTAACAATAAATAAAGTAATTGAATACGAAACCTCAAACAATAAAAGTTTAGAAATAGAAGATTTATTTGAACAATATAATAATTCAATAAACAATTCTTTTAATTTATTTGAATATAAGCCTCATTATTTAATTTATGATGCAGATGAAATAGCCTATTTAATAAGTTATATTTGTAAAGACGAAACAAAAGAAAATGTTATAAAAGAATCTATAGATAAATATTTATATAAGATACTAAACGAAAAAAAATTTACTCATTATATTGCTTATCTAAAACCTAATATGGCAACTTTTAGAGATACTTTAGGGAAAGCTAAAAAATATAAAGGAAATCGTACTGGAACTGCACCACAATTTTATTTAAAATGGAAAACTGTAATAGAAAACTATTTAATTGCTAAGTACCATTTTGTTAAACTAGATGTTCCTATTGAAAGTGATGATGCAGTATCTATAACAGCAAAAATGTGTAAACAACAAGGTATTAATTATACAATAGTAAGTAAAGATAAAGATTTATTGCAATTAGAAGGAAATCATTTACATTATGATACAAAAAATAAAGTTTGGAAGGATTTATTTGTATCTGAAATAGGCGAAATTACACTTATAAGTAAAGATAAATATTTAGCTACTGGATATATTGCTTTAATGTATCAATGTCTAATAGGAGATTCTTCTGATAATATTCAAGGTTTAAAAAATTACGGACCAAAAAAATCTTACGAAATATTGAAAGATTGTAAAACAAAACATCAATTATTGGGGAAAGTTTTAGATACTTACTACAAATACATAGGAAAGTATTGGGGAAAACAAATATTTAAAGAAAATTACTCATTAGTTAAATTGCTGGATCGTTATAATGAATTTAGTTTTACTCCAATTAAAAACATCGCTATTTAATTATTAATTGCTAATTACTTACTTCTATTTAACATTATTATGATAAAAAAATTTTATTATTGGTTAAATAATTCTCCAATTTGGTATGAAGTTTATTGTTCTGTAACAATTAGTTATACTTTATCTACAGATGATGAAATACCTAGTCAAGCAGAAACAAAATTACCTGAAAATAAATCTATTCGATATCTGATAAATCTAAAAGATATACTATCTTTTCACGAAATACCTAACAGTAACTCAGTTAAAATATCTTTAACAGATGCAAGAGATATCATAGCAGAAATTTCTTATGAAGATTTAAAGTCTTTGTTAATAAAATCAGTTTAAAAAGTAATTTACTTAAAATGAAACAAAATAATAAAATAGATTCAAAAAACTTATCTTTATATTATATTGTTCCTAGTTTATCTTTCAAATATAAATCAATAGATAATAAAACTAAATTAGTTATATTTAATAAAAACAATTACGAATTAATTAATAGTTACATAGATAAAACTTCTAATACAATACATATTAGAATGAAAATCTTTAATATAGAACTAGCTTTATCTAAAAACTATTTGTATCAATCTCAAGAGAATACTAAATTATTTATGGTATTCTCTTTACCTAAAAAATATATTAAAGAATATTTTCATTTTTTTAATAGTGAGTACACTAAGTTCTCTTTTCAATATAAAAAACTATTAATTAATTATTCTGGATTGCCTTTTTATGAAAGAGGTAGTTCACATAAATTATTATTAGGATTATTTAATGAAAAGAAGATAAATGGTTATGTACCTAATAGACTATATAATTACTATTGCAATAATAATAAAGTAGATAAAGTACCAGAGGAGTATCAATTTATAAAACCTTTAACAGAAAAAGAATTTATTAATTAAATCACTATTTATGAAAATTACAAAATCAAGTGGAGTTTTAGAAGCATTAGATTTTAATAAAGTACCTAATAGAATTAGACAACAAACAGCAGGTTTATCAGAATTAATTGATGTAGATAACATTTCTAAACAAGTAATCAATGGTTTAGTTGACGGAATTTCAACAAATGATTTAGATGATTTAACTGCCAATATTTGTGCTAGTTATACTATTTCTCATCCAGATTATGGAGTATTAGGAGGAAGAATTTTAATGAGCAGATTACACAAATCTAATAAATCATTAGACACTTATTTAAATACATTTTCAAGTAAATTAAATTCTCAAACACTGAATACTATAATTAAATATAAATTACAATTAAGTGAATTGATTGATTATAACAAAGATTTTAATTTTGATTTCTTTGCTGTTAAGTCATTAAAAAAAATATATTTACTTAGAACTACTGTAAATGAGCAATTGATTTACGAGACACCTCAACAAATGTATATTAGAATAGCTTGTAATCAATCAGATGATTTAAATCAAATTAAAGAATGGTATGAAGCATTATCTAATCAATTGTGGAGTCCAGCTTCTCCTATTTTAATTAATGCAGGAACAATTAATGATAGTAATATCAGTTGTAATCTTACTTGGTTAAAAGACGATAGTTTAGAAGGTACAATGGATACACTAAAAAACATTGCAAAAGCTAGTGCAGGTGCAGCAGGTATTGGATTTGGTATCTCTAATTTAAGAAGTCAAGAAACTACTTTTGGTATTCACGAAGGAACTTCTCACGGAGTTGTTAAGTTAGCTAAAATTGTGAATGAATTGATGAGGACTTACAATCAAAGTGGAAAAAGAACGGGAAGTTGTGCATTATATCTTGATATATGGCATTTAGATATACTATCTTTCTTAAAATTGAAACTTCCAATTGGTTCAGAAGAATTAAGAACAAGGGATTTATTTTTAGCTGTAAATACTTATGATAACTTTTGGAGAGCAATTAAAAACAATACAGACTACTATTTATTTTGTCCTGATATTTTATCTAAAAATGGTGTGAAGCCTTTATATGAATTATATGGAGAAGAATTTGAAAATGAGTATAACAGAGCTGTTGATTTAGGTTTAGGAAAAAGAATACCGGCAAGTGAACTATTTTTAGCTATACAAACAAGTCTAATTGAATCTGGTGTTCCTTATCTTACTAATCTTGACGCTGCTAATAGAACAAGTAATCATAATGTATATGGAAAGGTCAAGATGAGTAATCTTTGTGTAGCACCTGAAACATTGTTATTAACTGATAAAGGTTATACACCTATTGGAGAAAATGAAGGAAAGACTGTAAATATCTGGAATAGTAAAGAATGGAGTGAAGTTAAAATAGTTAAAACAAGTGATAGAGAGAAATTAATAAAAATTACTTTTAGTAATGATGCTGTTTTATATTGTACAGAATATCATAAATTCAATGTAGAAACTAATACAACAAATGCAATTTTTAGAGAAAATTCTTTAGATTCTTGGGAAGATATTAATGTAACGGAAAAAAGAGCTGCGGAATTAAATATTGGAGATATTATAGAAGGCTATAAATTTGAGAATGTAATTTATCATAAAAAAAGAGTAGTAAAAATAGAAGACGAAAATAGATATGATGCTACTTATTGTGTAAATGAACCTAAATTAAATAAAGCTGTATTTAATGGAATTCTAACAAAAAATTGCAATGAAATTTTACAATTTCAAGATGCTTATACAACTGCACAATGTGTTTTAAGTTCTATTCCTGTAAAGAACTTCATTAAAACTACAAATGGTAAAAAAGAATTTGATTACATTGCATTAGAAAAAGCTATTAAACCTATTGTATATTATCTTAATAAAGTTATTGATAATAATAACTATCCTTATCCAGAAGCTATTAAAGGAGCAAGTGAACAACGAGCTATTGCTATTGGTACACAAGGAGAAGCTGATTTATTTGCAGAACTAGATTTACCTTTTGTATGTGAAGAATCAAAAGCACTGACTAGAAATATTGCAGAAGTTATTTATTTTGCTGCATTAAAAGCTAGTTTAGATTATGCAAGAGAATTTAATGTTTGTTATAAAGATTTTGATAAAAGTAATTATTCAAAAGGTTTATTTCATTGGAAACATTATATTACAGAAGAACAAACATTCCTAAAAACTAGGTGGACAGAGCTTGAAAAAGAGATACTAGAAGTAAAAATGCTTGCTAACAGCCTTACAACGGCAAAAATGCCAACTGCAAGCTCAAGTGCGTTATTTGGAAACAATGAAGCCTTCGAACCATTCAGTGAAAATCTCTATACAAGATCTACATTATCAGGAGAAACCATTGTAGTAAACAAATATCTTATTAAAGATTTAATTCATTACGGTATTTGGGGAGAACAATTTAAAAATCATTTAATACAGCAAAATGGTTCGATTCAAAATACTAATTTTAAAGAATTTTCTAATACAATTACTGATGAACAAATATTTCACCTTAAAAATAAATTTAAAACTATCTTTGAGATATCTCAGAAACCATTAATTGATTTTGCAGCAGAAAGACAAATATTTGTAGACCAATCTCAATCTATGAACTTATATTTGGAAAAACCTACATTTAATAATCTTAGCTCTATGTTAGTGTATGCTAATGGTAAGAAACTAAAATCTATTATTTATTATTTAAGATCTAAACCAGCAACAGAAGCTAATAAAATGTTAGCAATCAATACAGTTAAATTAGCTAAAACTAAACCAATAGATTCAAATCAAGAATGTTTTGGTTGTGGAGCTTAATCAAAATACCAAGTATTTTTATTAATAGTCTTAAATAATCAATAAATTAATAAGTCAATAAATTAACAAATTAAATTCAATATTTATGAAACCAGAACCAATTTTAGACCAGCAGAATTTTAGAAGAACAATTTTTCCTATTCATCACCAAGATATTTGGAAATTTTATGAAGAGCAAGAAGATTCTTTTTGGAAAGCAAACGAAGTAGATTTGAGTCAAGATAATTTCAAAGCTTTATCAAAAGATGAACAATATTTTATTAAACATATTTTAGGATTTTTTGCTTCTTCTGATTCTATTGTAGCTGAAAATTTAGCTGTAAATTTTGGTAATTTAGTTAAATATCCAGAAGCACAATATTATTATCAATTACAAACTGTTATGGAAAATATTCATTCTGTTATGTATTCTCTTTTAATTGAAACATATATTACAGATTCAACTGAGAAAACTAGATTATTTAATGCAATCGACACAATGCCAATTATTAACAAGAAACTTCATTGGGCTATTGATTGGATTAATAATGGAACATTTCAAGAAAAATTAATTGCTTTTATTTGTGTTGAAGGAATATTATTTTGTAGTTCATTCTCAGCTATATTTTGGTTAAAAAATCAAGGTAAGATGCCAGGATTAGGAAAAGCTAATGAATTTATATCAAGAGACGAATCGCACCACTGTAATTTCGCTATACATCTTTATAATAACCATTGTATAAATAAATTAGATAAAGATAAAGTAAAAGAAATTATATTAGAAGCTTGTAGACTAGAAAAAGAATTTGCTATTGAATCATTACCAGTATCTTTAATTGGTATGAATAATGTTCTTATGGTTCAATATATTGAATTTGTTACAGACGGTATTTTAGATGCTTTGAATCTTGATAAACAATTCAATTCTACAAATCCTTTTACTTTTATGAATCAAATAGCCGTACCTAGAAAAACTAATTTCTTTGAAAGTCGTGTATCAGAATATGTTAGAGCAGGAGGAGAAATGCAACTTGATGCAGAATTTTAATAACTAAACATTCAAATAATTTATCATTAATACTACTCTTTCTATCTATAAATGAGATTAAGAGTAGTATTTTTGTTTTTATTATATTTTAAATATTATATTTAATAAAGAAACCTTATAATATTGTGAATACAATTACAATAAATATTGAGCCAGGAATAAAATACTTATCAGAAAGTAAAAATATCAAACAACTACCTAAAAATTGCTTATTTGATAAAGGAAGAGTAGGATGTGGAGGAACCACCTTAGCAATTGAATCAAATGAACCTTATGTTATTGCTGTTCCTTTTGTATCTTTAATAGAAAATAAAATGTTTCAACATTCTAATATATTAGGTATATATGAAGGAGTAAAAACATCTACAATTAAAAACTATTTAAAGAATAACTCTTGTCCTATCATTATGGTTACTTATGATTCATTACCTAAATTAGGTAATTATATAACAAGATCAGAGTATAAATTATTAATAGATGAATATCATTTATTATTTACACAATATTCCTTTAGAGATGAAGCCATAGATAAGCTATTGCAAGAATATCAACATTACAAAGAGTATTGTTTTATGACTGCAACTCCACTAGAAGAAGAGTTTATATTAGATGAATTGAAAGATTTAGATATAGTCAATGCTGTATGGGAAGATTCTTCTGATGTTACAATAGAGTCAATTAAATGTTTAAAAGGAGTATTAAATACTACAATAGATTTAATTAATGATTATTTAGCTGATATAAAACATAATAAAGAAGGAAATCTCTATTTATTTGTTAATAGTGTAAAATTTATCAAAGAGTTAATAAGTAATACAGATGTTAATTTTCAAAATTGTAATGTAATATTTTCTAAAAACAATAAAACTGATGTAGGATTAGATAGAGGAATTTTACCTTCTGATAAATTAGGTACAGTTAAACCAAAGAAGATTAACTTCTTGACTTCTACTGTATTTGAAGGTACTGACATTTATGACGAGGAAGGTAAAATCTATATTGTATCAGACCCAAGTAAATCTAATACATTAGTAGATATTTCTACTTCATTTCAACAAATAGCAGGAAGAATAAGGAACAGTAAATATCGTAATCTTATAAGCCATATTTATAGTAATACTAGATATACTTCTCTTTCTTATCAAGATTTTAAAGATTTATCTGTAAGAGAAATAGAGTTAGCTAAAAAATCAACAGAAGCTTTTAATGCAATTCAAAAAGAAACTAGAACATATTTAATTGAAGCAGGATTAGGAAAGATTAATCAAACTTATATCACTGTAAAAAAAGATTCTGAAATATATTTTAATCCAAATTTAGTTAAATTAGATATTTATAATTACAAAGTAAGTAAACATCTATATAAGATCAGAGTAAACAATTCAGCAGATACTTCAACAAGTAATTTAACAAAAGAATGTACTAAATATAATTACAATGTTATTAACTTTGAACATAAAAGCGAAATTAAAATATCTCCAACAGATTTACCTGGGTTTAAAGATGTAGTAATAATGTTGAAAGAGCTACAAAATGGTACTGATGAAGAATCCAATGCATATAGAAAAGCAGCGTATTTAAGATTTTCTTTTTTAGAAAATGCAATAGAGAAACTAACTTTTGAAGGTATTGAAAAACTAAATTATGTTCAAACTAATGTTAAAAGGAAATTAATCTCTTTATTAGATAGTAATCTTGAAACTAAAATATTCAAATTATTAAAAAGTAATTCAAAAATATCTTCTGGTAATTTTATTTCTTATAAAGATTTAAAAGATGAATTTACTAAGATTTATTCTGAATTAAATATCAATAAAACAGCAAAATCTACTGATATTAAAAGTTTTTTTAATGTACAAACTATAAAAAAATACATAAATAAAAAACAAGAAGATGGAGTAATTATTATAAATCCGAAACCAATAATTAATTTATGATTTATTTCTCATAATAGAGTTTTTTAAAAAACCAAATATTTTACAAGGAAGTTTTTAATCAAGGGTATATAGTAACGGTAACGAATTAGAAATTTCCTTGTTTATTGTTAACATTTTTAAGAAATATAAAAAAATAAACTTTATAAAAATATTTTTATAATTTCCTAATTTTTAACAAATTATTTTACAAGGAATTTTTTGATTAAGGGTATTAAGGAACGGTATTAAATCAAAAAATTCCTTGTTTTTATTAAATATTTTAACATTACACTAATAAGTTAAACTTTCGATAATATTTTTATTATGGATAAATTAAATGAATGATATAAATGACTACATATAATGATAGTTTTCACCCATTATTTAATAGTAAACCTAAGAATAGTTTTGCTATAAAAAATACAGAAAAGTATAAAAAGAAAATATTTAAACCAAAAGATTTATTTCCTTTTGGAAAATATAAAGGAGTAGAAATCTCTCAAGTTTATGGAGAAGATTTAAGCTATATCAGATATTTAGAAAAAAATGGTTTCAAATTCAATATGTCAGAATTGTTTACTGTTAATTTTTCTAGTAATTCTGAGATAAGATTAAATACACAACAGCAAGAGGCTTGTACTAAAATACAACGATTTTTATTGTCAGAAGACAGAGAATTTCTTTTAGAAGGTGAAGCAGGAACAGGTAAAACAACTGTAATTAAATACGCTTTATCAAAAAAGAAAGGAGTTATAGGATGTACAGTTTCTCATAAAGCTAAAATTGTATTAGGTAAAAGTTTAAACTGGGTTAATACAATAGCCTCATTGTTTAATTTAAGACCTTCTTTTGATGATGAAGGAAATCAAATATTTAATAAATTAGATGAGAATATGATTACTGATAGTTGTAAAATATTAGTAGTAGATGAATGTTCTATGATTTCTCCTGAATTAAGAAAAATGATTTTAGATTATACGTATCCTGATACAAAGATAATTTATTTAGGAGATAAATGTCAAACTCCTTATATTGATTCTAATAAACCATTAGATAAAGATTCTCCTTGTTTTGCTGTTGTTCCTAATCATAGTTTAGTTACTGTAATGAGAAATGAAAATAACATTTCTTTAGCTAAACAATTAAGGAATTTAATCTTGAAATACAATGAAGACCAATTACCAATTGATTATAAATTAGATATTACAGAAACAGAAGATTTAAAAAAACTTTCTACTAAAGAAGATATTGTAGAACAATTTTCTTGGTTGATTGATAAAAAAAATGTCAATTCAGTTAAGTTAGTTGCATATAAAAATTCTGTAGTTAATAGTTTTAATAAAGAGATAAGAGAAAAGATTTTCAATAATCCTAAAACTTTTGAAATAGGAGACTGGATTATGATGCGTTCTGAATATGTTATAGACGCTAAACCTAAAAAAATTATTTATTATAATGGAATGGAATTTATAATATCGTCTATTACTTCAAGTTCTTATGCTGGATATAAAGTAACATTATTAAATAAGGAAATTCCTGTATTAAAAAGAGAGTCTTATAATGATTGGGATAGTAAATGTTCTTTTTTAAAAAGAGAAGCTATTAAACTATCTAATAAAAAGAAGAAGTTAGTTAAATTAAATGAAGAAACAGGAGAATTTGATAAAGATAAAGCTACAACAGAAAAAGATATAAAGAAACTATCACAAGAAGTAATAGATGCTTGGAAACTGTTTTATGGTCATATAGATTTATTTCCTAAATTGCAATTTGGTTATTGTATAACTAGTCATTTGTCTACTGGATCTACTTATTTAAACACTATTTGTTTAGAAAGTGATATTATGGAAAAACACTACAAACCAAAAGAAGATTTAAAATCTATTAAAGAACCTCTACAATTACTTTATGTTGCTTGTTCAAGACATAAACAAAAGTTGTTTATAGGATGATGGAAGACTACTTTAAATTAAATAAACTTGAAATGTATAAATTAGATGTATACCACTATATACTAAATAATGGAGTTAAAATATATAGTCTTTTAGCAGAAGAATCTAATAAAATATATAAAACTGAAAAAGAGTATAAATCAGCTAAAATGTTGTATGAGAAGGAGTTCAACCTTGTTTTTATAAGTAAAGTAATAGAAGCTTAGAAAGTTTAAAATAATTTAAAAATATTCTTGATATTATTTGGAATATCGATAAGGGTACTCTATATTTGTATCAAGAAAACAGAGTAATAGTTTTTAGTAAAAGTTTCAAAATTCAATAGTTAATGTTTAATAATAATCAAAATTAAAATTTAAAGTTATGGAAAAATCAAAAGTATCAAAAGCAAAAGTAACAAAATCATCAGTAGTAGCAACATTGACAGTAAAAGATGTAATTAATGCACTTTCAACATTCACAGCAGAAGACAAAGCAATTATCAAAGCATCATTAAATCCAGCACAATCTTATTCAACTATTGTAGAGATTTCAGATATGTTAGAAACATTGACAATGCACACTAATAAATTGCAACTTAAAGGAACTAAATCACATTCTTCAGAAGCAAATAAATTAACTGTAAAAATGAAATCAGTTCTTACAAGATTGAGAAAAGAAAATATTGCAAAGAAAAACTCTTTACCAAGAAAAGAGAAAAAATCTACAAAATAATTTTTATATAGCAATCAATTCAAATTGAACCTGTGACTGATGTTGCAGGTTTTTTTTTAGCTTGATTTTAAATAAGTGTTTAAATTGATTTTTTAAATTATTTTAGTTAATTATTAATTATTAAATTTTATATGAATAGATTAGATGTTTTAAAACAAAAAGTGGCTATTAATAAGCCAATGATTCAAAATCAAATGATGTCTCAACAAAGTGCTCCAATGGAAATGTATTCAGAAGAAGGTTTAGACAATGAAGAAGTAGAAGAAGTTTCAATGGAAGGTTTACAAGAAGATGTAATGAGTCAAGAATCTTTTGATGGGACGTATGATTTATCTACGTTTGCTTTATCTTTATTTACATTAAGAACTCAATTACATATTTGGCATCTTCAAACTAAATCATTTGCTGAACATAAAGCATTAAATAGTACTTATGATGATTTATTAGTATTGTTAGACAGTTATATTGAAAAAGCACAAGGTAAAACTAACACTGTAATTAGAGTAGGTCATTTACAACCAAAAGAGCTTTGTGATTATCAACCTCAATATATGAGAGAATGTATTAGAAATACTTCACAAGAATATCAAACGTTATTTCTTCAAATAGAAGGAGAAGATCTAAAGAATGTTATGGCTGAAATACTAGGTTTGTTAAATGAGTTAGAATATCTTTTAACATTGAATTAGACTTAAAATAAAAAATCCCTTATAAGTTATATTATAAGGGATTAATTTTTGTATTTTATTCACTATCATTCACTACTACTTACTATCAAAAGTATTAACAAAAAATCTAGTTAATCCAGTAGTTTTTAAAGCTGTATCTAATGCTTTAGTTCCATCTAAATCAACGAATAATTGTTTTAATATTTTTCCAAAAGTTTCTATGATAGTAAAGCCTACAATAGGATTATTAGTTGATACAACTGTAAAAGCTGCATTTGCAACAGCTAAATCTTGAAATGATACAGCAACATTTTTATAAAATTGTTTTTCTATCCCAGTCATCCCTTTTTCTGAACTTTCAAAAGCTCTCATTGTAGTATATCCTAATAAAAACATTAATAAGTCGGCTAATAATCTAACTAAATTCTCTTTTCTATCTTCTCTTAAAGTACTCCAATTAAAATTCTTCTCATACATTTGTTTATATACTGCAACAATAGTTTGAAATATTCCTTCCATTGTTTTACCTTCCCAATCCATTATTATGTTTACTAAATTACCTTCTGAGTCATAAATTTTCTTTTTTACAAACTTACCTTGCTTAGATTTTGATTGATCAATTTGTTGTAACCACCATTTCTCTTTCAATGAAATCATCCAAGTTTTAAATTGTAGTAATAATTTCCCCCAAGCAGTTCTACCTAAAAGAGTTTTCTTGTCATTAGAATAAGCTCCAAACATTTTATCAGATAAGTTCTTAAAGGTTTCTATTTGTCTTATAGTATAAGGTTGAGAAATTTCTCCCTCAGAGTTCAATGCTTTTTCTATTCCTACTGTAGCAATTAACTCTTCTTTGATTCTTGAATACAATGCTTTTTGAGATAAATATGCTTCGTATACAGATTTATCAGATTTATTTGTAGGTGGATTAGCTTGATAAATAGGGTCAAAATATAACTTAAATCTTAAATCTTTTTTTGGATCATACCTTAAATTACCTTCTGAATCTACTGTTACTGCTGATTTCTCACTAACTCCTCCAACATTTTCTGTTATAATTATCCCATCTTTAATCATTTGTCCTATAAATATAGCTCTTCTATTTACTACATCAGGAATTTTATTAAAGTGATACATATACTTACTAGAAAATAAACCTAATTTATTTCCAGTTTGCATCTCAGTTGCTATATTGGTATAATCAATATTAGTTATATTAAAATAATTATCTAGTCCGTCACAAAAACTAATATTTTTTTCTCTGACCCAATCAGGCAAAGCTTCGTCAAACATAACTACACCGTACCCAGAATATAAATCATTTAAAGTAAAATTACCATTTCCTACTGTTTGATTAACAATTGCTTCTATATTGGTATTCCAAATACCCGATAACAAATTTCTTACTGAAAGCATTGGATTATAACCAATAAAAATAGTTGATACTGCATCTTTAACAATAGAAAAAGATTTTTCTAGGAAGGGAAGCTCCATAGTTTTATCTTTTTGGTCTAGTACTCCATTAAGATAAGAATCTAAATAAGCTTCTAAATTTGGTAAAGCTCCAAATGAATTAGCTTTTCTATATAACATCAGTTGTTTAATAGAATCGTACATTACCCTTATTTTAAGGAATTCTGCATCTTTATATTGATAAGACGTAAATTGATTTAAAACGTGTTCTAAGTGAGTTTCAAATACTTGACTTCTTTCTAAAAGTTTCTTACGGCGATCTTCCATATTTGTAATATATGAGTTCATTATGTCATTTTTTCCATAAGAGTTTTTTAATATATTTAATTCTCGTTTAGCATTGACAATCTGGCTTTCATAAGGATCAAAAGATACATCTACACTTCCCATTCCTTTACTAGCCTCTCCAATATAGTTGTTTATATTAATAACAGAATCCCACCAATTTTTAGTAGCTTCAACAAAAGAAAGATTTTTAAAATAAGTTTTCCAATTATTTTCTAATTTAGAAGAAGTTTTACTAGGAAAAGTTAATGGTATATCAAATTTACGAGCTTGTTGTATTGGACTATTAAATAACAAAGTAATTTCTTGTTCTGTGTAATATTGTTGTCTTAATCTTTCTTTAATTGCTTCATCTCTTTCAAATATAAATTGATTTATAAAAGCTATTTCCTCTGCATTAAGTGGACCTTCTTTTTCTGTATAAGTTTTATTAGGATCTTTTAATTTCATATCTTTTGTAATCATATTCTTAAAATAAACAGTAGTAGAACCTAATGTATATTCTTGTAGTTTACCAATATAAGTAAAGTTTTTCTTATATAAATTATTAACAATAGGTGTCAATCGTTCTCTATAAGTAAGAAAGTTTTTACGGAATACTACTAAAGCTTTATTTATATAATCTATAATATTAGAAATAAGAGTATTATTCATATTAATAGGGTTGGTAGTTTCAAATTCAATAAAATTAGATTCTAAATCTTTATCCAATGAAATAACCAAACCATTAAGTTGTAGTATAGCATTATCTAAATAATATTTCTTTTCGTTATCTAGTGTAGTTTCTTTACCAGCTAAACTTTTTCTAATTTCTATAAGATGTTTTAATAACCCTTTTCTAACTTCATTTTGAGTAGGAGTTTCTTTATATTTATCAAATAATTTTTTGTAATCATCTGTTTCAACTAACTCAATACGATTTTTTGTATTATTTGCATTAAAGCTTGTAACATATTCTGTAAAGGATTGAACCCAATCTTGTGAATTTATACCAGCTCCCATTGCAGTTTTTAAATCAAAAGTTTTAAGCTCTTCTGATTCACTTGAAGCCAATTTATCTTTTATTCTTTCTGTTGTAAATACAGTTTTAATTGTAGGTAGTAAGTCCTGTAAAGTAAAAGAAGAAAATTCTTTATTTTGGTATACTATTCTAATTTCACCAATAGCAGAGGGTTTAACATTATCTGACTTAAAAGTATCTCCAGTTTCTAACATAGCAATCATAGCTGTTTTTATAGCCTCTATATTTCTATATGAAGCTTTTAATACATTTGGTGCAAGTTCTTCTGTATCGCCATAAAAATTACCTAATAAAGAAGTTCCTAATTTCATTTCATCTACGATATCATTTGGATTAACATTACTTTTTATAGTAGAAATATGAACAAAATCTAAAACATTTGTGTTATTGTGACGAAAAACTAAAATTCCATTTCTACGTAATTCTTCAAAAGAATTATCTAGTTTCCAAGGATTGTGGTCTCCATCTAAATACTTATTCAAGTTTGTATCTACTTGATCAATATTCCACAATCCTTTAAAAGGTGTTTTTGATAGGCCTGCCTCTGATTTTATGTGTTCAACATATCTAATAGTTGCATTAATATAATAATTACCATTATCATTATAATCATCAATTAAAAGTTGTGTTATTGCTTTCTTATCCTCTTCGTGAACTACTGTATCTCCTTTTTTAGTTTTCAATAATATCTTTACTACATTCTTTTCTTTTTCTTTTGTAGACTGTAACCAGAGAGAGTAATATCTATTTCCTTTATCATCAACAGCAGAAACATTTTTATCATCTTTTAAAATCTCAATAAAATTTCTATTTCCTATATAAGGTGTAGCTTCATTAACAATTGAAGAACCAAATACTTCTTTAAATAGTTGTCCTGTTAAAGAATCTTTTTTAGCTGAGATAGTTTGAGGTTCTTTATCAAATAATTTAGAAATATTCACATCTATTTGTCCTCCAGGTGCAATCTTACCTAACCCTGTAAACATACTTCCACGAGTATACTCAACTGATTTTAAATCCTGGTTTTCATAATCAGCTTCAATTAAAATAGGGATAATATTAACAGAATTAACTTTAAGTTTACCATACCCCTTACTTTCTAAAATATTTTTATAGATGTTTAATTGATATTGTATTTTTAACTTTTTTTCACTACTCCATTCACCATAAGCTTTCTTACTTGTTTTATAATCATACACATCTAAGTCTCCATTAGCTCGAATTACAATTAAATCTATTGTACCAGCTATATTAGCATAAGTATCTAGACCTAAATTGATTCCACTAAATACAGAAGCTTCTGTTATAAGAGCGTCTCCTGGCTGTAGTTTTAAATCTATATAGATTTTTCTAGCAACTGACATAAGACTATCAACATATTTCTTTACATCTGATACACTAGAGAGACTACCTAATTCTGGTTTTTTAAAAGGAGCTAAAGCTAATATTTCTTCGGCTATATTTTCTTTTACAGCATTTAATTGATCTTTTGTTGGCTTACTTGTAAGAGTTTGAATATTTTTATAAGTTATCTCAATAGCTTTGTGAATTACAGTTCCTAACTCTCTTTCTAATTTCCAATCAAGCATTTGTTGATTCACTTTGTTTTCAGCATCTACTTCACTCATACCTTCTTCTTGGTATCGTCTTTTCATATCAGTCAATACCTCATTTATATTGAATGACATAGTTCCCCAAGGATTTTCTTTTAATATTTGCTTATTATTTTCTATAAAAGTTGTAGTACCATAAGTTGTTGTACTTCGGTCATCAGATACAATATATCTACCATCAAAAGTATTTTCATCAGCTTGCTCAATATCAAAAGGACCTTCTACTTTTCTTCCATTATTATTAATAAGCTCAATAATATCTATTACTTTAGTAGATTCGTCATTAAATAAAATAAAATCTGATTTCAAATCTTTTTGATTAGGTAGCTGTTTAGTTAAATCTATTACTTTATCAAATAAGCTGTTTGTTTGCGGTATGTTTAATAATTTTTTAAACCAGTTAATTACACGATTAAATAAAGAGATATTATCTTGATCAACTATTTTTAAGTAAGATTGTAGTTTAGAATTAGTAAATATCCCAACTAAAAACTCATCAATATTAGTCAAACTATATAATAAATCTTCACTTTCTGTAATAGGTAAATTAACTATATACTCAGAAATAGTTTTTCTAATAGAATCAAACTCATTTTTAATATTATTTGAAGCTCCATTTAATTTATAATGAGAAACCGCATGAACAATCTCGTGAATTACAGCTAAATCTGGGTCTAAACTAGATTTATTAATATAAATTTTATTTTCTTTTGCTGAATAAAAACTTGAATTTGATTTTAATATTTGAGTTCTATAAGATAGTTCTTTTCCAATCAATTCTTCAGGAGAAAGAAAACTGATTTGAACATTATTTAATTCTTTAAATAAAGATAGAAATGTACTTAAATCTCGATACTCACTTTTTTCATTTAATTTAAGATATTCTAATGCTGACTTCAATGAAAAATTTGTACCTAATACTTCATTAATAGTCTTTGGTTTTTGATAAGATATACTTAAAAACTCTCTTTTAGGTTCTCCACTAGAATCTAACTTAGATTTAATTACTTTATTATCAATCCAGTTACCAAAACTATTTAAAAATTCTTGTGTATGTATTTCTAAGTAATATTTATAGCCTTGTTCTTTACCAAATTCTTTCTGTAATTGGTTAAACAATATAGAAGGCTTACCTGACTTGGTTTTTACTGTTATTTCTTTTGGATTTCTACAAAACATTATATAAAATGATTTAATTATTCTTTAAATTATTTTTTAAATTGATTAGAGTGCAACTTAACTATTGTTCAATTATTATATATCTTAAAAAGCAATAATATTTGATATGAGAAAAAATTTTTTTTAAGTAACACTAATACTTCAAAATAAAAAAATTTTTTCTCATATCAAATAATTTTAACTAACAAAGACTAACAAGCAACTGATACTTGACCTTGCTGGGAAAGTTGAAAATGGATTTCTGCTAAATTTTTTCCTAATAAATTTACTTGATTACGATATTCTTTTTCAGCAGTTAAAGGATTAAGTTTAGTTAAAAATTGTAACAAAGTTTCAGGTTTCTTTTGTTCTGCATTAATAATTAAAGTAGAAATTCCATTAAAAGGTTTTGTAAAAGTAATTGGTGAAGTATCTAATAAAATTGAATATTCTTTGTTAATGTTTGCAACATCTTTTAATGCTTGTGCATAACTATTCTTTAATGTCTTAAATTCACCTTTAATAATTCTAACAGATTTTAATTTCTTTAATTTAGAAATTATTTCTTCACTATAATTATTCAATTGTAAAAGAGTTGTTGCAGGTTTTTTTTTATTCTGTGGTAATTTTTTTAATAATTCTTCTATTGGTGAAGATTTACTTAATATTTTTGTAGGTTTAAATAAATTAAATTCAAATACTTTATTTGTACCAATTACTTTAAAATATTGATTAGTATCTTTTGTAAATATCTCTAATTGAGGATAATATTGAATCAAATCATTTATAACACCACTTCTATAAGAAAAATATTCAGGATTAGTTAATAAAATTGATTCATCTAATAATCTTAATAAATAAGGCAAAACATTAATATTATTTTTGATATCTTGTTTTTCACCTTCTAACGAGTACTTGTTAATCAATAAATCTGTAATAATTTTAGTAGACTCACTCAATTCAATTATTGTTTTATTGTTTTGTATTAAATGATCTCTATAATCAATAAAAGGTATGTTCAAAGATTCTCTAATTCCATTAAATAATACACCTGATTGATTAGAACGTATATTCTTTGATTTTAATAAATCTAATATTGCTTGATGATATGGATTAGCTTTTAATACAACAGAGTTACCTTTTAATAAATTATAATAAAGTTTTCTATTTAATATTGAAAGTGCCTCAACATCATTTAAGTTAGAATCTTTTTTGAGTTGTTCTAAATCTAATATAACTTCACCAGAGTAATTATTATTAATCCAATTATTAAAATCATTTTCATTATTTACACAACAAACAACAAGATTTGGTGTATTTGAACTATTTATTGTAATAGGAAATAAAGAATTTATATGAGGTTCATAATTTTCATCTAAATTCAATCCTTCAAGTGATAATTCTAATAGATTTATATCATTACGAAACTTCTTTTTAAATGTATCTTTTTGAGAATTGGATAATTCTTTATTAAACTTTAATTTTTGTAATAATTCAAAATTACCTAATTCATTTTGTTTAAAAGAAGAACTTAAATCTAAATAATATTCTAAAGCTTTCTTTTCATCTTGATTAAAATGAGATAATAAGTCCTTAAATAATAAAGACTTATTACCATTTATTGCTAATATTTCAGAAGTACAATTCATTATATTTTATTGTAATTTAATTATTAAAATGTATTAAAAACAATTGTTTGTTATTCTATCTAATTCAATTAGTTTCTCCATTGATTTTTCAATAGTTTTTTTATTGAAAGTGTGAATAGGTTTAGTTTTTAAACTATTTAAGTCTACTTTAATACCAGAATCTCCTATTAAATCTAATAGTGTATATAAATCCATTGATTTAATTGTTTTATTGTTTAGTTCTAGTTTTGAAATATTTTGTTTAGGAAAAATATAAGAGAAAATTTTTTTAATTTCATCAAAGAATTTATTCACTATTTGATTAAATCTAGTAAAGAAATTAGTTTGATTAGAATCTACATAAACTTTTGCTGTATTTTCACCTATTAATGTAGCAAATACTTCCTCTCCTAATAGCTCTGGTGATAAATTTTTATAGTTTGGTAAAATATCTTTTATAATATCAGTTCTTTCCAAAGATAAATTAATTATTTGTTGATACAATTCAGGATTTTGATTTTTAATTAAGTTTAATAAAATATGTGTAATCTCGTGTGCAGGTGTTTCAAGATTTAATTTATTTGTATTAAGATATACAACATTATCATCAACCCAACCGTGCCAATTAACTCTCTCATCATTAAATGTTTTTCTAATATAAGATTTATCAACAAATTGAATATCTAAACCAGGAATTAATGGTTGTAGCTTTTCAATGAATTGTTTCATTATATACATTTCAGTAGAAAAATCAGAAGTACGAGATTGCTTTTGGAATGGTATTTCAAGTGTTCGTAACACGCCTTTTGTATTTTTTGGTATTATTGAATATTCTGAATAAGTTTTCGAGATAGTTTCAAATTCTATATCCAACTTTCTATCAATCAATATATAAGGAACTTCTGTTGTAAACTCTACATTTAAATCAAAATTTTGATCCATAATCTCTATTTCAGGATTAGTTTTAGCTAATTCTATATTTGCTTTTTCTTCTTCTGATAAATTAGTTAAATCAATATTATTTAATATACGAAGTTTTTCAGCTTGATAATCATCTTCTAAGTCTACTTCTTCCTCTACATTAACATTACTAACAACTTCTTCAATAGGCGTAACTTGTTCAACTACTTTTGGTACCTCAATTAATTGCTCTTTTAAAGTTTCTTTTGTACGATTCTCTAGTGTAGATTTAGATTTCATTACTTGTCTAGCAAATTCACCAACCTCAATAAATTCAAATTGTCCAGTTTTATAAGGGTCTATTCTATTATTTAAAGTAATTAATACTTGTTCTTTTAAATCACTATTTGTAGGTAATAATACTCCTTCTTTTGGTAATATTAATTGTCCTCCATACTGTTTAGAAGCTTGTTGAAATTTGTTTATATCTTCTATTGAAGTAAAACTAATTACATTAGGAAACTTACTTTTTTGAGTAGCATTACTTATATATAAGTTATTTAAAGCAGAAGATTTTCTTTCAATTTCAAGTTTTGGCTTATTTGAAATAATATATTTATCGTCTAATGAAGTTGATTTAGGATTAACAGCAATACTATAAAGAGTTGAAGGTAATTGTGACATTAACTTTCCTATTTCTTTTGCAGACCTTCCTGTATTCATATCTTCTTCACTTAATATAGGTACATTAGTTTTAATATCATTAGTAGTTTCTTCTATAACAGAATTTGCGTCAAATATATTAATACTTCTTTTATCTAATTCAGAATTAATTTTTTCTAGCTCAATTTTAGCTTGTTTAAAAGAAGCATTTGAATTAGAAATATTCTTCTTAGACATAACTTCTGAAATATCAGTCAATACAACTAAATGATCAACAGTTCTACTATAAGCAACATATAGAAGTTTTAATTTTTCAAATAAATTTTTATTAGTTGCAATATTTTTCTCTGAAACAAAGTTGTTTAAATAAGAAGAACCTTGAGCTGAATGTGCAGTTATGTTATACCCATAAAATGTATCTATGAAATTATAATGTTCTAAAACTTCATAATAAAGTTTACCATTATCAGTCTCATAAACAAATTCTATGAAACTATTTACATTTCTTAAATTTTTGTTTACAGGGATTCTGAATATAGCTTTCTCTCCTAATTCAGTTGTAACTTCAAATTCATATAAAGGCATTGTATCCAAATCAGGTGTCAGATATTTTAATGTTGTAGGAACTTCAACAATTCTAGGAATAGAACTAATAATAACTCTTTGTTCTTTAACTAGATTTAAAATAGGTGGCTTATTTGTTATTTCATCTTTTAAAGGATAAAAATCTTTTTGATTTAATATCAACAATTCACCAACATTAAAATCCTCTTTATTTGCACCAAAGATTCTCTTTCTTATTTCTTTTGTTATTCTAATATTGTTTAAGTGTTTACTATTATTATAACCAATCATAGCAACACTTCTTAGATTAATATTTAATTTAATATTTCCTTTACTATCAAATACTTCTTGTTTATATAGTTTTACATAATCCTCAATAAAAGTATTTTCATCTTCTGAGAATAAATAAGTAATATTAGGTGTGTTTTGTTTTTTATTCAATAAAGCAGTTAATTCTTTTCGAACTAATTGTACAGTATCTTCTTGTGGGGAACCATTCACTGTTATTTGCATAGGTAATTTATACAATAGAATATGATTCAATCTTATTGTAAGAGCCTTAAAAGATTCTGCTGCTTTAAATAAGTCATCATATTTAGCTCTCATATTAATAGTTAATTCACTATATCTCTTTTCTACATTGTTATCACCAGATAATTTAGATATTTGATATTTATGATAAATTGAATCAATGATTTTATTATCTTGTTTTATAGACATTCCCTCAACTTCAATTTCTTTTCCACTAGGTGAAGGTAATTGAGCAAAATCTCCTACAAATAATAGTTTAGGTATCTTATATTTATCATATTTTTCAGCTAATAAATTTAATCTTTCTTGAATTAAATCAAATAGTTGATTATTAGCTAAACTTAGTTCATCTATAATAATATATTTATATCCAGATAATTTTTTATAGAAAGCAGCTTCTCCATAAGTTATATTTTTTAATGTAGATGCTTTACCTTCTTCATAAACTAAACCAAATAAATCGTGAACAGTTACAGCTGGATCTAAGTTTAATTTAGAATCTCTTGAAACTTTATATTGCTCATTAGCTAAACTTATCTCTCCCACAGCTTTATTAGAAGTTGCATAAATACCTACTGTAGTGCCAGATATACCTAAAGTAAAGTTTTCTTCATTTGCAAGATTGTCTAATAATCTATTAATTAAATAAGTTTTACCAGTTCCGGCACCACCAGATAAGAACCAAACATTATTAAGATTGTAGAGATCTTCAATTTTATTAACACTTGAAGGACTTTTAAAGAACTTCTCAATTTCATTTGAAGCATTCTGTTGATCTTTATTCAAACCATTATTTAATAGTGGTTCTTCAACAACATTTTGAGATTTTTTTAATGCTTGTTCTGTATTATACTTTTTCACTAATAAATTACCTATTTCAGTTTCAGATAATTGTTTCTCTTGATTCTTAGCTGCCATTTTATCTTTAATAGCTTGAATACGTTCTTGTTTACTTAATACTTGTGAGTAGATTCTATTGAAAGGTTTAAATGGTGTAGTTACATCTTTTAATGCTGAATATAAATCTTTTAAAGTAGATTTTTCATTTAATATAATAGTTTTATCAGAAGTTGAAGAAACTAATTGTGATAACCAATAGAAAAATTCTTTTGATTGTGTAGAGTTTGGATTAGATTGAATTTGTTGTGATAAAGATTCTATTGAGTTTGATTGAGTTGATATAAATTGTTGAAATTTTTGTATAGTTTCTGGCGAATTAAGAATTGTTACTTGGTTTTCATTTTCTACTATTATTTCATTATTATTTAATAAAAATCCATCATACTCATTAACATTGATATTACTTCTTTTTTCATCATATTCTAAATAAAGTTTTAGTTGTTCTTTATCAAAATATTCTAAACTTTTACTTTGGTTATATGATAAGTTTTTAGAATCTAATATGTTTTTAACATTTACAACAACAGGTAAAACTACCATTAAATTTTCAATTTCATCTCCTACTTTTTTATACATATCAGAAGCAGAAAAATAACCTTGATTTGTAGCTGAATAATCCATAGCTAGTTGGAAATCAATAGAAGTGTGAATTGCTTTAGTTTTACTTTTTGTACCTTTTTTAGTAGTTTTACTTTTATCAAATTTATCAAATTTTGTATCCGTTCCGTGAAATAACACTTCTTTAACTTTACTATCAGGATAAATACTATTCAAAAATTCTTGTACCTTACTATCACTAGCAACAGCATAAACAGGTTCAAGTTGTTTTAATTCTTGAATATTACCTCGTTGTTGCTCAGTTAATTCTTCTCTAACTTGACTAATACTATCAAATTTATCTTTATCTAAGTAATATAACTTTTGAACAAATCCGTGAGGAATATCTGACAACTTAACATCAGAATGTAACCCTTTATTATATATTTCATCAGCTCTATTATTAATAGCAGTTATTAATTCTAATCCTTGTAAGTCACTATTAAGAAATTCTTTTTCAGCTATTTGATAAGATTCTTCTTTTGATAATTTTAATACATCTAATTTAGGTGATAATATTAATTCATTATTCTTCAAAGCTGATTTTAAATCAATAGTTCCTTTACCATAAGATACAAATCTAGCTAAATCTTTAATAGTTGTAAGAGGTGAAATTTCTTTAATATCAATATTTTTCTTTTTAAATATAGCTTTTAAAGCAATTGACATTTCATTAAAGAATCTTTTAATAGCTGCAATTAATCCTTTATTTTTTTTAAAATCCAACTCTTCTTTAATGTATTTATCAATAGAGTGAGCAATCAATTCGTGTTCAAATTCTATTTTATCTGCATTAGAATAATCTTCTTTAATTTTATCTACAAGTGATTTATCTTTAATAGCTTCTGTAACAAGATTACTATATAATTCTGGATTTTGTATTCTAGCAACTTCAATAAATGGATGTGAAAATGCTTCGTGAACAGTTGAATCAATTGTAGCTTGATTTTCTATTAGATAAGCTGTTTGAGTATCAAAATCAAAGAATCCTTTTGAATTAGGTCTAGTAAATTGAGTTTCTGCTTCTTGTTCAGTAATAAATTTAGTTGGAATATTAAAACGAGATTCTAATTCAGTTGTTATTGGTTGTAGAGAATCTGTAATTACTTCTATCGATTGATTAGAGTTCTTATTTTGTCTATACACTCTTGAAGATTTGCTAGAAGATTCATCAAAAGAAAAATATCTAAATCCTTTATTAGTAAATTTATATTTATCTTTTTTAAATGGTATAAAATATATTAAATCATTTAAATCTTTACTTCTACCCATATTAAGCTTTGCTTCAAAAATTTGTTTCCAGTCTTTCCAATAATTATCAAATATTTCTGGATAATTTCCTTCATCAGTTCTTAAAAAAAAGTCTAGGATATATTGTTTCTTTTTACCTGTTTTTGTATCTATTTCAGTAGGGTGTTCTACATATCCTGTAATAGTTATACTTTCAGCATTTTTATGATCTTTTCCAATAAAAGCAGTTGTAAGTTTCCAACTAGGGAACATATTGCTAATATTACTATACCAAGATTGATTTTTTAAAAAAGGTATTATTTCTTTTAAAAATACTTCTTGACTTCTTGTCTGCATTAATTCTAAACCTCTAGTTTTTGCCCAGTATCTAAACTCTTTATGATTTTGTTCTTTTTCGAATTGATTTAAAGTAATTACTCCGTCTATATCGTGTAAATCTTCTGATATAGATCTTACTAATCTACCATATTTTCTAATTACTTGTGAACCAGATAATTTATAATCTACAAAAGGGTTATTAAATAAATCAGTAATAATTTTTTTTGCAAAAGGATCTTTATCTAATGTTTTTTGATATTCTTTAGGTTCTAGATCACCTCCTTTAAAATCTGAAAATGTGCCGTCTGTATTTTGAAAATAGTTTCGTATAAATTTAGTATAATCTTTTTTATACACATCATCAACTATATCTAAGACTATATCTTTTAATTGCGACTCTGTGTAAGTATTTACAGCAACGTTATCAAATATATTTTCATTAATCCAATTCCAAATCTTAGCATAAATTTTCTTTATCCAATTTTGCTCATATTTGTTTTTATATCCTTTAGATTCAAAATAAGCCTTATCTAAATCTGGATTTTTACGCTTTTCTCCTATGTATTTATTATTATATCCTTCTAAAATAGCGTCAGAAATAAATTCTATTATAACTTGTTTATGAGCAAAAACATTAAAAGATTCAGATTGTCCGTACTCAATATCTTCAGATTGTTCTTCATATCCTTTTTTATAATCATAAGTATCATATTTATCATAGATCTCTTTATATTTACTCCAAGTTTTAATATTTTTCCATATCTCTATACCTAGAAGAGATTTTTTACCTAAAAAAGTGTAAATAATGTTTGCTGTTTGTTTAGCTAAAACTTTATCGCCTATATTAGATTTTAAAGCTAAAAATTTTTGTAGTACGTCAAACGCAGCCAAAGTATTTCCAGAATTAAATTCTAAATTATTTAATAATTCATCAGCATTTGTATCTACTTCTATATTTAGTCCTTTGATAAAGTCAATTAACTTATTTTCTAATTTACTATCAAATTCTTCTTTTTTAGAAAGTTCTTTTACTTCATTTGAATTAATAATTTGATTCCACTCTTCTTCACTAGCAATTCTAAAATCAATACTTAAATTACCCAAAGTCTCATAGACAATAGGTAATTGAGCAATAGAAAGAAATTTATCAATATCTCCTTCGTATTTATTATAAATATTATAAGCAACATAAACTGCTTTTAATTTATCTGGTTCAATAGATAAGATTTTTTTGAATTTATCTTTATCTAACATTAATAAATTAAATTCTTCTTCTGATAATCCTTCTTGATTTTGATTATAAAGAAGTTTATTGAAATCTAATTTTACTGATGGATTTTTAAAATTTGGACAAAACATATATTACTTTGGTTTTATATTATATCATTGGTGGAAACATTCTAACAACTTCACTAGAAGACTTACTACCTAAACAAACTTCAAAAATATCTTCAGCAAAATCATTCAGCAAAAGTTTATTTTTATTTATATCTGAAATAATATTTTTTGTGTCTTCTGAGACAGGTTTTTCATTTAGGTTATCCCAAGCTTCAAAATGAGTTTTTAATTTATCTAATAATTCACTATTCAGATTACTCATTTGTAAATCTATTGATAAATCCTCGTCTATTTGACTTAGATAACTTAAAAAATTTAAATACTCTAAACTTTCTTCTGTTGATACAGGAAAAACTTTTTTCTCAAAATCTGTTGGATCTTCGTCATCTGAAATATATTCTTTACTATTATTTTTATTTATTTTTTGTTCAGTTAATTTTATTTTATTTGTTATAGATTCAATAGATGTATTTGATTGTGAAAGGTTTTTATTTTTTTTTAATTTAAAAGTATTTATAATATTAGATAATTGATCTTTACTTAACTCATATAAATTAGGGTTATTTTTTATTATCTTTGAACTCTCTTCTTTAATATAAGCAATCACACTATTAACTTCTGATTCACTATTTCCAATAACTTCCATAGAATTATCATCATTTAACTCCACACCATCAGCTATAAACTTCTTATTATCATAAGTAACTTTACTTAAAGTAATTGGTATTCTAGTGATAAACATTCCATTTTGTGAGATAATTGAAGTTGAGAATGAAGATATTTTATTTGAAGTAATAGAGTCTGTTGGTTGATTTTCATTGTATTCAATACTTATAATTTTATTTCCTGTGTGAGATTTATTTCCATATTGTTTTCCGTCTTTAACTAACCATTCAAATGTATACAAGCCTAATTTAGGAAAATTAGAAAAATCTTCTGTATTTAATATTGCTCCATAACCCAATTGCTTACTTATCAATTCTTGAGTATTAATTTGTGAATACAATATGTCCCATTTATCTGCTGTTAGAATTTTAGGTATATTATTATTTTCAATAAATCCGTCTGGTAAAATTAGTAATATAACATTATTTAAATTTGTGTTCTGTAATTCTGTATTGTTATCAATTCTAGTATATGTACCATCTAAATTTTTATGTAATAGTGTTATTTTAGTAGGGTGTCCGCCCGATAAATTAGCACTTTGAAAATGGTACATAGCTTTACCTGTTTGTGAGGATTCATTGTAGAATAGCATTATATCTGTGGGATCTTTTAACCCTTCCGCAACTCCGTCTACTGTTTTAAATCTTTGATATCTATTATCAGGCAACAAAGTATATATAGAACCTCTTTCTGTAATAAAAGATTTTACTTTTGGAATTGATTCTGTAATATTTTCAGGTTTTGTTATTGTTTGATTAACTGGTTCAGTTGTAATTGATTTATTATTATTCAATATCTCATCTAATTTCTTTTTCCAATTAGGTTTTGACATATTGATAGTAGGTATTCTTTTTCTTCTAGCCATTTCAACAGCTTGTCCTGTACCTCCAGCAACTCTTAAAGGATTAGAAGTTTCTTTAGCATAGAATAAAACAAAATCAACAGGTGTATCTAAATTTTCTCCAAATATTTGATTAGTATTTCTAGCCATAAGTTTTTTAGCTCCTTCTGTTAATTTATCAGGGGCAGGATGTATTTCTTCCATTACAGTCAATTCTTTTTTACCTACAGGTGCATTTACACCAAATAAATTCTTTTTAGTAGTTCCTAAAGAAAAAGCTCTATCTGCACCTTCTTCATCTAGTCCAACTTTTCCATTATTTTTCTTAGAAAAAGCTAATCTTTCCTCATATTGTTTTTGATATTTTGGATCGTTACTTGGTCTAGCAATAAAAGTTTTACCAGTGTTTAACGTATAACCTAAACTTTCTAAATATTTAGCTGCTTCTGTCATTAAATTTAATACATCTTCTGGGGTTTCTCTACTACCAATTCCTGCATAAGTCATAGTAGGTTTGTCTAATTTTGCAGGTAAAGAATTGAATATAGGTTTATTGCTATTATCCATTTTAACTGATTCAGTTGAATTATCTTTATCAGATTGATTTGTAACAGAAGAAGTTTGAGTTGATTGTAGAGGTTGTACAGAATCTAACAATTGCTTTTCATTTACACTGTCTACTTTCTTACCTTGAACCTTTCTAAGTGTCCACACAACTCTGTAATCTTTTGTTTTAACTTTACCATTAAAACCTTTATCAATAGTCAATTCAGGAAACCCTTTTGGCATATCAAATTTATCTGTTTCTTTATCAAATACAATTTCGTGAAACACATTTCTATTTTCATTTGAAAACACCAGCAAAGCTCCATTAGATAAGATAAATTCTTCTCTTTTTTCTATTGAATCTGCTAACACCTGTAATGTATTTTTTCCTGTTTTATCAGAAACTTTAATTCCTTTTGATTCAAGTAAATCACTGTATTTTATAAGATTACTAGGAGTTAATTGTCCGTAAACTATAGTTTCATTTCCTAATTTATTTTTACTCCTTGATAATTCAGGAGCTAATTTATTTGCTATTAGTAAATTAGATATAGTATTTAATCTTATTTCATATTGATTTTTAAATCCAGTACCAAAATTAAAATTGTTTGAGTCTTTTAATTGATAAGTAATAAATTTCATAGGTCTTCCTGCTGATATAGTGATGATAGGAGAAGTATTAAATTCAGTGTTATCTTGGTGGATTACAAGACTTCCTTTATCATTTTTATCGTATACAGAATTATAACTTGCATCATATTCACTGATATCTATACCTCTATTTGCTAATTCAGTTATTATTTCTGTAGGTATATCAGGTAAAGTATTTCCATTTTTATCAATTGATGTATATACATATAAAGGAAAATTAGGTATAGACTTAGGGTCTTTACCAGACAATAATTGAGATTTCATTAATTCTGTGATTTCTTGCCCACCTATTTCTTTACCTACTAAAATTCCTTTGTATTGAAGTTTTGTTAAGGTATTAGATCTTATCCATTGATGTCCGTAACCCCAAGACACACTACCACCTGTTTGTTTAAATGAAGTATCTTTAATAAATTCAACATTGTCTTCTACTAATTTAATAGTTGTTTCAAGAGGTATTGCATTTTCAATAATTATAAGACCTTTCTCATTCTTGATTAATTTAGGCTTAGATGTTGATTGTAGAGGTTGTGTTTTATTCTCACTTTGATTAAATGGGCTTCTAGGGTCATTGATTAAGAAATCCAAAGCAGTTGCGTGTGATGGTTCGTTAGCTTTATTTGCAGTAGTATTAGTGTAATGTAAAGGTTGTCCTTTTAATCTACCACTAAGTAATTGTTCCCTAACCCATTCTGCTCTTGGTTCAGTAGAATTGATTATCCAATCTATATATTTAACTACACTTTCTTTTGTAGAAGTAGTTTTAATTAAGTCTTGTGAGTGTTTCTGATATATAGTTTGTTCACTAGTAAATTTATTGCCAAAGTGTGTATCCTTATTCTTAGCTCTCCAATCATATAACACGTCAATACCACCTTGTTGTTTAATAACAGCTTCTCTACCACTATCTTTACCAAATACAGTAGTTTTTACATTTGCCGATTTATTACCTAATAACTTGTAAATATCACTAGCTTCTTCGTCTTCATTAGTATCTTGTAAATCTTGTTCAGTTTCTTCTATACTTTCTAATATAGCTTCAAATTCATCTAACTTACCAATCTCTTTATAATAACTTCCAATTTCTCCTAGTAACTCATCCTTATTCTGACTATATAATTCAATAATATCTGCTTTACTTATACTAATAGCCAATCTAGGATATTTCTTAGTATATTCTAATTTTTTATCTATTCCACTATTAAACTCTGATTTGATACTATTTTGTACTATATTAAATAATTCAGCTTCATTTTTACTTGAATCATTATTAAAACCTTCATCTGGAATTATAGTAAAATTATTTTCAAAAATAGAATAAATAAATTCTGGTTTAGTTTTTAAAAATTCTTCTAATATTATTGTATTATTTTTATTATTTAATAACTGTTCAAAACTACCTTTAAAATTATTGATAGTTCCAGCTACTTGATAATTAACATCAATAAAATCTATTCCAATAATGCTCTTAATTTGAGATAAAGTAATTTTTTTTGTTTTATCTATAATTAAAGGGTTTTTATTGGTTGATATAAAATCAAATATAACAGGATTGACGTCTATATGGTTTTTAATAGCTTTTTTTATTATAACTTCTTTATCAACTTCTGATGTATTTTCTGGAATATCTATGTCTATCTCTTCTATTCCATTAGGCAATTCAATACAAATTTTCATATTTTTCTGTATTTAAATATTTAATACTTAATTATTTTAAATTAGTAATTAAAATCAAATCTAATAAAAATAAACTATATCATAATTCATTTCTATTAGAATCAATTTTTTACTCAAAAATTAGCAATCTTTTATTACACTTGTAGCATCAGAGTTTAAATATAAATCATATATATCTTCTAAACTATCTTCATCAAACTCTATGGTAGAACTAACAGGTGTAGAATCAAATAAGATATTTTTATTGAAAGTAAATCCTTCAATAACTTGATTAGAAGAAGCTTTATTTATTATACTTAAAGCCATTACAAAGTTAAACAATTTTTGATTAGTTTCACTATCAATGGTATTATACTGTGATAATAAATTTAATAAATTGTATTTATTTTGAATAGTTTTTATTTCTACTTTATTTAATGGTTGTCTATTATTAGGTTTATTTAATTGGTTTCTTAATTCAGTTACTTGATCTAATAAAGTATTTTTATATTCTTCTGTAATGTTAAAAAGGTTTGTAATATAATCTTGCAATCTAGTAAAAATATTTAAAGTTCTTGTATCAAGATTTTCTGTATTTAAAGGTATTTGAGGGTCAATTACATTAAATTGAGATTTATTTAATTGACTTACTTTTTCAATATCTTGTTCTAATAAAATCTCTTCAGTAGTATTAAATAAACTATTTACAATCTTTTCTTTTAAATCGTTTAAGTTTGGTTTAATAAATTTTATACTTTGAATTTTTATACCTTCAATTTTATCTTCTTTGAAACTCACAGCAGTTTGTTTTTCTGAACCTTCTTTACCTGTAATAAAAACCCAACCACCTAAATCTTGTGAATCTAATAAAGATAAAGGATTACCAATAAATTTAATTTTTTCGTATGTTGGAACATCTTTATTAGCAAAATAGAATTCTTCTTGTACTTTAATAAAATTAGAAGACTTACCTTCTCTATAAACTTCTCTTTTTGGATCATCTTTAACAGGAATTGAGCTACTTAAATAATTTAATACAATATTCATAGTGTTAAATTCCATTGTTCCTTCTACTGTTGGAATAAATTTAACAAAATCAATATGATATTTTTCTGGAAGAATACTTGCAAAACTAGATTTACTTGAACCAAACTTGCTTGTAATAAGAGAATACCAAGCAAACATATCAGTAATGTTGTAAGACCTTTGAGAAGTGTAATCAACTACTGTTTTACCTTTATTAATATCTTGCTCTGTAATAGTAAATAGTTCATTACCTTCTGAATCTTTTGTTACTGTAAAATATAATCCTTGAATAAGTTCAAAAGCTTTTTTCATATTTACTGTAACTGGATTTATATCATTATTCATTTCTGAATCAGCAAAAGCAACTAATGGCTGAATTAAGATATTAACTTCTTTATTCAAATAATTTGTTGCTTCTTTTGGAACAAGACTATTTAATACAGTTTTATAGAAGAAATCTATTCTTTCTTGTGGACTTTTAAAATCTAATTCACCATCTTTATCAAAAGGTAAATAATTTGAATTATTGCTTGAAATTCTCAGAAAATCTTTTAAGGGATTAAAGAAATGTTCTCTAAAACTATTAAAGAACTCTTCTCTATTAGTTTGACTGTTTAAAGATTGTTTATTGAAATCTGTTTGAAAATCATCTGTTTCTTTTCCAGTTATAACAAAAATTGGATTGTCTTTTGAATTAGATTTCTTTTCAATATATTTTTCAGTTATTACACTATATATGTGGTCTAATATAGAACTAAATTCAACATCAGTTAAGTTAGGCAACTTACCATTCTTTCCTCTAAAATTTTGTAGGTTTTCAACTAGATTTGTAAGTTCTCTGAATACAAAACTCTTATTTTGCATAATATCATAAATCATTGAATGTTGTGTAAAATAGTTTTTAAAATGTTGATTTACTTCTAATGAATATAAAATAGGGAAAGCTTTTTTAGTTAAGTTACTATATTCAATATGATATTGTCTATACCAAGCAATGTTTTCATTAGATTTAGTGATTTCTGAAAGATTATTTGGATTATCTATTGGTTGTTTATTAAATAAATAAAAGTTAAATATTCTAGGATTGTATTTTTTAGTTATTCCATTTGATATAACTTCCATTTCAGTTTCATTTTTTCTTGGATTTAATAAGATATCTTTAATTTTAGCTAACTCATTTGGTGAAATATTATCAGTTATATGATCTATAAAAGAGTTTTCAGTCATAGATATTCTCTGTTCAAGTGAAGCAGCTTCTTTTTCTTTATTTGTCAATAATTCCATTTGTTCTTTATTTCTATAATCAATAAAAGGAACACCAAATTTAGTTTTATGAAATTTCTCGTAAGATTCATTAATAAAAGTTTCAATAGTATTATTAAAAGAGAAGTGATCTTGAAAAGTTCCCTTATGACTTTGATTGATTCCTAACATTTTACCAAACATATTAAACTCCATTCCAACTTCAATCAATCCAACAAATTCTTTTAGTTTATATAAAGCTGTAGAATCTAGATTTTGAGTTCTATATAACCATTTATAAAAGTTTATTTCCCAAGTATTTCTACTACTTTTAGGTATATAATCTGTACTAGATAAAAGTCTTTTTTCGTATAAAATTATATTTTTTAAAGAATCTTTTTTTAATATAGAAAGTATATAAGAGTTATCAATTGTTTCAATTTCTTCTGTATCTTTAAACCCATCAAATTTTTCTAGTAGTTTCTTTACTTTAATAGGTTTGTTTACTCTATAAGCAATTCTTAAAATATTCTGAATATCGTCAATTTCTGCAACAGATAATACACTTTTAGTAGTAGCGTTTTTCTTAAAATTTAATGTAAATTTATGTTTTTCTCCTTCAATATTACTAGAATGTTCAAACACCAGAAGAGATTTAACTTTTAAGTCTATTAGTTCTTTAATAGAATGTCCTGACTTAGTAATAAATAAATTATCATATTCATCAAACTCAATGTCAGCTAAAGTTTTTTCTTCAAGTTTTTTAATCAGTGAGCTATAAGTGTGTAAGAAGTCATTACTATTATCAGCAGCAACTTGTTTTGTTTTTCCATAAGAAGTTATACTATACTTATCATTTTCTATTTTAAGTCCAGGTACAGTAGCATACCTACCTACAACATCACCAATTTTATCAGAATTACCGTAAGTATGTATATCTGTTGATTTAGCTAATTCTTTAAATATAATATCAGCTTCTGGTGAAATTAAAATAGAGATGATATCTTCAACAGGTGTACCTAATGCAGTCAAAGCAGAAAATGTAGAAGCAGTATAAGAATTTAAATTCAATTTACCTAAAATCATTTCTTTTGCATTATCAGTTGCAGCAGACACAGCTTGAGAGATAGTTTCCCAAGCAGAAGAATCTAATATAGTTTTAGATAAATAGAAAGCTCTTAATGTAGAAACTTCTTCTTCAATTGCTTTTTCTAGTTCTTCTCCTTTTAAACCTTTGGCAATTAATTTTTCTCTAATTTTAATTTTATTGTTACCAAATGTATCTTGCATATCTTTAGTAAGCTCATCAAAAGAACCTTTAAGTGTATCTGTAGAAATTTTTTCAAAATCTTCACCTCCTTCAGATAAAATTAATTTCACTGAAGTAAACATAGCTGAATCAATATGAAAACTTGCATTCTCCATAAATTCTTTCATAAATTTAAGTTGTTCTCCAAGTTGATTTAATCTTTTAGTTTCTTGCTCAGTTTTATTAGATTTACCTAATAATTTATCATACTCTTTCTGTTGTTTAGATTCATTTAACTTTAAATTAGATGCAGAACTATAAAACTTAGGTACACCATCTTTATCAGTAACTTTAATAGCAGAAGCAGTAAAATCTTTTAATTTAGCTCCGTCTGACATATTAGTTCTAACAAAAGTTTGTTTAGGTACAAATACAAATCTTGAATCTGCATTTTTCATTGCTAGCATACTTGCATTAAAATAAATAGCATAAGCTTTCATATCTTGTGCAAATATACCAGTTAATGATTTACCATCTCTATTTAAAGCAACCATAATAGCTTGATCCATTGAAGAGAATTGAGAAAAAGTTAATTTACCTTTAACAGATTTTTTAGATTGTGCTTGCATTGAATCCATTGAAATAGGTGAATTAGCTTGTACTCCATTTGCAGGATGTGTAATAATATCATACAATCTCTGACTTATATAATTCTTATAAGCTTTTTGCCTGTATTGATTAGCTTTAAGCTTTTTTTCTTTAATAACTTTAATAGAATCTCCTTCAATAAGTTTACCTTTTTCATCTGTACTAGAAAGTTTTATACGAAATCTTTTAGGAAGAAATTGATCACTTTCAATAAAATCAACATCTAATTCTAAATCAAATGTTTCAGGTCTGCTTAAATCTATATCTTTATTCCATTTAATAAATTCACCTCTGTCAAAAGCAAATGCCATAATATTGAGTTTATCAATATCATAATCCGAACCTTGGAACCAAAGCATTTCTAATGGGTGATATACGGCATTACCTAAATCATTTTGAAATCCAACAACTTTCATACCAACATAAGACTGCATACCTTGTGCAGGAATACGAGCTCCAACCATCTCAAGAGATTTTTGAAAAGCTAGATATTTTTCTTTTGCTTTTTGTTGTAAAGATTCTTGAGTTTTAGAAGGCACAGTAAAATAAGTTTCTGATAGATTTTTGATCTTTTCTTCAACCATTATTAAAGTGTTATCAGATTGTTTAAAACTTTGATTAGTAGATAATAGTTTTTCTTCTTTTTGTTGTTGAAGTATTAATTGAAATTTTTGATTGTCTATTATAGAAATCTGATATTCTATTTCATCAAGTTTAGTTTGGTTTTTTGTATTAGATTTAGTTTCTAATAAACTTAACCTTTCAATATCAATAGAATTAATTTTAGTTTGTAAGCCTTTTAATAAAGTTTTAGAAGATTTAATTGTATTATTTAATAGCCTGTTTGTTTCAGTAGCTTTATCTTTAAAAGTATTTAAATTTTTTAGTTGTTTATCTAAATCAATCAAATACTTTTTACCAGTTTTCTTAATTTCTTTTGCTTTCCAATCTCTTTCAAATCTAATGTAAAAATAATTTTCATTATACTGATCAATAGTGTAACCTTCTTCTAAATTAAATTGCGTTTTATACATTGAATCGATAATAACTTCACAAGGATCAGTTTTATATCCCTCATCTGATAGATGTTTTTGTAATTTAGCTGTAGCAAATCTCCACATAATGTTAGAAAAAGATAATTTTGCTTTTGCTTCTTTATATAGCTTATAATCTGCACTATTTTGAAGTTCAACTTCTGAATCAGAATTTTTTGCTAATTGTTTATTTTTTTCTATGATTGCTTCAAGCTTTTCGTATACTTTAATAGCATTTTCTAAATCATTCTTAGTTTTTCTTACTTCTTCCATTAAAGGGTTAGTAAAACTTGCAATATTCCCTTCTTCATCAACTACGGTATCAGTCAAATATTCCCTATTTCCATCAATATCTCTATAATAACCAGTCCATTTTAAATTTCTAGATTTTAATGTTTTATAAGCTGGTGTTCCTTGATTTTCTTTAATCCATTTAGAATATACTTCTTGTGTACCTACTTCATCTTTTTCTAGTACTTTACCATTCAATACACTTCCAGCTGGAAAATCATATACTTTAACAACATTATGACTTGGTGTCATAACCATTTGATTACCTGTGAATTTATGACGAATACCTTTCTTAGAAAAATCAGAAGCTAATTGAACAAATATACCATTAAATACACTTTTATGTGAAATAAGGCTATTTACAGAAATTTTATCTTCATGTTTATCGTTATATTTATTTACAGCTTCAATTAATCTTGCAGTGCTACCTGATTTCTGATTAGCAATTACATCTTCACAAAAAGCACGAAATACTTCAACACCTTCTTCTTCTTTTGAAGGGTCTAATACAGTTTTCCATTCTTTAAGATTAGAATCACCTAATTTAGCTAAACCTAATGCAACTTCATTTGCTAGTTCGCTTGTGTGCCCTTCAAGAAAGTTAGCTTGTAAAATTTGAGAAATTACACTAATGACAGCTTCATCAGATTCGTGCTCTGTTGCAGTCTGTAATTTTAATCCTGTTGTCTCTGTAACAAAGAATGAATTATTTAATTCTTCTTGTGTAGCACTGTAAAACCTTTCTTGTGTTATACCTCCTGGCTGTTGAGCTTTAGCAGAAGAAGGGTATCTCATAAAACTAACATAGAAATCTCTAGCTCCAGGAAATTGTTGTTCAATTACAGGAAATACATCATTAACAATAACTTCCGCAATATCATTTGAAGCTCTGTTAATATTTTGATATACTCCATTTATTTTATTGATTTCAGAATCTCCTTTATCAGGTATTATAGAAGTTATTCTAGGTTGAAATCCTTCTAAACTCCCATTATTTTTTTCTTTGTATTCTTGTTCTAATTCAGAATAAGTTTTTCCATTAGCTAAATAAACCATCATTTCAAAATAGTTATTGAATGAAACTCCACTAATAGAATCCATATATTCAATAAATTTATAGTCTTGACTAAATCTATAAATTGGTTTACTCAATGAAATATTTAATACAACTTTTTCAAGAAAAGGGATAGAGTGCATCTTTTTAGTAGCTTCATAAAAATTATGGTTTCCTGCTTCATTTAATTTAGTTTGTTCAATAGATTCAGCTGTCATAAAGTGAATTGCACTTTTATCTAGTATTCTACCTCCAAAGAACCCATCTGCCAAAATTTGAATAAATTTAGATGTACCACTTACAACTTGTCCGTGTTCTCCTCCTAATGCTTTTTGTAATACAACTCTTGCTAACACTCCACCAACTTGAGCTCCATCAGCAATATCTTGATCTGTTTTAATTTCTCCTGCATTAGATTTCATTGGAATTTTATTGTTTCCAGGGTCAACCATAATTACTAACATCTCATTTTTGAGTCCTAGAGAATTATTCATAATAGTTCTCTCATTTCCTGTTGCAGTTTCAGTAACCATTCTTTTTACTCCATCTGTAAAAGAAGCATTAATACTTGTTGGAAGTATTTTAGTGAACATAAATTCATTATATAATGATAATAAATCTGAATCACTGTTTATAGTATCAGTATAATCAACTAAAGAACTAATTTCATTTAATTGAATAAGTTTATTTTTAATAACTTCATTTTCTAGATTTATATCTTTTAAAAACGAATTAAACTCTTTTTTTAATGTAGATATGTTATTATATATATCCCATTTAACTTTCTTAGCCTCTCTATCAAATGTACTTCCACTAGAACCCAATCTTAATTGTGAACCATACATAGAGTGCATTAAATAGAACAATTCAAAGAATTTATTTGGAATTATCTCACCTGTTTTTTCAACTACAACACTTGTTTTATAAGCAGTAATATACTGAGAATTACCTCTTTTATCTGTTACAGATTGATTATCTTGAAAATCTTCTAAATACGTCATTGCTGACTCATTTTCTGATAAAGCTAGTAAAGTTCTTAATTGTTTCACATTAGGTAAATGTCTATAGTCATCTAATGTTTTAGCAAATTCAGGTAAGCCTATTTTTAAAAATATATCTTTTGATTTTTCTAATTCAGTTGCATAATTTATATTATGAAATTGCTCATAACTATCAGCATTATTTAAAGTTTTCATATACAACAGTAAATCAGGTTTAATCACTATTCCTGAAACATCTTCATTTAAACTATTCTTAGTTTTATATACAGTATAAACAGAATTTTTTTCAGCTTGTGCTTTCCAGAATATTTTATCTTGATAATTAGCCATTACATTTTTATCTAATTTACCTTCTAAACCAGATAATATAGTATTGATTTTATATAAAATATTTACATATTTATCAGGATCAGAATGATCTAAATCAGAAGAAAAATAATTTACAGAATTTTCATCTTCTTCATTAAATACTTCTGATTTTAAATCATTCATTTGTTTTTCTAGAAGTTGTTTTTCATCAATAGATAGATTAGACTTAGAAGTTTGTATTAAATAGTTTAAAAATCCAGAACCATTTTGTTCTTGATGAAGTTCTTGTAATTTAGCTACTTTTGCTTCATCGGATAAATCTTTAAATCTTGGATCTTTTATTGCTTCTAAATAAGAAAGCATTGCCTCTATGTGAGATGTTGAAGTAATATCAAAAGATAAATAAGTATAACAAAGTTTACGAGCAAGAGAATTAAAGTGTTTTTGTTGAGAAGTTCTATTTTTCTCTCTTAAAGCAACTAAAGAAGTCAATCCTTCTATATTAGGTTTTACAGTAGGTACATAGTTAGTAGGTTTATCTGCGTAAGTATTAGGGTTAAGAATAAATTCAAAAGTATTCTTCTTCAATGCTTCAGCCATTTTTAAATAGAAGAATATATCTATATTAACAAGAGCTGTTTCATCTTTATCTAAATCTTTATTTTGTTTTACTTTATCAGTTGATTTTTGTAATACTCCGTCAATTAAACTTACATAACGATAAGAATCTGACTCTGTAAAGAATAGATTATTAGCTAGAACTGAATTAAATATAGAATTAGCTAAACCTAAACTACTTAATTTAGTATTTGTTGCTTTTGTTACAGCTAAATCTTGTGTAAAAGATAATGCTAATGCAAAATTAATGCTTGTAGGCACATTTGAATCTTTAACATTTCTTGTTACTGTACTTGTTTTACTAACATCAATAATAGAAGTATCTTCATTTGTTAGTAAATCGTTTAGTCTTATACCAATAAAATTAGAATAAGTTTCTCCATTTTTAGTTAAACGAACTAATCTATTGTTATTATTCTTTTTATTAATTTCTATAAAAGGTTTAATACTATCAATAACAGTATTTTGGTCTTGAATTCTTTTTAATAACAAACTTGCTATTTTATATTGTAAATGAAAAATACTTCTATGTTTTTTATCTTCAAAGTTTGTAGAATCTTCTCTATAATCTAAATTTTCATCTCCATAAATTTCTATAATATAGCTTCTTAATAATTTTGGATTGTTTTTTAATTTTTCTATTCTATTGCCTGGAACATAAGTAGCTAGTTGATTTATGCATTTATCATAGTCTTTTTTATTAAAATTCTCCCAAATAGTGTTTTTATTACTAGAAAGAGTTTCTAATAAATTAGTATAATACTCTTTATTTTTTTCTATTAATTGGTCTATATTAAGTTTATTGCTTGTACGAGGATTTTTAAATTTTAAATCTCCAATTAACTTATTTGCAAAACGTTCTCTTAGATTTTTAATATAACCTTGACCTTTATATTTATCTTCTATTACAATTGAAGCAGATGCACTTCCAGTAAGTTTTACCGCTACATAAGAGATATTACTAGCAGTTTTAAAATCAATTAACATTGGAATCAATAGTTGTTCAGATTCACCCGTTTCTAATAAAGCTCTATACATTGAAATAGAGTTATTACTTACATCTAATGAAAAATATTTATCATAAAGAGCTTTTAATAAATTAAATTGAGTTTCTTGTAAGTTTAAACTATTATTCTCTAAAACAGATTTTATATTTTGTCTGAATATTTCTATATCTCCAATAGAAGTTAAAGGTTTCAATCCTGCTACTTCATAATCTATCTCCATTTGTTGAAAAGCCTCTTTTCTTAATAACTCACTGTTTTTATTTAATAGCAATTCAGCTTTATTTTTAGCTTCTCCAAATATGTTAGCAATCTCTCTAAAAGTAAGATAAGATTCTCCTGTTGAGATATTAGACAACATTAATTGACCAATAGAAGAGAATTTATGGTGTTCAACATTATCTTCATTTGAATAGTTATCTTTAATTGTAAGACTTTTATCTGAATGTACTTCTCCTTTACCATTAATAGAAACTATTCTATCAAAAGTTGCATTTACTAACCCTGTAAAATTATTATGAATAACTTTCAATAGATTTTCTAGTGGTGGATTGTTTTCATCAATAACAAGTACAGTAGTTGAATCACTTGGTAAACTTTCTACTGGATTATCGTCATTATGTTTATTTACAAATGCTTTAATACCTAAGTACAATCTTTTTATTCTATCCTCAACTGATTCTGTATTATAATAAGTGACCACACCTTTAACACCCCCTGCACTTAAAGGATTAGCTTTTTCTGGATCAAAAAATAATCTAGCTCCAATTAAATCTTGTAATAGTACAGTAGCTTGATTAAATAATGTTGTATCTAAATCTGTTTTCTTAGCTGTATCAGCAGGAATAGCAAAATCTTTTAAATCCTCTGGTGTAACTTGACTTTCTGCAGCCAATAAATCTTCTTTAGTTTTAGCTAAACCAGAATAATTTACTCTACTTACAGTTGATAAAATAGGTTCAGAACTTTGATCTGGATTATCAGAATAAGGTGATTGTGTAACTATTTTTGTTGGTTTAGTGTCAGTATCTAAAAATAAATTTGTATGTCTAGTTAATTCTATTCTTTCATTTTTAACAATTCCAGAAACATAATGTTTGCCAGATTCGTATTCTATTTTAATAGGATTTAGTGTAGTTTTAGAATATTTAATAGCTTTTTTAGAATATGTTTTACCGATTGTAGTAAATTCAGTTACTGTATCTGTAACATCTAATTTATTTACTTCTTTTATAAGTTTTATTTCTGAATTAATTTTAGATTGAATAACAGGATTTAATTGTTTTTCTATATTTGCTACATTAAATTGAAGCTTTTTAAATTGTTCTTTATTTTGATACTTTTTAATAGAAGTTTCTTTAAAAAATCTTAGTGCGTTATAGAAATCAACTTGAATGTTTCTTTGAACTTCTTCTACTTCATTTAAAGTCATTGTACTTAAATCACTATAATCAAAACTATTAAATGAATTTAAAATTTCTTTTTCTAATAAAAGAAAAGTATCTGATTCTAATTTAGAACCAGATAAACCTTCTTTAATTTTTTTATTTATTTCTGAATATATTTTATCAATAAATATATTAGCATTTGCTTTATTAAATTGTTCTATTTTTTGATTTTTACAATCTGCCATTTTATTTACAACTTATGTTAGTATTATTATAAATTTTTTGAAAAGATATATTTAAATTCTCGAAATCTTCATCAATTAAATTTCTTAGAAAAAAAGATCTAGCATCTGATAAATCACCTAAAGTAGGTTTACTTATTCCTTCATACGCAGCTGATAAACCATTTTCTACTTGATTATTAATTTTATCTAGAAACTCAAATAATGGATATTCTTCTTTTAATAATCTTTTATTTATATCATCAAAATTAGTTTCTCCATAAATCATTCTAACTGCATCAGAATTAGTGTCTTTTAATTGAGCCATAGCTATATTAAATTGAGACCAATTGCCATTTAAAATAGCTGATTGTGCATCACTAGGTTTTTCAATTAAAGAATTTGCTTTACTTACTTCTTGAATAAAACTATAATAAAATTTAGAAAAATCTTGTTTAGGTGTAGTTGGTGTAGATTCTATAATTTCTGTTTCTTGTACAATAGGTAATTCTTTTTTTAATATACTATCTATTGTATTAGATAAAACTAATTTATATCTTTTTTCATCTTTTTCTATTTCAGTTTGATAAGTATACAATCGATTAGTAGAATCATATATTACAGAATCTGGAATAAAATCTAAGTTATAACCTTTATCTAATCTAGCTTTAAATAGTTCATTTGCTCCTTCTCTTATATTAAGAACTATAAATTCTTTACCTTTCAATTTAAAAAAGATTTCTTTTGCTTCATTTTTTAATGTTTTTCCATCAAGTAAATTTGTAATATCTGAATTAGTAGGTATTCCTAAAACATTATCAGCATAACCTTTTCTAATTATAGCAATCTTTTCTTGCTTTTCTTTTTCTACTGTATCTTCACTTTCTTTTATTTTCATATCTTGTTTTAATTTACTAACATCTTCCAAAGATAAGTCAAAAAATCCATAATCTGGACCTTCTTTAAACGTAATATGTGAAGTATCTGTTAATATTCCATAATGTGGCCCTGGCTGTGTACTATCAACAAGTTTAGTTAGATTCTTTCCTGGTGTGATACCAAAGATACCATTTTTAAATTGTTCTGTTCCTATTAAAGCTGTATGTAATGAACTAAGTAAAGACTTATCTAAATCCACTAATTCTTTTATCTTAAAGAAGTTTGAATATAAATTTTGTTTTCCAGCTGCATTTAATTGTAAAAAGTGGTAGGCAGATAAAATTAATCTTACATCCATAGGATTGATGTTCCTTCCATCACCTTCTAGTTTTTTTATTAATGTTTCTAATTTTTTTTCTAGATTGTCTTTTAAAGTTTCTGCGGAAGGTTCCGAATCAAAAAAATCAGCAAAAGGGTTTGACATTCCTTGTTGATAATCATCAATATCTTCTTGAGAAGTATTTTTACTTTCTCCTAAATACTCTCCAATAGCTTTTAGTATATCAGTTTCAGTTATATTTTCAGGGTCTGTAGTGCTTACTAATTCTAAATTGTATTTAAAATCAAGCTTTTTCCCTAAAAATTTAGTAAGAATTTGTTTAAATCCTTTTGATAAATTTTCTTTTAGATTTGGTGTAATAATTAAATCAACTTTTACTCCAAAATCTTTTTTATTTGTAGGGTCTTCTGTTACAATTGCTTGAAAGTTGTCATAAATTGTATTAAATGTAGTTTTTCCTTCGTCAGCATAAATTACTGTAATACCTTTATAACCAGCAAAGAATTTTTTAATAAGGTCTGCTTTATCAGTAACTGTGACAGGTTTTCCACTTGATTCAATAACTTGATTCCCTAATGTAGTTAAAATAAAAGGTCTACCAGTTTTTAAATCAAAATTTTGTCCTTTTTTAGATAATCTATCTCTTACATCTTTAGAAGTTTCAGGTTTATCATACCAAACATAAGCACCACTAATTAAAAATTCAGTTCTTTCTTGTAATTGTTTTAAAGTTGTAGCTTCATTTTCTTTTCTAGTAAATCGACCATTTTTAATTTTTAAAGTTTCTTTTAATTCTGCAACATCTTTCTTTGAAATTGTACCTATTACTACTTCATTATCAGATTCTGAAACTTTTTTACCAAAATTATTAGTTGTATCAAAAAATTGATTTTTAATTTCATTTGTTACGTATTCTCCGTATTTATTATTGTTATAAATACCCCCTAACGAAATTTCTAAATCTTCAACAACAACTCTCCATTCGTAAGTGATATTACCTTCATCTAAATCATTTAATTCAGTTGAACGTGAATTTACAGAAGCATCAGTTGAAGGATTAAACTTTTTACCAACTAATTTAACTGTAAATGGTTTGCGTACAATAGAATCTATTAAAATTTTTAATTTTCGTTTTACTTTAAAAGTATCTGGAAAAGCTTTTACTTTCTCTTGTAATGCTCCTACATCAATTTTTCCTGTATAATAGTTTTTTAAAGATTGAATAAAAGAAATTATCCTCTGTTGTTCTGAATCATTTAATTTATCAGTTATTTCAAGAAATTGTTTTAATCTAGTTACATCAGATAAAGGAATATGCCAAATATAAAATCTTGCTGCATTGTATAGCTTAGAGTCATTGTCTAAATTAACTAAATTTCCATTTAAATTATCTTCAAGTAAATCATTTTCTATTTTCTTTAAATCTTCTCCGGGAATTGGTATAATAGTAATAGTTTGTTTTGGTAATTTTTCGGTTACAGATTTGAATACAACTACTTTATAATATGTTCCTGTTTTAATGATGCCGTGTGTATTTGATGTAAAACTTTTTAAAAGATTATCCACTGATTCTTTATATCCTTTATCCTCTAGATTAGGTGTAGCAAGCTTTTGTTTGTCTACATTAGGTATCTGAGTAACTGTTTTACCATCAATTGTAAATTGAATTACTTTATCAACTATTTTATCTTTGTAACGGTTTTTTAAAAATTCTTTATCTTCTTTATTTAAATTTAAATCAGAGGCATCAGCATAAGTTTTAGCTTGTTCTATTTTAATAATAATTTTAGGCGTTAATTTGATTTCAAAATCAGCTTTAGTTAAAGTAGGAAATATTTCTTTTAGTTGAGCTATTCTAAGAGGGTCTAATTGAGCTTCAAGCTCCTTTGTTAGATTCTTATATTCTATATTATTTAGTGTTCCTTTTAATTTACTTTGTTTTAAAGTTTCTAGTTTCTCTACAATATCTTTTATAGGATTGTTTGTACTTAATATAGACCAAAGATAAGATTCTTTAAGTTTATTGTATAGTAACTCTATTGTAGTAGTATCTGTACCTTCTGCAAACAATTCATTAAGGTTTAGATTTTCTTTATTGCTTATTACCGCTTTTTTAAAATCCGCTTTTATTTTTTCAGTAATTTCTTGAGGTGTTTTATCAGAACCTTCATCTTCTTTTATAGGATCTTTTTTTGATTCTTCTTCTACTACATTTTTATAATAATCTCTAATAAATTCCTCTGCATTAGCTTTATCTAAAATACTTGGTATAGAATAATACTCTCTTTGTTCTTGTTTAGAAAAATCAGTGTTAGCTAAATCTGGTGTAGTAGTCAAGTCATTACTTTGAAATACAATCTTATCAGTTGCTTTTAAAAGCATAGTATATAAAGGTCTCGATGTAGATAGAGTAAGATCATCTTTATTTAAAGCAATGTAAGCGTTTCTATAAGATTTACTTTGAGCTTTTTGTAAAGTAGTTACATAACCTAAATCAATTTGATTGAATCTAGCTTTAATGCTGCTGTGATAATCTGAAATTGATTTTGATTCTAGTAGATTTTTTAACTCATTTCTTCCATTGCTATCTAAAAAAGGTATTGTTATTGTTCTACCTCCCTGTTCTAATGTTACTGTATAACCTGTAAATTTTTTACTATCTAATTTAATCTCCTTTCTATCTTTAAAAAATTCCAGATCTCCCTCTAAAATACCGTCACTTATTTTATCTACTGTAAAAAAAGTTCCAAGTTTTATAATTTCTGTATATTGTCTATCGATATATTGTTTAATACTTGTTGTAGTAACAATCAAATCACCTTTTTCTAATTCTTTTTTTCTACCTAATTTTGTTCTTACTCTTTTATTAAGTTCTTCAGCTCTTTTAATTGTACTTGTAATAATTCTAGTAGAAGTTAGATTAGCCTTAAAATCTTTTATAAAAGTTTCTAAAAAGACCTCTTCTTCTTTTATAACAGCTACACCTGAGTTAGTTTCTGAATCAAAATTAGACTCTATTTTTTTAGTTTTAGTGTCTGTTTCAAATATTCTACTTAAATTGTTGTAATCGGCTAGTTTAATTATTTTTGTTTTAAATTCATCAATTCTAACTTCTTTATTCTTAAAGACTTTACTTTTTTCAGGTTCTGGAATATCTATTGTATCCTTATCGTATAATAAAATAAATTTTCTTCCAGGTTCTATTAAGTTACCTATATCGGAATTACTTATATATTCTGATTCAACTATAACTATATAATCATATTTCTTATCTATTGGTCTAGGTACACCTTCTTTTATAACTTTTTTTCCATTTTCATCTAAATATTCACTAAAAGAAGTAGTAATAGTCATACTTCCAGATATGTCAGCTTTTGTATATAATTCTAAACCAGCATTATTAGGTGATAAATATAAAATATTAGAACTTAATTCAGATATTTTCTTCAATATATCAGTTTTATCAGTTTTTGAAGACACATCAACTCTAACAGAGCGAGTAGAATTGGCTATTTCTTCTATTGCAGCTAAATTAAAGTTTTCTTCTTCATCAGCTTTAACTTTACGTCCTAATTCTGTTGAAGTAAAAGATACTTCTTCTTTAACAAAACCAAGTAAATCTGTATTTATGTCATAATCAGTTGGTTCTTCTTCTAAAGATTCTTGAGTTTGTATTATTATATCTAAATCATCTGTTGAAAATTCTTTTTTTACAGGCTTATTTGTAATACTAGATTTAATTTCAGCTTCTTTTTTAGTTGTAGCAGCAGGTTTAGGTTTGTTGCTAGTTTTAACTTTAGTTGATTTACTTGCACCAGAATCAGATGTAGGTTCTTTTCTTACTTCAACATTTTCGACACCTTCAACAGGAACTAACCTAACTTTTAATTCTTCTACTTGTTTCTTATAATTAGCTTTTGCTTTTGATTTAACCTCTTCATTAGATAAAAAAGTAACTTGATACCCACCTAATTCTTTATTTGGTGTCTTTTCTTCTGCTTCTTGTAATCCTAAATGTTTTAGAATGTTTTTGTGCTTATTTCTAACAACAATATTAACTCTACGTTTACCTCTTGAAACTGCTGTGATTAGTTTTGTGAGAATATCTAGATGATAAAGTTTTTGATCAAAATTTGTACCAATAAATTTATCGTTTACTATTTCATCTTTTGTTGATTTATTATAAGCTTCTTTTATATTATCATAAATAGAAACAATATCTAAAAATACAACTTCTTTTTCACTTCCTTGTGCTTGAGAATTTGTATAAGTTAAAATATCGTCTACAACTTCTTCTCCAATTACCATTATTTCAGATGTATCTATTTCTTTACCTATTCTTTTAAAAGGTTTTATAGCTACATTAGATTCTTTAGCTTTTTCAAACAATTCTTTTTCTTTTGTAGCAGCTTCTTTATATTTCTCTTTTTCTCCATTAACAAATTGTCCGAATCCATCATCAGCAATAACAGATACTTTAATACCAGAATAATCTTCATCATTATAAGAAATTTTATCTTTAAGATTCAAAGAACCTAATATAGCTATTATATCAATAGAAGCATTATCAAATCTAGAATCTAAGGTAGTTATATTATTTTCTAATGCTTTTAATCCTATGTTTAAAGTAGCTAAAAAATCAATATTAGCTTTATATCCAATTCTTAAAGAATCTGTCAGAGGTAAAGTTCTAGTAATAAAAGGAATTGAAGTAATGCTGTTATTAGTATATACAGGATATTTATCTGGTTCAGAAGTGTGTGAGATATTTTGAATTTGTTTAGAATCTCCTGTATAAAATATAGGCAATCTATTCTCAAGATTAGCTGCATTTTGTAACTCTTCTAAAAAATAAATTACATTTTTAGGTATGTTAGTTGCTTCATCATAAAATATTGAATTATAAGTTTCAGCAAACACTTTAAATTTTTCAATATTACCATCTTTTAAAAATACCTTATAATCTGTTGTTTCTCCATTAATTAAATCAAAAGCTTCTTTTTCAGTTAATCCAAATTGTTGTAATAAAGCATTTAAAATACCAAAAGGTTTGTTTACTAAGTTCTCAAATTTTGCTATGCCTAAGTCTCCTAGTTTATCAACTTTATCAACTTTATCTTTTAAGTCAAATGTTGATAACATTGAATCAAAATTGCCTTGTTGTATAATATTATTAGATAACAATAAAGTTTTTTTAGTTGAATTTTTATTTATTAAAGTAAGTAAATATGACATAATCATAGAAGTCTTACCTGTACCGAAAGTACCATCAATAAATATTTGGTTTTTAATAGGGTTGTAAATATCTAAATAAGCTAATATTTCTTGTTTGTATACTTCCTTATCTTTACCTAATAATACTTCTTTTAATGTTAGATCTGTTACATCTTTATCACTTGTTTTACTATAATAAGTGCTTTTTTCAAAATCTATTTTATCTCCATTAAAAAAAAGATTTATATTTGAACTTAATCCAAATTGTCTAACTAAAGATTGAAATTCTGGTTCAATTAATATGTCTTCTGTTAAGTCTTTATCAAAATATTCTTTTAATTTAAGAACTTTTGAAGCTAGTATATCAAATTGTTTATTATCTTTTGCTAAATAAAACTTATATGCTTCTAAGATTACTTTTTCTTGTATTCCAATAGGCGCATTTACATTTTCTTTTTCTAAAAGAATAGAAATAGTTTCAAAATATAGTTTTCTGGAATTATTAGAAGGAAAATTTAATACTTCAGAAATATAGTGGTACTTAGCAGCTAAATTATATTTTTGTTCTTCTAATAAGTCTTCTGAAATTGTAAATTCACTAGAACTTTTAAATATACCTGTTGTATTTTCTCTTAATGAACTTAAATTTTGAGAAGTTGTTACACTATTATAAATACCTGATTTTGTAGCAAGATTGTCACCAGGATTAATTTTTATTACTTTATTTACACTTGTAGTATATAAATCTACGTGACCGTTATCTTTTAATTCAACTCCTCTTTCTAAAGCTTCTCGTTCATTGTTTTGATAGTTTATTAAAGCTTCATCAATCAATTCTTTTACTTCTTTTTCTTGTGTTTGATACCAAGAATATAAAGCAGTTTCAAGTTCACTTAAATAAACAATATCTTCTACAATAGTTTCTGAACTAATTTTATCAAATTCTTTATCTGGACTGTATTTATCACCTAGTTGGTTTTGTATTTCAGAATCAATACCGGAAATTAAATTTATTGTAGAGTGTAATACAGCTGTATCTTTTTTTACTACTGTGATAGATTTTTTAATGAATAAATTATCTTTATTATTTTCATTAAAGTTTTTTCTTTCAGTTAAAAATTTTACAACTCTTTCATTATTTTCTAATATAATTCTAGTTTTTAAATATTCTTTATCAAATGCAGTAAAGAATTGTTGTTCTTTAGAATCTTTTTGAATTTCTTTTAGTTTAGAATCATAAGAACCATTTAATTCAACTTCTTTTTTAATTCCATTAATAAATAATAATAATTTATTAGAATTTTCTAAAAGATTTATAATATTATTAATTTCAGCAACAGAGTATAATTTTAAAGTTCCTTTATCTGAATTTTGAAATGCAGCAACATTATTTGAATCTATTTTTTGAAGTATTTCAAATTCTTTTTCTAGTTCTTGTGTGATATCAGTATATTGACTTGCTACTTCACCTGATAAACTTAATCCTTTATCAATTAAAAGAGTTTGAAGATTTTCAAAGTTTTTTGCTAATTGATTATATTTAGACAATAGATTTTCACTAAGAGTTTTGTTTAACTCAGGAACATCATTTTTATAACTTCTAATTAATTCTTGTTGTAAAGGTTCTTTTTTAAATTCATTCAAATAAGGATTTTCAGAATCTCTTTTCCATACATTAACCATAGGAATAATAAATTCCATAGCAGACATTAAAGCTCTTTGTTTATCTATTGTAGATTGAAGTTTACTTAATTCTGTAGTAACATTAACAGTTTCAGAAGTCAATCCAAATTCTTCAATATCGGAATTAAATTGTTTAATGATTTTATTTCCAGTTGAACCAGCATTATTTAATGAATTATCGTTATCAAAATAAAATTTAGAAAAATCAACTTCTGGCTCTATTTCAATATGTTCTAATAAAGTTTCTTTAAAAAGGTTTTTAAAATCAGTATCTTCAGTTTCATCATCAGAATAAATATTTTCATTTAAGCTTTTAATAATATCCGTAAATTTTTTATTTGATATTTTTGTACCTGCTTTTATAACAGTTGAATCAATAAATTCTTTAATAAAAGATTTTTGAAATACTTTATCTTTAAATGAATCAGTAAATTTATTTACTGAATAAATATTTCCATAATCATCTTCATCTTCTGTTTCAATTACATAATTTGTGTATAGTTCATTTCTTAATTTATTATCTAACAGACTCACTTTTTTATCATTCTCCAACACATCTCTACTAACATCATAATTCTTAATAGGATTCAATGAAGCTTCTTTATATTTCTTAAATGCTAATTTAGCCTTAGTAATCTCTTCTTTACTACTCTCAAACTTACTTGCATCTATCTTACTTCCGTCTTCTGTAAAGTGTCTATGAATATCTGGATTTATATTAAATAAAGCTTGATGTAAATAATCTGTAGCTAATTTACCTGTTTCTATATCTCGTTTTTTTCTCAAAACAGCATCAATGGCTTCTTTATTTGCACCAGAATCAATAGAACCCTCAGTTCCATCATTACTTGCTAAACCCATTAATTTAGTATGTAATTCAGCTAAATCAGATTTAAAAGTTGTGTAATCAGGAGAAATAAAACTATGAAAATGTTCTTTAAATGCTTTTTGAGCAGACTCTACAATATTTTTAGGTACTCCTTGTGTTTCGTATCTATTTTTTAAAGCAACTGAATCATTATCAATTTCTTTAATTTGATTAGCAAGACTGTCTAATTGTTTTTTAGTTTCTTCAGCTGTTGTCGGTTCAGTTTCAGATTGTTTTTTATAATCTTTCTGTAAGTCAAAATATTGTTTAGTCAAACCATTTTTCTTTTCAAATAATTCAGTTTGTTGTTTTGAATATTCTCTTTGAACAAATTGATTTTCAATGCTAGATTTAGCAGAAGACATAGTTTTAAACCAATTTCTCATTTCTTTTGCAATCATAGCAGCTTGAGAATCTTCATATTTTCCAGCTTTCTTAAAGATAACTTGTTTATTATCTTTATCTAATTTTTCAACATCAAAAGAAAGATTTTTATCAAATAATTTACCTTCACGAGCTTCACTATCAACATAATCCATAAAATCATCTTGTGCTTTTGAATCACCTAAATAATCTACTAATTGTGTTTTAGCATTTTGAGGAAGAGCTTTCCAATCAAATAATCTTTTAGCCATTACACCTCCAGCAGCACCAGCAACCATAGACATACCTAATTCTTGCATAAAATGTGTTGGATCTGTATCAAATTTTTTATATGGAAGTTCTTTACCTTTCTCGTCTTTTTGTTTGTCTTTATATAATGTAGGCAAACCTAAATCAACTAAAGCATTATATCCCATTTTAAATACTTGAGGAATAACTGCTTCTGCACCTTCTTCTAATGCTTCACTTAATCCAGAAGCAGTTAAATCAAGAGTTCTAAGTTTTACATTATCATAACCTTTTGTAGCACGATTAGTAACTTTATCATAAATATCAACAAATGGTTTAGTTACTTTTTTACCCATTTCTTCAACTGTATTAGAACCTACTTTAGCTGATTTCACTCTATCAGTAAATAGACTTCCAATTTTATTAGCAAACCAAGATTTCTGTTGAATTGTTTGTCCAGTTTTCAACGCACCTTCTCCAACTACTTCTTTTACAACATCTTTCATAATAGCAGATTGTGCATCCAACCCCATATTTTTAATAACATCTTGTGCTATATCACTTTTATATAATTTTTTCAAAGCCCAACCAGTTAAAGCAGTAAATGCTACAGCTTCTCCGTCAGATAATTCAGAAGATTTTGCAGCTTTATGAGCTTCAGACATACCTAATCCAACATTATATACCTGAGAAAATGTTTTAGCGGTATTAGAAATATTTTTAATTTCTAATGGAGTCATTGGAGCATTAGTAAGCCCTCCTTTTAATCCAGATAATAAAGATTTTTCAATTCCTTTGTAATAAATAGGAATAGATGAAATTAATTTCTGTTGACCTAATTGTAAATAAACATCTCCTAATAAATTTAACGCATTTTCAACTGTAAATAGTTGTTCTTGTGAATTTCTTGACACACTTGTATTCAATGAAGAAGAACGATTTTGAAAATAGTTTAATTTACTATTCATTGACTTATACCAATCTTCTTCTGTATATCCTTTAGATTTAGCTTTTTTTCCATTGATTGCCCAATCATTGACATCATCATAAGTTGATTTGACAGATGACACAGCTTCTAATCCCATTTTACCTAATTCAGGAGTTGAATCAAACAAAGATTTAGCTACACCTAAACCAAAATATACTTGACCAACATAAGGAATAAATGTAGGTGCAATCATTGTAGCAGTTTTAGCAATAGAACCTAGTAAAGATTTATTTTTACCAATTCCAGACATATAAGTATCACCAAGAACACCTGTATCAAATGCAGAAACAAATTCTTTATTTCGTCCTTCTTTATCATCAATATAATAAGTATAAAAGTCTCCATTCTCATTAATTTTATAAGAACCATCTTTTTCTTTTGCATAGACTTTAGGATTTAACCAAGTTTCAATGAATCCTTGGTCTTTAACTTTATCTTTGGTTAATTGTTTTTTACCTGTTGGATCAAATACATAATTATCTATTGCTAGTTTACGTTCATCTTCAGTTCCTTTTGACCATTGATTGATACCTATAAAGCCTTTATTTTTACCTAGTTTGACATTAGCTTTATCTTGTTTAGATAAATTCATTAAAACAGTAGGATTTTTAAGAGTTTGAATACGATTCATTTTATTGAAATGAGTTTCAAATCCTTTAAAACCACCTGTATCAAAAGGATCAAAATCCATTTTAGAGAATTTATTGTATTCTTTTAAATGCTGGTCATAATAATCATCAAATTTCTTATCATCAAAAGTTGTATCGTCTTTACTCTTATGAAATGCTGTAATTTGTTTTATTTTATCTAACTTTTTATATTCTGCTTTATCTTTTAAATCAAAATCACTTGGACGAAGATTATTTTGAAATAAATCTCCTAAACGTTGTGGTTTTTCACCTGTTATAGATGATAATAACCAATCTGGTTTTTGTTCTTCCATAATTATAATATTTTTTAATAATTTTAATATTTTATAAAATGTAATTAATGAAGGTAATTTAATTTAATTTTTTTATTGTTGTTCAGGATTTCCCCAAGCTCCATAAGAACTACTAGGACTAAATATAGGTGCTGGACCATTAGCTCCAGGGTAAGTTGTTTGACCAGTAGGAATTCTATATTGATATTGATCTGCATTTATTCCTGCCCCTCCAGGTCCTTGGGTCATATTAGATATATGCACTGATTGTTTAGATACATTAGACTTTAAACCATCTGTAAGTCTTTGTGAATGTTGATCATTAACAGGTAAAAATACTTTCGTTTCATACACTTTTGCATCAGTTCTTCCTGTCCATTGAGTTTCTACTTTTCCTTCATCAGTTACTCCTATGTGAGTACCGATAGGAGTTTTTACTTTATAATTAGGTGTGCCGTCAGGATTTAATTCATAAGAAGCTCCTTTTATAGCTTGTTGAGCTAAAGAGTTATCTCTATCTGAAGCTTTACCTACATATTTAAATCCTAGACTTTGTGAAGTGTCTTCATCAATTTTTCCATCTGTATCTACATAATTTACAGTAGCAACATTAAATTTTTGAAAAGTCAAATCTTGTGGAGCACCTTGTCTAACTAAATAATCTTTAACATTTTGTTGACCTTCTGCTGTAAATGTATTATATTTTTGAGGTTCTTTATCAAATACAGATTCTTTTATTTTAAGGTATGTTTTTGCTGCTTCTTTGTCTGTTGGTAGATATAACATTGAAGAATTAAAATTAGTTGTACTAAGAACAACATTATTTATAGGTAGTTGTATATTAGCTCCATACATACCTGCATTTACTGTACTTCCTGCTTCAGCACTTTTTCCCCAATCTGAATTTTGTAACATTTGTAAAGGCATTATTTTACCGTTTTTATCTTGCATACCTAAAGCTCCTTTTACAGTACTTGCTAAAGCTTTAAATTTAACTCCATCTACAACAAATTCTTGCATTTCTTGATTCATTAAACCATTTCCGTGAGCTTGATGAAGACCAATTTCTTCTGTTAATTCTTGTCCTCCTGCACCTCTTCCTGAATGTAAGTTACTATAACCCATATCAATATTTTGAGCAGTCAAAGATTCTGTTTTAGTAGTCTTTTTAGCATTACCATAATCTTGCAATCTTTTAATAGCTGCAACTTCAAGATTCCAATTCATTAATTGAGCTTTTTCTTCTTCTGACATATTATCTTTAACACCTTCATTAAGATTTATGCCAGAGACTGCAATACGACCAGAAAGTTGATCATTTAATATTTGACTTTTAACCGCATCCCAATCAGCTTCATCTATATAACCAAATATTGCATTTTTAAATGCTTGTACTTGACCTTTTGGTCCTTCATTAGTTTCACGACCTCCTGCATTACGTTGAGTACCTGCTGCAATTTGACCAGAAGCAACTTGACCAAATACGCTCAATAGAGTATTATCAGATTTACTTCCACTGGTTTCTATATGAGATAATAGTTTTACAACTTTATCTTGAACTTCGCTCATTCCTTTAACATATCCAATAGTTTTATTTAGATCTGGATTAGTTACAGAACCTTTGTAATCAAATTCAGTTTTAAATTCTCCTACTGTCATCAAATTACCATATATAGAATCTGGTTTATTTCTATCTAATAAATAAGTGGCATAAGGAACTTCATTGTATTTATTTAATGTCTTGTCCCATACAATTACTTTACCATCTTTTGCCATAACAGAACCTTGTGCTTTACGAGATTCAGCTGACTTCCATTGTTCTTCTGTTTCTTTTTGTTGTCTTAATAAAGTATTAATTTCATCAGGTTGAACTGTTGCGTCTCTCATTAATCTTTTACCTTTATTAGTTTTGAGAGCCATATAATTCATATTATCTAATTGATTAATCTTTTGTTGTTTTTGAGCAATGTAAGCATCAACAGCAGCAGTATGTCCTTTTCCGTATAATTCTTTAAGCATATCTTTATCTAATAAAGAAGATAAATCTGGTGCTTCTGTACGCTTTGTTTGAGCAATATCTTCAACTCCAATCATAGGAACCCCCATACCAACATTAGGCAATTGAGATATAGTTTCAGGTATATACGTATATGATTGATAAGCTCCTCCGGATTGATATTTACTCAAAGGTTTTTTAATCGATTTTAAACTTTTATATAATGATTTCATAATTTTTCTTTTATAGTCTTATTGATTATAAACTTATTCTTATAAATATAACAAATTTTGTTATAAACACAAAAATCCTCACTAATCAAAGCAAGGATTTTATAATATAAATTGTTACAATAATTAGTTATTTTTTAGATTACTGTAATTCAAATAACTTTGATATTTCTTATTGTTTTTCTGTAACAGTATTAAAAATAGTTTTTAAATCTTCTAATAAAGATACTAAAATCTTATGAATTTTAATAAATTCTGGAACTGCTTCTTTTTTGTTATCAAAACTAAACTCTTTAGAGATTATATTTGCATTTTTATCTTTAGAGGTTATATCTTTTATATAAAGTTGGTAAATAGTCTTTTCTTTATTGTGATTTAATATTAATTCAAAGTTTTCTCCTAAAAAAAATCTAATAAAATCTTCTATTAAAACACTGCTTTCTTCTATTGTTTTATGAGATTTAGATACAATATCTAATAATTGCTCATTTGTAAAATCATTTTTAATTTTCATTTAGATTTGGATTTAAATTGGTATTATAATTTAATTGCTTGGTCTATTAGTTGGTTGTCCAAAATTATCTTTTGTAATTTTTTTTGTAGTAGGATTTCTATTCCAACCATCAATAGTATCAGTTTTTGATTCTGTAGTTCCTTCATAATGGTATTTTACTCCTGTAACTCCTTTATTACCTGACCTAATAAAATCATCAAAAATAATTCTTCCAGAAGATCCGTTTGATTTATTATTGTTTTTATTATTATTGTTGTTTTTATTATTATTATTATTATTATTATTAATAACAGTATTATTAGAAGGCACTTTATTAGGTACTTTATTGTCTGTTGTATTACTAGGAGTATTTGAATTATTATTTGTATTATTTACAACTGGTTGAACAGGAGTTGGAGTTAGAGTTGGTACTGGAACTGGTTTTGGAGTTATTGTATTACTGATATTAGAGTTAAGAGGTGTAAAAGTATTTGTAACTTCTTTTGTTCCGTATGAAGTAGTTTGAGGTTTTTCTATTGTACCTATTTGATACATTCCACCAGTAGACGATTTTGCAGCAACTACTCCTGTATTTTTATTAGTTTTATCATAAATAGTAGAAATATTGCTATTTTGCATTGGTAGTTTACCTCTTAATACATTTGCTGTACCTGTACCTACTGTTCTAGCAACTTCTTTACCTTTTTCTGTAAGAGTGTCATAATTATCTATTTCAGTGGCAGCTTTTTGAAAAAATTTACCATTATTATAATTAGAAGTACTCGTACTTAGTTTAGGAGTGAAAATTGTTCCATTAGCTAACCTATATTTACCATTACCTATTGATTCAGCACCTTGTGGAATAGCTCCTCCATCTTCAAAGAATTTAATATCATATAATTCACCATCAACTCGACCACCTTTTAAGAATTTACTAAAAGATTTAATTAATTTCATTCCTTTACGAGCTTGAAGGGATTCTGCTTGATAATCTGTTTCTTGTTCAGTATAATCATAATCAGGAAGTGTGTCTTGATTTAATGTATCATAACTAATTTGATCTTCTGCTTGTTCATTAAATTGATTGTATTCTTGTTCAGTAGGATTAGAAGGATCGTATTGTTGAGTAGTATTTAATGGAGTATAACTAACAGTATTGCTAGTTATACCACCACTTTGATACTTATTTTTGTATTTTTGTGATTTCCAATTATACATTTGATTAGTTTAATTAGATTAATTATTCAACAACTCTTGTTTTGAATTGACCATTAGCTAATTGCATTTTTTCAATTACTTTACCATTAGCATTTTTACCAGCTGGAGCCCACTGACCTTGAACATAAAAAAGTTTTCCGTCTTTTCCCATTTGTTGTGTTCTATTTTTGGCATCTTTTACATACGTACTTCCACTTGTAAAATCTTCTACACTAGGCTCATATTTCTTATCTGTATGAGACATAAAATTTCTTAGTTGTTCTTTTGTAATATTGTTAGCAGACACTCCATAATGAGCACCAATTTGTCCTACAACATCTTTAGTAGAAAGATTATATTTTTTTGCAACTTGTTGTAAAGCAGAAGCTAGTTCTGGATGCATTGAATTAGGGTTAGTTACTTTTTTACCACTAGCATTAAAAGCATCTACTTCAGCTTTTCCTGGAGTGCCTTTTGAATCTAATTGAATTTTCTGTTGTTTTTCAATTAAAGGATTTGTTCTATTGGCTTGTCTCTTTAAGTTTTCTATTTCTATATAATCATTATGGGCATTTTTATTTTGTAGAGAAGCTAATCTTTGTCTAATTTTATCGTCCAAAGCTTGATCATTTATTTTAGGAAAAGCTATTTTCATTTCTTTGTACGCTTTATTGTACATAACTTCAGGATCTCTAGGCCCACTTCTTACAGTTACCTCATCTAATAACATATTTCCTTCTTCGTCTCTACCAGGAACTGTTCCTGCTGGAGTTTGAAAACTTCTAGTCCTGCCACCTCTACGATACATCTCACCGCCATCACCATATTCTTCCTCACCTTCCATCATTTCTTCCTCCATTTCAGGTTGTTCTTGAGAACCTCCACCTAATTGTCCAAGAATTTCGTGTAATACACTTGTTACTTGTTGTTTATAATCACTAAAAGATTCAAGATGTTGAGCAATAGTTTTTTCAGGGTCTTCTTGTTTAATTTTAGCTAATTCATCTTCTTTAAGAGCTGCTTTTGTAGTACATTCTGCAAGATATTCAAACATATCATCAACTAAATCAACTAACATACTCATTGGATCGTGACCTTCTGCCTGATCCATTGTGTAATCTTCTTGTGGCATTTCTTCTTGTTCGTTATACATAATTTCGAAATTATTTTTGTTATTTACTATTTTGATTATTAAACTAATTATTTAAAACTAAATTTTCAACCTTAAATTCAAATTTTTATTGTATTGATTAAGTATAAAATTTGATTCTCTATTAAATCTATCTTTGACTTTATCAAAATATTTAGCATCAAAGTTAGAAGAATTTTTTTGAGATTTATAATATCTTTTAGATATTTCTTGAATAACTTTATTAAATTCTACTGTTGCTTTATGTCTAGCTTTTAATTCTTCTACTTGTAACTTATGTTGCTGTTTTAATTCTTCTAATATTACTTTGCTACGGTGCGCATCCATTTATATTTATTATTTACTTTACCTCCATATTTAGAAATAGGTTGCTGTTCTTGCTGTTGTTTAATTGTTGCAATACTTGACATTTTACGAGTTCCGCCTAATTTTCCCATTTGTCTGTTAGCTTGATACACTTGTTCTGCATTATCAGGATTTTGATTTTGAATATTATTAGCTTCTTCTGTTAATTTTTCATAATTCTTTTTAAAAAGTTCTGCATCTGCTTCATATTTTTTAGCGTCTTTTTCATATTGAGCTTTTCTAGTTGGATCAGTTTCTTTTTGAGCCGCTTCAAAGTGCATTCTATAATTTTGTCTAGCTGTTTGTTCAGCAGAATCAGCTTTATTAGCTTCTCTAATTTTTTGTGATACTAATTGAGCTTTTTGATTTTGTTGATCAGTTTGACCAGCTTTAAAGATTGCTTGTTTAGCTTGTGTGTCTTTCATAAACTTGTTATCTCTGTATCCAGCTAAAATTCTAGCGTGATTAAGCATATATTGACGATCAGCAGTTTTCTTTTCAAATTCTTCTTTAGATAGATTTTCAGCATTAAGTTGTTGATTAGAAGTAGTTGTGAGTTTATTTTGTTCATTAATTTGATAATCAGATAAAGCTTTTTGTTCAGCTTTTTGAGCTATTTGAGCATTACTGGCTTGATTAGCTTTATTAAGATTAGTTTGAGCCATACTAGCATTAATAAGATTTACAGTAGGGTCTGCACTCATATTATTTCTAACAGATAATGCCATTGCTGATTGTGCATCTGCTTTATTTTGTAACATTTGTTGATAACCTACTTCTGGTGTATAACCTTGTAATTGTTTATCAATAATTTGACGGTGACTAATAACAGGCTTATTCCAAATAGATAAAGCTAAATCAGAAGCAAGTTTTAATTCATCTTTACCAATAAACCATTTATCTTTACCTTTTAAATTTGCATCAATTGGATTACCATCTTCATCATAACCTTCTGTATCAAATCCATCAGTTCCTCCGTGAAGAGCACTATTAACTTTTGTACCATTTCCACTTCCTTCACTACCTTGAATAGCTGATTGTTGCTGAGATTGTTGTCCATTTGCATCAGTAGTAGCTGTATTAGTTCCATTAGAACTTGCATCAGTAGTTCCATCACCATCTCTTTTAACAGCTGTACCAGTAGAAGTACTAGAAGCTCCCGTTCCAGAAGCATATTTAACTTGTTTAGGAGTAATTCCAGCAATATCAACACCAAAAGCATTTTTAGAGTATTGTGGAGTTACTGCATCAGTTTTAACAAAATTAGAACCTCTAACAGATTGATTAATTTTTATAGCGGATTGTTGTTGTTCAGGTGTAATACCATCAATAGTTACTCCGTAAGCATTTGGACTGATAGGTAATTGAACAGATTTGTTACTAGTCTTATTAGAAGTTGTGTTAATAGGTTTCGCTTCTAAGTTTTTTAAATAGGCTTCTTGTGCTTTATTATTAGCTTCAAAATCAACATTTTTGTAAGCTTTTTCGTAAGCAAGTTTTCTTTTTTGAGTTGCTGCATCCATTCCTCCAATAGTTGTTCCTAATTTATTAGCTGTTTGTTCAGAATTTCCGAGACTGAGAGGAGTAAATTTTTTAGTTTCTACTGTCGCTAAATTACTTTTTTTTTTAGCTTCTTCTAACAACCTTTTCTGTAAATCTAACATAAATTGATTATTAGATAAATAAGAAGGCAATTTTCCAGCTGGATTTTCGTATTTAATTATACCTCCTTTACGAAATTTATAAAGTTTTTCAAAATTTGGAATAGACTTTTCTATTTTCTTTTTTCTTAGTAGTAATAAATCTTTTTCATATTTTGAAAGTTTAGGTTTTAATAAATCATTTTCTATATTAGATAGTTCAAATAGTTTTTTATCTGTTCCACTTCTAGTAGGTAAATCACCAACTTTTAAATCAATTAATCCTAATCTTTCACTTAAAGTAGTTTTTTTAGGAGTTGATTTAGGTGTATTTGGAACTACAATCTCAGGTTCTACAACACTATTTTTAGCTCCATCATCTTTTACAACTTCTGGTTCATTTGCTTTAGGTTTATCATTAGGTTCATAAGTATATTTAGGTTGAGATTTAAACTTATCTGCCACAGCATCTCTAAGTTTTTTCACTCTTTCCATATTAGGTAAACTAGGCATAGATAAATTATTAGTCCAATCTTTACTATATTTTTCAAAATCTTTTTTCCAAGGTGTATTAGGTTGAAATTCAGGACTACTAGCTTCTTTATGAGTCACTCCATCAACAGCTTTTGATATTTGATTTCTTCTACCAATTCTATGCAAATCTTTGATATTACCAGCTAATCCTGTTAATCCTTGTGAAGCATCAGCAACATCTCTCCAATCTAAACCTTCTGGTGTTTGAGATTTATCGTAAAGATTGCTTGCAGTTTGATATGTGTTGATACCAGATAAAGCACCTAATCCTACCATACCAACAGGGTGAGTTGCAGCTTTTCCTAAATATCTGAAAGCACCTTTACCTGCACCTACACCTAAATCTTTTGCACCTTTTGCAATTGTGCCAAGACCAGAACCGACTATATCAAGACCTCTTCTATATTGAGAGCGAACTTGATCAAGATTTTTTCCAGCATTATAAACATTCATTGATAATTCAACTGGAACTTCTGGAATACTAACATTAGAATCAATTTTTTTAGCTTGTAAGGCTTCTTTTCTAGCTAAATTAGCTTCATTAAGAGTTTCTTTTGCAAGATTTCTAGCATCTTTTAAATCTTTAATTTTTTGAGCTTTATCAGATAATTTAGAAGCATCTTTAGCAGTATCAACAAGTTTAGAAGCAGTTTGACCAGCTTCAACTACTTTTTTACCTTTTGTAAACCAATTAGCAAATGGAACAATTCCAACACCTTCTAATGCTAAATCTCCTGCAGCTCCAGCCCATTCTCTTAGACCCCATTTCTTACCTTGTAATTCATCTAATTCTTTTTGGTAGTTAGATTCTCCAATAGACCCTAAAGCACCTGTAACAGCAGTTACAATGTTAGCTCCTGGTACAAATCCTGCAACATCATTTACAGTTCTAGCTATTTTAGCACCTGCAATAATATTTTTAAGTTCTTCAATTCTTTTAGATTTATTATCAGTTGGAGTTGAAACAATTTTACTCTCTGTTTTAGGTGTAGATGCAACACCTACATTTTGTTTAGTAATTTTATTACTTGGAGTCCATCTAAGTGCACTACCTAATTGATATTTCACAACACCTCCTTTTTTCTTTAATGGAATATATGTAGCACTTTTTCTATTACCCCAATCAACTTGACCAGCAGTAAAAGGAACTTTATAATTTGCATATTGTGAAGCTATATCTATTATATTTCTAGGTTTACCTATAAATTGTTTATTAATAGCATCTTGAGCAATTTTTGCTTCTTCTTCTTTTCTACGATAATCTTCTTCAGTTAATTTTCCTACAGAACGTCTCATATCTTCATTCATTACTTGTTCAGCCTTACGTTTAGCGTCTCTTTCTGCTTTTCTTTTAGCATCAGCAGCTTTTTGAGCATCAGTTCTTGTATCTACTCCAGTTCCTCTACTTCCATCTGTTTTAGTTCCTGTACTAGAACTTCCAGCTCCGCCTAATAATACACCAGCAGTTTTCTTTTGGTCTTTAACTGGAACCCAAGCAGCATTTGGACCATCTTTTTTTAGTCTAGCGTAAATAACTGCTTTATTACTTTCTTTACCTCTATCAGCAGCAGATAAATTTTGATTTGTAGATTCATCGTAAGATACTTTATACTCATAAGGATCTTTTGATGAATTTCTTGAAGTAATTGATGTAGTAAGTTTATCTACATCATCAAAAGAGTTTACAGCACTATCTGAATGAAAATCATTTATAGGTATTGTTGTATTGGTATCAGTAGTAGAAGTAGTATCAACAGGTTTATCATCAACTTTTGATTGTGGAACAGTTGTACTTACAGGAGATTCTTCAAATAATACATTACGACCTAGTTTTTGTAAATCAAGATTAAATTTTTTAGTTCCTCTTTCAAGTGCTTTCTTTTTAGAAGTAAAAACACTTCCCCACAACTTACCAAGAGTTGATTTACCTTCTAATTCAATATCTTTAAAATCTTTGCCTAATTTTCTTTTTTCTTTTCCAGTTAAAGATTGTGTATATTCTCCAAGAGTTCTGTTTCCTTGTGTACCTAATTGATATTTTCCTCTACGATCTTTTGTTATACCGAATTTATTATTAGCTAAATCAATTCTTCTAAAAGACTCTCTGTCAGCTTTAGATAAATTATCGTCACTCACTCCTTCAACTTGCATATCATCTTGCAATACTTCATTATAACCTTTTAAAACTGTTTTTTGTTCTTCATCAGTAAGAGCATCATAAGCAGCTTTATCAGAATTGTAATCAGTACCCAATCTTTTTAATTTTCCTGGTCTAGAAGGGTCTGGAATCCAATAACCTTCTCTGACTAATTTTTTAGAATTATCTATCGTTCCAATAGAACCTACATTGCTATTAGTAGCTATATCACCTTCTAATGTACCTCCAGGATTATATTTTCTTTCATTATTCAATTTATTTTTTAAATCTTTATAATTTTTCATCTAAAAATAGGATTTTATTATTTTAATTTAGCTAACACTACTATTAAATTTTATTAGCTAATTCATTAAGACTTTTAAGAAATAATCTAGTATTAGCTAAATTAACTAATTTATTATACTCTTGGACGAATTTTAAATTTAGTTTTTCCTCCAAATCTTTGCATAGGTGCTGGTGGATTTTGAGTAGCTGGAGATGCTTGTGGTTGTCCTTGTGGTTGAGCAGCTGGAGCTTCTTGTGCAGGTTGGTCTTCACCTCCACCTTGTTGTTGAATCATTTCCATAAACATTGTAGCACCTTGTTTTAAAGCATCACAATTATTTTGAGACAAACCAGATTGAAATGCAGCTAAAATTTGTTCCATTGGACTTCCACCTTGTTTTTGACCTTGTGGTTGTTCCATTGATTGTTCTGGAGCTTGACCTTGTGACATTGGTTGTTCTACTGCACCACCTTCTTGAAATTTTCTAATAAATGTTCTCATATCTTATATATTTTATTAAATGTTATTAAATGTTATTAAATATTACTATTAATTTTAAAATCATTATTAATCTTTTGTGTACTCTGGTTTATTAACATAATCTTGTTTATATAACTCATTAGCAATAACTTTACCTAAATTAAAATAATCTTTATCAGATTTACTTTTATTGGCAACTTTAGCTAATTTAACTAATTCTTTTGTTTTAATTCTACTAAAAATTCTTTCTCCACCTTTAAGTTTCATTTGGTGTTCACCTTTATCATCTAAAAGATATAAATTTTGTTTAGATTGTTTACCACCTTCTTGATAATATTTTTGTTGTAATTGCTTATAAATCATTCCTCCTTGTTTTTGTTTAGGTAAATAAATAAAATGTCCTCCTGTTTTACTTCTAGCGTCCCATTTATCTAAATCTTCTTTTTCTTGGTAAGGGTCTTTTCTATATATACCATTATCTATAATCCATAAATTTAATCCGTCTGTTTTTTGTTCTTTTTTGAAGGCTTCAAAAGCAGCTTTTAATTGATCACTATTTCCTGTAACTATTTTATATGCTTTATTATCAGGAGTAGCAATCATTAGTTTATTGTAATCTTTGTGTTCAGGCAAAGCAATCTTTTTATTATATTTTGTAGAATCTTTTGGTTTATAATAAACTAGGCCTTCTTTATCATCCCAATCTATTTTTTCTGCAAATTTAGGGCTATATGTTTGAGATACAAGATAATCATTATCAAAATCATTATATTGACCTAATTTTAAATTACCTGTTTTTTGATTTACTCCAATTAAATAAGCATCTTTTTCAGTTTCTTTATCGCTATTTAAAAAACTACGAAAATTTTCAGGCTCTTTAATTTTAGATTTATGTGTAAATGGATTAAATGTAGTAATATAAGTACCTTCGCCTAATGCTCCTTGACCAACAGTAAATTTATCTTTTTCTGTTTTATTTCTTACAATAAAAGAAGGCTTCTTTTCTTCAGTTTTAGTATCTTCAGTTTTAACTTCCTCTTTTTTACGTTCCTCAATAACTTTTACTAGATTAGTTCTTTTGTTGTTATCTTCTTCTTTAACTGTATTATCCACTACGACAATAGGTTTTTCAACTTTTCCTAATCTATAATCAACTCCATTATGTTTAAATGTAACAGCTCCATCACTATCAATATTTACATTAGATTTGTTACCTGTACTTAATTCACTTAATCTTGCTTGATAAGCGTTTTCTAATTCTTTTCCTTTTTTAGTAGGTTTTTTTACAATATATTTACCAGAAGAATTAACTCTATCTTGTTCATCTTTTGTAGATAAATATCTTTGCATTTTAAACTTACCTTCTGGTAAATCGTATTCAGTAGAATAAGTTTTTAATTTATCTCCTAAGTGATATTTCAATATTCCACCTTTTTTATTCTTTTCAACAAGATTCTTTAATTTTTTATTTTTATTAGGTTTAACATCAAATACTAAACCATCATTAATACCTCCTTCAGTTATCTCATAACCTCCATTTCCAGAATTTTTTGGTACTTTTACTTTAACTATTTCAGAATACTTATCTGGAACATAAGGCGTATATTTCTTCATAAGTAATTTATCTCCTAAATTTATTTTATTATTTATATTTAATTCTAAGGTATGTCTCCCTTTTAATTTATATTCTCCACTATTTCTAGGTGCTTTAATAATATCTGTAACAAGATAATTATCATCTAAACCAGCTAATAATAAAGGTATAGTAGTATCTTTCATCGTTATATCAGAAACATTATAAAAAAACATACCTTTACTATTATCTAGTTTATGATGATTAGACAACCCAATTAAAGATTCTTTTTTATTTTCAGGTATCTGTATTATATATTTTATCTTGTTTATATAACCTGATTCAGTTTTCATTATTAAGCTTTTTTAATTACTTTATTTTTATTGTCAATAGTATTATTCAATAACTGTTGAGTAAATAATTTACCTAATTCAATAGCTTTGATATCTTTTTTGTTATTTAAAAAATCATAAGCCATTTTTTCAACTTTATCAGCTATCTCTTTATGAATAATTAACTCATCTACTTCAATTTCTGAATGTTTTTCAGGAATTCCTTCATTAACATAAGCAACAACTGGAACTCCTTTACGACCTAAATCTAATTCTTTTGGAATATTATTATTTCTAGCGTGTAATACACCATCAACAATTTTATTTGTTTTACCAGATAAATCATAAACAATTTGTCCTCCGTGTTTAAATTGTTGATAGCCCGTAGATGGACTGTTTGAACCAGCCTCTTCACTTTGATTTTGAGATTCTTGTTGATACATTTGTTTAGCTTGCTCTAGTTGTTCGGGTTGTAGAGATTTTAACTTAGCGTCAAACTCTTCTTGTGAACGAACACCTAATTTTTGAGCTAACCATTGCATAAACGCTGGATCTGGTTGTTCTTGTGGGACTTCTTGTTCTCCTCCTTCTTGATGCCTAAGTTTTTTTACTTTATTCATAGATCTTTGTAATTCTAAAGAAGGTTTGAGTAAAGGATTATAATTTAAAATAGATCCAGTCTGACAATTTTCTAATTTTTTATTTAATTTTTTGTTTAGTCTATTGCTTAAATCAGAATTAGTAGTAAGTTTTGTACCATTTTTCCAAATCCCAAATAATTTTGGATGTTTTTTTTCTCTATAATATTCTTTTGGAATATATTTATGTTCATCTTCTTTAATTTTATCGAAGTTATTAAAGTTTTTACTAGGTTTTAAAGGTACTCCATTAATAAGAGATTCTCTTTCTTCATCTATTAATTCAAGTAAATAAGCTTCTGTATCATTAAGTTTTGGTCTATTTGTTAATTGCGTATATTGTCTTTGAAGTTCTTCTAATCTTTTTTGTTTTTTTACTTCATTGACATCTGATTTGAACTCATTTCCTTTTTGATATTTTATTAATCCTCCTTGAAGGTGTTTTTCAACTAACATAATAATCTTTTTACTTACTTGAGGATGAATTTTTTCTTTAAGATAATCAATTAATCTTAAACGTTGTTCTAATGCCTTATGTTTTAATAATTGGTTTGTTTCTTCATCAAATACTCCATTATTACGACGATCTCCAATAGAATGTTGAATAATCTTGATTTGAGTTGGATGTAATTCTTTTAGTACGTCTGTATCAATACCATCAGAATCAATATCACAAGGTAGTTCAACTTTCATACCACGACGAGCCATTTGAGAAGCATATTGAGCAAAATTAGCTTTTTGTTGATTGTCTAATTCTTGTTGCATTGCAGCTTGATTCTTTTTAAGTTTTTCTTCTTTATCAAATTTACTATCTTGACCTGTTAATTTAGCAAAACCATCTGACAAAGAACCTCCTCCAAGTATATTTAAAGCAGCTCCTCCTAAATTAGTAACTCCGTCAGCAGCTATACCTAATACAGGAGCAGCAACACTTCCTAAACCAGGAACTAAAGCATTTAAACCTTGTTCTGCTCCCATTTTAATACCAGCAGAAATATTCTTTTCTAAGCCATTTTGTTTTTGATTGATTAAGTCTGTTGGAACTACACTACTTAATAATTGTCCTGCCATTCCTGCTAATCCACTACCAGAAGCAATATTTCCAGCTAATGAAGCTAATCCAGAAGGGTTTGTACTTGGTGTAGGTGTATTTACTGGTTTAATATCAACTCCTTTTATTGGTTGTTGCCCTAAATTCCCAACTAATCCTTTTGGTCTAGTTAATTCTAACATATTTACATTAGGCATTTTTTCAGGTAACTTACCAGCAGGTAATTGAAATTTTAGTACAGAACCATACTTATTTTTAAATTTATTTGTTATCATTTATAAAATCATTTAATAAAAATTTATTATTGTTTGCAATCATTTCCCAAATAGGTAAATTTTCTATTCGATCCATTTCAAGATATTCTTTTTGCAATTCTACATCTACTCTATAATATTTTAAACCTTGTTTTTTATACAAATTAAGTGAATAATCTACTACATCACTTCCAGCTTTCATAAAACTTTCAATAAGAGGGAATTTACTTTTGTGTATCAACCAATCTAACATACCCCAATCTTCATTATTTACATTTAAGTTAGCTTCCGCAGAATATCCTGTTCCTAATGATAACACAACTATATTAGAAATATTAATTCCTTTACTAATAGCTTCATTTACAGCTATTTGAGCAGGATTATTTGAAACAATTCCTCCATCTATATAAGAATCTTTATCAATTATCCAAGGATTAAAATAGGTAGGAGCAGCAGTAGAAGAACAAATTGCTTCTAAATAAGAGGTAGTAGAATCTTTATAGGATTTAAATAATTTAACTTTATTTTTAGTAAAATTAAAACTAGTCATAATAAAATCAAATGTACTTTCGGATAATTTTTTATCTATTGGAATATACTTAGCTAAGGAATTATACAGATTCATATTATCATATTTAGCTCTAATTGCAGAAAATATAAATCTAAATTTTTTTTTGAAAATATTTTTAGCTTCTTGTTTATATAGTTCTATAATATCTTTCGAAGAATATTTTAACGACAACATTGCAGTTATAATAGAACCAGTAGAAGAACTTGCATATAAATTAAACTTAGTTGTATCAAAACCAACAGAATCTAAGTGGTCTAACATAACAGCGGGAATAATTCCTTTTAAGCCTCCACCATCAATAGACAATATATAATATTTCTTATCAATCATATTTAACATATTTAAAAGGTTTAAAATTTGTATTTTGAACTTATAACTTTAAATTTATAACTTTAAACAGGTTTAGCATAATTAATTTCTTGATCATTAATAGTTTTTAAGAATGTCAGATAAAAATTATGTAGATTTTCTGGTTTAATATCACTAGAAGACAACTTTCTATTTTTTACTTGTTGTTGTAACCAATTTTGAAACTGTTCAAAATCTCTTTTATCAGGATCAAACATTCCACCTAATTGCATTTTTCTCATAGTTTTTGCAAAATTAGCTCTTTTATTTATTGTAGAATTAGAAGATTTTAAACCTTGTGAAATACAAGCATCAGTGACTTTTGTAAAACCTTTTTGTTTGCAATATTCAGTAAATTTTCCTTTAGTTTTATTTTTATCCATATTTTTTACTGCTTTTTTTAACCAATTATTTTTCTCTATCATATCGAAATTTTAATGTAATAATTAAAATAAAGCATTTTAAGAAAGTATTTTATAAAAGTAATTTAAAACTATTGATAAAATTTAAGTTTCTTAAAATATTTGAAAGTGTTTGAAAATACTTAAAAAATTACTTGAATTTATTTAGCTAAGTAAATTATTGTTTTACACATTAGATTAACTAAAAGATTCTAAATATTTAGTAACAATAGCTTGTATCATAGAATATTCCATTCCTTCATAAGTAATTTTTATTCTACAATATTTATCTCTAATTTGTCTATTATTACCAAATACACTTTTAGCAGGATTAATAGAGCCTAATTTATCATTAGTATTTTTATCTATCTGAATGTAGTGAATATTTTCTCTATACTCGTGATTAGCGTGAATAATACCAACAATAGTAGGATCTAAACTTCCTTTATCGTAAGCATAACGATCTCTATATCTTGATAAAATAGGTTGTTCAAGATATATTTTATTAGGGTACGGCAATACATCATCTCTTTTAAATTCATTGTCGTTAGTATATTCTATTTTAGTTGGTGGAACTTCATTTGCAATTATAGTAAGATTAGTAAATACTTTATGTTGTAATCCATCAACTACTACAAACTCTATAACAAATTCTTTTTGTTCTCCATAATAATTACAATAAAGAGGTATTCCAGAAGCAGTAACAGCTGTATGATGTTGCCAAATTTGTTCTGTGTTAGATGTTAAAGGAAAAGAATGTAAATCTCCTGTTATAGAAAAGGCTCTTGAAGGATACCAAGTATAATAAGTTGTCCAACGACCATTTCCACCTTGTTGTTCATTCCAAGCAATATGATGTTTAAATGAACCTTCTTCTTTTGGTGATTTAATTTCAGCTATTTTATATCCAGATATTTTATCTACTGTAACTGGTACACAACTTGTAATTGGTGGTGGTGCCGGTGCATCATAATAAAAAGACACATTTGTATATAAACCAAAACCACTATTTCTATCAGAAAGCCACCCTTTATAAGTATTTGTAGAAGAAGGTGGTAGTATAGGATATGGTGGTAAAGGGATGTTTAATCCGTTAATAGTTAAAGTTATATTACCCAAAGAATCTACTGTCCAAATATGTAAAGATTCTACTCCATCTGGTATAACATAAGCAGGTAAAGCTGACATAGTGGCTACACCATTAACATAAATTTCAAAACCTCCCCACAGATTTCTAGAATTAATATGTCCAACACAAATGCTATTACCGCCATAAAATAATCCTGCCATTTGTGCAGGATAAGCAAACATATTTACAATATATGTAGTTGTATAACTAAAAGTAAAAGCAATAGTAGAAAAATTAGTTGTTACTGATTTTCCTCCATCATTTGGGTCTGTTGTATCATAACCCCAACCAGGTGAATTTATATCTATATCAACTGAAGTAGATTGTATATTAGATACTATGCCACGTATATAGTTAGTTTCTAATGTCAATATACTTCCTCCTATACCACTAATTTGTTCACAACAATAATCTCCTGCATAAATAGTAATTAAATCATAGTTATTATTAATAAAAGTAAAATGAACATTATTTTTATTTCCATCATAAAATCCGTACACTTCATTATTCAATAAAGTAATATTTTTATTAACTAATTCATTTTGTACTTTAACTAACAAAGTTTGCAATCTAAAATCACTTATCAATTGCAATTGACCATTAAATCTCCATATTTTATGATTATTAATATCAACTCCATAAATAGATTCTCCAGTTGATACAATACTAAATTGCCATCTAGTTCCGTACCCATTTCCTACATAAGCATTTCTAGAATTTAATACTTGTCCTTCACTTATATAAATACTTGCAGCTGTATCATTATTTAATAGTTGTCTTTCATCAATAGGTATATAAGATAATTCTCTTTCTTGAATAATGAATAATTTATCTCCTTGAAATTCTTTTATAGCTACAATCTCACCATATTGAGAATCATAATCTTGTTTGGAAGAATGTTGAAGATACCTATAACTATTAATAAATGAATTTTTTACATTTAAATTAGAAAATACAACTCTTGTTTCAAATCTATTTGTAATATAAGGTAAAGAAGTATCTAAAGCTATTGTAAATCTTCCCATAGAGCTGTATTCAAATCCTATATTTGCTTGTTTAGTTTCTAATAAATTATATTCAGAAAAAGGATTGCTTCCACCAAATGGGTCTCCTTCTCCAGTAGTAAAAGACATATTATAAGGAAAGAAAGATCTTTTTCTTAATTCTTCTACTTCCACTAATTCAGGTTCCCTAGATGAATAATTGTAATTGTTTTCAGTTACTATTGAAATAGTATAACCTAATCTAGTTGTTTTTGCTGATTCATCACTATTAATTTCTGTACGAGACACATTTTTTGCATTATTACGATAAATCTTTTTATATCCAACATTAATAAAACAATCACCTTGAAAAGCAGTAATAGTATCATTAGTTAATACATTAAAATTACCAGTTGAAGGTTTAGTAGAAGGAAAGTAGTATCTATCTGTAATAGCAAAATATTGTTCATTTGCAGGTTGATACTTATTCTTAAATATATCTTGACGAACAGTTTTATTTAAAAAATCAGTTTTATAGATATTAATTATTCTATTAGATACCAAAGTATTTGAAGGATTGTATTCACTAGGTGTAAATCCAGCTAACATACCTTCTTTTCCATCATATAAAGTAGATACATCAGAAGGTACTCCTATATTGCTAATATCATTGCTGTATCTATTAGTGATAGGATATCTTTCAGATAATTTTACTCCTATATAATCTTCAAATGTAAGTGGATGATAAGTATATTGTCTATCATTATCTTCTGCAAAATCATTTATTTTAACTACTGCAGTAAATTCAGCTTGTGAAGAAAACACATTAGGAGATACACCGGCACTATCTTGAAATACATAATCTAGTGAAGCTTTAAGATTTCTTTTAAATGTTGGACCTACAAATGTATGAGAAACTGTCTTTAATAAAGAAAAAGTTGAAGAAGTTGAATTATTTTTACTATACCTAGTTTTATTAGGGTAATACATTTTTAAATTAGCTTGACCAAGAGTATGTAAATAAAAAGACACTCCAGCTAATTTTTGACTATATATAGTTTTATTAACACTTAAATCATTTGAATAAAAAGCAAATCTTTTATATTGTTCCTCAAAAGGTGTCCATCTTCCGTGATATTTAGTTGGACCTAATAAACCATTAGTTACTCCCCATTTAGAATCTCCTCCTCCGTTAAGATAAGGATTTTTGCCTACTTCATTAGAATTACCGTCATCATCAGTTTCTTCATCATCTACATCAGCTTCAAATAAACCCAAAGATTCTAGCATATAACCAAAAGCAGGTATAAATTTACTGTTAGCCATACTAAAATTAGTGGAATTAGGTCTTTTCACATCACTTGTATCAAATTCAAAAGCATCAAATTTCCAATGTGCATTACCTACTCCAGCATTATTATAGTTTTGTAATTGAGAGCCGTACAAATCTCCACCTGGTCCACCTGTATCATAAGGACTTTTATGTAATGTAGGAACTAATAAAGTATCAATCATATAACCTTGTGTTAATACATCTTCTTTACGATTAGTTCTTACCATATAAAAACCAATAGTACCTTCTGGTTGTGGTTCTCCGATTGGAAAATTAAATTTTACACCTAAAACATTAAATTGAGAAGCTTCCAATACACCTGCAAAAAGATCTCTTTTAGGAAAACGATAAACTCCTTGAACATTTTCTAAATTAGTTGTATCAAATAAATCAATATTAAATGATTTATAGCTATAAGAAGGAGTAGCAATTGTATCAAAATTATCTATTCCTCTAATTGGTATTACAGGAGAAGTTGAACCATTTGAGTAAATATAAACAATACCAAAAGAGTAAGTCTCTCCTCCCCAATAACCTAAATTATAATAAATATTGTTAGAATTATTATAACCAAATCTATCTACACTTCCTGAAATAGCATCTAAGTATTCTATATCATATCCACCATTAGATTGAGTTACACCAAAAGCAGGTATTTTTTTAATTTCGTAAGTAGTTGTAATTTTATTTGCGTGAAGTTTTAATAGTTCATAATTATATTGACTTATTTTAATATTGCCTATAAATAACCTATTTCTAATTTGACAAATGCTTCTAGCTGTATCTACATCAAGAAAATCTACTGGAAAATTATTGAGATCTTCATTTACTTTATCTTCTTGACCTGTAAAAGTAAATTCATAAAAAGTGTCTGTAATGGGGTATTTTTTTATTATTGTATAACCAAATTGAGCAGAAACTACTTTTCCATAAGAATATACATAAGATACTTGAACATAAGAGTAAGAAGTATCAATATTATCTAAACGAAATTTAATTACTTTATTTACATTATCTTTTGTATCATCTAAACCTTTTCCTCCTCTTGTAGAAACTACACTATTACCGTGAAACATAGATACCATTGAAGACTCTGATACAATATTAGTATTATTTCCATCCACAGTAGCAAATCTAAAATAAAACTTATAATTTCCAGTTGGAAAACTACCAAGAGTTGATTCTAATAAACCATTAAAAGTAAGTTTTGTAATTAAAGTAGATTGTAGAACTAATTTAATTGTATTATTGAAGTTTAAAGAAGAATAGAAATTAGTATCTTTAATTTGAGTACGAAATATGATTTTAGCTTTTTTATTAGGTAATACTGAAAAAGCAGAATTAACTATTCTAATTGGATTATAGTTATCTGTAAAGACAATATTCATTGAATTATCATAACTCTTTTGCAATTCAACTTCACAAGGTTGATTAATATTAAAAGTAAACTCTGCTGCATTAAACTCTCCATAATTAATATAATCTAATAATTGAGAATAGTTTGGATTAGTAAGATTACAATAATTTCTTAATGGGGAATACTGGTCTATAATAGCACATTCATATTCATTTGGTCTGTTTGGATCTTGTAATAAACCTTCATAATCAGGACTAGGAAATGTACCTATTTCTCCTCTTCCTGTAAAAGACTGTCTATCAGCATTATATTCAGCTGAAATAATATAAGCAATTCCATCAACATCTTTAACTCCAATACAAGTGTAATTAGGTTTTAGTTGAGATAAATAAGTATTACCTCTATTAGTTTGAATTACATTTTCGTTTCCTTGATGTGTAATAAATTCTGCATTTTCAGCATAAGTTAATACATTAGGCGGTGTTTGATAATTGCTAAAATCTTGAACTATACCTTCTTCAAAAGTATTTTGTGCTTGTTTTTGTGGCATAGTGGTTTATTTATTTTCTTTATTTACATTAATTTTAATTTTACCTAATTTAATTTCTATATCTGTATTAAATATTTCTACACTACTTGCAATTGTATCAAATAAATTAACTATAATAGTGTTAATAATATAATAAGAAACATACTTATATTTTCTGACTAATTTAAAAATATAATTTTTTAAAGGAATAAATTTCTTTTCTTCTTGATTAAATGATTTATTACAATTTAATTGATACCTTTTATAATTAATATCTTCACCAATTAAATATTCTATTTCATAATATAATTTACCTTCAATACAATTTAAATAATGAAAATGATTATATAATATAGAAGAACTCAATTCAATTCTTAAAGATGTTTTTGATAAATCTTTGAATAACAAATTAAAGAAATCTTTTAAAATAGATTTAATTAAGTTATTTAAAGAAGTGATTTGAAATTCTAATTGAAGTTTAACATCAAATAAAGAATACATTTGATTTAATTTTTTTGTTTGTAATGTAGAAATATCGAATAACATAATATATCTATTTAGTATCTAAAATTATTTCTTTTACCATATTGCCAAATATCTTTTTTCTTTAAGATTTTTCGTAATCCATCAATAAAATTATCTGTAATATAGTCACTAACTCTTGCTTGATTACAAGCTTTTTGCCATTCAGCTATTGCCATTTGAAGTAAATCAGCTCTTCCAATTCCAGAATAAACTTTCTTTCTTTGATAATTCATATTACAATAATGAGCAAGTGCAATAGCTGTTTTTTCATCAATCATTGGTAATCCGTTATCATCAGAAGTATATCCTCCATAAATAATATGAACTTTAGTTTTATATTGAGAATTAATTTTAACTTTATTTCCAAGAAATTCAAAATTAATTAAATTTCCTTGAAATTCATTTTCACTTACTTCTTCCATTTGACAACAAGAGTGAGTACCAATAATACTTAATCTTTTACAAGGATGATATTTAGTACCAATAGAAACAGATTTAATTATACCTACATTACAAGGAAGAAATATATCTCCATTACTATCAGCAGTTCCTTCATAAAGGTATGTAGAAGTATAAATATTACCTATTAATGGTAAAGCTATTTGAGCTGAATCTAAAATTGTGTTTTCATCAATATCAGTTATTCCAAACATTGTAGAAAGATAGAATTTAACTGAATCAATTGAAACAAGTGTGTGTGTTGCGTTATTTTGCATTGTTATAAATCAAATATTTTAAAATATAAATTGGTAATTTTCCACCATCTTTAAATGATTCAATATCACCAAATTTGTAATTAAATAAATTGGGATCAATATAAGATTTTTTACAAACATTAGGCGTATTATTAAGATAATGAGAAACATACTCAGCTACTTTTTGTATAGCTTGTTTATATTCTTTTTTAGTCTTAGGTTTAGGTAATTCTTTAATTGATTGATATGCAAACCAATTAGCTCTGAATGTGCGAAAGTCTTTTGAAGAATATTTAACTGAAATCTTATCTTTAATAAATCTAGTAAATTCTCTATCTGTTATATTGAATACAGGGGAAATCTTATTAGCTAATACTACTTTAATTAAATCACTAAGATGTTTAGGAAAAGAGAATGTATTTTGAACATGCTTCTTACCAAGAAAATCAAAATGAGCTAATCCTTTACTAAAACTAATATGTTTAGGTAATAATGTAGTCAATCCATAAGTCTTAACAAATTTAGATTTGATTTTTGAACCTGGCATAGGTACAGTCATATAGCCATCGCTTGAGCCTAAGTTCCCGGATCTAATTCCGGTTTGTAGCACTAGAAGCAAACCTACTGCACAATTATATTCTTTTGTTGTAGGCCTTCCAGGATTTTTCTCTAAAATTTTGTATAACTTATCAACAATGTTCTTATATTCATTAGCTATCATTGCAACACGATTAAACTTAACTTCAGTAGAACCAGTTAAATTACCAAAGAATTGAGTTATCTCTCCATCTATTTTAAATGTTTCTGGTTTTAAATCTTTCATTATTTCTTTTTCTTAATTGATTTATCATATTTCTTCTTTATAGCTTCAAATAAATTACGTTGTCTATCAGTCAATTTTTTTCCTTTAATAGCTCCTTCTTTTAAACTATTAGTAACAATATCTTTACTCATATTAGTTTTATATTCTTTATCATTAGCTTTAATATTAAATTTCTTTAATGATTTAAGTGTACCTCCTGATTTATAAGTATATTGTAATGGAATTCCTTTATTAAATTTAGTAGGTTTATTAATATTAGGAAATATCTTTTGGTAGTCTAAAATTTCTCCTAAATGACTTCTCATTAAAGATGTTCCTTGAGGGTGTTTTGAAGTAGATTTAAGTTTCTTTTTAATAGAACCTCCTTTTGAATGTTGTTCTTTTTGATTATATAAACCAGAACCAATACCAACAGTAGAACCTCCTATTAATGCTTTATGTATATTAGGATTACTCCAATCCCATTTACCAAGATGTTCACGGAATAGGGATTTGAATTGAGTTGGTTTTCTTACTGCAATAGATTCAGCATTTGTAGAAAATTCTTTTCCAATTACTGCATCATAATCTTTATTTCTAGTAGGCTCAGTCAAACTTTCTTTATTTAAACTATTTATTTGATTTTCTATTTCTTGTTGTTCTTTTAATTTAGCTGTGAATTCTTTCTTTCTTTCATTCATCCAACTATTTTTTGATCTACCTGTATTATTTAATATATTTGGTAAATCAGGATAGCCTTTTATGTGAGATTCATAATAACTGTCTAAAGCTTTATCAAACTCTTCTAAATTATCTGAATTCTTACCAAATAATTCTTTTGGAGTTTCTCTAATAATTTTATTAGTTTTGTCTGTAAGTTGTTTTTTATATTCTTCTGATGTTCCGTAAAAAGTTCTTACAGATTCGTTATCTAAATTTCCAAAACTTCCAGCTGGTTGATCTGGTCTCTCAATATTATTAGTAAAAGGGGTTTTAGTACTTACTAATAAAGGAGAAATATGTTTAGAATTTTTTACATATTTATCAGGTATATATTTATGAGCATTGACACCTTCGTAAATTGATAATGGGTCAAATCTTTTAAGAGATTCTTCATATTGTTCTTTTAATTCATTATTTTTTCTATTTAAATGTAAATCTCTTATTATAGAACTTGCTTCTGGAGTATAAGTGTAAGCATATTTTTTATCTGGAGTAGCCCAAAATAGTTCTAAATTTTTACTATATTCTGGTTTTACACGTACTTCTCCTTTTTCGGCTCTTTCTGAATTTGATTTACTTCCACCTCTATAATAAATATCTTGTACTTTACTACCCTTTAATTCTTTTTGTGCTTGTTCTGATTTAGTAGAAAGATAAAGTGCATCTGCTATATCATCATCTTTTGTATTTAAATCTTTATAATACTCTCTAGCACCAGGAATTTCATCTTTTATTTGTCCATACAATTTACTACCTCTATCAACTTCAATACCTTGTTCTTTTGCTTGTTTAAGAAAATCAGTAAACATTTCAGTATTACTTACATAATCTTTAATAACAGGTTTAAATGTCTTTGCAGCATCTCCAGCTAATCCAAATAATGGTAATACTCCTGCTAATGTCAATGGTGAAATTTTACCTGTTGATTTATATTCTTTCCAAGCATCAGAAGCACCTTTAACATCTCCAATTACTGGTAACATATCTGCAACAGTATTAACAATAGATTTACTTACAGCTTTGTTATCCATTGTTTTATCAAGTTTATCTTTTGTATTAGGAACATTCACATTACCTAATGTAGCAGTAGTATTCTTTTGTCTAGGTAAAAGATTAGCTTCTTGTGATTGTCTTTGAGACATACCAAATCCACTAGCATTACCGCCACGTTCTTTTTCTATACGTCTCTGAATAGCTAATCTCGTACTCATATCATCACCTTGTTCTTCTGATAGTTTTTCAATCTCTTGTTGTTGTTCTCTTTTATCAGATAATAAACCTTTATTGATTTTAAATTCAAAATAGCTGATTGCTCTACTATTTTTATGCTTAATAGCATTAGCATACATATTTCTTTCAACTGGTGAAAGATGCTTATTAGCACCAACTTGTAATGCTTGTTTATCTCCGTCTTGATATTTATTCATTGTCGTTATTTATTTAATAATTTTATATTCTTTAAGAACTTCTGTTTATCAATATTAATCTTATCTTTCTTTAAATCTTTTAATACATAATCAGAGATTTCTTTTCTATTAGACTTATTTTTCACTTTATTAAGAATTGTAGTAATTCCTGAAATCATTTCTTTAATGTCTGATGTATTCTTTCCTCCTTTACTATACTTTAAAGGTTTTTTAAGTAACAACTCTTTTGGTTTCTTTACTACTTTGCCTACATAATCTATCAAATCAGGTTCAATAATAGAGTGAGCTTCGTGTTCAACTGTACCAGGAATTTTATATCTTAGATTGTTCCCAATTTTATCGTACAATATTTGTTTTGGTAGAAAAGAAAAATCATTAGTATTTTGAATACCAGTAAAGTATTTTGTTAATTCTGGAATATTATCCATTATCCAATCAGCTGAATTTTGATTTGCATTATGATAATTATCAATAATTTCTTTTGTATGGCTTGTTTGAGGTTCTCTATTTAATTCATTTCCAATATGAGTTGTTTTACTTACTTTTTGTAAAGCGTGAGGAATTTCACTAATTAAATCTTGATAAGAATTTGGATTAACTGTAATCTTGTGTTCTATAGGGGTATAAAAAGCTCTTGTATTATTTTTATTTAATTCAATTTCTGGATTTCCTGATTCTTCTAACAGTTGTTTAATCCTAACTTTATGAGAAGGAAGTAAATTTGAGTTAGACAGCAATTTATTTAAATTATCTTTTGTCATTTGTTTTATAGAACTTAACTCTATCTTACTTCCTTTTTGAAATTTCATTAAAAATTTAAGTTTGTTTCCTTTTTTATATATTTGATTTTGTTGTTCTGGTGAACTAGACTTATTTAAATAAGAATTTATTCCAACTGCTGGTAAAGCTACTGCTGGTAATTTATTCATTGCAGAAACAAATTTTTTCTTGTCTTTAAGGTAACTTAATAAATCTTTTTTATCTTGTGAGAAGTTATTAAAGTTATTGTCTATATCTTGTTCTGTAAGTAATTTATAAGGATCTTTAGGATTTATTTGATGTCTAATTTCTTGCATTCTTGCGGATATCTCTGTAGGTTTTAAAAGATATTCAGCATTTCTATAGTTTTTATCTTTATCTAAAATTTCATTAAATTCATATAAAGGTTTATCTGAATGTAATTTTTTATAATTATCTCGAATATTGTCTAAATCAGTATTTCCATTTTCTGAAAATCCGTCAAGCAATAATTTTTCTTGTTTTGGGTATATTAAATTATTACTTTGAGTTCTATTATGATCTAATTCATGTATTCCAGTATTTTTTATATCTGGCATACTAGGATCTAAAAAAACATTTGTTTCTGCTTTAACTATTTTATCTGTTGTTTTATTTAAATTAGGTATAGCAGAATATATTTCTTTATTTTCTATTGGAGTATCTCCTAATAAAGGATAGTGTACGCCCATATTACCTTGTAATATATCTTGATCCTTAGTAAGTTGTGGTGTAATTGCATTAGTTCTTTTTCTCATTTTAGCTATATCTTCATTTATATACCCTACTGCTAAGGCCCTTCTTTCAAATTCTGGACTATTAATTTGTTTTCTGTATGCTTCTGTACCAGCATTTAATTCTTTTTGTGCAGAAGATTTAGTTAAATTATTTTTTAACTCTAAAGCAGCTTCTTTTACTTCTTTACCAAATTGATTTAATTTCTTTTTAGTTACTGTAACAACTGGTTTTACTACATTTTTAGCTAAATTGGTTATTTTTTGTACACCTTTTTGAGCTAATTTTTTAACTACTGCTTTACCTAATAAACTTGTACCTCCAGTTAAAGCAGTTTCAGCTATTTGTTCAAAAGTATCATCTGGATTAATTTTACCTGTTGCCATACCAGTTTTAGCATCAATTAAGCCTTTATTAATTTTATCTTGTCTAGAGCCTTCTACAACTCTATTTGAAGCTTCTTTAGCTTTTTGTATCAATTCCCTATTAAGAAATACTCCTACATCATTTTTACCTTTACTAGGATTGTTTTGAGATTCCCATAAAGAACGTGGTTTGTTGTTTCCTGTACGTTTAATATATTGTTCATAAGTCTCTACTGTTTTAGCAGGAAACTGAAATTTCTTGTATGATTTAATCATTGTTGTCTAATTTAAATTTATATAAAGAAAATAATTTTCCTCCTTTTGAGTAAGCAGGTATTACAAATGCAGCTCCAGAAAACCCTTTTGCATAAGTATTGTAATCTTTCCACTGAGCTGTAGACAATTGATTTTTACTATTTGCTTTTGGTTTTGCTGAATATCTTCCCATATCTTGATAAGTAAAATGCAGATCTTTTGGATTTAATTCATAATCTTTAATAATTTGTTCTCCTTGTTCTTTTAAAACTTCTGGAATTCCAGATACATCTATACCTATTTGTTTACCATTTTTATCAGTAAAGAGATAAGTTACGCTTCCTCCACTAAATCTAGAAAAATTTTGATTTCCTGTACTAGATATACTTGTTTCTTGACCTTTTTTTGTTGGAATATAATTAGATTTTTGTCCAATTTGCCAACCTGTAGACTTTCCTTTATTATTCCAGTCTATGTTTGCAAAAGAGTTAGATCTAACTGGTAATTTACTATCGTAACCTTCTTCGTCTAAATATTTTTTGTTATTTAAATCAATTCCTTTTATATCTTTAAATTTTTTATACCTAACTAAATATTCTCCATTGAGTTGTTTTTTATGTTGAGCTATATAAGTATCGGGAGTTTGTGGAATATCTGGTAAAAATATATCTTCGTACTTAGATTTTACTGGACCACTTTTCCAATCACTATGTTGTTTTGTATTTTTTTGATTTGGTGTAATGTCTCCGTCCATAATAAAATGAGATACACCTAATACATTATTTAATGTACTATCTTTAGACATTTCGTTTTAATTTAGGTAATACAATTGTTCTTCCTCCTGTAGAGTTATCAAAAGTTCTTTTAAAAGAGTGTAATTCTCCATTTTTATCTTTAGCAACTCTTAACAATTCATAAGATTCTCTATATTTCTCTTCAGGTGTTTTTGAATTTGATTTTGAGTTTAGTTTTGAATCTGATTTTGAATTGTTGTTAGAAGTAGATTTTTTAGGCTCTACTTTAATTAATTTTGATCCTCATCTTTTGTAGTCAATTTATCTCACCCTCGTTTCAATCCTCCTACAACAACAGTAGCGTTATCAGGAGTAAATATCGAAGTAACTCTATTTACAAATGAAGGTTCTTGATCAGTTTTGCTTGAATTTTTATTCTCGTTTTGAGAGATAAAACTATTTTCTGTAGAACTTTGTTTAAAATTGTTTTGAGTGTTTGGTAGTCTATTAAGAGTAATAGGAGTAGTTTTTTGTCTATTTAAAATAGATTTATTTAATTCTAATCTATTTTTATTTGTGTTTTCTAAATTATTTTGTTTTAGATAATCTTGGTAAGCTTTTTCTGTTTTTGGTCCCCAAGCTCCATTTATTTTTACACCTAAAACAGACTGTATTTTTTTATTTTTTCAACACCATTTTCATTTATTTTGCCATTATTTTGAAACTTTTCTATAAATTTTTTCATTGATTTGTTTTAATTAAATTTTAACAAAGTAATACTGATATGAGTTTTACATCATTTTTTTTACAATATTATAAATTATTTTATTTACTCTTCCTAATAGCTAGTAGCTTTATTTTGAACCTTAGTCAAATCCTTTTATCTTTTCAGTTTCATTTCTATTAGTTTTGTAGTTAAGTTTTAGGTTTTAATTAAGATTTAAAAGTAAAGTTTAAAATTAAATTAGAGTTCAATATTTAAAAAGTAAAAGATAAAATAAATAGAGTTCTAAATGATAATATATGAGATTTTAATTACTTTATTGAATTAATAGAGTAACCTTATTCTTAATATTTATAATAAGTTTTAATACTAATAAAAGAAGGAAGATTAATATAAAGACATTGATTACGACCAATGAAACCAGATAAACCAGCTTCTGACATATAATTAAATATGGAAGAGTCATAAACTTGATGTTTAGTATTAATATAGTTCCTTTTTTCATCAAATAATAAACCAAGTTTTTTTAACTTATTGAAGATATTTTTAGCTTGTTGATAAGTAACAGATTTAAGTTTTGCTAAAACACTTCTACTTGAAAAAGCAACAGGATTAATTAAATCTTTAAAATTGAATTTAGATAAATTAGAGAAGAAGCGCGAACCATATTTTGTAATATAATTATCAAAATTCTCGTTTATATGTTTAGTAAGACGAGAAATGATATTTTTATTAGCTTGATTTAATTTTTGCTCACTAGCTATGAAAATGCCTTTTTCTTTTAATTCATTCTTAACAATTTTATCAATAATAACTTTTTCTTGTTGTTTTTTATTTTGGTCAAGTGCATCTGCAATTAGAATTTCTTCTAGCATATACAAATCACCACAAGGTACTTTTAATACTCTAGTTTTAGCTACAACGATTTCTGAGTTTTCTGACCAAAATTCGTGAGTACGAAACACTTTTTTAGTAGCTTGAATAGTAAGATTATTTCCATCTAAAGTAACCCAACCAAGAGCAAGAAGATTTTTAATATGTTTTTTGACCCATTGCTCAGATGGTGTACGTAAATCACAATCATTTACTACAAATTGATTTATATTTCTAATATCAAGATATTGTGATTTATAGTTTAATATAACACCTCCAACATATAAAGCTTTCAATTTAAAAAAGAAACAAGTATTACTCATCATAGTATTGTCTAATACCAGATATCTTGATAAACCAACAGGAATAGAAATTTGAGTAACTTGTTTAATTTGTTTCATTTTTATTATTTGTTTAAATGTTAAGAGAGTGTTATGATGTAAATATAACTAAAATAATTTATCTTCTTTTGTCGAAACCAAATTTTTTTTGTTCTAGTAACAAATATATATAAGGATTTTCGTCTTGTGTATACTGTTTTTGTAAGGAACTTAATTTATTTAAAATTTCTTCTTTAGAATTTTTATCTATATTTCTTAACTTATCAAAATCTTTGCTTAAAATTTCTTGTAAATTAGTTTTAAATACAGCTGGAGATCTTTTTTCTAATTCTGGCAATAAATTGAGGTTATTGATATAATCATCTTTAAGTTTTATTACATTTTTTAAATTATTTTTATCAGATAAAATTTTTAAAAAATTGTCGCTATCTGTAGCAGATTTTGACATTTCAGATAAACCTATATCTGAAATATTTTTTATTGGATTAAATTTAGAGCTGATTTGCGAAACTAGTTTATTTTTTAACTGTTTCCCTAAAATAGGTATAGTTTTTGCCCCAACAGTTATTAGTGATCCTACATCTGTCACTGGTTCAACTAAATTACTTACACCAGATATAGTATTCTCTAATGTATGTTGTTTATTAGCTTCATTTCTTTTTTTATTGTATTGGGTTTGTTGATAAAGCTTTAAATCAGGGTCTTTAGTTTTATTTATCTTACGTTGAGCAACATAGTCTTCCTCAGTCTTTTCTGGACGGCCTGACACAGCTTCTTTAATATCTGATACAGCTAAACTAATAGAATTTCCTGATAAAGTATTATATAAAGGAATATAAGCTTTCCAAGAATTTGCATTAGATTGTTTTTCTACTAAATTTGTACCGTCTCTTTGATCTCTTCCAGATAATTCAGAAAGACGTTCAATTTCAGATTGTTGTTCTTTATTATCTTTAACTAATCCTTTATTAATCTTATTTTCAAAGTAATTTATTAATTTACTATTCTTTTTAGCAACTGCTCCTCTATACATTGCTTGTTCAGTAGCTGATAAATGTTTTTGAGCACCTTTATTCAAACCACCTAATTGATGTTTTAATATTGATTTTAATTTCATTGTTTTATAATATAAATTTTAATAAAGAATTTAACTTACCTCCTTGTTTCCAAGTTTTAAATCTTTTATGCCAATATAAAGGACTAAATGGGTCTTTTGCTTTTGAAGAATCTTTACCTCCCATTCTATTCCAGAAGTTATTACGTCTATCTTTATTTTTATGTTGAGTAAAATCTTCCATTCCACGAAATCCTCCTGAAACTATTTTATATTTATCACCTTTCTTTGCTAATACCTGCCACTTTTTACTTGAATCAGCTGGAGCTGTTTTCTTAACTCCTACTTTATTAAATCCTTTCTTTATATATCTTTCTGGTATCATTTTCTATTGATAATTTAATTTATTTTAAATTTACTTAAAGAAGAAAGTTTAGCTCCTTTCTTAGCATATAATACACTAGATTTTTGTTTGTTGCTTACTAAACCATTCATCATCTCAATAAATTTATTATCCTCAAAAGATTTAATTAAATTTCCCAGTTTCAATCCTTTATGTTTTGATTTAATCAATTCTAAATCTTCTAATTTAAACTTATCTTCTGGTTTTTTGTTAAGAAACTTTCTCATTCCCATTAACTCAGGATATAATTCGTGTTCTTGTCCATTATTAAATTGATCTACTTCTCCAGACTTAGTATAACTTTTAATATAATTCTGTAATTCAGAACTTTCATCAAAATGTGTAGAATGAGTAAATTCGTGAACACTTGTACGAGGAATAGATACAATACCATCACCTAAAAAATCATTATATTTCTTAATAGTTTTAGGGAAGACTACAACTTGATGTTTATCTTTTAGGTAAGCTCCTGATACACCTTTATAATGACGTTTAACTTTTTCAATATCTTCTTTTGTATATGGTGTATCATTAACAGGAGATTTTAAAAACATTTCTCGTTCTATTTCATCTTCAGGTATAACTGAAACTGTATTTAATTTGTTTTGAATATTAGATAAAGTTGTATTAGCTTTTTTCTTGTTACCATACAACTTTATCATTTTATCTCTTGTTGTAGGATTATTAAACCAATCTTTTACATAATTAAGATGTTCTTTTAAATCTGTTTCAGAATTTACAGAAGTATTTTGGACAGATTTTGTAGGTTTATCTTTGTCAAATTTGTTCATAGCATAAATTTGTTTTATATTGATTTTATTTGATTTATACGATTTTTATAAAACATTTGATCCAGAGTTTAACTTATTAATATCTTTACTTAAATCAGCTAATATCGATTTAATTTCAAGTTTATCTTTTTCTGTAAATGGATTGATTTTTTGAATTTTGTCAAAATTAGGTGTAATCTCAGTTGGGTTGTTTAATTTGATTCCTGAAATTGATTTTTGGTAAGCTTTTTTTGTAATATTGTCCCAAATACCTGTTTGAGAAATGTTGAGATATTTTTGTAATAATTTTATACGCTCTTTCATAATTATTAAATTATTATTAATTAAGCACTAACTTGTGTATTAGGTCTTGGATGTAATCTCCAATACATTTGAGTGTATTTATTCACCATTCTTCCTATAATATCAGAAACCATCCAATTAGGTATTCCAGAAGGTGTCTCTCCATCTATTTTACAACAACCAAATTCTTCTAAATCTTTTGGATTAGCAGGAATAAAATCTACACTAATATATTTAATGTTTTCAGTTGGAGGGTTAAATAAAAACCCATCTTTAAGATTTGGGTGAAACCAGACAAAAGGTTTTGTACGAGTAAATTTACCATAATCTTGTTGTTTCCAAGTTGGGCCTTTAACTATATTGAATACATATTCTCTATCAACAGTTCCTACAAACTTAATTGGATTTAGAACATATTGAGAAGGTTTAGGTAATTTAAAATGTAGTGTATTATTGAAGGAAGATACATTGCAACATAAACTTAAATCTTGACAATCTAATTCTAAACAATTAATAGATTGTATTAATTCATTTTCTTGTAAAGTACCAGATAAAGATAATTGTTTAATTATTGCATCTCTTTCTACTAATATCTCATCTTGTAATTGTTCGTGAGAATAAGGTTCTTGTAAAGTTGCTCCTTTTAACCCAGCTAAAATATGATTATTAATTGCAGAAGCTATTTGTTCTAGAGTATTCATTGATTAAAATTTAATTTTATTAAATGAAGATAGTATACCTCCTAATTTAAAAGTCTTATTCATAATTTTTTTAATATTTCTTTTGTTTGTCATTTCGTCAGGTTTAATTTCTCTATTAAACAAAGTATTTGCTATTTTAGCAAAGAATTTAGGTTGTTTTTTTGTACTATGATATAATTCATAAGTATCTGTATCTATATCTTCAGAGTTATTTTCTGCTAAATTTTTCAACTCTTTCCAATTTTTGTTTTTAAATTTTTTTTGTGAATTGTATTTACCTAAATCCTCTAAATTAAACATTGTAGTATATTTTCTAGCCAACCTTTCATCAGGAATAGATAAATAATCTTTATAAGGTTTTGTTGGTTCTCCATTTAACTGTTCACTTATTTTTTGTTCGATAGCTAAATTTTTATGTAAATTTTTAATATAAGCATTTTCATCAGATTCTTTTTTTCCATAGGTAGATTCTAATATATATATATATTTTTATCTGAAAGATTGTTTCCTCCTCCTGTAGCTGCGTGTGAAAATTCGTGAGTACCTAAATATTTATATATATCTTTATAAGTTCTTTCTACATCTTTAGATTTATTGTAGGGACCTACTTCCATAGGAAAAACAAATTCTTTTTTTGAAGGTAAGTTAATTTTTTTTGTATTATTAGAAAAAATTTGTACGTTAGGAGATGTTAAATTGTCTTTTGGGTAATCTAGCCCTGTATCTTCTAAATTTTTTAATCTTGTACCTATTTGTTTATCATTATATCCAGCAACTTTATTTAATTTTTGACCTCTTTTCGAAGTATAAAAATCTATCAATCTTTTTTTATCGGGTTCGTAAGAATCTTTAAAAGATTTTTTATCGGTATAATTTTTTAAATTATAGCCCTCTAATTTTGTAGGTAAAGGTTGTTGAGATTTACCAGTTAATCTAATAATTTCAGAATCTACATTTTCTTTATGCCAACCAACAAGTTTTTGTTTATATTCTTCAGCATTATTTTTTGCCTCTTTTAAATTTTGAGTTATTTTTTCTATTTGTTGTTTATCTATAGGATCTAAAGAGTAGTTTTTTGGATCTTCCAATTTTTTAAAAGATTCTTTCCTATTATAAAAATCTAAATCTTTTTCTAAGTCTTTTACATGATTTGTATACAATGTATTAACATCTGTTGGAGTTTTTTGTTCGGCTTTTAAATTTTCTAATTCATTAAGCAAATTTTCTCTATTCATTTTATTCCAAGGGTCTACATTTTCTTGAAATTCTTCTTCAGGTGTATCATAAGTAGGAATATCTGGAGCGTAATAATTATTATATTTATCTTTTGAGTCTTTTTTAATATTTCTTTTTCCTTTAATATCTACATTTTTTAGTACAATAGTTGAATTTTGTAAAGTTCCATCAGGTTCTTGGTATTTTTTAATTTTTTTAAAACTATTTAGTTTTTTCATATCGAATTTAATTTTAAATAAAAAGCCTCAACCCAATGATTGAGTTAAGGCTTTGAATTGATTTGTTTTAATTGTTTGTAATAAAGAACTTTAACTAAAATTAAACTTTAAATGCAGCAGCAGCAATAAGAGCAGGAGCAAGTGGAGTTTTATCAAAGAATCTCGGAGCAACAAATTTAGTAGCATCAACTGTGGAAAGAACTGTCGCACGATTCAAGAAATCAACTACTGGATTTTGATAAGTTACCAAGCAAGAATCATTAACAAAAATTTCAAAGTTACCACTTGTTTCAGCAATACCGTTAACAACACCATTACCACCATTTTGATTGATTCCATTATCATAACTTGACCAAGCTAAACTTGAATACAAATCGCCTTTAATAGGAGTAGTAAAACGATCAATTGAGTATGGCATACGATCTGCTGTATCAATAAACATTGATTTCAAGTTATAATACTCATTTCTACCTGCAAAACCAATTACTTGAGAAGGAACTGTTTGAGTATAAGTAATATATGGAGATACTACATTGTCATCACCAAGAAATTCAATTTTAACTAATTTAGCTTGATCAATTGCAGTCAAATCTAAAGCAGTCATTGTAATTGTTTTATTAGCTACAACTGTTGCAGAATAAGGAGCAGCAAGAATAGCTGTTAAAGAAGGTACAGTTATTAAGTTATTTCCATAAGAAAAAGATTGGAAAATCATTGCATTGTAAAGTTTTGCAAGAACAGTATTAGCTGTATCAGCAGTATTTACAACCAATTGAACTACCAATTCTCTAGCTGGATCTCCCATTCTAGTAAAATCAGATTCATTTGAAAAAGAATGAAGAGTAGCTTTCATTTTAACAATAGTTCCATTTGGAGTAGACGCACTATAAAAAAAGTTACCTCCAGCAATCAACCGATCTACTTGTTTAGTTCCAGCAACACCTCTATTACCAACTACTTTGTGTAATTTGTTAATATCAAATCTACCAAAACCTTCAACATCCATATAAGTTCCTAAAAGAGCTGTGGAAGGAGCATAATTTGTATCCCAAAATTTTAAGGGGAATAATGTAGCATTGTTAATTAATACTTGTTTTGTACCTGTACTAATAAATTGTGACATAATTTTATTATTATTATTTGTAAATAAATAAATCTATTGATATTAGCTTAACCAACTTGTGGAGGAGCAATACTCATAGATACATTAGGTTGAGATCCTTGTCTAGGATCACTTGCATTCTCAAAAATTAGTATCATCATTTCATTAAGAATTTCTTGACAAATATAATTTGGAAATTCTAGTGTTGCAGAAGTGTCTGTTGATGAACCTGCTAAAGTTTGATCGTTATATTCTGTGTATGTAAGTTGAATTACTTTTGGAACTCTGATATAACTAATCTCTATTTTTTCAATAGAAAATTTAGGGTGGTTTCCTGTTAATATTTCTATTTCAGCATTATTTGCACCCGAAATAAGGTTAGTTCTTACAGTAGTTAAATAAACAGATTGTGCAATATCAGGATTATCAGAAATCAAATATAATACATTAGTATAGCTGGGTCTTTGATAAAAATCTGTTAATACATACTGATATTGTGAATCTGTAATTCTTCTTGTTTTAATAGCAGGAAATATATCTCCCGGCTGGTAACAATTTTTTTGTTGTATTGCTTTAAAATATACATTAACTCTTGTAATATGATAATAATCAAGAGGAAGGAGGAATTTAATACCTTGATTAACTGGTGTAATAGTTACAGCATTAGATTGGTAATGATCTAAAATATTACCTGTTACCATAGAAGCTATTGCACTTGTAGAAGATTGAATATTTATTGAGATAGTGGTTTTTAATCTAGATAAATCATCAGTTGCTTGTTGATTTATTTCAAAACCATTATATTTTTTATTAATGTATTGATTTAAAGCTTTGTTTGCAAAATAATTCCATTCTTCAAGATTAAGAGAAGGAGCATTGACCTTCTTTTGTTCAATTAAAGAATATTCAAATAACTCCTTTGTTGTCATTGTATAAGTTGTATAAAAAAATAGTTATAAAATTAATCTACTCATTCAAATTAAGCTTATAACTATTTGTAATTTATGTTTTTTACTTCAATTAAAATGTATCAATAATTATTTTTTACCTTTTTTAGTTTCTTCTTTTGTGAAATCTGTTGAAAGTTGATCTTCAAAATGAGAGGAATCATTATGTACTTTAGCTGGATCAATAAATTGTCCGTTTACATACAATTCAGGATACAAAGTTTTTCTCATTTCTGACAATACTTTTGCATTTTCTGGATATTTCATATAAGCAACAACTTGATGTAAACCAACTCCTAAAGTAATTTCTTTGAAAGAATATACTTCACCAACAATTTTAACAATACTTTTATCAACTAATTGATAAATCATTAATTTATTAGCAGCATCTCTATCATTTTTAATACCTAAAATTCTTTTTACAGTAGTAAGGTCTTTACTAAATGCCATTTCAGACAAATAATTTCTTATATATCTAGGATGCGTATTATCTAATTTATCTCCTAATAATCTCACTTTTTCAGACAATTCGTTATCAGATAAAGATTTTACATAATTAATAGCGTCGGCTCTTGCGTCATTTAATTCTTCTCCTTGACGTTGTTCTTTTTCTTCATCAAATACAAAGAAATCAGCAGTAGGATCATTTAACATATCTTCATAGCTTAAAGCTATACCTTTACTATGTTGAATCCATTCCCAGTCAATACGGTCTACAATATCAGATAAATCTAAATAAAAACCTGGACCAATTGTTCTGCTTGTTACATCTTGATCTTTATCTGTTCCATCTTGAACAACATAAGATACTCTTAATTTTTCTTCTGGAGATAAAGTTTTAACTCCCATCATTTTTCTAGTTCTAGTATCTAATCTAGGATTAATAGTAATTTGAGGGATTCCAAAAACAGATTTAAATTGAATAATTCTATTTTCTCTTCGTACTCCATAAATTTTTTCATCTTCTGACAATGTATTATCACTTATTTCAAATTTCATATTCATTTTAATTTTTATTGGGTTAAAAAAGTAGGAATTGTATTTCAAATTCCTACAATAATTATTTTTTAAATAAATTATTCTTGTAATATATTTCTAAAAAGTAAATCAAATTAAATAATTTAGTTTTTAGATATTTTCTTGCATAATAAAACCAGCATAAGGGTTGAATACAGCTACACCAGAGTAACCAATGATAGATTTAGTTGTACCGTCAAAAGTAGAACCCATTGTACCAGAAGTCATACCATCAACTCCACCTAAACCTGGCAAAGTACCTTCAATCATTTCACGTCCTTTAAGAGTAAACATAGAAACATTTGCACGTCCTTCTACCATTGTAGTATCAATAAACAAAGCATAACCATATTTATCATAAATTTCAGAAAGAATTGTATCAACAGTAAAGTTGATAGTATTTCCCATCCATTGATAAGCTTTAAATGAACCACCAACTGTAATGTCTCCACCATTTTTAGTCCAGTAATAACCTCCATCAATAGCAGTAGACCTTAATTTATCTTCAAGAGCTTTAGAAATTTGTTTATATCCAATCCAGTTACAAACTACTGTGATATTATTTCCTGTTGTTTTACCTGTTTTTTTAACAATACTATCAATAGCATCTTCAAAAATAGAAGTAGTTAATTTTGTGTAGAAAAATTTATCGCAATAACGTTCAATTTGAGCTAATACCCCGTCACCTGAATCTAAAGCAGCTCCTGTAATACTATCGTGATCTAAGCAATTGCCGTTAATATCATGGTTATCTCTGCCTAACAACATTGAATTTTCTCTCATATAAAGGAATTGATCCAAGATTGCTTTTGCAGGTTGCTCCATTTTAAAATATTGTTTATTATCAGCTTGTCCAGCTTCAAAATAAATCATTTTAGCATCATTAGTCCAGCTACCATCAACACGTACACGAGTAATATATCCACGGTGTTCTTCTAATTTCAACATACCTTTTTGATTACGTTGATCAACAGAACCATCAGATACGATATTTGAACGGAACATAGTTCTACGACCTCTTGTGGTGTATTGAGTATTCAGTCCTCTTGACATATCATTGTTTACTAAAACACAAGTATATCTCCAACGATTGTTATTCATTTTTTCTGGCGCTTGGATAACACGCAATTGAGTTACATTGTCTTCCAAAGAGAAAGTATCATTTGTTGCATAATAATTTTTCTCTAAAATCAATGCAATAGGTTGTCTATTAGATCCACTTGAAGTACAATCTTCCATAATCGTTACTTTAGGAATCATATTAGTTTCAATTCTCCAAGTAAATTGCATTGCATTAACAGATTCATAACTAGATTTACGATCTCTTACAATAACTCTACCTAAACCTTGTGTAATTGTAGAAATTGTCAAATCTTTTCTTGTTCTAGCCATTAAACCTAGTGCAGTTGTTCTTTTACCTAAAAGAGAGCTAATATTTTGTATGTTTTGTGTTGTATTCTGCAAATTTTGTGGTAAATCACTTAATTCAATTACTCTCATTGTATTATTTTTGTTTAATTAATTAATCAATTTATTTTAAATTGTAATATCATCAATACTTCTAAATCTTTTTTGTTCTGTTGTATTGTTATTTCTTGTATTATTATTTCTGTTATTATCTGGATTAATTATATTTTTTCCTTTAGATTGATATTTAGTTAAAGCTTCTTTTGCTCCTTCTATTCTAGCTAATTTAATTTGATTGTTTAAATCTCCAATAATTTTAGGACCAAATTCTAACCAATAAGCAGCTTTATATTGTTGTTCTGGACTTTCCATTAAATCGTTTATAAAAACTGTATATTCTGGGTCTTTTTCAGAAGGTTCTAATAATCTTGGTGCAAGATAATCTATAATTTGTTGATTGTTTTCATAACCGTCAATTTCATTTATACTAAAAAAAGAATTGTAAATTTGTTGTTGTACTTGTTCAATTTCTTTTTCACTTTCAAGTTCTTGCTGATATCTAATATTTTCTTGTTGATCAAATTCTTGTTCTAATAAAGATTTTCTAATTCCATTTACTGTTTTGTCAAAAGAAGAACTGTCTTTCAGTCTAAAATACTGCTCTTCAATTTCAGATTCATCGCAATCAGGACATTTGTTAGCTAATTCTAGTTTTACCACATCTTCATCTGATAAGGTTGCAATATAACTATCAGAAAAATTATTTGTATTATCTAATACTCCTGCTTCTTTTAATAATTCTGCTACTGCTTCTAAATTACCTTCTTTGTAAGCTTGATTAAGTAATTCTAACACTTCATCTGAAGATCCTTCTTCTGGTTGATCACCATTTAATTCTTTCTCTTGTTTTGAATATTCTGAAATTAATTTATCCATTTCATCATTTTGAGCAGAATCGTAAGTTTTAGTAGAATTATTTAATATACTAAATTCATCTAAACTATTTAAACCATCTAAAGAAAAAGACTCTTCTTCTAATTCTTTTCTAGAATCAATTTCATTTGTGGAATCATTTATGATGTTATCATTTATTGTATTCAAATCTACATCATCTAAATTTATTGTTTCTATTCCATTGTTATTTTCCATAGTATTGTATTTTAATTTTCATTGTTAATTATTATTAAAAATTTTAGTACAAGATACTAACTTTGTACTATAAAATTATACACAACATTTAATAAATGTATCTGCTTGAATTCTATTTCCAAAAGCAATTATAGCTTGTGCATTATTTATTCCAGTTGTAGTTTGAATAATTGCTAAACTAGCACCAAAAGGAATAACATATTCAGTTTTGACTCCATTTACTTTTTTAATTATTTTTTTATACGTAATCAGCATATTTAAAATTGTTTATAAATATTAAACTAAAAATTCTATTAACAAGATTTTTTTAAATTAGAGTCAAAACTTTGGTTTTAGTATCGTAAGTTAATGTTCCTACTGAGGTACCTAAATTTGTAGTTGCATCTCCATAACCTGGAGATACAGTAGTTGTAGATTTATTTATAGTTTGAGTATTTACAAGAGTTCCTCCTCCAATAGAAGGAGTAAATGAATATACAGGAGTAAGAGTTAAACCTGAATATTGTAAAGCTTGTATTGTAATAGCTCCTGTACCAACAGAAGTGTCCCACAAAGCTCTTATATCTAATTTAATTTGTGAAACTTTTGGATGTTTGGCAATCATAGTTTTAAAATCTATTACAAAAAATTCTTCTTTTGTTGTTGTAATATTAGGAGAACTTCCGCACCATACAGCATAAAATATATTATTTCCACTAATATTTTCTTTTAATTGAACATCTGTTGCAAATCCAGCAATAAATCCACTATTAGGAATACGCTGTTCCATATAAGGAGTAAATTGAGAAAACATTAATCTAGTAAGTAAAACTGTTGTAGAACTAGCTGCTGTCCAAGTAAATTTTAAAATGACTAAATCTGTTGCAGGCCCAGGTATACATTTACCTTGAGTATTAGCAAGAGTTTGTTTATTTGCACTAAACCAAGTAGTTGCTTGAAGATCTGCGTCTGCTTGTGAAACTAAAGAAGTAAATTGACCTAATGTTGTAGAAATTGTTTCTGAACTTCCAACTAATGGAGCACTACAATTATTTTTTTGTACTAATTCTGTTATTACAACACTTCTATAAGTAACAATATCAATACAATTTAATCCAGCTTTTGCTTGTTGAGTAGCTAAATTTAAAGCTTGATTATCAGCATCAATTTGAGATATATAAGAATTAATTGTACCTGCTGATACAGTTGATGTATTACTACTAGGTTGTTTACCTGCTCCACAGTTTGCTGTAAAAGTTTGATCGGTATTAGTATATGTAATAGGTGTACAAACTCCTTGAATATTGGCTATAGATTGTCTAGTTCTATTTAATTCTGCAATAGCTTTATTATCTGCATCAATTTGTGAAACGTAAGATTGAAAAGAATTTGCTGCAATATTAACTGTAACATTGCTAGGCGTTGTATTAATTGGACAAGTACTTCTTAGTAATGTAGAAGTTTGTAGTACATTATAAAATATTGGTAATGGAGTACAAGTACCTTGAGCATTTGCTAAATTTTGTTTATTGTTATTCAAGTAATTAATTGCTAAATTATTTGCTTCAATCTGAGTTGCTGCTTTAAATGTATTTGCTGCAATTGTAATTGTTTCATTAGAACCTATATAACCAATAGCACAATTATTTCGTTGAATTGTTGTAGTTTGAATAACATTTCCAAAAGAAATTGAGCACACAGTTTCATCTTTTTTAGTTCTATTATCTAATAATATTTTAGCTTCTTCTATTGTTGAAGATATTAAATTAGCTAAATTAGTAATAGAAATTGAATTTGGTATTATAGTTAAAATGCTTTTTTCTTTTGTTATTGTTTCTAAATCTGTATATGTAAAAAATCCATCGTTGAGTCCACTACAAGTATAATTCTTCCAAGCAAATGATTTACGAGATTGCAAAGATTCAATTGTAATTGTAGTACAAGGATTAGATTTAATACAAGAATAATTAATTTTAGTTATCATTGAAATTAATATAAATCAATTAAATTAGGAGTTGCTTGATTACTGATAGTTGCATCAAATGTACCAGGAGTAACTAAATTTCTTAATACCAAACCTGTATAATTACCATCATCAAAACTATAATGAATAGTTCTAGCAGCCATTACTGTTGCAGGATAGTGTGTTGCATATAAATTAATATCATTAGTTCCTCTATTAAACATCTGACGAACTTCATTAGGTGTAATTACATACCCTTCACAAATCATAAAATCTGCCATGTGAGAATTATTAACTATAAAACTAGAAGTTGCAAAACCACCGTTAATAGGAGCTGCATCTCTTAAGGTTCTTAATAATCCTGCATCATATTGAACTTTTGTTAAATTAGATTGTGTATTTACTCCAACACTGTCAATATCAATCCCATTAAGATATACTTTAAGATTGTTTACATTATAACCATTCCCACCCTGATTAGTGACCACTATATGATCCATTTTTGTATCGTTTTGTCTAGTTAGTGTCAGTGTAGTCGTTTTTAATATAGATGAATTAGTTGGTTCGTTACTCCAGAATATTCCGTCTGAATATATAATTAGTTGCAATCTATCGGTAGCTAAAGTAGTTGATCTTCTAGAACTTATAGATTGAAGATTTTTTCCCCAAAATGAGATAGAAAAAGTTACATCAGGCCTTAATCTATCAATAGCTGTATATCCATTAATATTAAGATATTCTCCATTAGAATTAGTTGCATTTCCTCCTGAAGTAATTACTCCTCCTGTACTATTCATTCTTAGACCTCTACGAAATACTCTAGCTTGGTCATTAGACTCCATTTTATGTTCTACGTATTTGTTTCCTGTTGCCATAATGTGATTGATTAAAAGTAATTAAACATAATTGAAAGTAAATGTAATGTTTGTAGTTGCTATATTTTTAGCTACAATATGTAATGTATAGTATCCGCTATTAGAAATAAAGGCTGTATCAATTGCAGTGTTAAGTGCTGTTAATGTTGTCAAAGTGTAAGTAGTAAAATTAGAAGAATAATTATATAAAACTTCAATACTAAAATTAACAAAATCAAAGGTTAGTACATCGATTTTAGTATTAAATCCAACTAATGTTTCTAAAGAAATTCCTGTATTTGCATTATAGACAAATACTCCACTATTTGTCACTATTTCTGGAAAATCATATTGAAATAATATACTTTCATCAAAAATTGAGTTAGAATAATTTTGTAAGTAACAAGTTAAATTAAATGCTCTTTGTCTTGTAGCTACAATAGTTTGTAATTGATTAAATGTTTGACTAAGATTAGTTTGAGGCAAAGTTCCTGTTTCAAGATAATCAAATAATACCTGAGAAGTATTAGATATATCTGTACCCAATAAAGTATTATACAGTTTTAAATTTGCTATAGTATCTCTAGCTATATTAAGTGTTTCTTCGTTTGAATCCGCTCTAAAATGTATTGTATGGTTATATTTATTAATAGATTGTAATTGAATAATATTTGTAGGTAATACAGAGCATAAATTTGATATAACCATACCAGTAGGTGGAACTAAATTAAATATAAATGTTTTGTCTGGATCAACTGTTAAAGAATAATTTATTGTTGTAGTAAATGAGAGTGTTGTTGTTAATATTCCAGAAGCAAAAGAAAAAGTCCCGCTAGGAAAAAACCCGCCTGTAAAATCTGCTATAACCGCTGGATTTACTCCTCCAGAAGAAACATTCCAAGTACCAGAAAAAGACGAAGTAATATCTCCTGTTCTAGTTATTGTAAAAGTATAAGTATCTCCTTCTGTTGTTCCAGATGTTTTAGTTGCACATAATACAGTTAAAGGACAAGTTCCTGTGTTACCAACCAAAATTCTACTTGCATTTAATGTTGTAGCTAAACTAATATCTATATTTAATGCTATTGCTAATTGAGCATTTGTTAAAGGATAAGCTAGTCCAGAAGTATTTAAAGAAATTCCATTAATTGTGTCTCTAACTTGTGTATAATAACTATCTCCATTATTAAAAGGCATAACTATTTAATTTAAATTTTTAAAGTAATATTTTTAATATTAATAATATAATGTATAAAATTGAACAAACCAACCATCATTTCCACTTGCATTCAATTGTCCACTAATATTAAGTGTAACTTGTGAACCTATTGCAGCTGAATTGAATCCTGAAAGCAATAATAATTGTTGATAAGTTCCTCCTGATGGTATTGTATTATAAGTAGTTTTATTAAAATTTGCTACCGCATTAAGATTTGGAATTGTGTTGACAGGAGTCAAAGTATTGGAAATATAAGTTACATTAGAACCTGTTAAATTAGAAGAAACATTTGTGTTTCCTCCATAAAACATAAGGAATTCATTAGCTGCTGTTCCCGCAAATATTTCACATACTACCACTATATTATTATAGTATCTACCATCAGTAGGTTCTAATATAGTATATCTTTCTGGTGTATATGTAACCATTGCATTAGATGTTCCACCTAAAACTTGATTGTTTTTATATACAATATTATCAGGAGAATACATTGATACAAATTCTGTAGTGACTGTTGAATTAATTGTAATAGGTAAACTAATATTTCCACTAGCTCCATTTAGTCCTAGTTGTTTTACACTATTTAAATAAATAGCTTTTGTCCATTGAGTTGGATTAGGTAAATAATTTAAAAAATAATTACTTCCAATATTAATATTAGTTACAACTCCGTTAGCAGGAGAAGTAGTACCTAAACCTGTATTTCTTTGAGTTACTGTATAACTATATTTTACAAATACTATACTAAATGTTGTATTGGTTAATATTGATGAGCTTACAAAATTAGTTGGAAACGGAACTCCTCCATAATAATTATCAGTAGTTGCTACTCCATTTATTGTAGAAAATGGTAAATCTCCTTGTGTTTGATAAGCAACTTTATATCCTGCATTTGGTGTTACAGTTGTAGTAAAAGTTGTTCCTTTATCCCAAGTATAAGATCCAATACTTTGATTAGCTACCGTACCATTAGCAGTTGTTTCAAGTTTCACTATAATAGTTTCTTTAACAAAAACTACATCAATAGTAATATCAGAAATTACTGTAAAAGAAATATTTTCATTAATAGAGTTTGTAGTTACAAATGTACTTCCAATATAATAACCAAGTATTTTTTGATATGGATTTGTAATATTAGCTGTAATAGAAAATAAAAATCCAGATTGAATTGTAGTTGCTCCTAACATTGTTACAGTACCTGAACCAGCAGCGTTACCCGATTTAGTTACTGTTACAGTATAAAATTGTATTTGTTGTATAACTCCTGAAATATTTCCACAAGTATTCATTTGTGCAGTTGGAGGAGTAATAGATATTGAAAAAGTTTTATCTAATAAAGTTCCAGTTAAAGTTGTATTTGTAACTATTGAAATAGTTTTTATTAACTCATTAGCATTAAATACAACACTTCCAGTTATAGCAGAGGCAAAATCAGAAGCAATTGCTGGATTTACTCCTGTGCCTATAATAGTCCAAGTAACTGGAACTTGATCTCCTAGACTACCTGTTCTAGAGATATCAAAATTTAATGTATTTCCTTCTAATATAGTTGGGGCATTTGAAGATAAACAAAATAAACTTACTGGACATTTATTAGAATCAAATTTAACTACACTGTCTTTAATTTGTTGTGCAACAGTTAAACTAACTCCAAGCATAAAAGAGATACTCTCTGCTGTTGAACTTGGAGTTATAGGATAACTTGTTTTTATTCCATTACTTACTGTCTTAATAGACGAGTAAATCATATTTCCTGTACTATAAGGCATTTTATAATAGATTCAAATTAATTTATTTATTTGTTGAGTGTTTTTTCTTAAGGCAATGTAATACAAGATTGACTTCCTGACCAAGCTAATGTAAAAGGAGTAAAAATTATATCAATTACTTGTGATGTAGTAACATTAGTAAATGTATAAGTACCTGATTTCATTTTAGCAGAAGCTCCTGTTAAGTATGTAGATAATATATTTACTTCAGGTGCAGCAATACTTTGTATTGTATTTACTAAAATAGAAGTAACCACTAAATTTGGAGCATTAGAATCAAAATCTATAACAAAAGTGTTAGGAAAAGCGTTAATTATATGAACATTAATAGGAGTAAATTTAGAACTTGTTCCTCCTCCTATAAGATTCACTGTAATAGTTAATGGACTTGTTGAAGCTAATACTAAATTAGATATAACACAATCAACTGTACTACTAACAACTATCTTATATTCTGTACCTGCGACTAACCCAGTAATATTAAACTGAACATCAGTAGTAAAATTAGTTGAAATTAGTGTATTGGTAGAATTATTGTAAGTTTCTATTTTATATGTATTAATACCAATGTTATTCCAACCAATTAATATACTAGAAGAAGTTTGATCTAATATTTTTATGTTAAGAATTGACGTTAAATCTTTTGGTAAAAAAGTATTGATTATTTCTTCACGATATTTAGCAAAAAGATTTGTATCACAATTAGAAGAGCAATTTAACTTATAACAGTCATTATAAATTTTAGTTAATATTTCATCTGTTAAACAACAACCATTATCTAAATAATCTGAAATTATTTTTTTTATCATTGCTGATAAATTTATTAAATAATGTAATTTATTTATTTCATTGTAATATTGTTTAACAGGTTTACCAATATATTCTAATTTTTGTGCGTCTATAATATATTGATAAGCATCTGAAAATATCTTGTTGTAAAGTGTATAAGTAGATTGTTCTAGTTGTTCTATTAAATAATATTTACAAAATGTTGTCATTATTTACAACCACAGTTAGAAGTTAAATTAGAGTTACTAGAATTATTAGAAAAAGAACTATTAGAAAAAGTTGTATTACCTGATTCAACACATTCTTTTGTTTTACAAGGAATACAAAGCTCTTCAAGTTTTTTTCTTAAATCATCTAACTTAGTTATAGTAGTCAATTTATTTGTAATATCAATTTCTGTATACACTTGATTCAATTTTTGTTCTTCTTGTACTAACATCATATACATTTGATACAGTGCCATAATTTTATTAGTTTTATACTTTGTATCTTCACAAATTTTATCGTTACACGTATCATTAGAACAACAAATAGCTTTACTTAAAAAATCAGTATAACATTTATCAATAGCACAAAATACATATTCTAATTCAACCCAATTATCAGTAGCAATAGTAGTATTTAAATAATTTATTTTATACACACCATCTTGAAATGTATAATCCTTTGTCAAAGAAGAATTGAGTGTAAATTGGTCTATTTGAGTAAATACGCCATTAATAGATTTATTAATAGTAATTGTATAGTTATTTGTAGGGCTATTATTTACAAATTTATATTTAGTACAATCACAAAGAGTTGTAGTATTATAACAATCTTTTAATAATTCAACTGATTTACACGTATTGATTAACAATTCTTTTACAGTTTTAGTGCAACAATTTGTATGAGTTGCAATAACTTTACCTGCGCCTAATTTATCTAATGTGAGACTATAATTGAAATTAGCTAATACAATAGGTGTAATTAAAGGATCAGGAACTACATAAGTTAATTTTTTTGCAACATTTTCTAACCAAGTTGAAGTTTTATAATTCCAAGAATAATATTGATAAATTAATGTAGAAGTTTGACCAACAACACAAGTTACAGCAGGAGTTGTAATTAAATCAATTAAAGTATCTGGATGAGCTACTTGAGTAACTAAATCATCACAATAACCTTCTGACCAATACCATTCTTCTATCGAATCTTGTTTATCGTTATTTGGATCAAGAGAAGTTGGAATTATGTTTAGTACACTGTTTACAGGATAACAACAATTTAATACAGGTAGTTCTATAATAGGTTTATAGTCTAATATATTAAATGTATATTCATACCAATCTGTTTCAAATTCAGTTTTTGGTGTAGGAGTTGAATCACAACCACAACTATCTGTTTTAACGTAAGAAACATATTTTAATTTAGTTCTTAGTGTTTGAATACCAGTTGAACAAGCATCTGTTGTATAGCAACTTCCAGGTTTAGAATTAAAACAACTATTCCATACATTTGAAGTCTTCTTTTCAATATAAAAATCTATTTTATCAATTAAACAAGGGTTTGTTATCTTACTATCATCACAAACAGTATACAATAAATTACAATTTTGTTGTGTATTAAAATTTAAAGTAGGTTTTATAGACTCTAAATAAAATGAAATACTTTCTTGATAAGGTGTAACACCAGTAACAAGTATACCATTAATAAATGTTGTAGCAGTGCCTGTAAATTGGTTTTTATGTTGCTGTAAAGGCCAAGCATTAGTAAATCTTCCTGTTAATTTAAAATCAGCTGTAAAATAAGTTAAATTAGGAATAAAATTAGGAGTAGGAATAGTGCATATACTAGAACTGCCATAAGTATAAGTGTATCCGATATTGCTAGATTTAAAATAAATGGTAAAAATATTGTTTGCTTCTGTTGTAATGTAATATTTATTGTTTTGATAACACGAAAATATTTTAGTACCAGAAGTAGATTCAACTTTTGTAATATTTGGTGAAGGTGTTTCATATAAATAAGCGGATAAATTAAATGATTGTCCGATAGCTTCAAAAATTAATGGGCTAGTCCCTCCACAATTTGCAATTAATCTATATTCAAATCTAGTACGATAAATACAAGTTGTTTCAGTTAAACCTTTTACAATTTTTTGAGAATTTAATGGAACATAATCTACAATTTCCCAAAGTGAAGTAGTAGTATTAAATTTTTCTATTGCAATTCTTCCTCTTGTTATATTTGGATTTTGCATCCAAGTTGTATTTGATACAGGTATAGAATGTGTGTGAGAATTTGTACTTTTAGTTGTTACGTCAATAAAATTAATTGAAGTAGTACCTGCAATTCTTTCATAAATAACTTTAGGTTCAATTACTTCATAATTTATAGTTAAATTTTGTAAATCACACGGAGTAGTAGCTGAAAATAGAGTTGAAATTGCATTAAAAGTTGTTGAAGAATTTATACTTATTGGATTTGAAGGAACCCAAACAATAGGTGAAGGAAAGGGTCCAGGACACACTGTATTCACATTAGAAGTTAACGAAATTAAATGAGCACCTGAACCTCTTGCTACTGTAATCCAATTATTTGTAATAAATACGTTGATATTATTAATTGGTGTTATTGTAATCATACTTTAATTCCTTTACTTAATTTATAATTAAATATATATTTGTTTATATTAATTTCAGGCAAAATTTTCTCTATAGTATCTCTGTATTTTTCTATTCTGCTTTCTCTAATATATTTAATTTGTTTATTTGCTAATTGAAAAGGTATTTCTAACTCAGAAATTCTTTTATTAAAGTTATCTTGATTTCTATAATCAACATATTTAGATTTTCTAGAAATATTTTTATATACTATTCTAATAACACATTTTTTATCTTGAGGTCTTCTTTCTGATGTAGTAAATTTCCATAGAAAAGAATGTCTGACTTTATCTCTTGATAATAACCAATCTTTAGTTAAATTATTAGAAGATAACAATTTTTTTTCCCATTGAACAGCTTTATCTAAACAACTAAATTTATCTTTTCCATTAAATGTTTTACTACAAAAAGTATTGTCTGGAAATATGATAACAATATAAATACCATCTCTAAGTATTTTCATTTATTTTATCTTTATAATTATTTATATTAATTTTTATCATTTAAAATTTACCAAGAAACATTTTTAACTTCTTTATCTTTTCCACCATTAACTGCTTGAATTTTTTCTATTTCATTACGTTGTTTCTCAGCATCAGTCTTAGCTTGTAAATTTTTTTCTTTTAATTCTTTATCGTGTGCTAATTTAGTTTCAGTTGTAATAACTTTTCTTTCTTGTAATGATAATTCTTTTGCTTTAGTGTCTAAATCTAATTTTTTCAATTTCTCTAGTTCTTTATTAGTTTCTTCCATTTGTTTGTTAATTTGTTCAAGTTGTTGTTTCATTTGTTCTAATTCAGAATTTTCTTTAGCTTTTTTCTTATTCAAAATAGTAGATTTCATTTTAGATACAGAATTAGTTGTAACTAATTCTAAAGCTAAATCCATATCAAGAGTTCCATTTTGTGCAAATGGTTGAATAAATTGTTCTAGTTTTGCCAGCATAGTTTCTTCTTGACCTGAATCAGATACATAAACAGAATAAGAAGATAACTTAAATAAGTTATTTATTGAATAAATTTTTTGTTTGGTTCCTAAAAGATAAGCTCCTTTCTGACCTATTTCATAAGATATTCTTGATAATTCTAATAGATCTGTTAATAGACATTCAGTAACTCTATCAATAGATGTGAACCAAGTTTTAGTAGAAAGACTTGTTTGCATTAAAGCTTGTTTAGTTACAGCAGCTCCATCACGTTCTTCCATTTGCCCCATCATTTGTCTATTTACACCTGTAATATCAGCAGCAAGAGCTTCTAATTGTTCTAGTATTTGATTACAAGCTTGAATAAAATTCAGGTCCACATTTGAAGGATAATCTTGAATGGAAGCATTTTGTCCTCCTTGAAGAATACCTTCTTGAGAAGAATCCATAAGATAAATATTAGCATTTTTACGATATTGAAGAACTTTTTCAAGACGTTCTTCCATTGTACCGCCTAAAAGTTTTGGTAAAGAAGCTACATCAATAGCTAAACCTCCTAACCTAAATTGAGATTCTGCTTGTTTTCTAAGATATAAAGTAATGTCGTAATCATCTTGAATTTGTTTTAATAATAAAACCATTGATTCAGGTTTAGTAGAATTTACATTTGCTTGTATAATTCCGTTATAAGAAAGAGTACATTTATCAGGAAAATCAAGATCTCTTACAACATAAGGACTTTTTCTTAATTTAAGATATATACCAGCTTCTCCACCAATACGATAGCCTTCGTAACGATCCATACGATACTTTGTTATAGTCTGACTATTTTTATCTGTAGTAATATATTCATTATTACTTAACCATTCAGAGTGATACACACAAATATATTCGTGAAAAGATTTATCTTGATACTTATATTGTTGATATTGATTTATGTTAGAATTTTCTTCATTTAATAGATTGACTGTACCTTGTTGGTATAAACCTAAATCCCAATAGTTGTCTGTATCATAAGAAAATAAAGATAGTCGATTAGATAATTCTTTCTTTTCTTCTAATGTCATTTCAGCTCCAAATTTATTTAAAATTTCAGTTTTAGTCATATACATTTTATAAAAACATTGATTAGATTGAGAAACTTCTTTTTTATAATCGTGTTTTTTATAATAAAAATGTCTTGGATTACAAATATCTAATTGAGGAGTTTCACCTAAATTATCAATAAAAGTTCTATAATAGCATTGACCATAAATTAAAAGATGTTCAAATAAATCTGCTGAAAGATTTTTAATATTAAGTTTAGATACCAAATCATTAAGAACATCTTGAGAGAGGATTTCAATTTCTGAAATAAATTCTGCGTCATAATCAAGAATTAATTTATCTATTTTCTTTTGATACAATTCATCTTGAATCTTTAATTGCTTAGATTGTTCGTCAGGCTTAGCAAAATGAGTTAATAATTTTAATCTAGCTTGTATGTCTTCAACTATTTCATTATAAATCTTATTCAATAATCCAGTTTTCTTTTCTTCTTCTATTAAAGTTAAAGCATCATTACCTCTACAACTAATAAAGTAATTAAATCTATGTTGAAGATGAACTCCAACCAATACTTTTATTCTAGGTAAAATCAATGAAACAAAAGGTAATTCACCTGGATTTGCTAACCCTTCAGATTCCCATAAATAACAAAATTCATTATTATCTCTTGTTCTATTGTAATACATAGCAGCTTTCTTTAAATCTAATTTATCATAGTTTAAATCTCTAATTACTTTATCAACCATATAAATTAAATAATTAGAAGAATTTTTTTCTTCTTCAGAAATTAACTCATTTTCGTAATAATAGTTAGAAAATGAATCTTCGTAATTATCTTGTTTAATTAACTTTTCTTTTGTCATTAGTCTAATTCAAATTTAATTACATAATTAGATAAATCTTCAATAGTTTTTGGATATTTTAAAATTGGTGAAGGTTTATATTCTCTTAAGACTGAATCAAAAACTAATAAAGACTTATCTTTTAAAAATTTTATATTATTAGTAATGACTTGATAACTTATTTTTAATTTTTGTGAAGCAGATCTCCTATTTGTTTTATTTATATTAGCTGTTTTACAAATATATTCTAATAGTTTATATTGAATATTAGTAAGTTTAATTCCCATTCTAATACTAACTAAAATTTTTAACCAAATCAAAATATAATTCTTTTGATTGACTTTTATTCTCATAATAATTTACAATAAAATTTTCAATTCTTTTAAATAATCTTCTGATAAACTTCCATTATTTAATAATTGTGCTAAACCTGTTTCAAGTAAATCAAATATTCGAGATAGTTGAACTCCTTCAATATTATCAAATAAGTGAATATAAGCAATGTGTATATGTTTATATAAATAATGAGCTATAAACATTGCTAAAATTTGATTGTAAGTAAGTTCTATTTTATTAGACGAAATTTTATTCTCTCTTACAAATTGTATAACACTTTTTATTTGGTCTAATAACCTCCATTTATTAAGAGGGCAGTTATTTTCTTGACTTCTTGATTTTGCTGATAAATGACAACCACAACCTAATAAATAACCTTCTTGTTGTAGAGACAGATATGTACCTGTTGATAAAGTTTCATAAGAAATACCTTCTTCTTTAATATAAGTAAAAAAATTAGCTATTAATTCTTCATCAGGTATTATTTTTGATAATTTTTTATTATTACAATGCTCAGGCAAAATTCCATTTCCTTTATTATATAAAGGGCAAGTATGACAAATTGCTATTCTTTCTTTATAGAGCACTTCATCTGCTCCAAATAAACTTTTTATGTGCCCTTTTACTATTGCTGTAAGGTTTTTATAATTATTAATCATATTTTATTGTTCCATTTTTATTTTTAGACCTATCTAAATAAGATATTTGTTTTTGTTTTTCATATTTAATTTTTACTTTAGGATCATAACCATATCTTTTATATCCATTTTCATCTACATAAAAAGATTTTAGTTGAACAATTTTTTCATTATTTTCTTTAGGAACTAATCTCAACATTTCTAATTCTTTATCTGCTAGTTCACACAATCCTAAAGCTACAATAATATCATAATTTCCTCTTTTATCTGGATTATAGTTTGAAGCATCTACTAAAAATCTTTCAAATTTAATTTTATCACAATTATCTTCTATATAGTTTTTTAAATGATTATCCATTAAATTATTAGTTTCACTTGTAGCTTTTGTACCAAAATCTCTTGTATTATTTGTAATTCTAAATTTATTGCTAAGAGCATTAGAAGGTGCCATAAATTTATGTGAAAAATCTCCTAGTTTGTGTTCTCTAAAATATTGATATACCATAATACGAGTTTTTTCAAGATTGATTTGACAATTGTACCAAATAGATAATTTTAAAGCATTATCAAAACATTCTCTTTCGTCACGAGGTCTGTCACAATAATAAGCAACATAAGTATTATTGTAATCATCATACATTGAATTAGTACGTTTTTTAATAATCATTGCAAATTCTGAATTATTTTTTGTTACAGTTAAATCTTCTCCCATATCAATACCATCAATACCAGCTATATAAAGATTTGCAGGAGGTTCGCTATTATCTTCTCCTCTATGAGGCGGTTGTAGGATATGTATTTTACCATTTTTGTCTGAAATAAATTCACAACCTGCAATTTTTCCTTGTTTATCAAATAAAAATTCTAATCGACCTATTTTAATATTAGGTTTATTTGTAGGTTGTTCTAACCAAATTCTTTGATTAACTAATTTATCAAGATTAAATATACAAGCTCTAATCTCTCTAAAAGCTTCATCTGGATTTAAACAATGTTCAGCAACATACTTTTGATAATCATCAGGAGATTTTAATAATTTTTGTTCTTCTCTTATTTTTAATACATTAGATAAAGATTCTTCTTGATCAATGTTTCCAAACTTATCCATACATTTTATATTAATTTGAGTGTATGGAAAGAAAAATCCAGATTCTTTATATAAATCTCCATAAATAGAATTATCGAAAGTTTTAAAACCAAATCCTTTAGGATTACGGAATATTTCTTTTAATCCTTCAATTCCTGCTCCTATTTCACCTCCTGTACCCCAAGCTATAATTTGACCAATAAATGCACCTCCTTCTTCTACAACAGGTCGAATAACTTCAATTGCTTCTTTTGCTTTTTTAAAAGAACCAAATTCTTCAAGATGTATCTTATAAGCAGACTTACCTCTAAATTTATGTGGATTACTTGCTAACAAACCTAATATTTCTCCACCTGTTTGAGTTTCTATGTTAGATTTTTCTAGTTTTCCTGAAGCTTTTTTATGTGTAGCTGTATTTGCTCCCATTCTAGCGTGAAACATAGCCATCTCTGTTTCTTTATCAAGATAGTTTATATTAGCCCAAACAAAAGCTAAAATATTAGTTAAATATTCTTCATCAGTAGCTGCATATATTACTTTGCGATACTCTCCTTTCATATTAGGTGTTCTTATAGCATAATCTCTTGCTCCCATTGCAGCTTGTTTATAAGACCAACCAGCTCTTCTAGGTTTTAATACTATAAGATGTTTTTCTTCTTGTTCAGCTTCTTCTACAACATTAAACCAATCATAATCTAATTTCCAAAAATTAGGATTTTTGGTTATTTTTTTAGTTAGTTTTTTACCGTTTAATATATAATCTTCTTGAAGTTCTATTTGAACATAATTTAAATAGAAATAATGGTATCCAGTAATTCTAACTTCACCTATTGTATAACCATTCATACATTTATCAAACTCACTCAACCAAAATTCTTTATATTGTTGAGTACCTTTTTTATATAAAGAATAATACCCAGTTTTAAGTTTTTTATTTATGGCATCTTGAAATCGATGTGTATTCATTAAATAATCACCTTTAAAATAAGGTAATTCATCATTTATGGTAGTTATTATATTCATTGTTTATATTTATTACTTATTTTCATTTTTTATTTTACAACAAAAGAAAGTTATTTAAAAATAAATTAATTAAAGTTGACTACCATTCTATAAAACCTCCTTCTGCTCCACCTTTATTCAATTTTTTATCTTGTTTTAATTCTTTTTCTGCAACTTTTCTAAGATTTTGTAACTCGTCCATAATAGTATTACTTTCTTTTAACATCTTCACTGCATCATAAGGTTGATCGATTCTTTGTCCTCTATGTGGACCTTCTTCAATATATTTATCAAAAGATACTGTTCTATAATGTTCACATAAAGTATCTACTAATTCCATTGAAGCAGAAATCATATTAAGAACTCTATTAGAATTAATTAATGAGTCAAATTTCTTTTCTGCTGCAAGATATTCAGGTTTTAATACATCTTCAGTAGTTAATTCAGAAGCAATTAAAGCTGATTCAAATCTTTTCTTTTTGGTTTCCTCTACGTGAGGAGACATTGGATCTTTATTAAGAAAAAGAAATGTAAAATATCTATTAGTTAAATCTTTATTTTTTGACTTATCTAATGCAACTAATTTTTTAAATTCTGGAATGAGTAATATACCTTCAATATTTAAAGTTGGTACAAAATTTTCATATTCAAATAGTCTTAACATTTTATTATCATTTACATTAAATTATTAATTAAAATTTTAAAACTAAACACCAACTAAATATTAACTTAACCTTAATTAAACCTTTTCAATTTTTTGTTTGTATTTATCTAATAATACATTGCAATAGTAAGTGAATTTTTCTAATGATTCAAAATCATTTTTTCCGTCCCAATCAGAAGCTCTTGGATTAATATAATCTTCTTCTTTTATTGCATTCATTGGAATAACAGAATCTACAATAGTTAAATTATATTTTAAAAGTGTAAGTAAAGTAACTTGATTTGGATTATAATATAAATAAACTTCAATTTCATTTATTTTTCCAGCTGCTCTTGACATTGTATTAAACGCAATTCCTGATATATCACATTCTACATCAGACATAAAAGAAAATTCTAAGTTGTACCTGTTTGTTGTATCTGTTTGCATAATTTAAACATTTTATATATTACTACATATATTTAGAAGCTACAACTGAAAAAGCTAAACCAAATACAATAGCTACTCCAATTAAACCTAGAATTACTTTTTGATATAGAGTATTTTGTGTTTCTAATTTTTCTACTTTTTTACTTGCTTCTAATAATTGTTCATAATATTTTAAAGATATTGTAGCTTTATCTGTGGATTTTGCTGATTCTTTTGATTCTATTTTATCTATATTTTCATTATTCATTGACATAGTGATTTAATAATTTAGTTATAATTTCTTGATTTATCTTTAATTCAATTTCTTTACAACAAGGTTGATTATCTACAAATCTTAAATGATGAACAACTAATTTTGTAACAGGTTTTTTGTATATCTGTTCAGCAAATAAAGCATAAATATTTAATTGTAATTCGTATTTTCCTAAATCTCCAGAAGGTTGTTCTTTTATAGGAGATTTCATCATTTGATTATTGTAGCCTTCGTATTTTAATTCTTTGTCATTAGTTTTATAATCGTGTATTTCAATAAAATCTTTTCCTTCAATAACTAAATCAGCTTGTCCTGCAATTTGATGTTTATGTGAATAGAGTATCTCTTCTGCGTGAATTTTGCACTCTTTGTATCTATCAAATATTTTAGACATATATTCAAGATAATAGATTATTTCGTCATCAATAGCGTAATTCTTTACAATACTTTCAATAATTTCATTATTATTTAGCATCTTATCTAAACTATAATGTATTGCTGAACCTCTGTTTGTAGATTGATCTCTAATATTATCCCAATATTTTAATACTTCTTCATAAGTCATACCAAACTTATCCATTGTAGATTTAGCTTTAAATTTATCAGATTCAAATTTATGTGCATATTTTCCTATTAAAGTAGTTACAGAAGTGTATCTTTTTTTTAATAGTGTGTGAGTGTAAGTATGGTGTTTGTCATCGTATTCAATATACTCATTAAATTTAAACCTGTCTTGTTTAAATAAATCTAGATTATATTTACAAGTGGTATCTCTTAATAAATGTTTGTTCTTATTTTTAGCATCTTCTATTTGTTCTTCATAACTTTTAACTACTTTCTTTTGCTTTACTGGAGACGATTTTCTATTATTTGTTAAAGCCATTTGTCTAATTTTTATAATTTATTTTGTTATGAAACAAATATAGATTAATATTTCATTCTTTCCAATACTGTAAAATTATCAGTAAAATATATATTTTTATCAGAAATTCCAATACTTTTTAAATATCTAGGGACAGAGAAATTAGGACAAGTTTTAAATGTAGGTCTCATAACTTCATTGACTGCAACTTGATTATGTCCTAATATTTTAATATCTGGATAAGTAGATACATACCATTTTATAATAGATTCCATCATTTTTAATTGATACTCCGTACGATTATCGACAGGAATAAAATTATTTTTACGATCTCTAAGAATTTTTTTGTTTTCTTGTTTTAAACCTCCTGTATAACAAATATTTACAGAATTACTATTTGATATTTTTATATCTATATTATTGTTATATACAGCTACTCCATTACTAATTAAATCATCAGAAATAAGTCTTACAACTCCTGAATTTTCTATTTCTGGACTACGAGCTTCTTTTTCAATTACTACGTGATAACCACTCCTTTTCCAACCTAATGTAAATTTTTCATATCTAGCTATGTCTTCTGCTTTATCAAACTGATTTCCTGCATGACAATGAACAACTAAATATTGTATATTTCTTATACTTGATAATTGTTTCATATATTATTTTATTTTACTTTATTATTTTACTTATTATCTCGACTATTTTTGTTGAAAATTAGGGTACAAATCTAAATCTAATCTAAGAATTTGTTTTATACCTTGACCTACTGCACTTGTTTCTAATTGTGTAAATTTTAAATTAGCTGGACGATCTACAACTGTCTTAATTTCAAATGTAGCAGCAGTCACTAAAGTATTATTCTCATCGTATACAGAAGGAGTTACTTCTATTGCTATATCTTTGTAAGTTTCTAATCTATCAAATCTAGTAAAAGAATTTTCAGATTCTGTTTTCATTATAATTTTTGTAGGAGACAATAAATTTATTTGATAATAAATTGTTATTGTATTTATAGACCCATCAATATCTACACGATATATTTGAATATATCTATCTAAACCTGTAATTGAATCGGCTTCTATTTTCTTTTCTTGTAAAATTCTCATATTGTTTAATATTGTTTAGTACTCTTGAAAATTAATTATTCCATTTAATGTTATAGTAGCTGTTATAGGTTGCACACATAAAACTAATGTATTCATTGTATTATTTAAAGTAGAACCTAAATAAGATAGGTAATCTTTTTCAAAAAGGTTTGTTGGAATTACACTGTTTTGACCTAAAATTCCAGAAGCTAAAACTCTGCCTGGAGTAGTTACTGTAATAGCTATTGCAGCAGCAGCACTACCATTAGCTTCTTCTATTGCACTATTTGTAACACCAATCCAAGTTAAAGGTGCTGATAACACAGGATTAAGTTGTAAAGACCAAATAACAATATCAGCAGCACTAGATACAAATACACCTAAACCAGAAATTCTTATTGCATTATCTCTATTAGTTGTTTTTTTTCTGATTGCTTTTAAAGGATAAACTGTACCAATACTAGCAATTGTATTAGAAGAAATTGCAACTGTAGACAAAGATTTAACAGAATTATTATATCCAGACTCACTAATAGAACCTTCTGTGGCAACTTGAGAACAGATATATCTTAAACTTCCTGTTCCAGTTGTACTTCTTATTTCATATCTTACAGGTTGATTTGGAGAAGCAATAAAAGTATCTGTTGAATTTCCTGAATAATTCATTGTATGAGCTAATATAAACCCTAAATCAGTTTTTAAATATATTCTTAATACAGCTCCACCTAACCAAAGAAAATCAAATGCAAGTACTGTAAAATTACTCCAATTATAGCTAGAGATTAAATTATAATTATCCCAAGATGTCCAGGGTATATTTATAGTAGTTATACCAAGTCGTTCAGCTTTCAATCTAAATGTTGTTCCATCATTCTCTAAATAAAATCCATCATAATTAGTTGCAAATGGGGCTACAGTATTAGAAGAAAAATACCCAACTCTTTTAACAGTATTTGCTTCTATTTGAAAGTTATCAAAAGTGCATTCAACAAATTGAGATTTTCCAGAAAAATAAGGAAAAAATTGAGTTGTTTGACGAACTACATATTGACCAGAATTAACAGACAAATTAAATTTATTATTTGCATAAGCTGTAGCTCCTGTTCCTTGATTATCAAATAAATAAACATTATCACTATTTAAAATCTTTCCATCAAATAAAGTAGTAAAATTAGAAGTTCTAACACGACCTCCTGCATCTATACTAATTTGACTAGGATTAAAATTTATATTTTTGAATCCACTCATAAATCATAATTATTTTAAATATTTAATTTATATAATTCTCCAATTACTATTATTACTTATTACATCTAACCATTCTTCAGATTGTAAGTCAATATAAAAAGGATTTGTTATAATATTATTTCCTATTGTTTGAGAAGAGATTGTGTGGATTCTAATAATCCCATTACTACAATTTATAATTCTAAAACACTTTCCTGCCATACCAATAGCTGAAGGTAAAGTTTGTATAGTATTAGCTGTAATTACTTCTATATTTTTGTCATTTATTGTTGCAGTATAAGAAGTATTTTTTATTGTATAAGGTTCATAATCTACATATTTTTTAGTTGCAGCTGACTGTAATAGAATAGGGTTTAATAAATTGATTACACCTTCTTGATTTTCAAAATCTAATATTAATTTATTTTTCATACATATTAAAATAAAAAAACCTATAAATAACTAAAATAATTAAATATAGGTTTTTAGTTTTAAACTATTTTTTAATTAAATTTTAAATTAAGAAATTATTACATTTCCAGAAAAAGCAGATAAAGAAGTTAATGTTACTTGTGTAGTTGAAGTACAAACAACTTCTACTTTAACTAATACATCTGTTGCATCATAAACTTCTACGACTACAAATTTTCTACTAAGGTTGTGAGTGATTACTAAACCAACTGAAGCTACAAAAGTTACAGCTTGTGTATATCTAGATATACCAGTAGTATTAGTAACATATTGAGACAATAAGTTAGGAGTAATAATATCAGTTGTATTTAACAATGCAGCAGTTGGAGTAGCTACATCACCAACAGAAGCTAATCTAGCTATTCCTGCAACTGTTGTAGTAGCTTGGTCTACATTAGATTGAACCACAAAGAAGTCAGCTGCTAATGTTGCACCAGAGATTTTAGCAAACAAAACATCTCCTATTTTTACTTGTGTAATAGGAGTTAAGCCTGTAATATTTCCAGCAACTGAAACTAACCAATAATCTCCTTTATCAATTGCAGATGCAATACCTGTACCAGTTGTTGGTAATAATCCAGCAGAAGCATCGTGAGAACCTGCAAAAGCTCCAACTCCTGTAATTAAAGTGTCTACATATTGTTTATCAACTAAAGTTCTGTTTGTAAATGAACCACTATAATCTGCGCCGTATTCTTGTAATGTGTAATTTTTCATATTTTAAATTGTTATAAAAGGTAAAAAATTATTGTTTTTATTTAAGGATAACTAATAAATTATTTAATGAAGTAAAACTTGTAATGGTAACAGTATTTAATGTTACAGCACTTGTTCCTAATTCTATTATTTCAGTATTATATATATAAGTAATAATAATATTAAGACTATTTAAATTATGTGTTATAAGATAAGGTATGTTAGAAACAATATTTATAGTTTGTGTGTAACTTGAACTTGATAATAAATCTGATAATAAAGCTATTGTACCAGATTTATTTGGTAATAGAATAGTGTTGTTTGAAGTATTATTTGTGAGAGCAGAAAGATTTGTAGAAAATATAGTTCCATTATTAAATTCTATTTTATTTGAATGAAGTTTTGTATATACACTAGAAATATTGTTTATGATATTAATAGAATTTCCTGTAACAATTGTATGATAATTTATATTAGTCAATAAATCTACTTCTTGAAATATTAAAGTAGCTAAATTATTCATTAAATCGCCATTTTTGTCTACAAACACAGAACCACCAGAACTATCATAAATAGTTACCCAACCTGTTGTAGAATTATGTTGAAAAGCTTGTGTATCTGTATTATATATTAAAAGAGATTCAATATTTGGCAATAAATTTCTTTGAGCTGTTGTAAGTCTTGGTAGTAATACTCCATTATTAATTCCTCCAATATCTAAAGTAGCTTGTGGAGTGTTATTATTTATCCCTAATCTTTTATTAATTTCATCATATACAAAAAGTGTATCAAAAGTTTGAGTTTGAGTATTACTGCCAAAAGGTATTGTTTGTTGTGGCTGTTCTATTTGTTTACCCCTAAAAAAATTTGCCATTAGAGTAAATTAAATTAAATTATTGTTATTCTATTAAATGATCTTCTGGTTTTGGTTGAGTATTGATTATTTCAAGATATTGTGCAACAGAAATTACTTTATAGTCTTCATCAAAAAATAAAGCTTTTGTTTCATTTTTATCATACATTACACCAAAAGGATTAGAATGAATATAATATAAATCAGTGAGAATATCTTTAAAAATAGTATTGTTATTTCTTTCGTAATATTCTTTCCAAGTTAGTTGTTTAAAAGCAATAGGAGTTTGTGTACCATCTTCATTAGTTATCCAATCAGTTTCAATAGTATTATTTTTTAAATACTCTGGAACTGTTGAATTTAATTGAAAATCTTTTAGTTCAATAAAGAAAGGATATTCTTCAATCCAACCACCATCCAACATAACTTGTTTAAGAAAAGGTATTGTAATCTCATTTGCATCTGAACGATTATCAGACCATAAATATCTTTTACCATCAACAAATACAGAACCTGTATTAAATGATTCAGAAGATTGATTTAAAAAAGATACTAACATTAATGAGTTGTGATATTTAGATAAAGCTACATCAGTAGCAATATAAATTTTAAATTTTGACATAATTTGTAATTAAAATATTTTAAATAATTATTAAATAATTTATTTTTTAAGTTTAAATGTAGCTTTTCTTCTATTTGAAATATCTTGACTTGTATTAGCTTTGATTTTACTAGAACGATTAGATAATATTGTAGAATATGGTAAGTTGTTACTAGCTCCTCCTCCTGTAAACATATAATTTGCAGAATCTCTTGTTATGACTTCTGGTGCTTGATATTGCCTAAATAAAGTTTCTGCTTCATTGTGCCAAGTTTGATTATAGTTTGATTGAGTTTGTGGATTTGTAGCCGTGATCGGTTTGTAAACTTGCAAAGTAGTCCCATTGTTTGTAATTGTTTTTGGATTTGTATTCCTATCATTCAACCCTCTCAAAAACAAAACCCTATTTGCTATTTCTGCACTATAATCTGCTTCAGTTGTTGGCAAAGCGTAGCCTCCTGTTGTCCATAAAGCACGACCAACAAACATTCTAAAGTTAGATATATAGCCGTTCCAAAGAGTATTGGTCGCAAAATAACCACCCACTACAAGATTTGTATATGTAAAATTTGTAGAGCTTGTTTCAGTGCTTATTTGAACATTGTTGAGATAAACTCTTAAAGTAGTCCCACTTCTTACAACTGCAAAATGTATCCATTGGTTTATTGGCGGAGTGTTGGTAATTATAGTCAAACCATTTCTATACAAACCAACAACGGTACCCGCAAATCCTAAAGCTATTGATGGTTGTCCTGCGGTACTATCTAAACCACCAGCAACACTGCTCAATTGAAATATACCTCTATTACTAGTATCTTTTATATATACCCAACCATCAATAGTAAAATCATCTGTTCCTATATTAAAACTTGCATCAGACAAGGAAAGATTTTGAGTAGTTCCTCCATTGAAAAAAACACTTGCATCAAAACCTTGTATCAAATTACTATGCACTACATCTTGTCTATTTGCCCAAGCGGCAGGGAATGCAAAGTTGTTAAGTGTTCCTATATGCCCGCCTGCACGGCTAAATATTCTATCGCCTGCACCTTCTTGTAAAGGAAAGTCAAAAATAGTAGTACCATTTATAGACATAAAATGAGAAGCATAACGACCATTTAAGTATAAAGGGTCATTTGATTGCCCAATATTATTAAATCCACCCGTAAAAGCATTTGCATAAGCAACCGTAAGCATTGCAATACCATTTATAGAATAAGTGATATCCCCTGCTTGTCTTTGTATTCTATATCTATACCAAACATTATCTTGTGGTGCAAAAATATTAGGTGTTCCAGTCAATCCATTTACTCCATAAAGAAATCCTGTACCGTTGTTGTAGTATATTTTTATATCTCTGTATGATATTATGTTTTGAAATTGTGCAATAGTTGCAAGCATAAAATTTCCTTCAATAATGAAGTTGTCTGATGCTGCTATATCTACAGAAGGTAAAGTCACAAAATCATTAGTTCCATCAAAAGTCAAACAATTTGATTGTCTTAATTGTGCATTATACTTTGCACGGTTGCGATAAAATAATGGTCTTCCTAAAGCATCATCTATAGGATTATTTTCATTACGAGGTATTAAAAGACTTGTAATATCTACAAAAGTTATAGGTAAATTCAATGGATTATTTACAATGTTTTGAGTATAGATAGCAAGTTTACTAGGGTTTGTAGCTTCTAAATTCTGATAATCTGCCCAAGTTGTAGGTGGCGTAAATACATTTGTTCCTATTGTTGTTGATCCTCCCTCTGTCCATACCGCCGAAGGAACAAAACAGATATTTTGCATACGCCCATCAAAAGTGAACCCTACAGCATTAAGAATGTCAGTGCCTATATACATTACACTTGTAGGAATTACAGTATTTGCATAAGTAAAACGACCCCTAAAATTACCGTTTACATACATTTTGCAACCGTCTGTTCCTGTGTTTTCTCTTACCCAAGCAATATGAAACCAAGTATTAGCTACGATATTATCAGCACCATTGTAAACATAACCTATATTTGGAATAAATAAAGTAATATTAGTTCCAGCTGTACCAAATTGAAATTGTGTTCCATTTCCTACATTGAAATAATTTGAAAGAATTGCTTTCCCTGTGGCACTTGGTATATTGATCCAAGTATGAAAAGTAAAAGCCTGATGCTGTACTATTTGAGCATTTGCACCGTTCCCTAGATTGATACCACTCGCATTTGTAAGACCATTAAATCTGACGATAGGAGTAAATCCAAATTGATTTTGCCAGTCAGCCCCAAAACCATCTGTTCTTTGTTGATGAAAAGTAGCTGGTACTATATTATTCAAAGTTAAGTTGGTATTGCCACCAAGTCCAAGTGTATTTATTCCAAGAGTTCCATCTCCCTCATCACATTTATAACCAAACATTAGATTTGCAATATTTGGCAACTGTAAAATAGGTTTTGTACGATCTGACAAACGAATACAATCAGAAACAGACAAAGCAGTATTCCAAGCAAAAAGATTAGCAAGACTGCCTGAAAGATAAGGAGCTCCAAGTGCACCAAGTTCATTCATATTTACTCCTATACACAAAGGAGCTGTTGTAAGATACGATATATTGAACCCTGAATTAAATCCCCCACTAGATGTACCAATCGTGACAGATACTTCTGTGCCATTTACCCAAGCCCTACAATCTGATGCTGTCGCAGTTATATTCGACCATCTAGCAACAATTCTGTTTAGTTCAGTAGCTAAATTTGCAACGGGTAAATTAAAACCTACCCAATTTACTCCGTTATCAAAATACAGCTGCATTGTATCAACAGAAACATAACGAAAAAAATAGCTTTTATATCCACCAAAAGCGCTAGCTTTATTGAAAACAATGCCACCTGCTCCTATAAGTTGCAAATCACAAATCATTGAAAATTGATTTGTAGCTGTTTCAAAAGTTGTGCTTGTTCCTGATACTGCATAATCAGTCGATCCATTGAAAAGATAAGACCTTCCTTGTTGTACTGGACGTTGTTCTTGCCCCATTCTATCTACTACTTCAGGAATACCTAAGTTATTTGCAAATCCTGAACTACCTTCAAATATGTTCTGAATTGTATTAAGACTTGTATCTGTATTTTTATTTCTTTTTCTTAATATCATAATTTACATTTATAATTCGATTATTGACTACTTAATTACTAATAAAATATTAAAATCATAATTAAGCATAATTAGGTATTGGTATAAATTGATAGTAAGCTCCTCTAATAGGATCAGCTGTTTTATAATCTACTTCAAGTGTAAATCTAGTATTAGGTAAAGAAGCTGTAAAAGTATTACCTCCTGCGTCAGGTGATATTGAACCTGGTGGGAATGTAATTGTTCTAGCTGTTGTTGCGTGATCTATAACCATAATTTGATAGCTTCCAGGAGCTGTTGGATTGTTCAGTGTAAGTGTAACATTACCTGTTGAAGTTCTAAGATCAAGAATAACATAATCACCAAGAGTCCAATCAATAGTAGCGGTAGTACCTCCAACAGTAAGGATTTGTTGAGCACCAGAAGAGTTCATTAAATTAAAGATACTTGTTTTAGCGTGAGTTAATGCAGAAGCATCCCAAAATTCAATTTGATCTAAAGATCTATCAATAGTATTTTGTGTAGGTCTATTGTTGATATTAGATGTACTAGGATTGAGTAATTTTTCTGTAAGAGTACCTGCATTAGATTCAGCTTGAGTTGCATAGTTAATAGCATTATCTATTTTATTCCAAACTCCATTAGCAAAAAATAACATGTCTCCTACATTCCAAGCAGCTATACCATCTAAAGTAGTTGTACCTGCAACACTTACAACATAAAAATTTCCAACTGTACCTGTACTTGATACTAATGCGGTATTAGCAGGAAAAGTTAAATTTGTAGTAGCATTCCAAGTACCTTTGGGAACTAAAGCTCCAGCTGCAACTAAGTCTACATATCTTTTATTAGGAATAGCATTATTATTTGTAATAAGTACTTCATAATTAGTTGTATTACTTGATAATGTACCATCATTTTCAATAGTAAATCTGTTGAGTCCGTTTGTAGTAAAATCTATTTGATTTGGTATTACATCAATAGCTGAACCATTGACCAAAATTCGATCTCCTGAATTTAATTGAGCTTGACCTGAAGTAATAAGTAATTGAGAACCTGTTGTTGCAGGTATAGGAAATGTAGTTACATTTTGACTATCTATTGTATAACTTGAATTATCAAGAATTGTAGTTACTGAAGTTGAAACTGGTCCAACAGTATTAATAAATTGATTTGTTATTTGTCCTGTTGTACCTTGCACAATTAAATCAAATGTTGTTTGATCGATAGTAGTATTTTGAACTAATGGGCCACCTAATTGAGTTACACCAGCAGTTGTAGTCAAAGCATTATTAAATATTCCTGAACCTATTGCAGTCCAAGTAAGACCGTTCCAAAATTCAAATTGAGGAGTTGTAGCATCTGTATTAAAAATTAACATAGAAATCACTCTATCCCCTAATAATATTGCATTTCTTTGAGCAGTGCTCATTCTTGGTATTAACATACCTCTTGTTGTAGATGTAATATCAACTGCTCCTTGTGGAGTATTAATGCCTACACCTAAAAATTTATTTGTTAAATCAAATGTAAATAAAGTATCTTCAGATAAACTATTACTAGAATCTCCAAAAGCTACTGTTTTACTTGTTTGATTTATTTGCTTACCTTTTATGTCCATTTATTTTTTAATTTTTGCATTAAAATACTTAGTTAAATTCAAACTTTTTAAATAAGATAGGTTTATACAAATATTAAAATGTATAAACCTTCAATAAATAATTAAAAAGATTAAGCAAAAGAATAATAAGTTACTTTAACATCATCAGTAGCAGCAATATTAAAAGCTAAGGCAATTGGGTCTACTGTTGCAACACCACCAGAAGTAGTAATAATACCTGTTGGATTTACACCTAATACAACAGAGGAGTTAGCTGGACTTCCTGCAAATACAGATTGACCGTTGATAACATAAATTACTGGAGAAGACGTTATTACAGGTCTAGTGATTGTAGATAAAGTATTGACACCAGGAGTGACTACTTCCCAATATTGTTTACCATTACCGCCATTTGGATCTTGATTGATATTAGTAGCAGTTGTAGCAAGTAAACTATCTGTTGGATAAGTCCACAAACTAAAACGATATGGGAATTCAATATCAATGTTTGTAGTAGCAGCAAAAGTGTAAGCAGTATCTACACCAGCTATTTGAGAGAAATAATTGATTGTATAAGTGCCAGCTAATTGAGTTAATCTACCAAATATTTCATTACCAGTTGCATCAATTAATTTTTTTCTTGTAACTGCATCAAAAATTTCACAATGATTATTACCAGATGTAATAAAACCTACTACATTGTCAGCAGTAGATTCTACAAGTGTAGCAAATACACCAGCATAACCTGTAATACCAATTGCAGTAGAAATAGCAGCTGTTACGTTAGCTGTTGCAGCAGCAGTTGAAGGAAAATTATTTGTTCTTACTTTACCAGCAAGAATACGATCAATTTGTTTGGATTGAAAACGGTTCATATTTTAAATTGTTTTATTGGATTATTTATTGGTTAAATATTTTAATTGTTGAAAAGACTATTAATAGTAATAAATTTCTATTGTATCAAGTCCGTCTAAAGGAGCTCCTAAATACAAATCATTGTATAATACACTTGTAGGTGTCATTGAATATCCAGTTCCTTGTGCTATTTTTTGTCCATTTATAAATAACTTACTTACACTAAAAAATAAAGGATTTGCATTTACAGTTAAAGGAAATGTTATTACATTAGCTATAGGTGCAACATAAGGTAGAGTTTGAAATAATTCTATTGAAGCAGCTGTTACATTTATCCATTGTGCTCCATCATAAATAAGAGTTTCTCCAATAGAAGGTATAGTAATTGTAACATCTGTTAAATCATCTAAACCAATAGGAGCTGGAATCGCAGCAATAGCAGCTGATAATTGTGCTACTGTGGCTTTAAATTGCATTTCAGCTCCATTGATATGATTGACACTGAAAACAAGTTGATGTTCTGGTAAAATTACAAAACTATTTGAAACGTCTTGTAAATCATTAATTAATGAAAAAAGGGATTGTCTAACGTCTGACATTATTTTATTTATTATTTTCTAATTTTTATATTAGATAAACTTGATAATTCATTACAACTTACATATAATATCAAGTTCTCTAACTATTTTATAATTCTTTGCATCAATATCAATTTCAGCACCAGCAAAGTATCCAATATAAACAATATCTCCTAGATTATATTGCATTGGAATTAAAGTACCTGATTCAATTCCATACATACCTTGACCAATAGAAACAATTTGGCCTTTTTCGTATTTAACTTCATCTTGAATCAATCGTTCTCCTAAACGACCTGTTTTAATATGAGAATTTTGATAAATTACTCCTGATGTAGTTGTAGTGTAATCAACACGATCTTCAATGATTCTTATTGCTACTTTATCATGACGACAAATTGGTAGTTTAGCATATTCTTGATATGATTTAGTAATGTAATTCCAACAACTAAAACTTTTACATATAAGTTCATTTATTGGGATATAAATTGTTTTTGTATTAGCATTGATTTTATAGACAATTTTAATATTTTCTGTTGTATCTTCATATATAATAACTACAAAAGAATTTACACAAGAATATATATTACCAATAAAAGGAATAGTTGATTTAGGAAATAAATCTTTTTGCCAATCTAATAACTCTTCAAAAGACACTTGTTTTTTATTCTCAATCAACTCTTCATAAGTCAAAAATTCTACTTCTAATTTATCATCAAATCTATTTTTAACAATATCTTTTGAATCATTTATTACAACATTATTAAATACATCATTAAGAGGTGCACGACTTTCAAATTTTACAATATCAGGATTATTTGCTAATTTAATATTTGCTAAAGAAGAATTTAATATTTGCTTATTTTCTTTCATATTCATTGTTATTTAATATTTAATATTTGTTATTCATTATCTATTATTTGTTAATCACTCATTAACTTATTGTTTATTTCTGAGTGTGATTGTATTAAGATTTCTTTTGAAATAAGTGAGATTTATTAGATTTTCTTGGATCATTTTTAGCTTTATCTAATGGACTGATATACCTAGATGCAGCTATTCCAACAGTTTTTAATGTAATTACTTCACTTTCTTGAGAATCTGTGGTATTTTTAGTAGCAGACTTATTTGTATTACTTGTATTACTTGTTGAAACATTTTCTAATGTGTAAAAATTGAATGTGACCAAATCAATTGAATATAGATCATAATGAAATATAGATTCAATTTGATCAATATTTTCTGCTACAATATAGACAATTTTATTACAATCTGAAACAATTTCTCCTTTAAAATCAAGATATTTTTCAGCTGGAATAAGACATCTAAATAACTTCTTTTCAGATGGAGTGACATTTAATTGAAATTTCATTTTGATTAAAGAGTAATAAGAATTAAATCTTTTGTATTGAATATTTTCTTCTGATACTTATTATCATTAGTAAACCAATAACATTCAACACCAAGAAGAATTTTTTGATTAAGATGATCTTTAATAAGATTGCCTTGAGAGTCTACTTTAAATTTAATATCATTCACAAGCATTTTAGGAGAAGGTATATTTTTAACTGCAACTACGTCTCCTTTATGATAATATTGAACTATATTAGAAAGTATTTCTACTTTTCCAGTTGTAGAAATTGTAATTTCATTATATGAATTTTCCATTTTTGATTTTTTATAAATTTTATTTTAATTATTGATTACAAATATTTCAAATATTGTTTCAATTTTTTTAATAAAATTTTTTAAAAGTTTCGAAAAATTTAAGATCTTTAAAAAATTGTTAAAATTCTTTTTATTCTTGAACAGTTTAATTAGTCTAGTTAGTCTAGTGAATTAGTAGAGTATTACTATAATACTAGACTGTACTTACAATAGAACTATATAGAACTAGACAAAATACTAAAAGACTAGATAAAGAGAAATTTAATTAATATTGATATTAGAATAATACCCCTGGCAGTGAATTTAATAGGAAATTTATACCCCCACTATTGAAGAATTTTATAGGAAATCAAAAAGCTATTAAAAGAGAATTACTTAAAAAAGAATTAGTTATAAGTTTAAACTATATAATCAATTTAAAATCAATTTAAAATCAATTTAAATTATTTGAGAAGTATCAATAATTGAATTATTAAAGAAAAACTATATAAATAATAATATAGTATTTAGTTATTAAGATTTATTTTTATTATTTTTATTATTTTTATTGAATTTTATTGATGATAAATTTAATGTTGAAACTTAAAAGTTAAACTTTACATTGAAATATTAAATGAATTTTAAAATAAATTAAAAAACAATTAGTAAATAACAAGTAATAATTGAGAGGTTTTAATTTAGATAGTTGATTAAGAGATTAAAGGGACAGTTTTGATTATTAAAGTTAATTATTAAAGTTAGTTATTAAAGCTAGTTGATGGATTTAATTTAGTTAATTTAAAAATTTAGAAACTTTAAAGAGGACTTTTATTGAGAAATTTTATTGAGAACTTTTAAGAATTAATTTTGAAGAACTTTTAGACTAATTTTAGATTAGTTTTAGATTAGTTTTTAGACTAATTTTAGGACTTACTTTTACGATTTACTTTAGAAGATTTGAGAAGATTTTAGAAATCTAGTTTAAACTGTAATAAATGGAATATGCTTTTAAATTTAAAATTTTATTGAATTAGTTTGATAGGATGTGGATTGATTTGTAAAAGGTATAGTGTAAAGTACCCCTACCGTAGTTGGGCGCGGGAAAGGACAGAGGTATCAACGTAGATATTCTGTTATTCTTTCTTGCCAACTTTCAAAAATGCCACAAGAAACAAGAGTTCCATCAGTATTCGCAACAGCAAATGTATCATTTACTTCTGCATTAACAGAAGAACAATTGCAAACAGAATTTTCAGGTATGGCGGTTACTCGTTCAAAACCAACAGCATCTTCTGATGATGTTCAAGCGGGTCTTTTCAATTTAATGATGAAATTTGCAAACTTAACTTATGCTACTTCACAAGGCGTAGGTGCGTTAGCTATGAATTTCAATCATAGAGGTACGACAGACACAGGTTTAGTTGCAAGAGATACGGCGACTTTGAAATGGTTTAAAGATCAAGGTCTTTACATTGGTGCGGAAGACGCAACCAAAACTACTTTCAAAGGCAAAAAATTTGTTGCAGTTTTGTCCAAATTGGCAGGTGATGACCGAAAAATCAAAACTATTACGGAAGACGAATTTAGCCCTAAAAGCAATATTCTTTGCCCGATAGGTAGTTTTGCTACACCTGAGGCAGTCATAGCCCATTTTTCGGATATTATGACTTCAAATGTCAAAAAATTGCAATTAGCAAAACTAGTGAAAGATACATTGGAAATTGTTGAACCTAATCCTAAAACTCACGTAAAAGTGACGATAGAGAAAATTTTAAGCAACGACCCAACAAAACCAACGACAGACGAAGCCAAAGAACTTGTCAAATTTATTGGCAAACAATTTGCAGGACTAGCTTTTCCTTTGGGAACAATTGATGGCGTTACTTTAACTGCACCTATTGGTCAGCCAAAAGAAGTGCAAGTAGCTTATAACGGAAAACCAGTATACGCCCCACAAGTTGAATTGTACAAAGCAAGAGTATTTGACTTTGTTACAGGTGAATTGGTCGCAGAAGGAGTTTTAGACAGCAAAGATTTGTTTAATACAATGGCTTTACCTGTTTCATACAAATCAATCTCTTCGGAGTATTTGGAGAAAAATGAGGCTTTGTTGGCACAAGCAAAAACAAGCAATTTGCCAATTTTTGGTGTTCATAAAGCAGATTTTGAACACATCTTGCAATTTGATATCAAGAAATCTTTTGAGACAATAGGCGAAAATTTGATTATGCAAATCAATTTAGATGCTGTTTGTCTAAAAGGAAAAGGTTATGACGAAGCTAGTGCAGATCAAAAATTGACAAGATGTTTGTTTAATTTCAGAGGAGAAGTAGTAAAATTGGATACTTTGTCAGACGCGACTAAGAAAGCTGTTGGACATTTTTCAGATCCTGAAAAACTAGAAGCAATTAAAAGCAAAATAGCTGCTGATGATCTTGCTACTTTAAAAGGGGCTCTTTTAGATAAAGAATATTTCAGAATTACGAAATTATTCCCTGCTTTGGCAATTAAATAATTCTATAACCCTATGATTAATTTCATAGGGGTATTTTTTTTAATCAAAAATTCGCTTCCCAAAGATAGTGCTTTGATTTTTTATTATTAAATTTTGTTTTAGCTTAGTTCTTTGATACATTTTTTCTGCGTGTACCAAATAACTTATACTTAAAATACTTGAATACTTTGATACCCAGAAACCTTATATGGTTAGCTGATATTGCATAGAATACTTGGTAGAGCGGTAGAAATTTTTAGGTTTACGCTCTTTAATATAAACCTATCACTAATAATTATTTATATACGTAATGAAATTGTTTAATAACGTTTCATTACGTATTTTTTCTTAACATAGTTCTAGCCTTTGCTATGTTATTATAATTGCCTGATGAGAGCTAGACGAAACAGTATTAGAAGTAGTTACTCTAATAGATTATGGTCGCAAACTAAATTTTATTTTTATGTCAGCATTACAAACAAAAGTAATAGAAAAAGTGTTACAAACATTAATTTCTAATGGAACTCTTACAGGAGCTAATTTGCTTTCTGTTTTAATTCAAGGAGAACTAAATCAAGAAAAATTAGAAGATATTCTAAACAGATTTATTGATTTAGAAAAATAATTTTCACATCTTCAAGACAAAGCTTAATGTCTATAAATAAGTAGCCTAGTACATCGTGTATTAGGCTTTTTTTTCAAACTTTTTATTTATCAAATTTATGAAATCTCATATCTTAGAAACAAATTTTACGTCTGTATTAGGTGTTGTAGTAGAATCTGTCCAATTTTCAATCGAAGTTAGACAATTTGTTGCGCATATAGCAAAAGCACTGTTAAGTGAATTGAATTACGGTGATTATAAAGCTCGTGAAGCTGAATTAGGACGAGTTTATGCTAAAATTCAAGATGTGTTTTATTTTTTTAATGTAAACACACATATTAATTCAATGCAAATACGTAACGCCATTCGTGTGTTAGATATGCGTATCAATCATTGTGAAAACTCTTTGAAAATAGGAGATTGGACAAAAGCAGACTCGCATCCACAACATTTTGAAGGTATTACAGAGAAGACTAGAGATAGTTATATTCGTAAAGACTTTGGTATATTTGCAACTCTCTATAATGGAAAAACTATGGAAGTAATGTTAGCTACAAGACAAATCCTTGTAGATTCATTAATTACAATAACACCAGAATTTGAGTAATTTTCACCAAACCTATACAGTCTTTTATTAATGGATAATGTAGGTTTAAATTTGAATCAATGAAACACCTCTTAATACTTCCAGTTCTTTTATTCTTATCATTATTAGGAATAAATAAGTTCTCTATTTCCAATCCGCCATTATGGTTAATTAGTATTTTAACTAAGAATGTTGAAGGAGTGGGAAAGAGTGTATATTCTATTGGTTTCTCAAAAGAACTGATGGAAATGTATGAAGTAGATGAGTATCAATTAGGTAATTGGTATGTGAGAATATTCTCAGAAATTGTTTAAACAACTTTCACCACTCAATTGAAGTTCTAGGTATCTTGTATTATAAAGATTCTAGTTTATAGATTGAGTATAATTTTAAATCAAATGGCACAATCAGTTATTGAAGTTGTAACAAAAGTAGTAAGTCCAATTGAGCAAATTCTCTTGGCAATAATAAATTATAATTATCATTGCGACAGAAAAGTTCTATTGAAAGTAGTTCCAGAATGTTGTTATCTATACGACAAAAAATCTGGTACAACTCAATTCGTAGAAGAGGTGATGAAAGCTGTTGAAACATTGGGAACACTAGATATTTCACAACAACCAGAAGAAATTGGAGCAGTTGGTCAAGCTTACTTGATTGATATCAATGTTCTTTTAGGTCATTTTGGTTTTGCACAAGATGAACCAAATGATTAGTAATAAAGAGGTGTAACAGCCTCTATTTTTTCACAATTAATTTTAAATCAAATGTCAAAATCGCCAATAAGACTACTTCCAAAAGTAGAACTAGGTACAATAAACTTTTGTTTTACTGCTCTTAATCACCTAAGAAGTCAAATTAAAGGACAACACCTTTGTATGACTAAATCAGGTAAACTTGAAAACCCGTTAGAAAATGAGTTGAATGGTAATCCTTGGTTATGTGAGCTTTCTTTAATTGAAGATGAGGATTTATTTAATTTTCTCTCTCAATTTAAACCGTTGATAGCTTCTCAAAAGAGGTCTGGTCAAAAGAATTATCCACCAATGAGATGGTCATTACGTAATGGTTTAGCCGTGTATTCTTGGTTACCACTGAATAAAGAGCAAGAAGAGTGGTGTTTGAATGAAACTTTAAAAGGGGTGTAATAGCCTTTATTTTTTTATTTAGTGACACCACTTTAAATTAATTCTTAAAGCAATGCTCTTATAGTTTAATGGAAAAATCTCTGATTATTCAGATGTTCTTGGTTCGATTCCAGGTGAGAGCAATAAACTTTTTAATACCCCAAAACTATGAAAACTATTATCGCAAAAGTTCTGATTCCTTCATTTGAAGTTGCAGTCAATGAATATTTGAAACAGCCTGCTTTTGCTAATGATTTTGAGAGAGGTTTAGTTAGAGAAACTTTATCAGAAGTTTGGGAAGACAATTCTCATTCTTTTGCTAAATACGTTCCTAAACATTTATTACAACCTGAGACAACAGAAGTTGTTTTGGAAGATGTAACAAGAATCTGGCAAAATTATGTCAGAGTAATGTGGAAGGGTAAAGTAGAGAAAATTTGTGAAATCGATTCAATTGTGTCGTATATTCGCAAGTAGTCTTGATTATTAAACTCTATCATTGATTTGGTAGGGTTTTTTAATTTTAAATTAAAACTAAAAAATAATAAATATGAAACTATTCCCAATTTGTGAGTGTGATAATGAAGAAAAAGCAGTTAAAATAGCTTCTTTTTTTGTTAATAAAGGACTAATTTTCCATTATGTTTATACTGGAAATTCTAGTAAACCTTATTTGGTAATTTCAAATCAAGAAGGTTTAACTGCTTTTGAAAAATGGACTATGGAAAATACAAAATAAGTCCTTTTCCTATTATTGAGTGCAAACTCTAATAGATTTTACTGGTTTTAGGAAATCAGATAATAAAAAAATACGTAAAAAAAGATATTAAATACAATACTGTTTTATATAAGGCAATCGGTAAAAACATTTGGAAAAGATGTTCGATTTTCTCAAACAGAGATGTAGATAATTATATATACACGCGATTCTAAGCGTGTATATGTACTTATCGAAATACATTGAAATAAAGAAGTACATCTTTTTTTTGATAAAGATCTAAGGGCAAATGAAAAATAAAACTCACATAAATTTTTAACATTATTGTTGTTTTATCATGGTGAACTTACCAGATTTGTATTTTATTAGGTTATTCTCTTTAAGGATATTCTCTAATAATTCTTTTCTGAAATAACTTTCACTCTTGTCTAGTCTTTTACAAAAAACATCAATAAAGTTTCCCATTGAAATAGGAAAAGTGATATCTATTAATATATCAAGATATTTTTGTTTCTTATTTTCCTCTGTTTCTTTGATATCAACTACTTTCTTAAACATAGTAGTCTGTTCATCAAACTCTACAAAGAAATCAAAGCCTTTTCCCTCTCTTAATTTTGTAGACTTTATTTTATATTTATGTTTGTATTGTGCAATAGCTAATGAAGCAACACTTTTTTGTTCTAAGAATGAACCTAAGTGTCCTCTTGCTTTTGCATTAATGCCTGCGTCTTCGTTCTGATGAATTATTAATATTATAGAACAATTATAATCTTTTATTATCTTATTTAATTCAGATAGTAGAGTGGTTGAGTTGCCTATATCATTAATATTTTCAATGAAATCTGCAAATTGGTCTATGATAATTAGATATGGTGGGAATTCTTTACAAGCACTATTCACTGAACCTAATTTATCAGGAGTATCCAAATCCCAAAACATTAATAAATCTTCTTTATCTTGACTTACTTGTTCTAAAATCTTTAATAGTCTTTTTTGAAGATGATATTTAGACATTTCAGTAGAGAAATAAAGAATTTTTTTATCAGGAGGACAAGGTGTGTATGTTAATCCTAGAGTATCTTCACCATTAAGAAGACCTACTAACATATTCATTACTAGTCTAGATTTACCTGAACCTACTTCACCTTTTATTAAACAAAAAGAGTTAGAAGTCAATATTTCAGATCCATCATTTTGAATTACAATAAGTGGTTGCATATAATTAGAATTTCTTGTTATGTGTTCCATTGATTTGTTTTTAAATTAACACTGTTACATATATTTTATTAGGTACAAATGTAACATATTTTTTTAAGATAAAATCAAAATAATTGAAAGAAAAAATGAAAACAACACAGTGTCCACAGCACTTTAAAATAAATAGTCTCTGATGACTGTGGTGTTCCTGATGCTGGAACTTAATAGAAAAATAGCAAATAGACTTTTAGTAAATCCCAAACCTTTTTAAATCCCCTTAAAATGGATATCACAAATATCAAATCTCAAGCAATCCTTAATCATTTCTTTGGAACTCTTACACCTGATACAAAGGAAGTAATTGCAGTTCAAAATACTTTGTATAACAAAGGAGAAGAATCAATTGCAATGAGTATTGAACACGCAATTCAGTTCATTGAAGAAGATCAGCCAGAAGAGTTAACCTTCTTTAAAACTGAATTAAAGACTTCTGATGAATGGTTGTATTGGTCAATAGAAGAAAAAGAAAACATTGGAAATTGGAAGCTATTATTTACAGATTCTATTTCTAAGAATGGATTCTATGAATTCATTGCTGTAAATTCTGATTACGGTGCGGTATTTGGACATTTGAATGGAGAAATCTATTCAACTTCAAATGAAGCTATGAAGAACTTCTTTGAGAGTTATGTTCCAGTTCAAGTGGATTGGGATAGAGATTAGTTTTGATATATAAAAAGAATAACTTAGAAGAAGTATTGATCTAAGTTATTCTCTTTTGACTTACTGTGCTTTAATTCTCTATAGAACCTTTATAAAAATATTTCGAATTAAGTTGAAATATATTTCTAGATTTAGATAGAAGTAATCCTTTCTTTACAAGGTTAGATAAAGCATTATTAAGTGTTCCCAATTTAATGTTTAGTTTACTCGCTAATATTTGTTTAAATGTTTTAATTAAAGCAAATTCAGTATTAGTAGAATACATTAACAATAATTGGCAATATAGTTTTATCTCTGGCAAAGAAAGACTAGAAGAAAAGAGTTTTAGTAAATCAGATGTAAAGATATGTGAAGGAGATTCTATTTCAGTTAAGATATTCTCTACTGTTTCTTTTAAAGCCTCTGTTGCTTCAATATTAAACCATTCACCTCTAATTTTATTAGATTGAAAATGTTTATGAAGTATTGATTCTTCAATATAAGAACCTTCAATTGTAAATAATACTTCTAATTTCTCAGAAGAACCTGTTTGTAATTGTGATAGTCTTTTGGTAATGTTCTCTGTTACACCTATTTTGATGTGATGAGAGTTGGAGATGAAGTATATCATAGTAAATTTTATTATGTTAAACACTATATACAAATATATTAAATATTTTTTAGTGTAACTAACAATTTAAAGTAATTCTTTGTTTTAAACTACCATACTAAGTTTCAAAGGCTTAGATACATTATAAATGTATAGTAGTGAGGAGAACAAACACGTGTAAAATCAACTACACTTGGAATACAGACAAAAATCTGCTATCTTTGTTTATAATTTAAAAAAAAATAAAAATGAATATAAGTAAATTAAAGCCAGGAATGGTAATCAAGAATTACAAAGAATTATGTGAATTGTTAGAAGAGAAAGTGAAAAATGGTGCAGCTAAAGTGTATCAAATGAAATTATTTGATACATTAGTAAAATATAAGAAAGTAAAATATAGTTTTCATATTGAAGAAATCTATAAAACACCCACCAAATTGCTGAATAAAAGAAACATATCTACAAAAAGATTTACAATTAAATCAAGATTTTCTAACTATAAATTATTTCTTTGTAACGAGTCCAACAAAGATTTATCTTGTAGATCAATAGAGAAAATCAAATTTAGATGTCAAAACTGTTTCGCTTTAATTAATAAAAAAATTTGTAATGTTTTAAGAAAAAGTGAACCTATTTGTAATAATTGTAAAGCAGAACTAAACTTAGCAAAATTGTCTATGTATGAAAGAAAAATATTTAACGAATTAAAATTATTTAATTTGTGTTTTGATAGAGAAGTTTTAATTGATGATCTTAAAACTTCTAATGGAGCATATAGGTTCGATTTTGTAATATATAAAAACAAGATTCCTTATGTAATAGAATATGACGGAGAGTTTCACGATATAACAGAATCTATAAAAATAAATGATTTAATAAAAACTAAATATTGTCAAGAAAAAGGAATAGAGTTATTAAGAATAAACTACAAAGAAAAACTTAATTGGAAATCAATATTATACGAATTTTTAGCTAAACATAACATTTGTAATATTGATAGTTTAGTAATCTCTTTGTCAGAAGAAAAAGAAAAATTATTAGAAAGAATAAAAGAAATTGAGTTTGTTTTAATAAAGTATAAAATGTGAAATAGCTGTAAAAAGTTGTTTCACAAAAAATTTATTGAAATCAAAAATACCCACACAAACAACACAATTCCAATAATTATTCCATTCAAATGCACCCTAAATAAAGGAATTTTACTGAGAGATATCAAGAGAATGGTAAGAATATTAATTCCATAAAAATTAATTTTCAATTCTCTCTTCTCATCTACTTTTTGTAGAAAATGGATAGATATATTTATGACAAGTTCACCTAATAAAAACATTTCCCATTTTTTCCTCAATTCCACCAAATTTCTTCAATTTTTCATAAGAAGGAGTAAGAAGTCTTAAAAAAGAATTAAGTAGTTTTAAGAAGAATTAAAAAAGAATTAAAAAAGGATTAAGTAAAAGAGTGTTAAGGATTAAGAAGTATTAAGGAATATCGAAATAATATCGAAATAATATTGAAAAATTAGTTAAGAATTAAGAAGGATTAAGAAAAAGTAATTGAGATTGATGATTAAATTAATTAATTTCTCTCTCTTAATATCTTATTTTATTCTATTCTAAAACAACTCTTTTCTGGAACAACTGGAAAAGCACTGAAAAGAAAAAAAGGGGAATTCATTTGATTTAGTTATTCATTTAACTCTTTATATTTTATTTAATCTAAGAAACCTCGATTCCAGACAAGAGGGTTCAAAAATCACGGCTCTTTTGGCTGGGATTTGATTTTTGAACCCGTTCAACAAATTAGGCGACAATCCAGATAAATTTCAAGATTTTTAATTCACAAGAATATTATTAGTGAAGAAAAAGTGAAAGAAAAAGAAATCCAAGAGAAATTTTTAAGAAGTATTTTTTAAGAAGTTCTCTTCTCTTATATACAGGTTGTATTTAATCCTCGTATGTAACTACCAATAGATGTATTGGTGTAGCTTGTAAATGTTTTTTAAGGTCTAACAAGTGAAATAAATGGATAGTGGTGCAAAGATGCTCAAACCAAAAATATGTAAAATTATGTTACGACATAGAATAAATCTTTATGGTAGAAAAATTTCTGCTGTAAATGTTTTTGATAGATATTTTGTTCAAGGTAAACATTCTCAATGGTTCAAAGACAACAATGAATGTGGATTTTTTGCTTCAGATGGGTTTAAAAATAAATATTTTGTTACACCTTACTCATCTATTAAAAAAGATGGAGATGTTTTAAATTATTATTTATTTTTTGGATCTACATCAAGAAATGAAGAAGGAAGATTGATGTTTGCAAATTCCTCAAAAGAACTTTTAGCGTTAATTAAATTAGAAGCTTGGAAAGAGATAAAACAATTGATAGATGAAAAGAAAGCTATTGTAATGTTTTCTATTTATAATCATTGTGGAGAAACTACTAAAAAACATTTAAGAAAACATTTAAAAAAATATCTGACAAAATAGTTAGATATTTCTTTATATCTAGAATAGTTTAAACCTTGTACTATATTATAAACAAGGGCTTTTTGTTTAATGACAAAATGAAAAAGTTGACAATTTTAAATCCTAAATTTATGCTAGTCACACCTGAAGTATTCAATGCTGCTGTAAAAGCTGCTTCACTATTAAATAGTTGCAATGGTGATTTTAATGTGTATTGTAATAACTTTTTAGTCAATCTTCCAACTAATCATAATTTAGACAGCAATACAAAAGCATCTTTAAGAGTTTCTTTCAATGAAGCTTTGTGGTATATCAAAACATTTCCTTTGTCAAAGATAACTCTTGGCGAATCTGGTTCTGTGAAAATTGATTTACAATCTCTTGAAGAGGTAAAACAATATTTAATGGAATTGCACGAAAGCCCAGATAGATATATCGATCAAAAGGAGTGTGAACAACATATTAGTTGCCTGGAAAAAGAAATCTCTAAACTTTCTTAGAAGATGAACTCATACCAACAACTTTTAGCTGAAATGCTGGAAGACCTAAGAGAAATGAATCGCTTATTAAAACAATTAGTAAAATAGTTGTTGAAGTGATTCAATTCTTTACAACACCATTTGATTAATTTCATTTGGTGTTTTTTATTCCTTTTTAATATCTTTTCTTTATATAGTCTGCACCTATATAATTATACTCAATTACTACCTTCACAGGCGTTTATATTCCTTATTAGCTTTGGATATAAATCGGAATAGGTGCAGACGAAATAATTTAGCTAATTATCAGTAAACCCATTTTAAAAAACTAAAAAACAAAACCCAAAATGAAAAATCTTGTTTTAATTCTCGTATTTGTATTGTCTTTTGTAGCGAATTCTTTTGCTCAGACAGTTTCAACAATTAATTTTTCTTCTAATTCTGCTGTATTGAAAAACACAGTAATGAATTTGGAATTGACTGCAACTTCTTCTATCACTGTAATCGGACATACTGATAGCAGAGGTTCAGAAGAATACAACTTAGCTTTGTCTTTAAGAAGAGCTGAGGAAGTGAAGTCGCATTTGGTATCATTAGGTTATTCTGCTGACTTAATCACTGTAATTGGAAAAGGAGAATCTCAACCTTTATCTGATAATTCAAGTGTCCAAGGTAGAGCAACTAATAGAAGAGTAGAAATCGTAGTTTCAAGTTCAACTTCAACTTCAACTATTGAAGATATTATTAATGGAAATAGCAACTCTGATCAAGTTACTTCTTCTATTGATAATGTTTCTAGTATTTCTAGTGTTGTAGTAGACTCTTCTTCAATCACTTCTTTGAAAAACTCTTTTATTACAGTTGCAAATGTAATTTCAGATACAATTCATATCGAAGTAGTTGAATCAGAAACTACACCAGAAGACTATTATGCAATGTATGATTCTTTAATCAAATTGCATAGCGATTCAGTGAAAACTGTAATTGTTCACGAGACTTTTTATTCTTATGAACAAGAAAAAGTGGTTAAAAAAGCATTTAAAGACTCAGTTGCTAATGAGAAACGTACTCGTAAAGCAATTTATAAAGATTCTTTGAGTTCTTTGAAAGACCAATTGAAAGCATCAAAAGAGTCAGGAGATCTTGGTTTAGCATTTTGGACAAGAAGTCAAATAGCTATGTTAAAAGCTACTTACTTTAAAAATGATTATGATCCTAAAGGATTTTTTACTTACTATGAGTATATTCCTTGCTATCCTAATGTATCTACATTAGATTTGAATATTCATAGAATTTTGAATTATTCCCCTTTAGTATATCCAATTGAGTATGCAGCTCAAGGAATTAAAGCTTTGGCTCATTCTTCATTGAAATCTCGTGCTAGATATCTTGCAATGAAAGCGTTACAACACGGTAGCTACCAAGCTTATATTAATATTCGTACAAACCATTATGGTGGGTCGAATATGATTAAATATGCTAAGAAGTATCGTAATCTTTGTAAAGCCAATAAAGGCAAAGCAGAGATTAAGGATGTGAAAGATGTAGCAACTTTTGAACAAAATGTAGAAGTCTCTTCATCAGATAATGAAAAATAGTTGTTGACAAATAATTCTTGAAAAAGAGTTTTTGAAAAAGAGCTTCTCATTATCTGATTGTCCATTAAAACCAGTACAAAGTATCTTACAAAATATCTAATACCAATAACTAATTCATTCAATCAAATCCTTTTTATTTCTCTTTAATTCTCTTTATTTCTCTTCTCTTAATATTACTATCATCTATTGAATGAAATCTTGAAATCCTGCCCTTGTTGTGAAACATTAGTAAAAGATTTCAAGATTGGTTATTCTATCCTTCTACTATTAGAAGTTGATTAAAGAATAATTAGAGTTTAATTATTGGTAATGATATTGAGATTGATAAGAATGGAAGATTGAATGGTAAAATTGAATGGTAAAATGGTTTGGTTTGATTGAGTTGGTTATGAAGTATTTGATATATTTGATATATTGTGTTGGTTTTAGTGAAGAAGCAAAGTTTAAATTATTATTCATTTTTAATTCAATTGTTTATGTTTAATTTAGTTTATTTAGAGGCATTTAAAATGCTAAAAGAACACGGAATCAACCTTAAAACTATTTCTGAACAAGAATTAGAAAATAGATTGAGCCTGCATCCAGATTTGAGTAAAGCTGTTGATATTGTAAGATACTACCATTCCTTTGTAGACTTACTTATTGTATATAGAAGAGCTTTATCATCTGGAAATTCCACAATTGCAAATAAATCAGAAAAAATTTTGAAGGAAGAATATCCTAATGAGTTTGATGAGTATTGCAATAGTTTGAATCAAAAATTCGAGTAAGAAATAAGAGTTAATCTTCTCTTTAAAAAGATACCTTATATAATATAATTAATATTTAATAATGATTTGATTCAACTTCTTTCGTGTTGAATTGCAAGTCTATTTCTTATTAATTCACTGTTATTTAAGAAGAAGTTATACCAATAATCCACTTTAAAAGGATTTCTTAGGTTGTAGTTCAACCGTTTATAGATTTTAATTGTAGTCTCTTTTAAAAATATTTAAAGAAACTCTTAAAATTGAAAGAAAACAAAACTCTTCTATTACAAGTAGAAGTAAATACTAATCTTGTAGGTGTGATGATTTATACCTTAAAAACAATCCGAAATTTGAATACACAATCTTATCTTAGAGTAGCTAGTAACTACTATTCCGAAAAGGATAAACTTCTATAAGACTGTTGAAGTATTCAGTACAAAAATATATAAGAATAGATTGGTTATATTAATGTTTAATACACATTGATATAAGTGGGTCCGATTCCCATACTATTCTCTAAAATGCGCTGAATACTAGAAATAGTTTTGATTTTTACTACAAAATTTTAACAATCAAAACTATTTCGATATTTTTATGTAAAAAAATTATAATTTAATTCAAACCAAATAGTTTATGAAAATAGATGCAAAACAAAAAATAAGTTTACTTGGAATTAGTCCTTTAACTACAAAAGAATTTTTTAAAATTCCAGTTTCTAATATAGAAACAAAAGAATATACGAAAGAATATTTTGATGAAGAAATTATTTTTATTCCTAAGTATATTTATGTAGAAAGAAATGAGTCTGTCAGATATCACAAATCTACATTTAGTAAAAAAGTAATTAGTAGTTTGTCTCCAATTAGTTGTAAAATGTTTTTATATTTAATGAGTAATATTAAAAGAAATGCGGATTTTGTAGATATTGATATTAAACATTGTATGAAATGGATGCAAATAACTTCTATAAACACATATAAAAAAGCATTAAAAGAAATAATATCTAATATAATAATTGTTCCTACAAAAGAAACAAATGTTTATTGGATTAATCCCGATGTGTTTTATAATGGTAATAGAATCAAACATTTTCCTGATAATGTTGATATTATTCAAGATATGTCAAGAGGATAAATAATTGAATATAATTAATCAAAACAATGGGAAAATTAATTACCTTCGCTTCTTTTTGTCAGAGTACAAAAGGAGTCTTTAAAATTACCTCTTTGATACCAAGAAGAACGCCTGATTATACATCAAAATCTGGATCTCTTTATTGGTTTGGAGGCAGTCTCTCAGATTCTGTATTAGCTTCTCTTAAATTGGCTAAAACAGATTCTGATTGGTTAAAGATATATCAAACATTACGTAAAGAAGAGAAACGTTCTCTATATGTAATAAGATTATCTAATCATTGGAGTTCAAAAGAAGATACTCAAATATCATCAAGACACCATTCAGACAATAATAAAATTAATACTTGTAAATGGTTCTTGAAGATACCTAATAATAATCAAAATGATTTAGAGTCGACTGATACTCTTTGTGGTATTGCTAAATTATCTGATTTTGTTGGTAGAGTGCCTTCTTTTAAAAGAAAATAAAAGAAAAAAAAATTAATTCATCAGAGTTAGACTCTGGAATGTAGTTGTAGTGCTTTAATGTTATTTCGATAACCTCTTACTGACAAAAATCAACTATTCATTGACTATAAGACTCTTAGTAATGTAATAGTGTAATATTGCACGAATAGAGATTAAGTAGTGATTACTCTTTTAAGAAAGAGATTCATAACAAGAATTAAAAATGTTTAGTCATACTATTAGACAATAAAAAATAGTTAATGATGTAATTTCATCTGCTGATAAGAAATCAAGAAGAGACTCAGGGATTAAGGTTAATTAGATTCTATTAAGGATTTAATTAAAGTGGTTGAACTCCATTAATCTTCATTTTTATTTTAATGTTTTGATACAAGATTTTAATCCAAATATTTATGGAACTATCAGACAGATTAATCGATCAGTTCTATCGTCTTCTTTTCAAAGGTTATTTAAAAATCTTTATTGAAGAAATAGAACTCGCACCAAAAGGTTGGGAAGCCTTAGGTTGGGATAATAAACCTATAAGAGGCTACAATCCACCTACAGAGATAGAACTTTCTTATAGAGAGTTTCGTGAAAGATTTTCATATCATTGTTTATTTCATCTTTCTTGTCGTACATACAAACCTCTTCCTGAAAAATCATTAGATAATAAAGGAATGGAGAAGTCTGTAGTACAATTTAATAAAGACTTGAATGAAAAATATAAAGATACATACTTCATTGAAATCTCTGATATGAGAGGAGAGCAAAAGCATTTATTATTCACCAAATCATTAGAAAAAGTCAATGAAATCATCGAAGCCTTTAAAGCTATTAAAAATAGTTGGGCTTCTGAGTTTCTTTTTCTAGTGGAATACTTTGAAATGGAAACTACTTTTGAAATGTATCGGTCTTCAACAGTATTTGAAGATTCTTATACGTAAGTTTAATCAATTTAACTCAAAAAATCACAAAAAATATGAAAACCATCACAATCCCTCAAGAAATAGTTGATACTTTATTGTGTCAAACTATTCAGTTTCATAAGTTGAGTAACGAAGATTTTACTTTATTGCAAGAATTTATTTCTTCAATTCAAGGTAAAGAATTAATCGTAACTCCTATGAACGGTTCTATTGTAGCTAGATTGTTAAACACAATTTACTATAATATGGAAAAAATTTCTGGTAAGATTGACAGAGAAAACTTCTTAATTCGAGATGCACAAGGTTTGAAAAGAGAATTTATTTCTGAACAAGACTTGGATTCTGTTTTTGTACAAAAAGATTTGAAAGGAGTTTACACGGTAAACTTGGATTTCTTAGGTCTTGATGACTATAATAGAAGACGAGCTGAAAAAGATGTGTATCTTTCTGGTGATGTAGTATACTCTATTTATTGGAGTATTCTAAGTAAACTTAAAGATGTAATGGCTTTCTTTAATGGTTATTTAACTAGAAAAGAGCTATTATCTTTTCCTTCTTTGCCTTTCGAAGATTTCTTTTACGGAAAAAGTATTTCAAAGGAAATGTTGAAAGTATTACAAGAAAATGTAGATAATCTAAACTATAATTCTAAATATTTTCAAGATTCTTCTATGGAAGTTTCCTCAGATAATTATCTTCAAGACGGTATTAGATCAGAAAAAGACTTTAAAGAAATGTTAGAAAATCTTTATTGGGCTTATTTTGGTGTAGAGAACCGAGAAGAAAATGGATTGATGTGGGCCAGATGGGACGAATTGGAAGTCGCAGAAAATCAAATTGATTTGTTCGCTTTATAAACTAATCCGATATGATTTTTAATTATCACAACCCTGTCACAGATAAAATAGAAGAAGTAAATACTGATTCTATAAAATCAATGCCTGAATATTATCTGAAAGGAGAAGATGTAGTTCTTGCATTTGACGCACTCTTTAATCGCCATAAAGATACTTTGAGTATTGTAATCTTAGATGTATTGAATAATATTCGATATAAAGCTACAAGATTATCTATACTTGGTATGATTTATAGAGATGAGTTTAAAAGATTTAGTTTTGCTTATTCTAAAATCTAAATCATAAAATTATGATTACAATCATCATTGCAGTAACATTATTCAGTATATTCTTCTATTTCAAAGAAAAAAGAGATAGAGATCTACTTGATAAAGAATAATCCGTTCACTTTTAAACATCAAATCAGATGAAATATTTAAAAGAATTACAAGAATTTTACAATGAAGTAGTGGATATCAATCACGCTGTAAGAATGCTTGAAGAAAGATATCTACCTGAATTACCTGTACCACCAGCTTTAGTTGCATTGTACAACAAAAATCCCACTAAAGAAGAATTTGAGGAATACATCTCTCTTTCTAAACAATTTAATATAGATTGGGAAACTTATGAAAAGAGTTGTAATGGATATAGACAATCAAAAGCTACAATTGAAGAAACTATTCAAAAATTTCTTTCAGATAAAGCCGGATTGAGTAATATAGCTGAAAAATCTCGTGAAAAGGTTTGGTGTTTGGCTTATTCAAGAGGTAAATTATTTGGTTGGCAACAAGTCTATGAAGAACTTGTAGAATTAATTGATTTATTCTTAGATTAATTAATTCTATTTTCTTTTTCATCAATTTTCCTTTAATTTAAGCTCTTAGTTTTTTTCTTGATGATTATCATTAATAAAGAAAGATGT